CGAGATAGGCTCCGGTCTCGTGGGCTCGGAGATGTGTATAAGAGACAGATAATCATTATAGCACAAATATTCACATATTTCAATACTTTTTAATTATTTTGCAAGTATTGTTTCATTTTTCACCCATATCAAGAGCCTAAACAAAGGAGAGTGACCATACGATATGAAAACAGGGATTACGTTCTCTAAAACGCGAAAACGATTATCGACCATTGTGACCGCAACCGGTTCGGTCGCAATTATTGGGTTGTCAGCCGCTTTTATCACCAACGATTTCAACGGTATGCTCAAAGCACAGGCATACACAATTGATACAGGCAAAACAATCACGGCTTTGGAGCCAATCCGTTCGGACGCACAGTCCGAACAGATAGGTGACAGAGATGATTCGGTTTCACATAAAAATGAAAATAGTATAAGTGATACTCCGGATATCGGGGAAGACCCAAATACAAATCATTCGTTACCTTGTTTTGACCCCGATTGTTCTGTTCATCACAACGACGATATTGATTCATCTTCGGATATATCAGTGCCGCCCGCTGATGTTTCAATGGAAACTATTAAATTTCTGCCGGATAGCTGCGAATATGTAGACAAAGACGCAGCTCTTAAAACTTTAGCGACGTATGTTGACGCATTCAGCGATTATTTCGAAAAATACCCCACCGGTCAGATCTACCTTGTAGGTGGAATAGCCAAAACAGCGAACTGGAGTTTGACAGATACCGAATTGTCAAAGCAAAGAGCTGATACGGTACGCCGGAGCTTTATCGAATTAGGTATTGACGACAAAAAATTGATTTCAGTAGGTCTGGGTGTTAGTGATCCGTGGCGCAGCGATGAATGGGAAACCGGTTATTTCAATGAAGAAGTTGCTAAGATGAACAGACGTGTATGGATAATACCCGATGAATTCAATGAGCAGGTAAATCTTGTACTTTCGATAGACGCGATGATTGACGGTGCCAGAAATGAAAATTGAATAACAAAGGCGGTTGTAAGCAGAAACATTACAGCCGCTTTTGTTTTTCAACTAATCAGTGTTGAAATTTTGTTGAAAATGTTGAAAAGTCGAAAAAAGTCGTCCACAGCATTAGCAGTGGACGACCTGTGAGAATAACGGTTTACTTGAAATAGTCTTCGAACGCTTTTTCGAACATCTCTGTTTCCAGATAAATAACAGAACCGTTGTGGATAGAGCTTGTATCACCCGTGAAATACTGGCGAACAGCTTCGAGAGTAACACCTGTATATCTTCCGGTAGGGTAGAAGTATATCTTTTCATACTGAACGGTAACACCCTCGCCGAGATCGTTGCTCTCGTAGCGCTCTTCAACGACGCGCTTTTTATACTTCTCCGGTTCTTCAACTGGATCGATATAGCCGTCGGTAATTTCGCGAATATCTTCATCAATAGGCAGGCAGTCAGGATAAGGTTCAATGTTTGTGACTTCGATGAAAATAACCATTGTGTTCCATTTGTTACGGCAGTTCTGGCAAGGTTCATAGCCTACGACAACATCAAAAGGCTTACCGTTTCTTCCGTTTTTGAACTGAGGGATATAAACATCTTTTATAATGCTGTCACACCATCTGCAATGAACGTGTGTGGGAAAACCGTCAGGGAGTGTGGACGCAGGTGTGGCAGGCTCATTCTGAGCCGATGATTCAGATGATTTCTTCTCGATCGGTATGCTGCGAGTTCTTCGCCCGTCAACACGCGTCAGAATGTTATCATCATTAAAAACGCTGTTGGACATATTGCACCTCTTTCTGATAAAAATTGTTTTCAATCATCGTGTTGTGATTGTTGTGATTGTTGCTATAATTATATTATAGCACAAATCTTCACGTTTTTCAACACTTTTTAATCATGTTATCATATTTATAATTCAATAATGGCGCAATATTGATTCAAAATTGTGAAAAAAATGTGCTAAAATACATATGTATTTTAGCACAGAGAGAATAAAGATAAGATCACAGTGTTCTGCGTATCAATTTGCCACAATGTTCACAAGCGAGAGTGATACGAGTTTTCCTAGGTATACACCAACCGTCTGTAAGAGTTGTTGTTCCGATTATTTTCCACGAATGTTTACATGAAAGTTTCTCAAACAGTTGCTGAACTGTGAGTTTTATGGTATTTTCATTGGTCTGTTTATCCAAACTTTTATCCTTTCTCTAATGGTCCAGTATTATAAACGAAAAACAGGCACTATTAGTGCCTGTTTTTGTTCAAAATTACTTTTTCTTAATAGGCACATCTGTTTCGCCCTTGCTGTCGGCATATAGGTCGTTCAATGTGACGTCAAAGACCTGCGCAAGATAAAGCATCTCAAGGTCTGTAACAAAACGCTGACCTGATTCAAGACGCTGAACTGCATTCTTGTCAATGGCCAGACCGATTGTATTAAGCCGGTCCGCAAGTTCGCGCTGGCTTATACGCAGTTCCTTTCTGCGGCGAGCGATTGTCAAACCGATAACATTATTTCTTCCTGTTTTAGAGCGACTAGAAAACATATTTTATCTCCTTGTTTTTAGATTTGTGGTAAAAGAGCTTTCATTCAAAAGAGAGTAAACGCCCTTTTCTGTTTTTATTACATTCCGCACGGTCGCCAGACCGTGTGAGAAAGGGTATTCGGTGTAAGAAAGAAGAAAACCGAATCTTTCACATTATAGCATAAAATTCGACAAATTTCAACAGTTTTTGCTATTTAGTTTTTGCATAATTAAAGTATGAAATGTGAAATAATAATTTTTGTCAATATTGAATTAACTACCCTTGACATCGTTAATTAGAGATGGTATAATAATTACATGAGCTGGTATTTCTGCTCATATTTGACATCATTGTTTTGACAACAGAGAGGATGACAGCATGAAAGATTCATTGAAAAAAGCCAACGCCTTTATTGAGAAATATCTCAACAAAGGCGGGCGGCGGCGTCTTTGGATAATGTTGATGATCGTGGCTATAGTCATGATCACAATGACATTATTGGACTCAGCCGTTTTTACACTCAATACGCCAAAGGCGGCGACAACAGAAGAATTTCTGGCAAGCGTCAAGGCAGGCGACGTCGATACTATATATTACAGTTCAAGCAGCGAAATGATGAGATATACGCTGCTTAATGACAAAACCAGAAATATGACGCCAGAAGAACGGTCGCATTACTATTATAATAAAGATAGCTGGAGGCAGACCCCTTATCTTGGCGGAGATAATTTCAGATACGAAATGCTCGTTGACTTCGGGGTAAATCTGAAAATCAGAAAATTTGAGCCTATGCTTTCTGGTTTCTGGTCTATGGTTTTCTCCTTTGTTCTTATTATAATAATGTTTGTTTTCATACTTACGTTGGTTCAGAACGGAGGATTCAATCAGAAGAAATTCAGTTCGTTGGAGGGTCAGATAAAAACAACGTTTAACGATGTTATCGGACAGGACGAAGTTCTTGATGACTTGAAATTTATTGTAAGAATGATGAAAGGTGAAAAACTTGACGCACTGGGTGCAAGAATACCGAAAGGTATTTTGCTGTCAGGACCTCCCGGAACAGGCAAGACTCTTATTGCAAGAGCTGTTGCAGGTGAAGCTGGCGTACCTTTCTTCAGTGCAAACGCCTCAGAGTTCATTGATATGTATGTCGGCGTTGGTCCCAAAACCGTCAGAACGCTGTTCAAACAGGCTCGCAAGAATAAGCCATGCGTAATTTTTATAGACGAAATCGACGCGGTTGCTTCCACCAGGGGAGCGCAGGGTACTACATCTGAGGATAACAAAACAGTTAATGCTCTGCTTCAAGAGATGGACGGTTTTGACAAAGGCAGCGGTATATTCGTTATAGCCGCCACAAACAATCCTGACAGCCTTGACCCGGCAATAGTCAGAGCTGGTCGTTTCGACAGACAGGTTATAGTCAACCCGCCGAGAGATTGGCATGTACGCAAGAAGATGTTTGATTTGTATATCAAAAACACAGCTTGTAACGCTGATGTGGAAAATCTGGCTAAACAGACTGTCGGTTTCACAGGCGCTGATATCAATGCTGTAGTAAACGAAGCAAAACTCGTTGCGGCAATGGAAGGTAAAGATGCTCTCGATTCTGAGTGCTTCGAAACAGCTATTGACAAAAAGGTATTCAAAGCCAATAGAAGTACAGCTCGTCGCCATAGAAAAGATGTGATAGTTGCCGCCTATCATGAGGCGGGGCATGCTGTTATGAATTATCTTGCAGATTTGCCGATTGCAAGAGCAAGCATTGTCGGTTCAACGTCTGGCGTTGGTGGAGCTGTTTTTCAGGCTGATAAAGATACCAGTCAATTTTCGACAAAAGATGAATATGAATGGCAGATTCGCGTATGTTACGCGGGTAGGGCATCTGAAAGTGTAAAATTCGGTAAGATAACGGACGGCGCAGGAAGTGATATCACACAGGCGACCAAGCTGATATACGCTTATGTATGCAAGTTTGGTATGTGTGATGATTACGGTTTGCTGGATGTTGATGTACTCAAGTCGGTATCAGCTTTCGCTGTTCCAAATGAGATAATGCAGACGTTATCACGAAAGATGATGGAAGAAACTATATCATTTATTGAGGCGAATTACAGTCTCGTCGAAGCGATAGCTGCTGAATTGCTTGACAAAGAAACTCTTTCCGGCGAAGAAATAATGAAAATTATCGGAAACACAAAAACAAGCGAAAAATCATATCCAGACGGAATTATGATGAATGAACCGATAGGTATTGCCGGTAAAGATAGCAGCGGGGTGTCGGTATGAATATAGTTTGCCGTAAAGACCTTGTTCAGCGTATTAAGAGCAAAAATCCAACAGTGAAATGCTATGATATCAACGCAGTGGTGAATACACTGTTTGATGAAATGGCGGACGCGCTTCAAAACCATGAGAAAGTAATTATCAGAAATTTTGGAACATTCTGTGTAACAGAGGTCAACGAGCGAACATATCGCACACCTGACGGTCAGATAGTACATAGTCCGAAAACATACCGTGTCAAGTTCGTAACGGGCGTTAATCTTGCTAACTCCGTCAAACATGAGTAAAAAAAATCCCACCGATATCTGTCGGTGGGATTTTCTGTATCAGAGTTCATTATCAAGCAGAGTGTTATTAACAGCAGCAATAATATCATCATTTGTTATATTATTGGTATCAGACAGACTCAAAGCCGTATTGAAAGCTGTCAGGCTTTCATGCTGTGTATCTGAGTATTCAACAGCAGATAGCAGTTTCTGCATATCTGCGTTCTTGTTGGTCAAAGCGTGAAGAACATGCTGGTCGATAGTTTTATCGGTCATTATACGATGTATGTACACCGTGTTCTCCTGACCCTGACGATAAATACGTCCTATGGTCTGAAGATAGTTCTCCAGATTAAAGGGAAGTGTGAACCATACCAGCGTATGGGACGCATACTGGAAATTCAGACCGAAGCCAGCAGATGACGGCTGAATGAGAAGAGTGTGTATCTCGTTGTTGTTCCAACGTTTGAGAATTTCATCTGATTTGTCACTGTCGAACAGTTCACAAGGAATGTCGAGTGATTCAAAGTATTTCATTATCATATCTGCGTCTGATTTGAAGAAATATGAGATGAGGATATTATCGTCACTGTTTTCCCTGATATATCTGAGACGTTCAAGTTTCTCAGAGTGAATCTGATTGTATGAACCTGTCGGCTTTCCGTCTTCATCAACGGTATATATTGCTCCAGACGCTAATTGCTGCAGTTTGGCACTCATGACAGCGGCGTTGCTTGCCGTCGCATAAGTATTTTCACCAAAGTCAAGCACAGATTCTTTGAGAAATTGGCTATATATCTTGCGTTCAGCGGCAGACATACTTACGGTATCATCAATGAAAACAACAGGTGGAAGTTTGAGATTTGTGTTTTTCATTGATATGGTTATGTCTGATATGAGATCATAAATCTCATTATCAGCGTCAGGCAACGGCTCCCAACTGCATACAATACCGTTTTTAACATAACCAGGTTTCATGAATTTGTTACGAAAAGCGGTAATGTTTTTGCCAAGCCTGAGTCCACCGTCCATGAGAAAGATCTGCGCCCAGATATCCTGTATACCATTCGGCGTCGGGGTGCCTGTGAGTCCTATGAAACGATTGACGGCCGGCATAACTTTCTTGAGAGATAGAAAGCGTTTGCTTGACGGACTTTTGAAACTCTGGAGCTCATCAATAACAATTGTCTGAAAAGGCCAGAGAATCATGTTTCTCTGGCAAGGACAATTATCGATGAGGTCAACCAACATTTCACGGTTGATGAAATATACAGTTTTACGAGGGTTATTAAAGATACTGTGATATGCTTCGAGTCGTTTTGTCTTGCTGAAATTTTTACCTTTTTCGTTTACGATAAGGCTTTCGTAGGGGAGATTGATACCCCATTTGTCAATCTCTGCTGCCCATGTTGCTTTTGCTATTGATTTAGGTGCTACGACAAGAACGTGTCCGGGTTCTTTATCATAGACTCGTTCGAGTACAGCCAGCGAAATAAGGGTTTTCCCCAGACCAAGGTCTAAGAAAAGTCCGCATTTCGGGTGGTCAATAGCAAACTGAGCAGCAATTTCCTGATAGTCATGTAGTGTCACATTCATGATGTCATTATCTCCTGATGTCGATTGCAAAATGCTGTCATTTTTCTAAAAATACTTGACAAACTACTTTCGTTATGATATAATATCATTACAAAGCTATGTCAGGTTTGATCCGATGGTTTTGGGTGTGTTAGTCAATTGACGGACAACGTTGAGCGTTTTCACTCAACGTTGTCTTTTTTTGTCAATATTTCGTCTATGTCTTCTTTTGAAAAGGGGACATAGACAATAGCACCGTGATTTCGCATAGATTGTATAACGAATTGCTGTCGTTTTGACAACCGTCCATTTTTGGCTTTCAGTTCAACGAAAGCTGTAATGCCATTCCCAATAATAATTCTGTCGGGGACACCAGTGACCCCCGACAGAAATTTATATTGAAGAAAACCGTGTTTTTCAGCTTGTTCCTGAAAGTAAGACTCAAGCGCTGATTCCGGTCTCATCATCGTCTCCTTCAGTCTTTGCGATGTTTGCCCAATTCTTGTTGAAACTGTCGGCAAGCAGCGTCAGATAATTGTCCATATTGAGGTTGCTGATAAGGAGCTGTTTTTCATCTTCAGACAATTCAAACAGACTCCTGTTTTCGATATAGACATACCAGTCTGGGTCGATGCCTGATACCTTTGTTATTTTTGCCTCTTTACCCTCAGGGATATCAGCGTCGTGTATATCGAATTTTTCAAGCAGAGCCTTTGCGTATAGATCATGCTGTATCATCAGCAGATTGTTTTTCTTTCGGGTCAACTTCTGAGCCGCTGTTACAACTCTTGTTGAAGCGTTGTACAAATGGAAAATCGGCTTATTGTAAATTGTTCCGAATTCTTTCTTTACAAAGAACACGCGGTTATAATGCTGCATGATGTTGATATCGTTCGATATGCACGCCGCGTTAAACAGGTTCTGGTCGAACGGTATACCCGTGATAAAGGACTTGTATCCCTGAAGATTGTCCGTTTCGCCAAAAATGAACGTCTGGGAACCCAACGAGCTTGCAACAATAGTCTGAAACATGTTCAGATATCGTGCTGAATCAGGGAACGTAAAGCGAGAGTTGTATAAAACAGCCAAACCCTTGTTTCTGTCGAATTCCCGTGCAAGGAAATCATCGCAGTCGAAATGCATATTATCGGCGTTTCGCATGTATTCACACAATGCGTAGTCGAGAATAGCGGCATGAGCAAGCGATTTTGTCGGGTCGGGGCTCTTACGGCAGGCAAGAGAACCGCCGGAAGCGCTGATGATCCTGTTCTTTTCATCAAGCTCCATACGATTGTTGCTGTCTTTGGAAACAAGGTGGCAGAACTCCGGTTCGATAGCGACATGGATATTTGCCGCTTCACGTGCAAGAATACGAGCATTCTCTTCCGGTTCGAATACAGAATAAAGACCGTCTGTATTGGTCGATATGATTTTGGCACCGGCATAAGTCTGAGCCTGACCTATGCGCCACGTAAACAACTGACCAATTATTCTCATTGAGAGTATCTGGTTGTTCATGCGGATAGGCGTAAAGAATGCCGCGTCAGCCGCACCGGAAGCGGAATTGAGGATGAGCTTTGTTCCCTCACGGAGAACAGAATAATGATACTGTTCTTTCTCGGAAAGAGACGGGTCTTTCATCAGCTTGCCATAATGCTGCTTATTATCGAATATTTCAGCGTAACGGTCATAACCGAGACCCTCGTTCATGAATGCCTGCATCATGATGAGGAGATTAGGGTAGTAGCTCATAAAGTCTTCGTGACTGCTGTCATCGTTGCTGGTATAAACATACCGTTTATTCAGCTTGAATGAGCCCTTAGGATCGGGCTTAAACAGGAGAGGCTTTTTCTTGGAAATGTCTTTCCATTCAGCGCTAGTCGCTGTTGAGCCTGTTTTGAGGAAGTCAGTGGACTTGTAGATTTTACCATTGTATTCGAATGACCATGCTTTTTTAGTTTCAGGGTTCTTTTTCTTCAGCATTGTCGGGTCTGGATATTGAGTGCGAACGAGAGTATGAAGTGCTTCGATTTCTTCATATGCACGCATGTCAGCGTCATATAACGCTTTATTATATTCTGCACCATGTACGCCGCCTGTGCCAAACGCAACATAACAGCTTGACGCAGAACCGTCAGCATTATAATAGGGAAGAGTCAGATTGCATTTGGGAATTTGAGAGACATTGACAGCCGACATGACCGGCGCATTTGGATGCTGTTTGCTCCAGAAATTCTGATATTCATCAGATTCGTTGAAATTCTTGCCCTCTATATTGTTCTTATAATAGAAGTAAATGCGGTCGAATTCTGCCTGCAAATCAGGATTATTCGGATACAAGCCGTAAAAGAACTTGCGGCATTCGTCAAGAACGTTGACGCGGGGGATACCGAGCTCTTTGGATTTTGCTTCGCTCGGATACATGAAGCTGACTGCTTCTATATCGTTCAGATTGCCGTAGGGACACAGAGTGCGGGACGCGAGCTTTGCTGAGCTGGAGTCGATATACAGACGGTCACGCCGTACGTTATCAGGTCTGACGTCAGGAGCATAACTGTCTTCTTTCTTGTTGTAGACAAGCTCCGGATAGGATTCAAGCAGACCTTTCTTCAGCTCAAAATTACCCTGATATCTCTGATGAATGAACAGCATACGCTGGTACATTGTATCAGAGGCATTGTACGCAATGAGCTCAGCAAGTTCATCGAGAGTGTCGATGTGGGATTTCGTGCCTTTGAGTTTATCAGATTCAAGTATCTGATAACCGAGCATTCCAAGCACGCGTTTCAAGGCAACTTTCTGCATCTTCTCGTTCAACAGGGCAATATCGACATAGCGACCGGAACGAATCAGATTGCTGCGAATGATATTTTCGCGATTTGCATAGCCTGAACCGTAGGTGTTGTCTTTATTCTGTTGCAGATAGCTGGGCATACGTTCTTTAAATTTGGCAGAGAACAGATTGTTGTTATGGTCGCGCATCTGCCTTGCAGTAGGCGGCGATATAGCCAGCTGACCGTTGTTCAGATAGAACGTTTCAGAAACATACAGCGCGTACATGGTCGTATCATAATTAAATGAGTTATAACCTAACAAATACGGCTGTTCTGTGTTTGAATATCCAACATCGGTATCATTTACCAGCATGTGAAAAGCAGGTTCTGTTGCAGCGAGATTCTCAAAGGTGTTCTGATCGTCCTTTGCACCGAAAATGTTGATGAGATGAATGTTTGCCTGACGTTCGGTCAGATAGTGATATTCAACTGTTCCAGTAAATATCTTGTTATGTTCATAAATTCGCTGCGTCAGAACGTTTTTGATTTCGTCAGTGAATACGAATTTGCCGTTTCCATCACCGGGCGTATCGAGTTTGTCGTCAACAAGAAAATATACGTCGAGAATATTTTCATTGTAACGATGGGAACAAAGCGAAAACACATTGTCGAGGCTTTCTATATCATAAAAAACCTGCTTTATGCTTTCAAGCTTATCGTTTTCATCGGGCATGGTGTGTAGTCCTTTCATGCATTTTTGCTTGATTTATGTAAAAATAGAGGCACTATCTTTCGACAGCGCCTCTATTTTGAATGGCATTAAGAGGCGGAAGTCTCAGGTACAGGACGGTCTGTCCAATCATCAACACTCACGCTTTCCTGCTCGGCTGCGTCGGACGCAGAAGAAGCGGTGATACCGTCGATGAGCTTGAACAAATGTCTGAGATTCTTTCCACCAATAGCTTTCTTGAGCAGAGCAATATAAATACCCTTTTCAGCGTCGAATGTGTCTTCATCTTCGCATTTCACGCAAACGGATGTTCCGTCTGTAAAATAGATGTGTGTATACGGAGCGTTGCTTACGATCTTAGTGAAACCCGGAACATAGCCGAAAGTCCTGATCTTATTGTAATCTACACCGTTATATTCGCTGGGCAGTTTAGAGTCGTTGATGCTGAGCATAGTGTTGCCGTAGGCAGCAAAGTCTATATCCTCAGGAGTCATGTCCAGTTCAGCCAGAAGCATGCGAACCTTAAGATACGCGGCGATTTCAGGACGGTGTACGAGCATGGTATGAGAGTTGTGCATGCAGGTGATAAAATTGTCCAAGAATTTTTCATCAGTTTTACTGATTTTGCCGGTGTTTTCGCGCTTTTCCAAAATAGAACCGGCTTTTTTGAAATCAGCAATCCAACTCGTCTTGTTGATTTCCTCGCGAATGTTTCCAAACGGGATAATGTTCATAATAAATCTCCTTGTCAAGTCAAAGATGTCGTGATATTCATTCATCGGCATTATCGTCTACGACAATATCCGACGATGAGTCAGAAGTTGAGCAGCGTATTATGCCTCTGTATCGGTCAGTGGTCAAACGCGGCGTTGATATCTTATCTATATCGTTGCCTGTATATGAAGGGTTTTTCCACAGGGATAAGTCGTAATACGCTATAAGAGGTTCAGGTCGTGACATTTTGTCACTGATACGAACGGCACCATTCGTTGTACGCCACGTATCTCTGACGCCGGGTTCAAGAAGCAATATGTCAAGCTGTTTCTTGAACGTGATTTTACCCTCAGGCTTTCCGCAGGGGTTGCATCTGCCGTACCATGATTTATATAAATCGTACATAAAATCTGTTGGTATAAGATCCCAGACGAACTGATCCTTGAATTCAGTAAGAAATTCTCGAACAGGGTCATTGAGTTCCTTATATGCGCCGAGCAGATCACGGCATCGGGCAGGGGAGCTGAGCTGATAGAAATCTGTATGAAGAACTTTCTTCAGAACATATTCCAATACCTCAGGACGCGACAGATAATCGTCTTTTATATACCGTCTTTCAGCGCCAGTAAAGCACTTGTCCATCGGTACAAGAATCTGACGACGATAAAAAGAATCGGATTTGTCACGAATGCGGGGCAGGTCATTGATACACTGAACCATAAATCCCCAGAAACGAAACGAAACAGGATCTTTGAATTTGCGGTTGATTTGGATGATATCGTTTGTCACGACGGCTTTGAGGTCAGATAATGTATCCAGATAACGACCTACATCGTTCTCATCAACGATTATAGCGTTGCAATGAAGCAATGGCTGAAGCGCAAATTCTTTTCCGAAATCGCTGAGCTTGATGCTGGTGTGCATTCCGTTTCCGCAGAGATTGCGCATCAGTTCACATAAAGTACCTTTACCATTGTTACCAGTGGTTGAATAAAGCCAGATGGATTGATTCCATCTGACAAACGGTCTGATGATTGCCCCAAGCATTTCCCATAACAGATTTACTATATCAGGGTCATCTGACAGTTCTGCCATCCACGACTCCACGTCCCAGTCGGTATTGTCATCATTGTTATGAATAGTAACTAATCGAGCGTTGGGATTGTAATCCACGTGCGATTTTGTAAGGAAGACCATATCCGGCGTGAATGGGTATAATGTTTTTGATTTATAATCGAAAATGCCGTTGTTCACGGCAATCAGATTGCGGTCATGTGTTCGTGTTCGGCGCGGAGCCAAAGATTGAAGTGTGTAATACACTTCTTTGAACTTACGTTCTTCGAGCTGATAATCGTACTGTTTCACAATACGATACAGAGTGCTTTCGCTTATATCGTATGTTCCTTTGTTTGGACCGTCGTCACAATAAACGGCTAACAGGTCTTCTTCGCTTTCAACGTTCGTTTCAGCTGTATCAATGCGGACAACGCTGTTGAAAAATAATACGATTTCAGCAAGCTGCTGGGGAAGTAATCGTTCTATACTCCGCCATGCCGAACGGAGAGGGGTCATTTTGGGGTTGCCATTCTTATCGTAAACAGGCTGTCCGTTCTTGCCGCGAACAGGAATGGACGGAATGTTCATGTTCTCAACAGCAATTGCGTCGTTCACATCAGATATCAGTTCTTTTTCTATTATCCGAGGTACTGGGGGAGAGTCCATGTCAATTTCGTTGAGATAATTCATAGTTGTCTCGTAAATAACGTCGTTCAGGGTGCGTGGTAACGCACCGCCGCTGTCAAAGCCAATGCTGTCAGACACTTTGATCCTGCCTTTCTTATGTATTTTTTCAAGGGTGTGTATGAATATTATATCATATAACCTTTTTTAAGTCAACGGGAAAATGCACGTTTATGAAAAGATTTTTTCGTGAAAATGATAGACCCGCTATATTTTTAATCAATCCGTCGCATCGCAAGATGCGATGGTGTGAATGATATAAATTATATAGCGGGGAAGTGAGTATCAGATTTCAGGGTATATTATATGGGCACACGAACGCAGCGAAAAAATTAACATAGTTAGGTATTTTGTTGAAATCAAAACGACAAGAGCATAAGGGAAAATGTCACGCACTTTGTCACGGGGGTGGTACAAACCTGTCACAAAGTTGATTTTTGAAAATCAAACTCTGTACCACACCATATTTTACCATTATGTTTCCTACAATTTGTGCATTATTATAAATGTTTTTATTGGTGATTATAGTGCAGTCATTTTGCACAAAGTTAATCAACAATTTTATTTTTTAAGTTGGTTGAAAAACTAATTTTCTTCGTTTTTGATATGATTTTCAAACTCTCTCGAAAAACTTTTCAAAAAAGTTTGTACCATTGTGACATTTAGATATGCTAACGGTACAAAGTTACTCTTTCATCTCAAACTTTGTACCGCATTTGTACCACCCATTGTGACAAACAAACCCTTTATTTATAATATATTATATACTCTTGGTACAAAGTCACGGGTTATATAGTATTAAATTATTAGTAATGAAATGATAAATATGTGCATTATGACTATACGTGTTTTATATTTTTTCTATATATATAAAGGGTTTCAAAAAAGTTTGTACCAGTGTACCAGAGCCCATTTTCTGTGTGACACTGCACCTGTGATTTCAAACCGTGAATGACCCCTGTTGCAGGTATCAGAACGAGAAAAAAAATCTCCTCACAGGGTTTTATTCCTGTGAGGAGATATGCTGAAAAGAATGTGTACACATATTTGGATACTATATGCACACAGAATGCGATCATACCACAGCCCAATGGCAGTAAGCTGTGATATTCCGTGAGGTAAATGTTTGTCCGGGAGGACTGGTGAGAACGGCAGGTCCTGCCCCTGCTGGTCGTTGTTCACCGAGTAAACGACCTATTCCCGGTGAATTGAATGCATATCATCTTGCTACGCTGCGTTCTCATGGGGCGGACAGAGGTGATGAGCTTCATCAGGCTAAACTCTCCCTAACAGCTATAATATCTATTTGCTGGTATGAAAACACATCAGGGTCTTTCCTTATCAGCTCATTAGCCAGCTTAAGAGCCTTAGTAGGTGTAGAGGTCCAAACATCTATGTATCTGATATTCCCAGCATCGATGTTGCAATTGAAGCTGACTCTATAATGTGGTTTACTCTTATTCATCTTCATGGAATTTGGACTCCTTTTCACTCTTCTTAGCCTTGAATAACATACAAGATAGCAGGATAACCAAGACAGACCCTAAGACTAAACCTAAAGTACTTAGGACTCGAAAGAGAACTTCGAGGATACTACCCTCGGAACAGCCAAGCACACCAGTCAGTATACTGGGTATAGTCCAGCAAAACAGCATGAACCCCAGTACAAGCAGTATCTTAGAAACTATCTCAACAGGCTTAACGTTCTTCATCAAATGGCTCCTTTCAATATAGCAATATGATTATTGTATTGGCGGACAGGGTGGGATTCGAACCCACGGAGCATTTCTGCTCGGCTGCTTAGTAGGCAGCTACTTTTAACCGCTCAGTCACCTGTCCATTTAACATCACCGGAACGCAATGCCCTAGGTCTTTCACCTCATCTCTGGGTTAACTGCCCAGTGTTTTACATTTATACTATCCGCACCCATTACGATTCCTCTGTTAATGGCAGAGTAGCCAAGTGCGGAGTTCGGGATTTTTATTATCCAGTGATGCTTGGGGCTGATAGGCGGAATCGAACCGTCAACCTACTGATTACAAATCAGTTGCTCTACCGATTGAGCTATATCAGCGTATAGTGAGAACGGCAGGTCCTGCCCCTGCTGGTCATTACCTTAGACCTAAACGACCTATCAGCCTAAGGTTGGATGCATGTCATCTGAGCCACGCTGCGTTCTCACCGGGCGAACAGAGGTGATGAACCTCATCAGACTACTGAGCGTATCGTACGTTATCTTTTCGTCCTTTGCATCAGGCTATCCACATGTTATGCTCGTCTTTCCGAGCTGTCATAACGTAATTTTGTTTAACCGACACGTTCAAAACGGTACTTCTGTTTTATTCCTGCGATTTGTGCTGCTGTCGGAATAAAATTTCCTCATATCGTCAAGGCGAATACAGCCAAGCCTGCCCTTTATCATGCCGATTTGTGGCTTATAGAAACCGTCCTTGACTGCACAGCCGCAGTCGATTCCGATTAAATCACCCTTGCGCCATATACTCGGAGCAGGTTTCGGGTCAAACATGAACGTTCCCGTATGCCCGAACACATAGTTTCTGCCAGATTCTGACATCTCGGCAAGTGCATTACGCTCCCAGACGCTGTATTCTGCCTGCGACCTGTACTGCTGCTTGTAGTGTGAGAAGAAGTCCGTATCAGCCGCATGAACGAGCCTGAATTGCTTACCGCCTGCTTCGATATCAATATTGAGCGGCAATGATTTGAGGTAGTCCAGCATTTCAGATTTTTGAGCGTTTGGCAAGCAGGACCATGCACGGTGAGTTATCACACCACCGTTTCTGTACCACAATTCACAGCTGTCACTTACATTTCTGCGCTCGCCGTCGTAAGGCTCACCGAGAGCATTCAGCATCATAAATTCGTGGTTCCCGAGAAGCATTTTGGCGTTCGGCATAGCTATGATTCGCCTGAGTATCTCAATACCGTGCGTACCTCTGTCGATAACATCGCCGAGAACATACAAGGTGTCGTCGGGCTGGAGGTCGATTTGTGCCAGAACCGATTCAAAATAATCCAGATGACCGTGAGCATCGCTAAGCACATATGTGAATCCCATAAGAATTTCCTTTCATGTAATTTTGTTTAACCTGCACGTTCAAAACGGTACTTCTGTTTTATAGCTGTTTCTGATATCACGAATGCGTTTTGCGTCATATCTGATATCATCATTGCTGATTTTGTTACTGCTGTTTTCACCTGCGGGTGTGTTCGCTCTGGCACGCTGCCATGATATTTCCTCGTGCGACATCATACCCAGTGTCCATGGGTTTGTCGTACCGTAAATTTCAAATACATCATTGATGATTTTCTTTGTTTCATCATCAATATTGCATTCAGGGAAGTCAGCATTTCGGTAAGGCTGTCTGAGTTCCGTCATTACGGGTCCGAATTTCCATGCCTCGAATTCTTCTGTGAACATCGGAGCATTGTTCTTAATGAACGATTCACGCTGAATGTAATACAGCATCTTGTGAAACTTCATCTCTTCGATTTTTGAGCCATATGTCTGCTGATAGTGATGGTAGACATACGAAGCTATTTCTGTGGCAGAATATGTATGCATTCAGTGTCGTCCTTTCTTCATGTTTTTGTCGAATACAATTCAATGACATTTTTTGTTCTGTTCAATAGTGTCGAATTTTATTATTTCACCATTGACGTCGCATACAATGTCGTTGCATGTGTTTCTGAGTTGTTTCCATCGCTTGTTGTTTTTGAGCAATGCAATATCGTCTACAAAATAAACAAGCGGCATTGTGTAGCCTATGAACCAGTCAGGAATGGTTTCTGTCATGTCGATAGTTCCCTGTCTGTTGACGGCTGTGTATGTGTGAATATCTGATACGCATGTGTTGTTACAATGCTCGAATCTTTTGATTTTTGCTTTGTACAGATCACACGTGGAAAGGTTTATAGCTGTGTATAAGCTGGCTAACATGACGTCATCTCCCTTTATTTTAATATTGCGCTGATTAGGGTGAAATGTTTTGTTCTCCGATATTGGGTGAGCAGTTTCGGAATCGAACCGATGTTCGTCAACGAACAACCTTGTCTGCTCATATATAGGCGGCAACATCAAACAGTCGATGTCGCCGCCGCTTGTATTAGCCTACGGCAAATGCGCCGTAGGTAGTTAGTATCGTTGTATTCAACGGTACCTAAGTAAATCCAGAATAGTGCATGTCGATCTCTCCTTTTGGTCTAGCCGAAGCAGTTCGGCGCCGCAGTCACGTCAAATCAAAATAGAAGCAGAAAGGTTTGTGCGAATCATAGGACATCATCTCCTTGTTAAATTTTATTTACGCCGTATGCGTATATGGTCGGGACGACAGGATTTGAACCTGCGGTCTTCTGAACCCAAATCAGACGCGCTACCAAACTGCGCTACATCCCGATAGGCTAGGTGTGGAGGTGGCCATGTTGCTTTTCTACGCGACAGGCAGTTGCTACAACGTGTCAATTCACGAGCCCACTGTCACAACCCTCTCGGCGTGCCGTACATTACTGCAAGGCTCACCTAGTCATATACAGGGCGCCACCCTAGTGTTCTATAGAGACCTGGTACGCACTCTGTCTCAGAAATGACAGGGTGCGATTTAGGCGTATAGAATTTGTCATTCAGACTTTCTGTTGTCTGATACACCGGCTATTGGTGCAGACGGTGAGACCTGCCCTCACTGACGCTTTTTCTGAGCAAGATTTGCGTCTAACTACTCTCAGAAGATCTTGCATGTCATCTAGCTACGCTGCGTCTGCAGATTGCTCGTCTTTCCGAGCGGTCATAAGATGTTTTGTTTAGCAAACACGTTCAAAAAGGTATTTCTGTTTTGCATTGGGATACATTGTTTTATCTACTTCAGATAGAAACTTGGATTTAGGACGTGCAAAAACACCACACGATTCTTTTGTGGTATTGTTGTAACAGTCATAAATGACCAATTGCTCGGAAGTTTCTGCATGAGCAGCAACAGCAATCACGGTTGCGATATCTCCTGTGAAATGTATCCACGTTGAGCCAACAGTAACATCTCTGTTCATATATCATTCTCCTTTGTTAGACCTTAATATTTGATTCCTTGTAATGTTTGCAAGAGATATAAAATATCCAACCGAATATTATAGAAACAGCACTTAAAGCAACGGTCATGAATATAAGCATAAGCCACTTTGCAGCCGCAGTATCAGAACCAGCAGATATTATGAAATCGATAATACCCCAGAGCAGAAAAGCAAAGACTATTATTATAACAGTAACACGTGCTGCTGCGCTGATAAGGACTATTTTGTAATGTTTACCATGCTCATTTATAGCTGTATTATAGATGTTATAGCAATCAAAATCAAGACCTAATGCTTTGTATAGTTCTGATGTGTTTTCAAGGACATATTCGTAGAAATTCGGGTTAGAGCGCATTAGACAAAACATAAAAATCAGAACAGCTATGAGTTCTTTGATGAGTACAGATTCCATGTTGATCCTCCGACGATGTGATTCCTTCCCGGTCCAAGACCGCCTTCTTCATCAGACATACGATTCACTATCTTTCTGTTTATGATTATTGGTTGCAGATACAGGAGTCGAACCTGTTGTCTCTAGGTTATAAGCCTAGTGAGATGACCGTTTCTCTAATCTGCTATATAATGCGTCCGCCGTATTTGTACGTCAGCACATCGACGGGCGCAAGCAACTATTCAATATAAATCGTTTGGTAACACAGGCTAATCGTCTGTATCAGCTGTGTGATTGAGTACGAGACTCGTCACCTTTGGTACGGTATACGCCATCGCAGCTACTACTGCCAGAGCAACAGTACCAACAGCCGCGATCAGAAATGTCTTCTGCTTGTTAGTCATTCTATTCACCTTCTTTCTGTTCTTATTTTTTGGTGCCGGCGACGGGACTTGAACCCGTATGATATTGCTATCGGGGGATTTTGAGTCCCCTGTGTCTGCCAATTCCACCACTCCGGCGTATTACTTTAACGTAAGTTTTATTCTTCACGTTTATGTGTATATTTGATATTATACCATTGAAGTTATAAAAAGTCAATATGTGAATTTATTGCAAGGTGAAAAAACGAGTACAGCAGTTTTATACTATACTCGTTTTGATTTGCACAAATCATCAATACAGTTTGACTGTATTCGGCTTTCTACATTTGTTATCAGCCATATGACTTTTAATAACACCCCGTTGTTCGCCCCGCGAACAACCCGTAGAAAGTTCAAAATTCTCTTTATAAATAACAGAAAAACTTGACAAGGTGAGCATGATGTGATATAATTGTTATATAGAAAATACAGAAATATCTGCATTTTCGAAATTCATTTCAGTGAAAAGGACTTAATATCATGACATCAATGCTTAATCTTGTAAATACGATGCCTGATAGCAAAGCTGAGTATTTACGTGATCTTATAATAGATGAAGATAATCGTCGGCTTGATTTGTACGTATCTCATAACAATGAGCTTATAGCTCTTGGTTATGAAGATGATAATCTTGTCTGGTTCAGTGTGACGACCACATCTGATATGTTTCTTTCGAGGCGCATATTTGAAAGTATGAGAGAGAGCCGGTTTTATCGCAGAGTGCCGCTTGCCGACGCACTGTCGGCAGCTAATCTTAAAGAAAAAGATCTTGAATATATGTGCTATATTCGATTGGACAACGTGAGAACAGATAATCCTGTTTTTTCAGGGTGTATTGTCGGAAACGGTGTTTCGGGGAAGCTGACCGGAGTAGATTTTGCTAACATTTTGGCTGTATTTCCTCTTCGTTTCAGAGAATCGATCACTAAAATCGGTTCCGAGGACGATATTTATACCGAACTGGAAAAGGATTATCAGAAGATAACGTCGCTGCCTATAGCATCTGGCATTGAGTCAGATATGGTGTCCGGTATTCACGAAAAATGGCACAAAGCTGAATGTGTGAAGTTTTGTGCAAGAGCCTCTGTCAGGGGCTTATATCATGACGTATGCTATTCTTCAAAATAAGATAGCATCAAGAAAGAGGTTTCCTATATGTCTGTGAACAATGCAATTCTTAAAAAGCATTTCGAAAATTTAGGTTTTGACGACGCATATTTTGCTGTCTATGAATCTGAAGCAACGGATGAGATGCAGAATGTTGACAGCTTGTGTGACAGATTATATGACATCAGGAAGAATGGACAGCAAATTGTAATTTATACTGATTTTGACGTGGATGGCATCATGTCGTCCATTGTTGCTTATGCTGGCTTATCACAGCTTGGCTTCAATGTTGGTTTGTTCAAGCCGACACCGGCTGACGGGTACGGGTTTCGTCCGAAAGATGTTGATGATATTTGTAATGAATTTCCAGACGCATCTGTTATTTTGACAGGTGATGTTGGTATTTCAAACAATGAAGCTATTGATCATGCCAAAGGAAAAGGTCTTACAGTATTTGTAACAGATCATCATGGCGGGGGAAATTGCTCTGCTGATTTGGCTGTAAATCCGAATCAGTATGGTGAAACATATTCTCATAAAGGCATTTGCGGAGCATATGTTCTTTACAAGATTCTTGCTAAATATGCTTCAAAGTACAGCAGCTTTTCTGCACAGGCTGATATATACAGGCTCCAGATGTTCGCAGGCATTGCCACAGTTTCTGATGTTATGCCGCTTATCTATGAAAACAGACAGCTTGTTCGCTGCAGCGTCAGCCTGATGAGGTATTTTTATAATTACGAGTTGGCAAACGGCGTGGCTTTAGCGCCGCCTGTTTATTCTGATAATTATTCCAGAGCGTTCGTTGGTATGAAAAAATTGCTCGATTATTTTACCAGAATTCGTAAGATAAGAAAGGCTGAAAATATCGACGAACAGTTTTACAGTTTTTATCTTGTACCGTTTCTTAATTCGTGCAAACGAATGGATGGGGATATGAGAGGTGTTTACGATATATTTTTCAGCGAATATGTCGAGCCTTTCGACAGTTTTCCTAATATGTCCTGCGTTGAGAACGGTATTAAATATGTTGAAGCGTTAAGCGAACAGCGAAAGGTTCTTACTGAACGTTATTTCAGTGAGCTGCTTGCCGAACAGAGAGCAGGGGAGACTGAAAATGCAAATTATATGACTCATGGCGTGTATATCACAGACGCCAGACCGGGTCTGCTCGGACTGCTTGGTTCGAAATTCATGGGTTTATCAGGGATACCCACTTTGGTGATCAATGCTAATGAGGACGGTTCATATTCAGGCTCAGGTCGTAACCCTGGTTGGTTTGATTTTGTGAGGCAGCTTGATGAACAAAGTATCAATGGCGTGACCTGTGCGGGTCATGCGGGTGCATTTGGTGTTTTCATTGCTGATAAATCAGCCTTGGATCGGTATATTTCATTCGTTGACACTGTTGTGCTTCCTGCATATGATGAAATGCTGTCCGAGGCAGTTTCGCCTTATATCAGCATTTCATACAAAGATTGTGTTCACGCTGATTTTGACGCTGATACACAGCTTATTAAGGATTTCATTGATGAAAAGGAACTGTTTCATCCATTTGGGCAGGAGTTTCCTGAGCCTAAGTTTGATTTTTACCTTAAGCCGAATAGCGATGATGTGATCGAAACGATGTTCGGCAATGAGGGTCAGCATATTAAGCTGATAACGGCCGAGGGGATGGAGTTGCTTCTCTTTAACATGGCTCTTGACTATGAAAAATTGAAGTTCGATAATCGTGATAAAAATTGGGTGCTCGTTTGCAGCGGTACATTTCGCTATGATGATTTCAACGATACTTATTACGATACGATAAACTATCTTGTAAAGGAGATTCGTGCTCAGGTTTTGGACTGACACATTATTTTAGACATCATGACTGACAACTTGAAGACTATGACAACGAGTGATAAAATAAAGACTGTAGTGATAGCGTTTTCTGCGTTATTGGTGAACCGTACTGTGAATATAACCTTAGGCTATATTATATCTGAGGCGGTTATTGTCAATCTCGTTTCAAACGTTATCACTATTGTTTTAGGCGGTCTGTATATATCGACCGTCCTGAAATATCCGAAAGAATGGAACAACCCGCCCAGAGCATTTTTGCTTCGGTCTCTTGCGACGATATTGATGTTTGTGCTGACATCAATGTTTACGTCAACGTTTTTGCTTACAAACGTTATCAATGATACTGCTTATATGAGTTCTCTTGATTCAAAAGCGGCATTACCTGCAGGTTTGTATGCACTGTCTTTATGCACAAGCATAATCATAGCACCGATTACTGAAGAAATTATGTACAGAGGTTTTTTGTATAAACAGCTTACAGAGTTTAACAAAACAACGGCTCTGATAATTTCTTCTATCGTCTTTGCGCTTTGTCATGGTACGATCATTCATCTATATACAGCTTTGCTGGGTGGCTTGATTTTAGGCTGTATATATGAAAAGACGAAAAAATTACGGTATTCAATAATTGCTCACATGATGTTTAACGGTTTAAGCTCTGTTTTATGCCTTTTACATTATCCTGCCGTATTTACATCTGTATGGTTTATTGTAATTATGAATGTGCTTTGTGTTGGCGCTATGGTTATGCTGTTCAAGACTGAGGGAACGCCGAGCGTTAAAGGTGCGACCGAGAGGAGATAATGGTATGAAGAAGACTTCTAAAATTGTTTCATTGATAGTCGTTTCTGCGTCGTGCTTGGCTGCTTTAGTTGTGTTGTTCACAGTTCTTTTCAGTAATGCAGGTGATACCATGTACATCGTTTCTATGACCGGAGATGTTCAGGTAGGGACGGCTGCCGATCTTAGTGACAGACAGCCTGCTCAGGTCGGTATGGCATTAACATCAGGTAGTATCGTCATGACGGGTGACAAGTCGTCATGTGTTCTTGCTTATAAGTCTGATATAAGCAACAAAGATAACTGTTTGAATATAAACAAAAATTCACAGGTTCATTTGTACAAAACGAACAAAGATAGCGGTTTCGATGTTGTTCTTGCAAATGGGTCTGTTATCTGCAATATGTCTGAGAACACCAACATTGATACCACGATTGCAACGAACAGCTATAATTTTTATGCGGCGAATACGATTGCAAAAGTTGATTATGATTTAGACACAACGTCCGGAAAGGTGTTTGTATTTGACGGAAATCCGGTAATACAGATAATACAGCCATCTGGGTCAACGGGGAAGATGGAGACATTGTTGAAAAACTCCGTTTGTGCTGTTCGAAATCTTGATGATGGAACTGTTGGTTTTGGCTGTTTGAACACAGGGTTCGGTCTTAATGAATTTTCTGCTCAGGATTTACGGACAATGTCAGGTATAGCAAGCATTTGGTCTGAACGCGTGTCTTACAATGTTGGTGATTTTGAGAGAGCATTTCAGACAGCAAAAGATTACGGCGATTACACTACTGTTACAGCAGCTACTCTCGCTGCAATAACTGAACCTACTGTTGTATATACAGATGAAATTGATACGATTGAGTCAAAAGATGAAACAGTTGAGGTGACAACAGCAGTTACAACAGTTTCAGAACCGATTGTTACTATTGTATCGACACCTGTTTCAAGTTCAGCTGCAATCGTTACATCGACTTCTGTTACGACAAGTGGAACAACAACGTCTGTGTCGTCAAGAACCAGTGTTCCTTACACTACAAGCAAACCGGCAGAAAAGACAACATCGTCCAGTGTTTCGACAACAACGTCGAATGCTTCGACGAAAAGCACAACGCCTGTTATAACGACTACATCAAAGATATCAACATCGTCAAAAAGTACGACAATTGCTGTCAAGGTCGATTCGGACGCAACTTATACTGTAATTTTCACGTATACAGAGGGTGATAAGCAGTTCTGGGCGATGCAGCTTGTTAAAAGAGGACAATCAGCTGTTGCACCTGAGATACCCGATGTTGAGGGCAAATATTTTGTTCAGTGGGACAGAGATTTTTCGTGTGTTACATCTGATATGACAGTTACTGGTATTTTTGCTGATGGTGTTAAACCAGCGACTGATCATACTGTCAAGTTTTATGTTGACGATGTTCTATGGAAAACAGTTACGGTAAAACACGGCGGTAATGTGAAACTTGCGGATCTGCCAACGTCTGATGGAAAAACTTTCGTTGGTTGGAGCGAGAGCGTCGTAAACGTGACCAAAGATTTGACCGTGTTTGCTTTGTTCAGCGATTGATACGCTGTTTCACAGCGTATGTGATGTTCTTACTGATTGCGTGTTTTTCAGGCGTGATGATGTCTTGATTTTGAAATTTGGCTCTGTTATGCGATCGAAAAGGGTATTTGGAAATTTTAGACATTATTGCGTAAAAGAAGAATTTTACGCAATCAAAGGGACTCAAAATAGCAGAAGTGGGGATTTATGGTATTAAGGAGTATTTCATATGGTTTTATCAGCAAGTGTTATTGATTCGTTTTGCGAAATCAAATATGCAGCAAACGGTGTTACCGTTTGTACTGGCAATATTACCAATGTAGATGACGGTCGAATATATCTCAAGAACATTGTAACGTTCATCCAGACGCAGAATTTCGCCGGTACAATTACGGTGTTGAATCGCAGGCATGGACTTCAGGTTTTCAAGGCTGATATAAAGCAGATTACAGCCGGATATGTAGTTCTTGAAAATCTTTCCCGTGTTGTTAATTCAGATCGTCGCAGCGGATACCGAGCGTCTGTTGGACTGCAGGCTCTTGTTACGATCAACAGCGAACCTAATGTTGGCAATGACGCTATTATACAGGATATGTCAGTAAGCGGTATTTCATTGAGCGTTTACAAGGCGCTTGACATCGGCAATATCATTCATGTCCAGTTTCCGCTTCAGAACGGGTCGCATGTATGTGAAGCTGATTGTACTGTTGTTCGTAATATCGGCAGCATTAACTACAGTATGAGGCGGTACGGCTGTGAGTTTACGAATATGTCTGATGAGGACAGAAAACTCATAAACGATTATATGACAGATATGCGTATACAGATGATGCGGCGCATATTTGATTAAGAGGTGAATAATGGAAAAATCCAGTATAAGAAGAATGCTTAATATCACCGACATTATGATGAAATATCTGAGAGCTAGAAAATCATCTGTTTCCTTCGAAGATGTAGTCAAGTCGGTATCTGAGGGATTGACGATATGGCTGAATGTTACATTTGAGGAAAATAAAATATCGTCGGTATCCCAAAAAACGTTTCAGTCGTTTTTCATTGTTCTCTATGAGCTGATAAATCATTGCCGCAATTCCCCCGTTGATGATGAATTTGAGTTTGCGAAAATGGCTTCATATCGAGGGTTTGCGTACCGTTATATCTGTGCTGCACATAATGACGACTTGGCGCCGGATGTTGCTTATAACAATACGTTTGTATCCTGGAATCGAGCTCCTTACAGCGCATCGTTGGAAAGTTCTTTCACAGTTCGAGTTACTTGGGTAAAATGTGAAATTGTAGCTCCAACTTTTGGCATTAATCTTGAGGGTATCAGCAGATGGCTGAAACAGCATGAAATGCCGAGTTTTCGTTTTCTTCGTAAAGGCGTGGGTACTATTGTGTATCCCACAAAGAAAAAGGCTATCGTAAAAATAGTCAAGGATTTTGCGTATAGTAATCCGTCTCGTCGCATCAAGCATGAATCTGTTAAAATTTGTTGCATTGACGATGAATAAAAAAAATCCCCCGCCTTGCGGCGAGGGATTTTCTGTGTCATTTTATGAACAATTTGTGTGCTAGAACAGATGTTGCTGTTATAGATTCAAGCATTGTCGGTGAAATTTTGTCCTTGCTGTGCAAAGCTGATGATGTCAGTTGACCACACAGTATATCCAGCATTTCGATTTTCTGTTCATTTGACAGATTTTTAGCAATGTCTTTGACAGACGGTAATTTTGACTGCATTTCGCCACTTCCCTCCTTCATCGTTGAACTGATCATCAGATGGAGTCCCACGCATCTGTATTTTCGTCAATGAGGTGAGTGTTGTCGAGAATCTTGCGCATACAAGCCGGGCAAAGGTTGATATATACGTCTCCGTTGCCGTCTACAGGTTTTGCTGAAAGAGGGTTGGGGTTGTGTATATTGTCATCAACAGGTTCTACACAGCATAGTGTTATGGCGTTTGTATTAACAAAAACGCCGGGCTTTTCAGGGTAAGACTCGCCATTTTTATCAGCAATACGCTTTTTCTGCGAATCGTAGTTGGGATTTTCGTATAATCCGTCATACCAGTCGTATGTCTTCAAGCAAAAACAACATTTGTATTGAATCAGCATAATTGACACCTCTTTTACACTGCGGGAAAACTCGTGTTTTCCATACGGAGCCACGCGCCGACAACGTTGTGCATTCCATCAGGGTCAAGGATAACTGTTTCAGCCATCTGACTGAGCGATACTGCCTCTCTTGTTGACTTCCCGTACATATCTGTGGAATACAGTATATAAGCCGTATCACCATCTGGCGCAAGCTCGGTTTCAAAGCCGTCATTGTTTTTCATCTCTTCGATAATAATGCACATACGGTTAAATTCACGGAAATAGGCAGGCAGGTTCTTGGCAAACTCTGTCATGTCATTCTTCTCTGTGAAATCATTGCGCAAAAACTGTGCGCAGCAACAGTTGGCAATGTTGAGATTGCGGTGTGTCACTGCGTCCTCAAATCGACTGAATGAATCGTTCTCTTCTTCACATTTTGCCAAAAATTCTTTCTCAGCTGTGATTTTATCATCGGCGCCGACAACTGCGTGTGTTAATCTGTCTTCGTTTGACGCCATGATTTCGATGATTCTGTATACGTTGTTGGGAAACAGCTCGCAGAGCTTGGCAACATTTTCAGGGTCAACAGGAATGATGTCAGCCTTTTCGAGTTCTTCATAGTCATAGAAGTATGTATGACCGTTGTGAGTCGTTTCAAGATATTTTTCATCGATGAAATCCGAATTTTCGATATGGATATAGTCTGTGTCATCATTATCGATTCTGGGTCTGGTCGTAAAAGACTTTGCAACATGAAGCCCCTGTTCTTCGGCGAGCTTCTTGAAATAACTGCACCCAGATCCGATTCTGCTTATGAGAATGTACTTGAGCATGTGTTTAGTTCCTTTCTTGCATTGATTTTATAACAGCGTTTGATAGGTCGTATGTGCCGCAATCTGGATTCTCGAACATTGCGTCGTCCAAACATTGCGTGAGTTTTGAGGTTATAGCGCGACAGCCTAGTCCTGTTAAAGCAGCGTAGGCTGCTAGTTTCTTTTTTGCCGATTTACTGACGCGAATTGTTATGTTCATCTCTTTTTCAAGCAAATGAATCGGTGAAGCCGTTTTGTGGTTGATGATAGATTCGAAATCATCTGCAGTCATACTGTTCAATTCGATGATTTGATTTATTCGACCAGCTATTTCGTCGCGTATGTTTCCATATTTTATCAAATCCTGAACCGTATATTTACTGTGTTGATTTGAAGCAGAATTATCTTCTGTTCCGAAACCCAGCGGATGTTTATTGTCCGCTTTTTTCTTAAGATGAACCATCCGTGTGAATGAGCCGCATAGTACGACAGATATATTGCTAAGATCAACCATTATCGGTGGCTGACGGTCTGCTGAATATGAAGCAATGTTTCCTTTTTTATGCTCCATGAGTTTCAGCATTTCGTTTTCTATGAGAATCGAATGATCGTTTCCGTTTGAATCGAGATTTGGTTCAAATAGCTTGTCGATTTCATCTATCACAAGGATTAAATTATTGACATATTGTGGATCAGCTGATAAGAAGGCGCTGGCTATTTTGTAGTCGCCTTTCCAGCCCTCAGGTGTCAGGCGTGAGCCATCTACAATAGAAATAAAAGGATATATTTCTGACAGTTTTCGCCAAATTTCTGTTTTTCCACAACCTGTTGGTCCAATCATGACCATATTTTTGCTATGACCGTGCAGATGGTTGTAGATCAACATCGATGCGGCTTTTACGGCTGTATTCTGATTGATAACAGATTCTGAAATCAATTCATATATCTGTTTTGGTGTGCGATCTGGTATACACTGTTTTCCTGATTTTGTTTCCATTTCATACGCTCTGTCGTACATCATATCAGCCATTATATTTGCTAATTTGTCGATAAGATATTTGTTTAACGACGAACGTCTAATAATGTTTGCTATAACATTGTACGCAGAATTTGGAGCATAGCATGTTCCAAATAACGCTGCCATATTTTCGATATCATCGTACAGCATATCTGTGTCTTTTTCTGAATATTTATCAGAGAAAAAACAAACGTCCTCTTTTAGCATATTACGCATAGATGTGGACGGATTGGTAATCAATTTGTTTCCATTGCCGTTTGCTATATGCGTAATCAGTTTTTGGCACATTACATACGCTCCATATCGTGATATTGAATGATATCTTTTACCGAATATGTTGCGAGATATATCGTTAGCTATATGAGACAAAACGCTATGAATATTATAGTCGTCTATTTCAAAGTCGTCCATTACTAATGTTACATCTACGCTCAGGTCATGCGAATCTTTTCCAGCAAAACACATGACATCATCGCCTGTCATGACAACAATCAAACACTCAGCTTTGCTATGAATATTTTTTATTTTGCGGCATAGGTCCCTTGCATCAATATTTGATATCTTTTTGTCGATATTATCGTCAGAAAAATACGAGTCAGCGTCCGCTTTTATAAGCTGTGAACTCGGTTTATCACTTTCTAACAGAATGTCATCTAGCAACCAACTGATGATGAGTTTATGTGTGTTATTGTCTACGCATGATTCGATTGTTGGATTTATTCGTGCTAAAGTATTGATACACGATGGGTAATACGAGGTTTGGTAGTTTTCTAGCCAATGTGGTTGGAATTCAAGCTGTGTATATTCAGTTGAATTATCTGGCGGTCTATACACATATGTGCATTTTGATTTGTCCAATTCCATAAAGCCTTGGATTTGTGAATATGCGTCTTTGATTGTGTCCATGATGCTCCTCTGTTAGTGAAACGCTGATTATATCAAATTCACCCCGCTCAAACGGGTGTATTCGCGGGGCTGAATTTGATATGTTGTGTTACGATTTGTGTATCTTTAGATTACACCCATGCTGTTCAATGCATGCTTAATTTCCATGCTATATTCAGCAATAGGCGTTATATCAGCGTATATTCCTTCATTTGCCGCTGTCATATTGTCTATTTTGAAATACTGTGACATATCTTCGATTGTGATATTGTCAAATCTGACGTATAGGTTTACAACTGTGCCAGCAAGCTGCATGTCTTCGTTGCAAATCAGTAAAATGCCGCCTATTATACCAGCAGCACAAAGCGTTGCCATAAAGCCTACAAAAATCTTGGTTGAAGTATACCAACCATATATAATTTCGTATATAAACCATGCAATCATAAGACAGCATGCTATTCCGCATATGACGATGCAAACCCATGCAAAACCGGTGGGGCTCACACTGTTGTTTGTGAGTATTGTTATGTTCTGTAATATTTCGTTTAATGTCATGTTGTTCACTCCTCGTTGTTGGTCAAAGTATACCCCATGTGACAATATCCTGTTATATCTGATATATAATCGGATATTTCGTCTTCAGAGATGTTGTCAGGGATTTCGATTTCTGTTGGTAAAGAATCGAGTGTGTCGGTATCGCCGTCTGTATCCCATAGAATATTTATTGCTTTCATGAGTTGTTTTCTCCTTTCAGCAGCAAAGGGTCATAAGCCATAGAACGTTTAACGAAAATATTTTCGGTGAATTTCTTTATATTTCCGTTTTCATCTTTGTAAAAGATGCCACCCTCTTCACCAGGCTTCGTTCTGCGACAATCAATTCCTACCATTTTGAGCGATTCCATAATCAGATTGATGGATTCTTCTGAACCTGTTTCAAACCTTTTGGACATTTTTTTCCTTTCTAACGACCGATTTGTGATAATCGTTGATTTGCTTTTCGAATCCGGAATCTGACGGCTCGTAGAGCAGAACATCTCTGATTTCAGCAGGCATATATTCTTGCGCTACCCAGTGGTTCGGATAGTCGTGTGGATACAAATACCCTACTCCCCTGTTGAGCTTTGTCGCAGAGCGATAGTGAGCGTCCTGAATGTGAGACGGTATCATAAGATTACCTGTTTTCTGGACGACTGTATTCGCCGCCTGTATTGCTTTGATAACGCTTGCTGATTTTGGTGCCATTGCAATATAAATTGCAGCGTTTGCGAGAATTATCTGTGCTTCGGGCATACCGACTCTTTCGACAGCCATGGCTGCGTTCGTTGCAACTACAAGTGCCATCGGGTCAGCTATACCGACGTCCTCGCTGGCATGTATCATGATTCGCCGGGCGATGTACTTGATATCTTCGCCACCCTGAAGCATTCTTGCAAGGTAATAGACGGTTGCGTCAGGGTCAGAGCCGCGCATGGACTTGATAAAGGCGCAGATCGTATCATAATGATTGTCACCATCCTTATCATACTTTATCACGCGCTTTTGTATGCTTTCTTTTGCAACATCGAACGTGAATTCGATTTTACCGGTATTTGCGTCGCGTTCAGTAGTCGTGATCCCCAGCTCAATAGCATTAAGGCAGCGGCGTGCGTCGCCGTCCGCTATGTCGGCAAGGAAATCAACAGCGTCCTGATATATCACAGCGTCATATAAGCCCATTCCTCTATCTTTGTCATAAACAGCTTTGACAATAAGCTGTTTCATGCTGTCAGTATCGATAGGCTTGAGTTCAAAGACGGTCGAGCGAGATATCAGAGCATTGTTTACTTCAAAATAGGGGTTCTCAGTCGTAGCGCCTATCAACGTTATGATACCCGTTTCAGTAAAAGGCAGCAGATAATCCTGCTGTGCTTTGTTGAAACGGTGGATCTCATCGATAAATAGTATCGTTTTCTTCCCGTTCTTTTTGTTTTCTTCCGCTGCAGCGATGATTTTCTGCATATCAGCCTTACCACTGGTGGTCGCATTGATAGCACGAAAATCTGCGTGTGTAGTATGGGCTATAACAGACGCTATTGTGGTCTTCCCTGTTCCGGGCGGACCATAAAAAATCAGACAGCCGAAGCTGTCTGACTGAATCAATCTTGTGAGCATTTTGCCGGGACCGAGAATATGGTCCTGTCCAATGATGTCATCAAGCGTCTGCGGACGGAAACGGGATGCCAATGGTTCGTTGGTCATCGTAAGTTATTCCTTTCTTTATTCCGCATTATCTTACAGAGATGTCAGTCAGAGTTGTCGAAGTTGGTTTCGAGTATGGTATTTATACCTTGTGTTTATCAGCAACAAAAGCGCTGATTTTTTGCATAGCATTAACAGCTATAAGTGTTTCATTCATTAAGACTTTATCAGTCTTTATGTCATCAAGAATGTGATACTCTCCGTTTTTCTGGTGCAATAGGTCTATAGCGCCGCAGTTTACGCCATTCGAATATTCGGGTGACGTAATAGAATAGTGTACACCAAGAGCCAAAATCACATGTCTCAAAGGTGTTGACGTGTAAGCGTTGCGTCTTTTTATTTCCCGCAGAGCTTCGTCAAGTGATAAATGCTCGGCATTTGCTTCATACGTTGTTTCATCGGTGTTAAGGGAGATGACGTAAAAGTCGAAATCGCATATTGTGCCGTGATATTTGCAGCTTTTCATTCTGTTTAGTCCTTTCCGACTTTCTTGTTGGGTCTACGCGGATAATGGTCGAATTGATAATCAATTTCGTACCCTTCGATTTCTTCTGCAGCCGAGTCCACATAGTTACCGGCTATTGCCCAGCCTTTTTGAGTTATGCCGTAATAATCAGCCATGTGGGTTTTATACCGCCAGTTACGATTGTGATTGGTTTCTTCTTTGCGAAAATGGAACAAGTATCCATTGGATACAAGCCATTCGAGTTCGGCTTTATTTTTCGTGTCAGGAAAACGTTTGGTTATTCCGGTTGTTCCCCAACCTTTTGTCCAACAGATGTCTTTGATTATATCTGCAAAGACTTTACCTCGTGCAGTTAGCATAACAAGCACTCCTTGTATTCATTATAATTATTATACCATATTGAGGTCGAGATTACAAGAGTAAATCAAGGAGCCAAAGCTGTCTGACTGAATGAGTCTGGTCAGCATTTTGCCGGGTCCAAGAATATGTTCCTGTCCGATTATCTCATCAAGGCTCTCCGGTCTGAGTCGAAGAGCCAGAGGTTTTGTGTCAATCATGATGTCGATACCCTTTCGTCTCAGAGCACGGAGCCATCAAAAATTGTCATACCGGTATTTTCGATGGTTTTTTCGCACTTTTCTATAGCGTCGTCATACATTTTGAGAAGTTCAGCCAGTTTTGCTTTGCGTTCTGCGGTCTCACAGGCGTGTTTGATGGCAAATTCGATAAGCCGGTCGATATCCCACATTTCGATTTCCATTTCATCTTCAGCCGGGAACATATATTCGTTGCGTTCGCCTATAAATTTGTAGGTCGATTCGTAACCTAAACAGCGTTCAGATGTTTCGCTGTTCTGTAGGTTGATATAATGTATCGCGTTGTTTTTGATGTACAGTTTATCGTGGGAATCGGTTCCGATGATGTGCACTGTTTCATCAGCGCCGCTGGTTTCTTTGATTTTGATTACAGGAATGAGCATGGTTAGTATCCTTTCTGTGTTGTTAAAAGTATTGCGTGAAAATCAGTACATGATCGCGTCAGACGATATTGTCTATCTTACGTTCTATGATATGTGAAAGTTCAAGATCGTCGCAGAAGAGTTCTTCGTCTATGTCGTTTGCGTCCATTTTGGTTATCCCGGTTGTTCCCTAACCTTTTGTCCAACAGATGTCTTTGATTACATCTGCAAAGACTTTACCTCGTGCGGTTAGCATAGCAAGCACGCCTTGTATTCATTATAATTATTATACCATATTGGGGGTCGAGATTACAAGAGTAAAATGAAAAACAGCAATAGCTCCGACCATTTACGGTCAGAGCTATGCTTCGTGCATTATGCACTCTTTTTCAAACGTCGTTCGTTCTGGATACGCAGTGCACGGCGGCGCTTCAGACGGCGGCTGCGATTGCCGCTTACAACCATTTCCATGAGAATCGTGACCAGTCTTGCACACATTGCGCAGAATATGGTCGTGCCGAAGGATATGAACATTGTAACAGGATTTCCGTCGCTTATTCTGCCATCTCCGCCGGAAGCGATCGTCAGCAGGAAGAATACGCCGACAGCGATGTACAGAAGCCCTCTTACGATATATAGAGCTGTGTATGACGCCATTGAAAAGATTTCATCGACCTTTGCCTTGTCGATGGTAATAGTTGTAATGTTGTTTGTTATTGCTTTCATAAAATTTCTCCTTTCAAGTCGAGCTTGGTATAGCCTGTTCGTCCGTTCATATGCCAAAACCCGTTAGGGGCGGCTGAGTACATCTGACCGTCTGCAAGCTGTTCTGCTTGTTTATGCCAGTCGTATGAGGCATGACAGCCGTCTTCGTCTAGTGTTTCGGTCAATGTATACAGACCGTCTTCAGTCGGTGCGGCAATAGTTTCGGCTGTGTAACCTGTCGGAACAGCAGTCCCGGATGGAACGTTGATGTATATGATATTTGCCATTTTCAATTCCCCTTTTTATAGGATTTATAAATACTCCGTCGGGCGCAAGCCCGAAAATGCACAAAAATGTGATGTGTATTGTTGACATATAGAGCATTTTGTGGTATAATCAAATTATAATGACAACATGTGATAGTGACAGTTTAGGAAAGACAACGATGTATGATATAGTGGTAAATGCAGATAACATACTGATGGATATCTACCGTTCTCTGCAAATCGTATTCAAAGAAGAAAATTTGAATTTTGATCCGAACAATGTTTTAACAGGTGATTATAACAGTGATTTGGGGCTTATTGAACGACATATGCTGCCGTTCAAAAATATGATATTGGATTTTATCGCCGATCCTCGTGTGTACAGACTGGCGCCTGTTGATTGGGGGCTTATTGCTTATATCAAAAATTGTGCCGATAAAGGCACGCGTTTTCTGATATACACTATTTCCCCCACAAAGTCTGTTCAGATGACCAAGCACGCATTGTTCACACAGTGGTTTACTGGGTCAAAAAATATATGGTTTGCTGGTGAACAGTCTTCGACTGAGCGAATCGGTTTTGCCAGAGGTACATACGGGCGTGTTTTCATCGATAGTTTTCTTGATAATTTCAGGAATTGTGAACAAACTGCTTACAAGTATTTGATAGATAAATCGTACAATCAGCCTGAGTATAATAATGATTATACTGATGTCTTCAATGACTCTCGTCTGATACGCTGCTCTTCGGCACAACAGGCTCTTGAGTTTGCGGTCGGAAAGGTAATGACATTGAAGCTGCAGGAGCGACCTGTTTGATTCGTTTTTTTTCTTCCCTTTTCATAATGCAAAACAAGCGAGACGGTCGTACCTCTCGCTTGTTTTGTTTTCACGAAAAGAATACCGCCATCTCGTATGAAATGGCGGTATTTGTCAGCTTTCACAGTTCATGTCATCTTCGGCTAATTGTCGGGCGCATTTTTCTGCGCTGGCATAGGCAAAATATTTGACAGGTATCTTCTGTGAACGAGCTATGTTCATTATTTTTCCATAAAAAGAATGAGGCATTGCGTTTGACTGCATCCATACCACATCTGCGTTCTTTATCAGCGAACCGTCGGGATTTGTTCCCGGTTCAATAACGCGGATATTTATGAGCAACGGTCGTATTGCTTTGAGCCATGTAGCGTGTCCGCCGTAAATCACGATGTTGCGCTTTGGCGTATACGGCAGAGCGATATTCTTTTCGGATTCAGGCTCATTGTGCTCAACGTCGTTCTGTATCTTGTATATCAGCTCCCTAAGCTCTATCAGTTCAGCATGTTCCAATTCGGCGTTCGTTTCTATTTGCTGCGCTCTCCCCTGCTCTTCTTTCAGGGATTTACGAATCGCACAAAGGTCATTCTTTGCTTCGTCGAGCTCTTCGGTGAGACGCTCAATTTTGTTTTTCATATCGTCATTCTGCGCCGCTATTTTCTCGCTGTTGTCAGAAAATAAGTGCAGATTTGGCTTCTGAGACATGAGATAGTTTGTCTCAATCATCAATTGCATCAGTGACGCGTTCTTTTTGGATATCCCTGATTTGCGCAGACCTCGGTATGGTTTACCATCGTATGAAGTAAATGTCCTCGGTAAAACGACATTTCCCATTTCGAATACGATTTGTCCGAAATTATGATTTATGAGATCACTGCTGTTGACCTTATCGATATTGCACATTGTCCATACATAATGATCTGTATAGCATTTCTCGTAAAATCGGTTTCCGAAATCAGATATGGTTTTATGTTCGATAGGTTCGATGTCGCGGCAAGGGGATACAGTTTCATCGTTTTCAAGCAGATTTCGCAGTTTCATGTTTGTAGGCGTTGCCCACGGGAAATATCCGACGGCAATATCCAGCAGAGCGCTTGCTGTTTCAACAAGCCACACGATATTATCGCCCCTATCTAGCAGGTAAAAATAACCAAAAGCTATTTCATACGGACTACCGATTTGGAGCTTCTTCATGGGCTCTAATTCAGGGAATTTTCTCGTGTAGCGAAAACCGTGATTATGTCCATTCTGGATATAGTAGACGATTTCACCAAGCTTTTTCTCTATTTCCCTGGTTTTGCCCTGTATTTCGATCAGCTTATCGTACCCGGCATCGCATTTATAGTAAAGGTCGTTATGACCGGCATACGGTCCTCTGTCGTGTATCAGCGAATAGCTTGCAGTATCGCCCATCGTTGCCTGCGGTTTCATCATAAGCAGACAGTTTGGTTTCTGCTTATTGATAATGGGGTCTTTTTTCTTTTTAGCGCAGGCATCTTTTATCTCTTTGTCGATCAGTTCTACTGCACGTGATTGAGTCAAAAGCTGTTCGTGATATTTGGCGATATCCTTATAAAATGGACTCAGTATGTCAAATATCGTCTCTAACATTTGGAAATATACTTCCTTGAAATGATCAGACGCTTTTTTCCTTGTTTCTGACGATAATAGGGACAGTATTTTGTCCATACGTTCTCTGTACGACATTTGACGGGCGGCTTGGTATATTTTGCTTGCTTTGCTGTCTGTATCATACTCGAAGTCTGATTCTGTTATGCCGGTTGAGATATCATAGAGTTTTCCGACCGTTTCAGCAGTTCTCTTCACAGTAGTGTGGTTCAAATAAGTATCGTGTTCGTTATCTCTGTTTTTGATAAGAAACACCATGCTTTTAACGATTTTGTCAGGGAACACAGAGTCTGTGAAGTATGTCGGGAATTCTATTTCATCGAGTTCATCATCTGTTTCCGGCAGATATAACAGAGCTTCGTAGAGTGTTTGATTCTCTTTCAGTTCATCGAGAATAAATAGTGCGACGCCTATCGTTGTGAGTGTTGACGATAATTGACCATCTGTAATGAACATTGCATCCGGCATGGTTGATGTTGGATGTGCATGCAGATTGCAGACAATATGTTCCAGTATCAGATCCGGGTATTTGCTGCGAAATCGTTTTGATATTGTTGGCATATACTCCAAGAATGCTTTGCATCGCCTTTCATTATATATAGGTAGAGTCTTGAAGCATTCTTCGGGATTTTTCTCTATTCTGCTCAACTCGGAGTAATTTCTCGGTTTGGTTATTTCTTTGTATACCTGTTTGCATTTTGTCCGATATTCAGGTGAATCAGGATTTATGCGAGAAAGCGTCTGTTTTTCTTCTTTCAGCTTTTCCAGCTGGCTTTTCATATAGCTCGCGCAATGGCGGTCTTCTGTTTTCTTCTGCTTTGCCATAAATTACCTCTTTCGTCAAAGCCGTGTTCACAGCTTAAGTTGTCTTATCAAAGATGTCAAGGAATTGGATCAATGTTTTGGGGTCGATATTTTCCAACCACGCTGCCTGTTCGGGGTTTTCACGGACGAATGTCATCATTTTGTCCATCTTTCGCTTTAATCGTCTAGCCGCAATAAGCGTGTCCAGTGTCGCATCGTCAATTTCAATATCAGGAACACTGCCGTCTTTGTTAATGATTGCGTATGCTCCGTTGTTCGGGTGTTTGACAATACTGAGTTTCACCTCGTTGTTTACGCGCGTGAGCATTATGTTAAACGGATTTTCCGTTTCAACATCGGGAGTGATTATTTTTATTTTTGTCATGTGACGTTTTCTCCTGCGTATTTGTTGTTTTGTTGTGGGTCAGTTTCACAACACAGGTAGCTTGGATATGTTTCCTTCTGTATTTCTGAGATGTGAAAGTATGTTACGAGCATAATCGACGCATGTGTCGAGCTTTATCCAATAAGTTTCATTTAGATAAACGCCGCTGAATTCAATGCAAAACCATTTTCCGAAATCCTCTTTGTCTATTGGCGATTCGATGTTTTCAGATTCATATGCCTTGTAAAGCAGCGCTGCACCGTTTTCGTTCAGCGGTGAAAACCATCTATAGCAATGGTCTTCTGTGTAATCACAGCCGTTAAAAGGAGCGTAGTCATCAAGATCGTGGCATTTGATGATATCATCAGACTTCTCTACCAGTCGTCTGAGAAATTCTGTTTCATGTATTAAGCAATCTTCTTTATTGGTGAATTTTTTACCATCTTCAGCTATGTAAAACTTCACGTCTCTGCTCTTCATGATAGTTTGCTGTATGACATGCGGTACTTGTATTGTTTCGATTTTGGTTGTCATGGAACGATCGTCCTTTCCGTTATAATTCGTATTTTTTAGGCTGTTGTTTCTGCCCTTTGTACTTTACACAGGGCTTGACTCATACTGTTTTGCCTGATTTGTAGTGCCGCAGATGTCCTCTGACTTTTACTTCCTGTTCAGGCTTGGTATAGTTGCGCTTGATGCCATCAGGTTTCGTAAAGTTTTTGCTATCAAATTCATTGATAGTATAGACCCGACGAATTAGAGGCTGAGGTCTTTTCTTCTTATGTTTCTTATGAGGTTTATTTTTCGTGGCGGCGGTAATATTTCGCTGTTCAACAGCGATTTCTTCGCGATAGTATGTCATGAATTGCATCAAAGCGTGGTATTTAAGCGCTTCTTTTCGGTCTGTTTCGTCACAGAGTATAACGAGGTCGAGCGTTTTTCGTCTGACATCAGTCATGTTCGATGAATCAGGTGCAACTTTTCGGTTTAAGATGTTTTGAGAAACAGGGTCGTAGTCGAAAGCAATCAATGCGGTGTCATTGGGTTTTGCTGTGAGATAAACTGCTATCTCTACTATATTGTTTTTGCTCTCAAAAGCAATTTCGAGTTTTTCTCCCTGTAGTTCAATGACGCCTTTTTCCATTGGCGCTTTGAATTCTTCTCTATCAAGCCAGTTCTTATTTTCATAAAACCAGCTAATAACCATGTTCATGCGGTCATTGTTTTTTACAATAATGCGGTCAAGTTTATCTCGGTTAGTCATGCAATATTTCACCTCGCATTTCTGTTTAAGGTATTAACCTATAATCAAACGACGGCAGTTTTAGACTCAGTAAGTGCAATAGTTTTTTGTACAGGCATCTGTGTGATCGCAGTTATCTATTTCATCTTTTCTGCCGCCGTTTGATTGTGAACACGTGTGTTCGTTTATTCGAACAGTTTTGGGTCAATAAGCACAATGCTGTTTGTGTCATCGTTATAGACTACATAAACGTCGTGTTCATTATGTGTGACTGTTCTAAATATGTCATAATCAGAACAACGTTTCGGTTTAAGAATAAAACTGTCTATGTACCGCCGCCATTCCAGCTTTTTATTTGTAGCGTCGGTGTCAGCACCCGTGTTGCAAATATAAACGTTGGTAGCTTTGCGTAATGTTTTGTGTAAGAGATAGCACCAATCCTCTACACCAGCGAAACGCGCTATCGCCCAACCAACGCCCGCCATCGCGAACCCAACAATAGCAATACTTGTTAAAACAATTGTTGGTAATACTGCTCTTAGCGCACAGGTACATATCGCCGTTATTATCCCCAAACCCCCAAGAATCGATCCCGTTGCTGCAAGTATCGTTGAAACAAGATTTAAGCGGAGCATTTTGTGAATTTCAGTCCCCAACGATCGTAATTTGTTCATTTCGTCATCGGTTGGAACTCGGAGAATAGATTCCAAATGCTTATGGAAATCATACTGTTTGCTCTGTGCAATCTGGGAATAACCCAAAGGTTTCTGATTTTCGACAACAGCTGGTGCATTGTTTGTATGAATAACAGATATCTTGATATCTGTTTTGGGATCAGGTGCAGGCGGTTCGTAAGCTATATGCTCAGGTGTATAGCTAGGCAGCTTATCTGGTGCAGCTGTGAGTGTGCTGCGCTGAATACTTTCTTCTTCGTCCATCAGATGAACGGGAGTGTACTCTCGTCCCTGAAACGGTTTTGTTAAGTTAACAGCCATGTTTGATTTTACCTCCTCTTTTGTTCCAGTACGGCGCGTATTGGAATGCAATGTCGTACATGGGTCTGCCTGTAATCTGGTCTTTGAACATTTTTGCGAATAAGTCCATCTTATAGCCGTTCTCTTTACACCATCTCGTAATGACCTGTTTTGTCAACGGCGTGGCATAAACATAGAGGTCAGAGCAGTGATTGAACATCTCCTCTCTCGGATAGCCAGCTTCTAACAAGAGTTCCATCAGTGATTTGGTTTTCATCAATTTTTCCTCATTTGATCTCAACATCGAGCGGGCTGACGTCGTATTTGTTGAGTATTTTGATGATGCCGACCGCGTCTTCAAGCGAAATATCATTGCGTTTGAAAATGCGGCAAAGTGCAACCCATTCATCGAAAGTACGAATATCTGTGCAAGGTTCAGCACATATCTTTCTCGCGTTGATGATGAATTTGGTCTTTTCAATTATCTCGGGTGACGCAAGATAATCGAGAGTGGACTCCTGTACGTACCGAATAGGCGAATGTGTTGCAACTTCCTCTTCTGTCGTAAAGGTCTTGCTGTTCTTGTCATAGGTGATACCGATTCCTACGTCAAGGCAATATCGAATGATGTTAGTTCTGAGTTCTGAGTTGAGATTTGCAAAGTGTCCCATATGTTTTTCTCCTTACATGTTTTTTATAGAAAATAACTGCGGCAAGCCGCAGTTATTCGCCGTTTTTGCTGTTTATCTGTGAACGATAACGGAGTCAATTAATCCGAATTTCACAGCGTCATCAGCCGAGAGATAGTTGTCGCGCTCGCACGCGGCATGAATGTCTGCGACCGTCCTGCCCGAATGGTTGGCAAGTATCTGCTCCAGTCTGTTTCTGGTTTTTGCCAGATTTTCAGCGTGAATCTGAATATCGGTACACTGTCCCGATAATCCGCCGGAAATCAGCGGCTGATGTATCATGATCTGCGAGTTGGGGAGTGCGAAACGCTTCCCTGCTGTTCCGGCAGCAAGTAAAATAGAACCCATGGACGCAGCCATGCCTGTGACAACGGTTGAGATATCACAACCTATGTACTGCATTGTATCGTAAATAGCAAGTCCGTCTGTGACACTTCCGCCGGGACTGTTGATGTACATTGTGATATCGTCCTTGGATCGGGATTCAAGGAATAACAGCTGAGCTATTGTGATGCTTGCTGTATGTGAATCGATAGGCCCGTCGAGCATAACGATTCGGCTCTCAAGCAGCCGTGAGTAAATATCGTATGCTCTTTCACCATTCTGGGTTCTCTCTATGACGGTAGGAATAATATTAGGCATGTGTTAGTTTCCTTTCTTGTAAAAATATTTGTCTGTTGAATTTGTAGATTTCTGTACAGCTCATCAGTCGCTCCGTTTCATGATGATCCAAATAATGAATGCAATTATCAGGCTTATGACGATCGTAACGACTGTAATTGCGGCTGGCGGGACAAGCGTCCAGAATATGATCCAGCCCCATGACATGTCGATGCAGTTTGTGAGTTTCAGTATAGTCAATACGATGAATATTACGCCTGCTACACCGATTCCGCCTCCGGAGACCGCCCGTGTTGTATTGTGCTGTTTGTCATTGTTGTCCATGTCTTTGGTGTCCTTTCACTTGTGATGATGCATTTGTATTTTTTTAGGTTTACAGATATTTTCTTGCGTCGATACCTGTTATTTCTTCAAATACATCAGCGTCGAAATTGGGTATTTCTGTCACAGACTTTCTTTCATCATCGTTCAGTGCGTCCCATGCCTGCTTGCAAGCAGTTTTGTAATCCACTTTTCTCATATATCCGCCATATTCATTGTCGGGTCCGCATTCAGGGTGTGCAGCTTTTTCTTCACTTGTCATATCTTCAAAAGGCACATAACATGTGACGCGGAATGCTTTGTGCAGGACTCGCACACCCTTGAAATCCCAGACATGCTTTCCTTCCAGATCAACAGGCTTGTTGAACATATATATGGGCTGAGGCTTGCTGTTGAAGAAACCCGTGCTGTTGTTTGTGGCGTTCCAGTCACCGGTATTATTGTTACCATGATTGCAATGTCCTGCGTTCTTGTTGCCTATGTTTGAGTTACCGGAATTGAAGTCTCCACAGTTGTCACAGCCGGAATCAAAGCTTCCGATATTTCCCCTGCCGGCATTGTCATGACCTATATTGTAACTACCGGCATTGCCGGAACCGTTATTGCAATGACCTGTGTTGTAGGAGCCGATGTTGTGGGAGCCGGTGTTGTACCTTCCGTAGTTATTGGACTCGAATTTCGGATATGAGGTATTGGTCTTATTGGTCTTGTGCATCAGGTTTTTTATGAATTTGAACATTTTTGTCCCTCCTGTGTTTATATTTTGATAGCATTCAGTGTTTCACCGATGTTTGCGTTTATCACCAGGTCAGCTTTGCTGTCCAGGAATGTCGGCGATTTGTTGATTATGACCAGCGTACCTACGAACATTCTTGCCAGATCTCTAGCGGGGCTTACGTTTAATGATGTGCCGCCGACTATCAGGGTGTCAGCCTCATATATTGCCTTTATTGCAGCGCTGGTGTCCTTTTCGTCCAGAGGTTCTTCGTACAGTACGACGTCAGGTTTGATAATGCCGCCGCATGTACAGCGGGGGATATCGTCTGTGGTCGTTATGGCGTCCAGCCCATATTTCTTTCCACAGCACATGCAATGGTTGCGGCGAATGGAGCCATGCAGTTCTACGACGTTTTTGCTTCCGGCTTCGGTGTGCAGACCGTCAATGTTCTGGGTTATGACTGCCGACAGTTTCCCCGCCTGTTCCAGTTCCGCCAGTTTGCGATGCGCCGCGTTTGGCTTTGCGTCCGGATATATCATTCGATCGCGGTAGAAACGGAAGAACTCTGACGGCTTCTCGATGAAGAAATTGTGAGACAGTATTTCTGCAGGCATATAGTCGTATTTCTGATTGTACAGTCCGTCCGGCGAACGGAAGTCGGGTATGTTGCTTTCTGTCGAAACTCCGGCGCCACCGAAGAATGCGATACGCTTTGCGTTGTCTATGATCGATTGCAGAGTCATGATGATCCTCCTTGTTGATAGTTATGCAATTGCGCTTATGTCCAGATTTTCGATAGCAGTCAGAATATCAGACAGCACTTTTGTTATGGAATCGTCGTTATTTGTACAGCTTATTTTGTCTTTGATGTGCTTGTGCTGCAGGTTATCTTTTCCTGATTCGGTTATGATGATATTCAAATCCCGCTGGATTTCAATGGTCACAGAATCAGATCCCATCGGTATGAAAAGATATCCTTCGATGTTGTGTGCGTAATTTTTTTGCATATTTACACAATCACATTCAATGTTTACTATTATTCCCATATTGTTTTTGATGGCAGTTTTAGCCATATCATTCCATATAGGAACAATATACATTGGTGATGTGTTTCTGCTGGCTATGGGCGGGATGCGTGTTTCATATTTCTGCGATGACTTGTCCAGTTCATCAGAAACGATGACGACATGTAGATTATAGAAAGATGTTTTTGCTGACAATGCTATGCCCTCCTTCAAACGGCTATTATTTTTCTCAATATTGTTAGGTTACTGGTTTATTGCATTTGCCGAATCCGATTTTATAGCCATCGGTAAAGCAAACGTAATTTGGGTGATTGCTGTGAAAACCGTCTGTCTTATACACCGTAAATTCGTGTGAAATATCTTCCGAGTATTACTTTTGATATTGTTTCCAAATCGCATTTAGCAAGTATGTCCAGCTCATCACCTTCATTTATTGATAGGGTCAATAAGCCGAGCATCGACTTTGCATTGACAGTGGTTCCACTCTTTGTAAGCAGTATAGTCTGCTGGATGCTGTCCAGAGAGTGCAGGAAATCAGCAATGTTTCGGGAGTTGATAGATTCCATAGCTCGCACTCTGATTGTATTCGTCATTTGCTGTCACCTCTTATTTGAAATTGAGAAGTTCCTTAATGAACACGTCGAACAGAGCCACACCCTTTATATCAGCGTTTTCCGGGTCGTCGTCATCGCCGCCATCGAGCCATGGATTTGTGCTGTTTGTTTCCAGATATATCCATATCAGATTGATCAGAACAGAGTAATCCTCGGAGTCAACGGCGATATCGTGAAATACACAGAATCCTGCAATAAGGCACCGTAAGCGCTGTTGATTGCTTTGATATGAAAAATCGGTCTCATAAGCGAATCACAGCACAAACGATAACACATCAACGTTTTCATCGTCCGTAAGCTGTAATTCGTCTTCATCGTAAGAATTCTCTTTGCCAAACTGCAGATATAATGAGCCAAGACTGTGTCTTTTGTCAAACCACGACAAGATTTCATCGAGTTTTGTACCCTCGTCCCACATCAGTATTCGTGATGTGATAATTCCATTTTCATCAACAGAAGCACGCCGCACTTGTTCCCATAGTGTTTCAAGGAATGTGTCTGTATTTTCGATCGTCGGCATAGTCATGCACTTTTTTGCCAGCGATACTGTGAGAGCGTCGGGGTCAGATTTGTGTCCTGTCAGAAACGAATAGCAGTTTTCAATGTCTTCAGCCGAGTAATTTCCTGTTTTGGACGCCTGCAAAATGCGTTCGTTTACCGTCTTCTGCTGTTTTTCAGATGGTCCGAGTTTCATTTGCATTTCTTACACCTGACTCTCTTGTGTTTTTTCTTGGTTTTTTGCTTCGAGTTCCATGAGCTTGTCCATATACCAGTCGGCTTTAGCCAGGTCTTCGTTACCGTTCTTACGATTTGCTCTGTAGCGGTATTTGTACACGTTGCATTTACAGAATCCCTTTACAGCCTCGACGCCGAAAAGAGCGATCATCTCATCAATACATTCGTGCTTTCCCTGGTAGTGTTCAGGGTGGTTAACGTTATTTCCCATAAGTTGTCAGTCTCCTTCCATTGACTATATTAACCAATCCGTGCGGGCGCACGCCCGCCCGCATAATCGGTTATATGTCATTTGATGTCTGTTCCCGTGAATATCATAACTGTGTATCCTATCGGGAAAATAAGTATCAGAATGTCTCCCAGAGTGAAATTATGGCTCTGTTAAGCGACGACTGAGCCTTGTCTTTTAAAGACGATTTCGTCGTTTTCGATAGTTACAATTATTTCGCCTGTGAATTCTGAGCCGGGAATTTCGAACATCAAATCTGTCATAGATTTTTCTATGATAGATTTCAGTCCGCGAGCACCGGTTCCTTTTTCCTTTGCTTTCTTGGCAATATATGTCAGGACGGAATCGTCCCATTTCAATGTAACGCCGTCAAGTTCAAGAAGACTGTTGTACTGTTTGATTATAGCATTGTTTGGTTCAACAAGAATGCGCTTGAGTTCATCTTCGGTCAGTTCATCAAGCGTTGCAATGATAGGGAGTCTGCCGATAAGCTCCGGAATGATTCCCTGTTTAGCAAGCGCTTTGCTGTCGATTTCATCAGCATTGGTCTTCGTGGCTGTTGTATTGAGGAATCCGATGCTGCTTTTCTTATCCCTGTTCATAGTAAGGCTCTCGAAAGCGCCGCCGCAGATAAACAGCACATTTTCTGTGTTAAATCTGACGCGGTTAGGAGAATTTGGATTCTTTCTGCCGGCAGTCAGGATAACATCAACTTCACTACCCTCGACTATCTTGAGCAAAGCCTGCTGAACACCTTCTCCTGAAACATCTCTGGTGATTGATGTATTTTCACCCTTTCGAGCGATTTTATCGAGTTCGTCAATATAGATGATGCCGTGTTCTGCTGCGTCAAGATTCATGTCAGCCGCCTGAAGCAGTCTGAGAAGCATGTTTTCTACATCATCTCCTACATATCCCGCCTGTGTGACAGTTGTAGTGTCGCAAATGCAAAACGGGACGTCAATGACCTCAGCGACAGCTCTGGCAATTTCGGTTTTGCCGCAACCGGACGGACCTATCATGAGAATGTTTGATTTCTTGATATTTGTCTTGCCCGACAAGATTCGCTTATAGTGGTTGTAGATGGCAACAGAAATGATTTTCTTTGCGTCTTCCTGACCGACTACGCGGGTATCAAGAAACTCTTTGATGAGCTTTGGAGTCGGCAGTCTTGTTTCATTGATCGTCACATTGTCGTTCGAAGTTTCCTTTTCCTGTCTCGGCTTTCTTTCAGGTTCAATGTTGCCACAGTACGTGTCCCTTACGATATGGCTTTTGATCTCTGTCTTTTTATCCATTGGTATTTATTTCCTTTCAATTTTCGATTGCATACAGAAATGCTTTGCTGAAAAGCTCTCCGTTTGTGTATGAGCTGTCGTAGTTATTTTCTATAAATTCCGACAAGCGGTCGATAGCGTCATTAGAAAATTCTTCTTCTGTAACACTGTTGTCCATGTATGTCCAGCAGCCCCAGTTATCAGCCGATTCCTGGTATATCAACAGGACCGTATTTGTAAATTTATTCTTGGAATAAATATACTCAGCTAGTTCGTCGAAATCGTCATCGTCAGGAACGGACAAACCATTTATCATTTCGCAGGTGAAAATGAACGGTTTTAGTCCGGTCTTAGCTTCAAACATCTTCATATTTTCGGCAAATTTTGAGGTCTTGTCGAGCTGAATTTCAAGGTTGTCCTCAAAATATGTGTTTTTTGAGGTCTTGTAGCTTGAACTCCAGATTTTGGTCGTATTAACAGACGATGAGAACGACGATTGCGGTGCTTCTCGCCTTGAACAGGACGTTAGGGTCTTTCCCAAAACCATAAGAAGAATGATGACAGCGATGCTTGCTATTATGATTTTGATCACTGTAGAGCCGCAGCCGAGAGGAGCTGTATGGAACGAGCTTCCATTATAATAGGTAGGAGAATTGTATCTCGTACTAAAATGGGGTCGGTAGCGAGGTCTTGGCGGTGGGGGCGGCGGTGGTGAATAGGGATTATGATTAAATCCACCTCTGTTGGAACCAAATCCGCCGCCTGAGTATGAACGAGGGGGTCTGTTTGACAATGAACTGCTTGATCGGCTTGATGACGTCGAACGGGAACCTGTGCTATGCCTTGACGCTCCACCAGAACGACTTCCGCCGGAGCCGCCTGCTCTACCCATTTGAATCACCTCTTTCACGGTTTATCATATTGTTCCAGTCTTCAATAGCATTTGTTTCCAGTGTCTGCTCAAATTTTTCGTTGCTCAGACCACAGGACTCGCATTTGACGAAATATTTGTTTATTGTCATCATCTGTGTAAGGCGCACAGTTCTGTGCATTACAACCGGACGCTCACCGCAGGTACAAGGCTTAAGTTCCATTGTTCGTCTTCCTTTCGCGTGAAAGTTTCATAATGGATTTTGCTGTCTGCATTATAGCACATGCAGGATTTCTGCTCTGTAATTCATGCAACAGATGCTCGAAGCCAGTGGCATTTGCAACAAACTTCTGAACCTGCGCCGCATTCCACGCCATGATTGCGTCATTTTTTGCTTTTTCGTGCGCAGGTTTGATTGAGCCACAACGGTTCAAGCAAACGTATGCTGTTTCATCAGTGCCGCATTCGCGGCACATCACATGACATACGCTTATTCGATTGCGTTTTTTATTACCGGTAATACGACTATTGGTGACGTAGCTGTTGATGGTGTGAACCATAGGCGTTTTGCCACAGGCTGCACATTTGTACGGTTTGAATTTCATCTTGCTACCTTCCTTTTAATCAGGTATGATTTCACCCGTCAGCGATTCGACAATATCCTTGAAATATATTGTTATATACGATGTGTAGTCTTCATCGTATACGTCGGCATATGTCTGCAGCACAACGTCTCTGTTATCCTCAGGAATGCGATTCCTCTTAGCGTAATCACCAGATGCAACGTCAGCCGTAGCAAGCGTGATTGTGTCAGGGTTATCGTTGTATGCGTACTCAAGGCAGATCTGATTCATACCCATGGACATACACGTATTTGAGGCAATGAGCTTGCCGCCGTTGACAGGTACGTGTATCGCAACGTTTCTGTCGTCGTCAATGCTGAGTTCAGGGACGGTTACAGCAGGACCATCTTCTGTTATACCGTTGTCCTTGAAACAATCTGCGCTTTCGAAATCTTTCATGATTTCGTCAATATCGGCGGGTTCGAAAGAACATATCTTGTCGAACCAGTATCCGATAATAGTATCATCTCCGGAGTTAAGTTCGTCTTCAATCTTGTGAAGCTGATTTTCAAGCTGTTCAGCCAGGTTGATTGCAAGACATAAATCTGCTCTGATTTCGTTTTTGGTCATGCCGATTTCCTTTCTCAATAGCGTCAGTAAGATGTCTGCGTATCGAAGTTGTCGTTGCCCAATAATGATTTGCACATATCGATAGCAATTTCCTGAATTGAAGGGCATTTAATACTGTTTTTGGTTACGATAAGAGCCGTACCGGTGACATATCTGAGCTTTTCGTTTCCAGATTCGAACAGTATGAACGCATCATCGTCAGGCATGATTTTCTGCAGCTTTTTGGCGAACACTTCGATATCGTCCATGCTGTCAGGGTCAGAGTCATCGCAGTAATCTATGCTGCCATAGCTGCCGAAAGCGTGATAGATTACGCTGTTGCGGGTTTCAGACATATCTTCGATGCTGTCTTCTGAGCACAAGCAGTTAAATAGCTTTTCGTATTCAGCTTCGTCTGTTACGCGGAAGTAATTTGTGCGTGAGGCACATGTATAATTAGCCATAGTAGTTTGTCCTTTCTTCTGAGTTACATCTTAGTATCCGGTGTGATGAAATTGAAATTCATCATGGTTTTGTCACCTCTTTCAAGTGTTATTCCCCAATGGAAACAGCAATAGTGGCTTTCTTGTTGTCGGGTATGAACAGGTCATAATATTTGCTGTAATCAATTTCCCATGTTTCATTAAATGGGTTTGTTTCGGGCGTGGTAATCGTTATGTCGTCTGTCTTACTGATTCCAACAGGCACTGATTTGGGACAGATGATCCAGTTGATGTTTTCACGCTTATCGAGTGTGTACATAGTCTTCATTCTCGCAGATGGTACAGGAATCATAGGAACACCGTCGATAGACTTGATGTACAAGTCAAGTTCGCCTTGTTTGAAATGAGATTTTTTAATATTTCGAGCAGTTTTGTCTGATAACACGAGCTTGTCATAAATAGGGCGGCTTATGGTGATAACTATATCCTGTTTGTTTCCGATCACATCACGAACTTTGTCAAGTTGGTTCAATAATGCGGGCATTATTGTGGTTTTATCCGGGGTATAAAATTCACGGATACCAGCAATAGCTGCTAGTTTAGAGTAGCGGTACGCATCGATTCTGGGATTGATACTTTTGCGTTGAAACGCAGCTATGACAGCTGTTATGGTCGGCACGATGTCATTTTCATCGATGTCAAGCTCATCTATGTGAAAGCATTTACCTATTCCTCTGGAAAGCGTGAGCGTTTCGTAGGAACATGCGATATAAGAGCTGTGTATATCAGGGTCAATTTTTGGTATTTTTATTTCGAAGCCGCCATTGTATATAGCCTGTGTAACATTCTCTTCCATCCAACCAGATGTCGTGTTTTCAAGCGTCTGTTTATCCAACGCTTTTTGAATGGTTTTTGCTGACTTAATGAGGTCAATCATTTTGCTCCTTCTCCTTGCTGGTATCATAGTGGCGTGGTTTGTGCCACATATACTGTTTTCTGATTTTCTTTTCCTTCCAGTTATTTTCAGTTGGTGCGAAACGATCGTTCCAATAACCGAAGTCATTATTGGGTTTACGATTTTTGTGGCGGAGATATGTAACATATTCGCCACAATCTTCGTAGTCACGTTTATTGGGACGCAATGAAACACCAGAGTACTTGTAGAAGCTCTTGTAATGTCCCCATTTGCGATGAGTTTTGCTCTGTCTGCAATTGTGAGGGTGGTAATTGTTTCGACGGCTGATAGCACGAAGTTCTGAAAAGGACATTTCAGAAGCTATGTCTATCAGAGGTTTGAAATCCCTGATATTGAGCGTTCTGCCATATTCGTCAAGAATTTGGATATAACGGTCATATACCAAAGGTTCGCGATAATCATCGGTGAACCATACCCGTTCGATATCGGTTTTGGTAACACGCTGGTGTGCCAAAATATGCTCATAGCTGAAGCTTGTTCCGACCCATCTTGCGAACTCCATGTCAGATTCGAACTTGTAGTAAGTCTTGATCTGAGCCAGACTGCCGTTAGAAGCAAGACCGTATTCTATATATATGACCATGTTGATTTCCTTTCTTGTTTATTCGTTACAACGTGTGTTCCACTCGGAAACAGCAGCGGTCTTTGACCTGTCTATTACACCGGGTCTTACAGCACATCTGTCGTTGCAACAGCCAACTCGGTATGATAATGGTTTTGATGTACTGTCAACACTTGCTCCGTATATCTCAGTCAATTTGCCGGGTTTTCCACAAAACGGGCATGGCTTGAGATTTTTTGCAGATTTCGTGACATTTTTCATGTCTCTGAGTCTGTAATCACAGCCTTTTAACAGCAGATACTGACGATACAACAATATGTCGTCATGTCTCATAGAAAACGGAACGTCTTCTATATCGGATGGCGTCAGTTCTATCTCATCTGTGATTTCAAAACCATGAGTTTCACCATCGTCCCAGCCGCCTGTTGTGATATCAACCGTGATGGTTTCATCGTTTTCGTGACGGACGATGTTTTCTATTTTGACTGGATTGAAAATATCTGTCAGAATAGTTCTGATTTCATCGTCGGTGAAATCTGTGAGTCTGCGATAATCATTCATCATGTCCACCTATGTACCCAAGCTGTTTGAGCGTCTTTTCAAAAGCGTAAACCCACAGGTATACACGCTTGTCAATGCGTTTTCCGCAGTAATACAGCCATTGCCAGTAGTCGCTGTCATATTCTTTGATCAACTCGATCAGGCGTTCTGTTGGATGAAAAGAATTGCCATCACAGCTGTTGTTCACCTCGTCGCTTACCAGTTCCCAGAATTCTTCTTCGCTTGCGTAATCAAGACCAGAATTAACTTCGTAGTCGTATTCCCTGAAATACTCCTTGATATCTGCCAGCACATCGTCCTCGTCATAGACATATTTATCAGACGAAGCCTGAAACTTGCTGATGAAGTATCCGACATCGTGTCTGATAAAACCACAGAGCTTTGCAGGTGTGAGTTTGTTGTACCATGTAGCAATACAATCGCCAAGGTCGCCGCTGATGATAAGACTGCCGCGCTTCTTATCAACGATGAAGTTTGCATAGTAATCGCCGCTGCCATCGGATCTGCGCCAATCAGCAGCAAAATAGCGATCTGTATCCTGAATCAGTGTTGCCTTGTGTGTAGCGAACTGCTTAACACACCACTGCTGTTCGATTTTGGTCTGTTCATCGTACATTGTTTATATTACCTTTCCACCGTGTTTGTACGGTCTTGTCTTATTGAACTCATGCTTTTCGACAAGCATGGACCCAATGTCTATTCCGTAATGACCACACATATCGAATATGCGCAGTATTACGTCAGCTAGTTCAGACGGAACACCTTCTGGCTTGCCGTTTTTATCGTAGTAGGTTTCGTCAGGTCTGTGTCCGTCACGAAACGCTTCAAGTGCTTCTGATAATTCTTGATGGCAGAGTGCGATTAACTCGCCAAAATTGCGCGACGATTCCCACCAACCGTGTTTTATTGCATTTTTATGCACGCTTTCAGCAAAATCGTTAATAGTGGCAACAGTCCTTGCTTCTTCTTGTGTCATGTGATTATCACCCCTTTGTCTGTATAGCAGGAAACTGCTTTATGATGTGCAGTCCGAAATCACATATAGCTCCGCTTGATGTTAAGCGGTCTATAAGCGCCTGACGATCTATGCAGTTATCGTTCAACATCGTTGTATCTGCGTTATTGACAGCCGGTTCGCTTTCGATACGGTTATAGGCTTCGTCAATGGCTTTGTCCCAGCCGTCAGCCCATGTATCAGGGTCAGCGTCACAGCCGCCTATTTCCTGCAAAATCTCAAGCACACGAGCGCGAGATAAGTATTCATTCATGCGTTTGCTTCTCGTTTTTCATATATCTGCCGCAGTTTGGGCAGAAATTAGGTCTATAAGTGTTATCGTTAGCTCTGATGCACTTGTCATACTCGAAGAAATAACCTGTTGGATACATTCCAAAACCGCATTTATCACATTGTATGATTGCATTCACTTTTATCCATTTCGTATTACAGTCTTCATTTTCAGTACACAACGTGAGCTCTTCTTTCTTGACTCCTCGGATATAGCAAGACTGTCCGCATTGTGTGCATGTATCAGTCTTGATAGAAAGCGAGCGACCATAGTCAACGATTTTCACTTTCGACCCCTTTTTGATACACTGCCCTGCCCCATTCTTAATAGAATGGTCGAGTGTCGCGTATTTACCTACGCAATCACTCATTCTTATTGTTTTCTTGATCATATCTCGATGTTACCTCACTTTCTGTTGCTAATTTGTCTGCCGCAGTTCGGGCAAAATTTGTAAGGATTTATGCGCTTTTGCGGATACTTACAATTATTGCCTGTCACATAATAGCATATTTTTTCACAGGCTGAGCATTTCCACATACTGCTTTTGGAACGAGTATTCGCAGGAATCCATTCAGCGATTTGTGCGTCGTTTTTGTTGGAGCGGGATGAATTGTTTGTTTTCTTGTTTTTTACAGATTGGTTCATCGTTGTCATATCTTTTTTATTATCAACCATTCCGATGCGGTCACAGACCGCATTACGGATGGTGATTATTCTCAGGCAACAGGCTTTAAGTATTCTTCCGCGATTGTTTTCTTGCCACGATTGTCAAAGACAACGTCCATAATAGACTGACGTAATGTCTTGCGGATATCTACGATAACGCCGTTGCCGAACTGAGAATGGCAAACTCGTTCGCCTACTCGAAAAACATGTTTTGGAGCAGTTGTTGAGTCTGTCATTGATGCTCCAGACTTCTGCTTGGTGATGACACGGTAAACTTGAGCAAGAAACGCGTCAACCTTTGATTCTTCAACAGAAACCTTGAAAAGTTCATTATTGCGCGTATTCCATAGAACACAGTACGGTCTCTTGAACAGTATGCTGTCCAATGCAGCTTTGAGGAAGTCCTCAACACGAAGCTCCTGTCTGTATTCAATCTGCCAGACTGAATCATCACGAAGCACATCAGCTATGGCATGAATTGTGATTTCTTTCAGATTCATAGTCATCTGTCCCTGTACGTTCTCATCACGGTCAAGTCTTTCTGACAGTCTGTCCATCAGCTTGTTATGCTGTACCGGATTAACCAGTGGCAGTTTGACCTGATTGTAATATCTGTTCTGATGAGTCTGCTGAGATACAAGCATGAGCAGTTTTTGCTCAGCTGTATACTTGGACAAGTCAGGCACAGTCTTTTCGTTCTGCTGAAATGCAAATGCCAGCTGTGCGTCAATATCATAATTGCTGAAAAACACAGTTTCCTGATAAGCCTGGATACAGGGTGAAAGGTCGATAAGAGCGTCACGCTCATTGATTTCAATGAGTGATTCATTTGAATCCATCTTTACGACATTTATCAGCTCCTGCGTCTTCGCAATTTCCTCAACGAATTTGAAATTGAACATTGAGTCTGTATATGTGTCAGTCAATGCTTTCTTTTCCGTAACGCTCATGAGCGTCTTTTCTGAGAGCAATTCAACAGGTTTATGATTCTTGATAGACTGCACAAATACAATTTCGTTCTTGCCGCGAGACGCAGCGACGCAGAATATGTTGCGAAGTATTTCGCTATCAACGCCGGGCTGATTGTTGCGAACCGCCCAATATGCTTCGTCCCAGTCGAAAACGACACATATGGGCTTTTCCATACCCTTTGAGCTGTCGTATGTTGTAAAGATAGCAGTGTTTTCGTTCGGTTCAACATTGGCATTACTGTTTTTGATACTTGCATAAACAGTATGCTTATTGAATGTGGCAGGATAACGTTCTTCGAGTGTATTGAGAACGTCTGTCATTCCACCAGTCTTACCGCCGAGGCACAGTATGTCGCCGGGGTTCTTGTCTTTGAGCCATGTTACAACTGAATCTTTTCCCATAACAGATACATTGCAGTTCTTGTTCACACCGACGATGTTCTTGTGCCAAATACGCCCAAGTTTTGCCGCCAGTTTTGGCTGTAATCTGAAGCACTGTGTGAATTCAAGTTCAACATGTTCATCAAGAAAACTTTCGGACCATGTTTCTACGTCAAGGGTGGTCTTGTCGTAAATTTTCTGAGCCATGTCACCAACCATGATGATCTGCATGTTGGGATTGGTTGACTTGATGTATTCAAGCATTTCAGCAAAATCAAGCTCGATGTCCTGATACTCATCTATAATAAGTATATCAAAACGGGGTATGGACAGCTTGTTGGCTGTGAATTCTCTGATAGCGTCAGAAATACCACAGCGGATACCGTTTCTCATCAGATAAGGGTATACGAAGCCATGATAGTTTGTAACGATGACGTTGCTGTTTTGGATTTTAGCTTTAGCGTCAATTTTAAGCAGCTTATTATAGGTCAAATACAGGATCAGCTTGTTCTTCGGGAACATATCGCATAAAGCTTGTATCGCAGTGGTCTTTCCAGAACCGATGCAGGCTTCCACGCGAACGTTTTTGCCAGATAAGGCTGTATCACAGAACAGCTGTTGTTCTGTAGAGAGTGAATTATAGTTCATAATTATTTCCTTTCCTTTTTTTGAGCATAAAAAAGAACCGTCAGAAGTTCATCTAACGGTTCGTTCGTCTTTAAGCAGTGTAGTAGTGATGGAGCGTTGCGTCTTCGAGTTCGCCTGCATTTTCAGTTTCTTCGCAATAACGCTCTGCTTCCTCGTCGAGCATTCTTTCCAGTTCCTCTGCTGTGGGTTCGGGGAAAGCCTTTCTCCATTCGTGATCAAACTCTATTCTTGTCGAACCAAAGATGTCTATAATGTGGTTAGCAATTTCGGCATCAGATTCGAAACAGCGATTGAATCGAAAAGGCTTGGGTTCTGCGTTAATTTTAACCACAATAGCCGTGTCGCCAGACGCTGACAGCATGTTTCTGATGTCTTCTGTGCTATATTCCGTGCAAATGTCTAAATCTAATGTCATAGGTTTACCCCTCTCACAAAGTTTCCTTTAGTTTTAGAGCAAACCGACGCCACTCAAGTGGCGTAAATTATCGGGGCGGAAACATATTTTTCAATGTCTCAGTTTCCATGAAATAGGTGTATTTGAGTTTTGAATCTTCAAGCATTATCATCTGAGTCTTGTTATTATCATTACATAACGCTATTAGATAAATTGGCTCTGGACTTTGAATCGGTTGATAGTTTTTGATTGAAAAACGATATCGGTGTTCCCTTTTGTTCTTTTTTGTGCATTCAATGCGCGTCACGCTATCACACATGACACGTCCTACAATGGTTTTTCTTGTGCGATACATTTTAGGCGCTTTGCTGACGTTAGAGCATATATAGATGGGAATCGGTGTTGTAATTTTGGGTTTTCTTAAAACGTCAACATACTGTATTTCACCGTTTTGTATTTTTTCAACGTCCTGTCTTCCGAGATAAAGAACTATAGCCGCTGAATCATCAGAAGATACGTTGGGCTGAGGCTTTGTTTCAGATTCTGGTATCTGTTCAACGATTTTTTTCTTTGGCACAGTTGATTCAAATTCAGGTTGGTCTGTTTTTGCTGAATACACTGTCACAGTATCAAAGGGCATAAGCACTTTCAGTACCGGTTCAATCTCTTTTATATAATCAAGACCATATATTTTATCAATAGGCGGAATAATTACGTTGTGCAATTGTTTCTCGTTTATTATGTTTGCTAGTTCCTGAAACATTCCTATAAGACGTATTAGCCGTTGGTCGTGGTCAGCTCGACTGACGATTGGCAGTAGTATCAAATGGTATTCGCCGAACAGATTGTGCACTGGCTCATCGACCCAGATAACGTGATGTCCGTGTTCCTGCACTAATTCGCCTAGTATTTTTTCATTTTTGAACAGTTGCTGAGCTTCTTTCGAGATGGAGTCATTCATGACGAGAGATCCATCTTTTCGAACATTTCCAAATGTCGGAATTACCAAAGCGTCATGCAGTATTTCAAAAATTGATTGCATTCCGTAATAATATTTCATTCGATTAACCTTTCTCTCTTCCTTCGAATATTGCTTTTTTTGAAAAAAATATAAAGCCGGAATGCATTAGCATTCAGCTTTATATTTGGCGTCAGATATTGGATTCAAACCAATTACCAAAAGCGGTTCGCTTTTTTGCGCTTTCACAGCACTACATTCCGACGTGTAAACGCAAGGAAAGGAAGGAAACCTTGCGTTTCTCTATATGGTGGAAAGAAAGGTTATCGAATTAACCCGCAGTCAATCGCATTGTCATTGGCAAATGTTATTGGCTGCGGGGTCAGATGGTATACGCGGGAGAATATCTCAAAAATCATAGGAGGTGATTTGTGAGTTCAATTGCGGGGAAATGGTGGATGAAAACCCGCTGTGTTTGTGCGTATGCTCTCTGTATCGAGTGTTTACAGAACACTACGATTTATTATCAACCCGGCAGGAGCCCTGCTCCTGCATTGTGGTTGATTGGCAGGTGTGCTATTACGCCAGAGAACGATATCGGTTTGTTGATATCATATCTGTTTTCATGTCTTGCCGTGATATATATTCCGATATATCTGTTCGAAAACAAACCCTAAAATTACACAAAAACAATTCAGATACGATATGATGAGTTCACTCTTTAGCTGATGGCTGCTTTTAAGCCTACAGTCCTGTAAGTGGTTACTTTTCAGCTTTCACCGGTTCATCATCAACAATGAACTTGCGGATAGCTTCGATGAAATCGTTTCGGTCATCGACCTTGTTGTTGTAGATTCTTGAGGGTGTTTCCAGAACCAGCGTAAGCGGTTTGGTCACGTCAAGACTGAATACGCCCAGGATAGACTTAGCGTCTATGGCGTACCTGCCGTTTTCGATCGTTGCGTCGCAGGTATACTCTGCTGCGATGTTTACGAATTCTTTCACAGCTTCGATAGACGGTATGGAAATCGTCTTTTCGATAGCGTCGGGAGATCTGTGCTTTGTCATGTCAACCATGTTGTCTAGTTCCTTTCAAATTTGTCTTTGTCAACGATGTCAATGGACCGGAAAACAAGTTATCACCTTGTTTTCCGCTTGTCTGGAGCAATGCCCCGCCTCATTGTCCAATGATAATTCCTGATGAATTATCGCCCTGCTTGCAGCGACTATTGCCGCCGCTATGCCAGATTTTGCTATGTCACATTGGCAGGCGGACTGCCAAACGGCTTTACATTATAATAAACAGCGAAGACAACAGGTCGGATTCGAACCGACATACGGGGAACACGTCCCCTGCTCTGCCATTTAAGCTACTGTCTGACATATACCACAGTGCTGCATTATAAAGCTATTAGTCAAATAGTGTTCAGCTTTACCGTGAGCCGTTGACTGGACGGCGGCTGTATCGTCTGTTGCTTTCGCAACGCCTTTGTTGTCTTCAGACTATCGTCTGATTGGTGATCCGTGGGGGATTTGAACCCACCGTTTCCGCCGTGAAAGGGCAGTGTCTTGACCACTTGACCAACGGACCAAATTGCTCGTCTTTCCGAGCTGTCATCACGCTACTTACGATTTGTACGCTTCGTTTGAGGTGAGCCCGTCAACATAATGCGCTGGTGCCGGCGACGGGACTTGAACCCGTACAATATTGCTATCGGGGGATTTTGAGTCCCCTGTGTCTGCTAATTCCACCACTCCGGCGTACACGCCCTGCATTATTTTACAGGGTGATAGCTGTTTCGTTAGAAACATATAAGCGGATACGGCTTCTTTTCCTTGTATGCAGTCATAGCAGCATCGCCGCAGATTTCAAGCTCTTCTTTTCCGCCTTCGCAAAACTTGGTCAGATGTTCGTTATCTGTATATGCTGTCAGATATCGCTCATTTACAACTGGTATCATTTTGGTGAAATCTATGAAATTGGCATATACACCATCACAGAATGCAGTTAAGAACATTTTATTGGAGTTGTAGAAATTCTCATCGACCGGTGCATAATCTCCAAAAACACCTCTCTCACACGTTCCGTGAAAAACAGGACCGCAATAGAGGTCGTTGACTTCAGGGTCAATGATATTCGCTTCTCTTTTGCGTAAAGCATTTATGTAATCGTGGTCTATTCGGTAAAGTCCGAACGGTACGCCGCAAGGGTTGTCAGATTTTGTAAAGTTCATATAGTAGATCCTTTCATGAAGATGGATGATCAAGTTCAGATGCTATTTCTTGTTTATCAACAATGTTGCTCAAATTAGATGAAGCAAGGAGACGCGCTTTTCGTAGTGCTATTTGTCTTGCTGTTTCTTTTTTCTGACCAGATTCGATTTGTTCAGTGTATTCATCGTCATAATCAAAAGCCCCCAGCAATGCATTATCGTGATCGATAGCTGATTCGTTCAGAAAATCATAGTTTTTTGTTTTTATGTTGCTATATGTTTGATGAGCTATGTTTTGAATTGTCTTTTTATACTTTTGACAAAAAGTGTTTTGTTCAGCACTGAAGCCTTTTGGTTCAAAAGGTGTGAGATATTCAGTATTTACAACCGGAATCATAAATCTGAAATCCAAGTTTCCTGTTTTATTGTGGTTACTATCTGTTATTGATGTTCCATAATATTCTGTCACGCCGGTATCGTAACGAGAGCCCGGTATTATCATATCACCTTTAATTTGGTGAGATACTGGGACAAAATAATCAACACCATCTTCGTGAGTTACTGGTCCACAATAGAACTTGCGGCTGCGACCCTCGTCTTCGTAATCGCATTTTGGGACATGCTCGTCACGTAACGCAAGAGCTTCGATATATTCCCTATCAACGTAATAGAAACTATACGGAGTACTGGATTCGTAACTCATATCAATTGTCCTTCCCAGAGATGTCGTTCATGATGTCAGATTTGCCGTGAAATTGAGTAGCGCTAAAAATATATAAGGGCTACAATGTAGCATTACTGTCGAAAGTGCCGTATGAAAGTCAACTCATACGGCAGCAAATGAGAGGGGATATGCGTTCGCTGTTGCCTGCTTGATGTCGTTTCCATGTTGTCCAGTCAAAGATGTCGTTCCCTGATGTCGAATCAAGATGCCATTATCAAGTTGTCGTCAAAGATGTCGTCCCAAGCTGTCCAGTCAAAGATGTCGCTCAATGTTGTCACACAAGATGTTGACTAAGATGTCGTTATCCAAGGTGTCAGCAAAGATGTCATTACCACGATATTGACCATGATGTCATTCCCATGTTGTCGTATGTGCAGTGGTTTAAGTCGTGGTTTTGTTAGTCCTACTAGGCAATGCTTCACAGCATGACCCAGTGACGCAAGCCACAGCTACTTGCATAACTCAGCCTTGTGACAGACAATATTTAATGTGCCGGCTGTCGGAGCACAATTGGAGCTGTTTTGAGGCAGTTAACCTATTAACAGCATATATGGCAGTTTTAAGGGAGACTCACGTACTGCCAACCCCACGTCAATCATGAAACCAAGATTCGTGTTTTGTTTTCAATGATTGAATTTAACTGTTTTGATAATTGTCGTCTGCTACAGCAGCGCTTGCCATATAACGCTCATATTCGTCAAGTATCTGATTTTCTACTTCGTTGCGGAATTTTATCGAAATAGGATGAGCAATATCACGGTATACGCCTGTTTTGTCACGACGATTAGGCATTGCTACGAACAGTTTGTCACCCTTTTGAATTATTCGTATCTCATGGATACAAAATTGGTTATCAAAAGTCACTGATACCATAGCTCTGCATATTCCCTCATCGGAAACACTGCGAATCTTCACGTCTGTAATTTGCAACACGACCACTCCTTTCCTAAATTTTGGGTGTGTCAATGAGACCATGCATGTTGTCTTTTGCATGTTGTTTGTTTACTATGTCATACATGATGTCATTACAAAGTGGTCGGTTCAATGTTGTCGTGATGTCAGGTTATTGGGCCTGAATGGTGTACCATCGGGGATTCGAACCCCGGACACCGGCATTAAAAGTGCCGTGCTCTACCGGCTGAGCTAATGATACATATTATCGGGTCAATTAAGACCCGATTTAGAAGAAATTACTTCTTCTTCTTTTTTCCCTTGGATTTTGTGGTATTGGCGGCAGAATCATGAGCTATAATAGCTCTTTTGATATTAGCGCCGAACTTAAAATCGGGAGTACGTCTTGCCGGAATCTGTATCTTTTCATGTGTGCGCGGGTTTATGCCATTTCTGGCGGAGCGCTCACGTGTGAAAAATGATCCAAAACCGACGAAAGAAACAGTCTGATTCTCAATCAGGGCATCGGTGATGGTATCCCCCATTGTCTTCAGTATTGTCGTGATTTCTCTTCTGGTGTATCCCGTCTTGTCGCTTACGGTCTTGATAAATTCGCTCTTAGTCAATGCTGTCACCTCTTTTCTGTGATGTCGATAGTGTATAAAATACTCAATCGTGCGATTGAATCTTTTTCCGAAAAAATAAAATGGATATTTTATCTATTCATTATTCCGCTGTGACGCTAGTCACAGAGGGATTGGGATCAAATATGTTTGTAACAAGGTTTTTGGGTAGAACAGAATTCATCCTGTGTTTGATTTTTTCATTTCTTCTAAGGCTCGTTGGCGTTGTTCTATATTTCTATTGAGTCTTAATTTTATGAGCTCAGACGGGTCCTCAGGCGGTGGTGCAATGAAGTCTGTCGTATCTGTTTGGTTTCTTTTCGTGCTTTTTTTAATCAAAACAGTTGTTGTGGTTTTATTTTCTGTTTTGGACAGATCTACATGTTGCTGTTGCGGTACATCATCGATTAATACATCGGTTTCGTCTTTTATGATAACATCGTTTGGTGCATTGTTTGCTTCATTCGGTATTGATATTTCATCGAACGGGAACATTTCGTCGAGGTCGAAATCGTTTGAATCAGTTGTTTCATTTGATTCGTTAAAATCCTCAGGTCCATATTCATCTGATGATTCGTCTTCAAAATATGGTATTTCGTCTTCGAATTCGTTATCATCGAAATCAGATTCTTCGTTATTTTCTGTTTCGACTTCGTTGGAACAGTCGTTTAAGTCAACATGGACTATCACGTTATCAGGTAAAGTTTCATACAAACGTGTTGAAGTGTTTTCATCGATTGATTCAAACGTTCTGAGCCATTCCCATTCGTCATATTCTTTCATGCCAGATTTTTTCAAAATCTCTTTCATAAAAGATGTATCATTTTCAGATGGCAGATAGTCGTCTAAAAGAAGATGAGTATCGTGATCAGAATAGATTTTATCTTTGTCTGGAAAGATGGGTAACAGCAATCCGTTGTCGTTCGGTCCCAGCTTGTATTGAAAGCTATATTCACCCTTTTCGTTTTGAGATAAAATGCCGAGAAGATGTTGTTGCAGTTCGCCGTTCGGTTCAACGATCGGTTTGGTACAAACGAACATCTTTTTCACAGTGTTTCACCTCAAATCTTTGTATAGAAAAAATAGAAAATTCACGTTTATGAGAATATTATAACATATTCACGTATACTTGTCAACACTAATTACAAAAAAAAGGTTCAGGTTTTCACCCGAACCTTTTGCACTTTGTACTGTTTTACCACTTAATATGAATGTGGCCACCATTCCAACGGTCATCTTCATAAGATTCTTTCCAGCACTTGATTGAAAATCCAAGCGCTATGAGACCTGTGATGACCATAACAGTGATAAATGCAGACTCAAATGCAGCACCATCGTTCTGCGCAGCCGGTGGCACAAGCCACCATGCTGTAAGCGGAAGTGCTATGATGTTTACCATAAATGTTCTCCATACCAGTTTGATGAGTATGATGGGCAGGCTGACAATTATCTTAAGTATAAATCTAATCATTGTATCAATTCTCCTTATTGTGCATTATGTTTTTTAATAACCAACCGTATGCGGGCTACCGCATAAAAATAAGAAAATGTCATAATATCTGTCAAAACAGAGGTGTCATTGATACAATGTCTTCATAAGTATATCACATAATTAATTGCTTGTCAAGGTATGAGATTGTATTTTGTAGACTATTGCTATAATTTGTATATTTATAATAAAAGTATAGCCCTATGCTATAAAGCACAGGGCTATATTCATACGTAAGATTGAGCAGTATTTATAAGCTCATCGATAGTCAGACGCCCTTCGTTGACGAGCTTGCTCAGGTATATACCATAGCAATACTGTGTTACAACGAGGACACACCAGTCTTTTTCTGCAAAAGCTGGATTTGTAGGTACAGGCTCGTTTTCCAGTCGTCTGTATGACGCACAAAATGTATCGTCATATTTGATGTTGAACGGAGCTACAGGTCGAGCCTCCTGTGCTGTATAAAACTTACTTCCTCTGCGAACGAGTTCTTCTACCACATCGCTGGCTATCGTGTGCTTGCCGACACTGTCTATCGACCGTCCAGATAAACACTTGATCACTCGTTTCTTCATTTCCGGATGCAAACCGTCGGTAAAACCATAATAATTGTTCATATGTGATTTCCTTTCGCTGGTATATATTTCCTTTTTTAATGATCAAAAGTAATGATTTTTTAACCAACCCGACGGGTGCCTTGCACCCGTAATCAAAAGAGGGCTGCTGTCGCAGCCCTCTGAGCTATGACACACGGACATCAGTCCTTACTGTAATCGTCATTGTGGCTCGGTGTGTCAGTATTCGTCGAGTTGCTAACGCTTGCAAAACGGGCTTTCAAGCGGCTAAGCGGTCCTTTTTTCGTTTCGGTTGATGTTTCGCTTGTCTGTTTAGATGTTTCTGCTGTTTCAACAGACGCGGCCGGCGCATTATTCTGTTTATTATTGAGGACTTCCTGTGTTGACTTGTCTTTAGTCATCTGCGGAGTAAACTTGCTGCTCTCCTTTGCTTCAACGACTTCACGGCTGTGATTCTCGTGAACTTCATTCAGAGTATCCATGACCGTACTCTTGAGAGCAAAATCATCATTGGGATCAGGACGAGGTTCTTTGTCGAGAATAGCACTCTTGGTTTCCTCAACATATGCGTTGAGAGTTGCTTCGTCAGGTATATACTGTTTGTATTTCTCATCATTGGCAATACCTGTGAGCCACTTTTCCTGTTCTTTTTCGTTCATGAAAGCGGTGAAAGAGTCAACGATTTCTTCTTTGCTCATCGAATCTATCGTGAGCTTGAAAAGCGCCTGATTCTGGATTTTTTCGTCCAGACCACCCTGCTTATTATTTACGCCGCAGGACGCGTTAAGGGCAGCCTCATAGTCTTCTTTGCTCACCGAGTTCCAATCGATTTTCTGTGAAGATTCGTTCGCACGGGTGCGAGCTTCGTTCAGTTCGTTGGTAAGTGCTGTGTTTTTGTCGGCATCTTCAGCGTTCTTGAAGTATACCTGACTTTTGGCTCTGAGTTTGTCTATTTCGTCAGACGCACTTGCAACGCTGCCTTTTGCCTCGATATAACTCTTTACACTTTCGTTCTGAACAGAACTGGTGTCATACAGTGCCCTGTTTGGAGCCGCAGCCGACGGAATAGTATTGGCCATTGCCGCCTTGATGTTGTCATACATACTCATGATGTCATGTTCCTTTCTTGTCAAAACAAAGATGTCAGTCTAGCATGTTTATGCTATATTCCAATTATAGCATAAAATTTAGTAAAAGTCAACTAAAAACGGTATGATCACATAAAGTATTATATGAAAAAAAATAACGGTGAATCTTTTGTTCACCGTTATTAAAGTTTCGTTCAGCCGGTAGGATTACATTTCTTGCAAGGTACATATCCGCTGGCAACAGCACCGTCAAAATCCTCGGTGTAAGCCTTGTTCTGCTCCTTCATTTGTCTTACTGCGGAGCAGCTGGGGTAGTGTATCTTCTTTGTATTCGTGTTCAGAATGTACTGAGTTCCGACTGATTGCACCGCAGCCGTGGTCGTCTGGACGGTGGTCTGAGTTGTGGTCGCAGGAGTTGAAGTAGTCTGGACTGGAGCCCGGTAAACTGTCGGCTGCTTGTCTACACTTATGATCGTTCCGTCAGAGGTGAACACGATAGTGCCTTGCAGGTCTGTCCGGAACACCTCGATATTACGGCTGTTCAGGCGCTCCAGAATCTCGTCTGAGGGGTGTCCGTACTTGTTGCCCATACCGCAGCTTATCACAGCGTATTTCGGGTCAACTTTCTTTAGGAAGTTGGCGGACGATGAAGTCGCAGAGCCGTGGTGTCCGACTTTCAGAACATTGCACTTGATGTTGGTCCAGATGTCGTCCTCCTCGGATTTTTCTGCGTCACCGGTGAACAGAAACTTGTTCTCGCCGTAAGTGAGCTTTATAACAACGGAGCTGTTATTGCTGTCGTCACCGAGAGTTTTCGGTGCGACTACTTCGACCAGAAGCTGCGGCTCGTCAAGGATAACCGAGCCAGCCCTGACCTCATGTACTTTCGCACCGCTGCTCTCAACTGCGTTCAACATACGCTCGTATGTCTGGGTTGTCGTTGTAAACGCTGTTGCATAGAAATTTTTGATGTTAAATGTGTTCAGCACATCAGCCATGCCGCCGATATGGTCAGCGTGAGGGTGAGTAGCCACAATATAATCTAATGTATCATAACCCTGCCCGTATATGTAGGTTACAATGCTGTCGCCGTATTCGCTTCCGCCTGCGTCAATGAGCATGGTTTCCTGATTTGGCAGCTCGATAAAGCAGCTGTCGCCCTGTCCCACGTCCAGAAAATGAACTTTCAGCTCCTGATATTCCGACGGCTCCGGAGCAGGCACGGTAACGACTGTTTCAGAGTAAGATGATGTGCTTGTAGTTGTTTCCGGAGTTGTGGCGGCAGTAGTTTTCTCGGATATCTCAATTGACGGAAGTTCGGTCGAGGGTTCCGGCGTAGAAGCCGTGGTAATAACTAGACTTCCGTCAGAAACAGAACTCTCTGAATAATTCACCACTGCTGCAGATTCATCAGAACCGCAGGCAGTGAGCAAGAGCATAACAGCTGTTATTGCCGAAAAAGGAAGATAGTTGTATTTCATAGTATGCATCTCTTTCTGTACAGTTTGTATGATAATTTATTGTAGCATAAAATATCACATGTATCAATATGTTTATGATTATTGATAGTATGTTTTGCAGGTTTTAAGGTAAATACGATTTGTTTTTCTCAACGTTGGTTATTCGTATCTCAGTGTACCAGTCCCAGTTTTCCTGTTTATCCCAGAAGATGATAGCGCTACTGCCTGAGCCATCATTTGCATCGTCAGGCTGTGTAAAATCACCACTCCATTCTTCATCAAGATGTGCGGACGAATCGGTCGTATATTCTTTTACAAGCTCGTGCGCTTTTGCGACAGCTGTGTTCCAATCATCGGTGAGCAGTGCAATTTCAGGGTCGTTAGAACCATAGTCACCTATTCGGCAGATATTGTTGGCATATACTATATACATAAGTTTATCCTTTCTTGTTCTTTTTTTGGAAATATTTTGCGCTTTTTATGATATCGATAGTCATTTGCTATTTTTGCACCAATCTGGTCATAAAAATATGATATTATATTGGGGTGTATTTCACACCAGTGCTTGTCGATATCAGTGCGGCGAAGTATTTCTGATTCAATTATGGCAATGGTTTCATATAGCTTTGCGATTTCGTCAGTTTTCTGCTTTATGAGCGTACCTAAAACGTTGATATCAGCGTAAAGAATGTTCAGGCTGTTGACTCCATTGCCGTAGTCTTTACAGCGTATGTTTTCAAGATCGGTAGACACAGACGCATCATTCTGTGGTTTTTCAGGCATAAGAAACCTCTTTCTGTTAGAGCAAGTTGTCAATAAGATTTTGCATAGAAAATAGCCCCTGCTCGTAGGCAGGGGCTTAACGCGTGTTCTGTCAGTCTTTCCAATAGCAGTAAAGACAGCCGTGCGGGCAGCGCTTTTTGTTCTGAAGAAGTTCTGTTTTGCAGGAAAGACAAAGGCATGTAGCTCGCTGTTTTCCAGTGGCAAGGCCTGAAATTTCATCGGAAGATATTCCGAATTTAACGAGGTCGTTTGCAGAAACGCAGCCGGTGATAGATACGTGTTTTGTCCCGCTGAGTTTCGGTTCAGCACAAGCCTCGAAGACGCAGTCGTCGCTCTGGTTTTCAAGCCATGTTCTGAGAGCGTCAAACTGCGAAGGTGTAGCCTGAAACGCATTCTCACCGTAAGGAAGAGGAACACCAGCTTTTCTGAATCGCTCTCTTACATGAGGATATGTGTCCATCACGCTGATGCGGAAATGTTTAATCGGTGCCGCGTCGATAACTTTTTGAGCTGTCTTTAGTCCTCTTTCTGTTGGAACAATAGGGTCGAGCCGGACGACGACACGTTCTTCAGGGAAACCAGCGTTAAGCAGTTTCTGTATTTGTGCAAGCTGGTGGCTGTAGTCGGGTACGTTGGGCTCAATCATTGTACCACCCATACCAGTACAGGTCGCATGTACGATGAACTTATCGGGATGAGTCATTATCTTGTTGATAAGGTCATCTGTCAAGTTCTTGGTAATGAGGATGACGCCATCACAGGAGTTAGTTTTGTTTACCCATGCATAATCAAGAGCTGCATCCCCAGATTCAGTTATGCCGATTCTCATTGCAATATCTCCTTTTTTCATTAGTATTTGACAGTTTTTCTTCTGACTTGTTTAAGTCAGAAGAAAATGTCTTTGATGAAAAACCGGCGAACGGCAACGGTCGCAGGGGATCCTAAACAAGTCAGTTTACAGGCTCTGATTCAAGTTTTGTTGGATATATCGTTGCGTCCTTTGACGCTGAAAAATTGATGATGTCATTGATCTCACTTTCGGTGAGTTCTATGGTGCGAGGCACGCCATCAATAGTTCGATTGATGGATATGATACCTGTCTCAACGTCCATTTCAACTTCAGACTTTGTCTCTGAATCATCAGCACGAAGCGGTTCATCAGCTTTGTTGCAAACGCTGAATACGGTTTTCGCAAACTCAAGCACTTTTGTGTGGTGCACTGGGATATTAAGTGAGACCAGTCTATGGTAGATCGATTTGGGGAATCTTGCAATAACCTTGTTTGCATATTCGTAGATATCTTCATAGGCATATTCGCCGCAACTGTCGTATATGTAGGCTGCGACAACAGCTTCGATGCGATCGGGGCTGTAATCGGCAAGCAGGTCAACCAACGCCTTATCGTAATCGGTTTTGCCGTTGCGATCAGAGAAATAGTTGGCGTGTTCGTGTATTACTCTGCCGATATCAACAGCGCACTGTTCGTTGAGTTCAATACTCTTCCAGTACTTCGTCGCTTCGCCCATTGCCTTTGCATAGTTAATGTCCTTATCGTAGATTGCTATGGTATTACTCATGTTGTTTTCTCCTCGATGTCAAATTTAGGAATCGTGATGAATTTACTCGCAGTCAGCGTTGCTGAGTTCGCGCAGTATGAAGCAATGGATATCGATCTCTCTGTCCTCATTTTCTTCGTCAAAAGATAGCGTCCATGTTGCATTGTTTGTTTCATCGGCTGCAGTCAGTTCTTCGACTGTCACAGGAGCAGCCTTGATATTGTGGCTATTGATCAGGTCATTGATTTTGCTGACCACATCATCGGCATCGCCAGAGTACATACCGTCGCAGATAGTATCGTTTTCACTTTCGATCCACCAAGTCAGGTGGTAATAATCGTCAGGATATCGGTTTATGCAGTTGGTTTCGTATACTTCATCGCCTTCTTCCTGAGCGAGCCAGAAAAGGTTTATCCTGTCACCGTAATGTTCCGCGATTATCACAGTCCACATCCGGATCATGGGTACCCATGCTGTTTCGGTGTCGATCGAAAATGTCTTTTTAGAACTATCGTTTTTATCATCGATAATTTCGCTTATATCTATAAGCGTTCCACGACATCTGATATGCATTGTGTGATCCTCGGAATCTATTCTGTCACCAAGACCAAAGCCGTAGAGAATATTTCCGAGCCAATTCTTGCCGAAATCTGACGGCGAATAGATTTTTGAGGTATAAAGTTTGAGTTTTTCGTGAAGATCGTTGATATCATCGGGTGAACCAACGAACTCTATCTTGGTTGAACACCAGTTGGGCATATGTTTACTCCTCATTATGAGCAGATCATGTCTGCTTAAAGTTTGTCCCCAGCCAATATGACTGGGGATACGTGTGTTAGAAATAATGCTTGGATCTGAACGGCAGACCGCTGGAATCACGCAGGATTTTCATCTGATACGAGTATTCTTCACGGTCTTTTACGCACTGTGCGTTGTATTCGTCAAGCTCTGTTCTCTGTCTCTTGTATTCTTCGCAGTTTGAGTGGCAAGCATAGTGCCTTTTTGTGCAATTTTTGCAGCAAGTTATCTTCGGCATATGCTTACCACGACCTTTCCCCGACAATCACAGGTGTGTGTCGGTCGTTGCAAGAGTCGGTGAAGACGGTGGGTTGAAACGCAGCATTGTTGTCGGTCATGATGTCAAAAAACCTTTCTGTCAAAACAAAGTTGTCACGGAATTAGTATTCCGCACTTATTATAACATTTTTATTCAGAAATATCAAGTATTTCCGTTTGGATTTTATCGATATTCACGGCAATACCACGTTTCTTAAGACGGCGTTTTATGATATCAGCCTCTCGCTTGGTTTCAACCGTTCCCAGAATCTTGCCTGTATGTTTTTCCACAACACTGATTGTTTGCTTGGTTTTATTTTGAACAGGCTGGCATGCTGTGATGATATGTGACAGATAAATATTGCTCTCTTCGTCGGTGAATGTACATTCACCGAGAGATTTATCACCATCGTTTGCTGTAACGATTAGATAGTCGTCGAGACGATCGCTTACATACCATTCTATTTTAGCGCCTGTGTGGAGCAGCCTAGCAGGATAAATCGCCGAGTTGACCTTGATATGTGCGTGGTCATCATCTTCAACAGTCAAAAGTTTGACCATAAAAAGCTGATTGTCACATATTTTATTCAATAAAAGGGACTGCATATCAGTTATCCATTTTGCCATATGATTTCACCTCTTTTCTACAGGGCTTAACACTGATATATCAGCCACTCCGCACGGGCGCAAGCCCGTGAAAGACGGAGTGCAATTATTCTGAATCATGCGTTATTCACGACAACGACAGTCTGTTTTTCTGTGCGAACGACTTCGATTTCCTTGATTTCTGAGTTTTCAAGATACCAAAGAAAAGTATCACGTATATCGTTGCACAGCTTGTCAAAACGGCACACCAAATTGACACGTTCTTTGAGTTCGTCTATGGACCAGTCTTTGAAGTCCGTATCTGCGTCGATAGACCGTCCGGGAACAGTTATCGGTCTGCCGAGCCTATCACATTCTCTTTTATAGAGTACGATGTAACCACTGCTGTGACCGTTGAATCCTGCGTCATAGCCTGTCTCATGTCTGAAATCGTTTATCAGATCCTGAATGGCGTACTGATATTCAGGGCATTCCAGTCCGATGAAATCGTAGGCTTTTTCTCTGAGTTCGTCAGGGATTTCGAGATTCTGGAGCTTTACGTTGTTTGCATAACTCGTGGAACGGTTCCACGGATTAGAAGTATAGTACCGAAAATGCTTTGCAAGGAAGTTTATCATACTGACGCGGTTGTCAGCAACGTTTCTTGTAAACACGATGTCTTATCCTTTCTGACGGTTATTTGATGTCAGAGCGTCTGTCAGAGAAATGCCAGCCTGACACATCAGAGCATTGTCGAAGCACTGCTTAAGCTGTTCTGTTTCTTGTTCGGTCAGAATCACGGTGTAGTCAGTGCAGGTTTCCCCTGTATCAACAAAAGCGGTGATTGCCACAGCTGTTTTACTGATATCAGCGTATACGTTTACAATAATATCCGTATCGACGATCACAGCGTGGCTGGTGAGACCTAAGTCTTTGGAAATGCCGCATCTGTCCATTATCTCTTCGTACTGATTATCCCAGAGCCAGAGTGCAGCCGAAACATGCATCTCACCGTCTCTGCTTTCAAGCTCGATATTGTCTTTGTCGATATTATCAAGGCATTTCGTTAAATCAAGCACGATGCATCCCTCTTTCCTGTGAAAAACGATATGCAGCCATATTTGTTTCTGGCTTGATATCACGAAGTTCGACCTCGACGTATTTTGCAATCTCGTCCACAGAGTGCGATACTTTCACTGCATACAGTCGTCTGTAGTAATAGTCGTTCCAGTCGGTCTTGATGTGATGAGAAACATAAGAATTACTGTCAACGCCGTTTTCACGAATGCCGATGACAAAGATTCCGTCGTTCTCACTGTTGATAGTGTGGAGAATGTATGTCCAATCGATAAACAAATCGCTTGCGTACATTTCACAAAATCTGCCTGCGTCCTGTATCAACTTAGTCAGAATAGTATTCAGGTTGATATCATAGCTGTCGCTGTCAAAAGACGCACGGCCACCGGCAACAAACTGAAAGTTACGTTCTGACTTATCGAAGATTTCCGATAACATGATTTCATCGTTCTGATTGTCCATATTGATTTCCTTTCTTTTTTGTGTGTCAAGCTCTCCCCTGCTCAGATTTCATGCAAGGGAGAGACTCACAGGTTTACTGTTCAGCTGCAATTTCTATTTCCATAACCGCACAGCGTTTGAGAATGCACACCAGTTCAGAAAGCGAGAACGCGTTTATCCCCTGCAGCATGACATATGAAGCCAGACCCATTCCTGTAGGGATACAATCCTGACGGTTCTGCATAGTTATGATTCTGTAGCCAGACGCTCTATCCCAACTGCTAAGCGGCAGAGTGTTCAGGTGCTTATCCTTTTTGGCGAGAGCTTTGGCAATCTCTGCAGCAGAGAATGGAACGAACTTCTTGACGTTTTCGTAGCCGAGTCCGTTCACAATAGCTGTGTACTTCTCTTCGTGAGACATATCGTTGTTTAATGCGAATTTTTCTTCAAAGGTCATGTTGTGTCCTCCTTATTTAATTAGTGCAAAATTTGGCATTTTGCCCTGCAGTGCCAACTGGATTTTTTCACCCTTTTATGTTCTCAATAGATGCTAGGATTTTTCTAATGACGCTATTACCATAATCGTTTTTGCAAAGTTCGCAAAATTCACGAACAGTAAAGACGTCATTATCAAGATCAATGCCATGATTTTTGACAAACGCTTGCCGTCCCATTTCGCAGCTGAGTGTAAGTCGGTGATGCCAATTGTAAAATAGCTTGGCAGGATATTTGTCTGTAGTATTGAATGTGTCAAGAAACACATCGATGCGTTCTTCTTCAGACATGTTATCGAATAACTTATCTTGCAAAGCTTCACGAGCACAGGTGAGCGTTTCGCCATGTGCAAACGTGTTTCCACATTTTGCGATATAGCATGGTGTTGTTGTCAAATCGATGTTTAGCATAAAGCCTTTTGCGAGGTTACGCTTGACATTTGTAATAATGGTAGGAATTCCGTCCACCATATAAACGGAATGACCATCAATAAATGTTATATCATTGCAATCATAGTCAAAGCCATTACCATAGCTATCAACATAGCCATTGCCATTGCCATTACCATCGCCATAGCCATAGCCATAGCCACAGCCATCACCATAGCCACAGCCATCACCATAGCCACAGCCATCACCATCACCATCACCATAGCCATTGCGATCGCCATAGCCATTGCCACCGCCATAGCCATCGTAATTGCCATAGCCAAAACCAGAGTCAGAGTCGCAGTTGTAATCAGTCGCTAGGAATTTCTTTATATTCTCCATTCCTTTACTCCTTCTATTGAAGCGATAGCCTTATCGGTGCAGGGAATTATCTCAATTACACCGAGAATTGTCATTTCGGGGACATAGACTGTGAACTTACAGTCTTCTGGTTTTGCAACACCGTCAACTGCCAGCTGAGACAAACTGTTGGCTCCTGCCCAGAACCAAAGTCTGCGAACGTTGGTCATTGTGACCTCATTACCGTTCCTTTCTTTTATTTCTCCGTAGAATACGCCTGCACGATCTGCACGGATAATGTATTTTGTTGTATTGTTCATAATAAATTTCCTTTCTGCATGACTGCAATAGTCCTTGTCTTTTACTTAAATTGAGTTTGAATGTTTGCTGCACTTATCTGCAACAGACGCAATGTGTTTACACAGGTTTCCTGTTTTTGTCGTACTTTATTTAATTAGTGCAAAATTTGGCATTTTTCCCTGCAGTGCCGACTGGATGAAGCTTATAGACGCTTTGATCGTCTTGCCAGTCATTTCATCAAGCAGCAGTATCACATACTTACGATTATTCGGACGAAATCCGACCAGCTTATAAGTGGTTGATGTGCCACGGAATCGCTTGCCGAAATCCGATGGTTCAAAGCCGTAGTGAGAGCAATGGCGTTCAAAATTGGCTCTGAATAGGTCCAGACGATCAGTCGCATTCATATCAGAGCGATAAAAACCGATAATTGTTCTGTCGGGATTATCTTCGCAATATGTTTCAAACGCAGGTAGTCTGTTTTTGTGTTCGTATGTTTCACGGTAAATAGCGTTGCTGGGGTCATTGTTTATCGTAAAATACACGTCAAAACTTGTTGTTGAATCATTCATATGTACTCTTCCTTTCGTGTTTGTTATCAGTGTATGTATTAACCATTCCGACGGGCGCAAGCCCGTTTGTTCAGAATGGTTGATACAAAATGACCGGGTCAGACATCGTTTCACATATACTTGGCAGATAACGCTACGAGGAAAAGTGATATTCCGAAACTGATTTCTTCTTTGTTTGCATCATATTTGTAGAACAGCGTTTCTGCGAGTTCTCTCGCGATGTCATATGAAACGAAAAGTATTTCCTGCAAGGTGCTGACAATTTCATGCCGCAGTTTGCTGTTCAAGTCCTTGAAAGACTGTCCTTTGGGTCTGGTTAGCGTAGGAACCTTGAGATTTCCGATAGAAACTCGTCTGTGACTTTCAATCTGTTTGCGCAGAGTTTCGTCACTTTTCGCGAGGCGATAGATTTTGAATACGAAATCGGGTATTGTGTAGCGAACACGGAGCTCATCGTCTTCATGATAAGCTTTGAAGTACAGTGTTTTCACAAGGCTTTCGATATCCGCTTCGGACAGGAAATCGCTGCCTAAATCGTAGGTTATGGCGTTACGAGTTTCTTCATCGATACAATCGAAGTCATGTCCGGTAACACCCCGCGCCATATTATCAAGTATCATATTTATTTCCTTTCTCCTATCAATTGTGCAAAAGATTATCTGTGCAAGCACATGCATGACAACAGAATTCATCTCCGTACACACGGGTTGTGATTAAACGCGAATTATGATTTTGTTCATCGTTCGTAACGAATGACCAGTAATCACAATGATATTTATCATTGTGGCGGTTAGCGTGACAGCAATCGGCGCAACGCAGACCTTTGTGAATACATATGGTGGTCTCCTCTTTGTAGCCTGACTGTTTGTTGTAAAATGCATGCCACTGTTTACCTCGAAAAATCATTCCGTATGAACTGCATGATTTAACTGTCAGAAAGAACTCAGCGTCAATGTTGTTGTTCTGGATAATGGACGCAAGTATCCGTTCAGGGTATACGTAGCGTGCTTCACGGCTCTTGATTTTGTATTTCAGACCGTCATCGGATTTCTTGATATATTCAGCATTGAGTCCGTTATCTAAAAAATCTTTGATGGTTTTGTAATTCTGAAATGCAGGATCGTTTACCATTGCGGATCTGAACTTACGTTTTTCTTCGGATGATTTGAAAACAAGCATTCCGTTGAAATTTACAAATCTTTTGTTGACGTCCCAATGGCGATGCGGTTCTGTACTTACAATACCGTTTTTCTTGTCATATGATGTATTCCAAACGTCATCGAAATCACCATAAAAGTTCATGGAGAATTGGGCGTCGATGTTGTTCTTGACAAGAATATCAGCAAGTTTACGATCAGGTTTCTTATACGAAGCATTCTGTTCGTCGTAAAGAATGTGAGAAGTGTTGATGTAGTACTTCAGGCTTGGGTCGTCATCATCAAGATCATTCTTAAATCTATTGGAGAGAAGCGATATGAAATCCTCACCGGTATAGTATCCGGAAAAACCATCTGTGACAGAGGGATTGGTAATAGCGGCAATAAATCTCTCTTTATCGTTTTTAGACGCGAACGCGATGCTTGCTTTGATGTCTACAAAACGAGTATAGTGGTAAATAGACATAAGTCGTTTTATTCCTTCTTTCTTGTCAATCGGTATCTATGTCAGAGTTCTGTTCAGTTGCCGAATAAATGTTGGGATACCATGAGAAAAACGGAACACGCGAACCGCCGACATCAAACATATAGGTCTTCCCTGTTTCAATTTTGGCATATATGTCGGAGGAATTGAACTGTCCGACAAATATATTGTCTTCGATTTCCATCACGAGTATTGTTCCGTCGGAATCCTTTGTGTATATCAGATACAGACCATTATCGTCATAGTTCTTGACAGCCTTGTCGGTGACAGTAGCTGTGATCGTGTATCTGTTGGCTGATAAATCAACCTCACGTCCTATCAGGATGGATAATGACGCCACAATGCTTATTATAATGATAACAGTAAATGCAAGCTGGGCTTTCATAGACATTGTCCTTTCATTTTTTATGTTTCAGGGTTCTCAATCAGCATGTTCAGACACCGTCTCAGACACCGTCCAATTGCGAATCGTACATCAGATATGCCGTAATATCCTTCGTCACGAAATGCTGATGTTTCTACAATGTCATCAATGATCATGTCCATCATTTTGCAGACTTTGTTCTGATGTGTTTTGATTTCAGAGTTGAGAATAGACATAGAATAGTCAGATGAAGTAGCTTCTGCTAGTGTGGAGTTGATGATTTGTTCCATTTTTTTGCGGAGTTCTATTGTGAGGGTATACATTATTATATTATCTCCTTCCTTTCAACGTGTACATGCCAACCGACAGGATAAGTGTATTGGATTCTGTAAGAATCACCGATCTGCTTACCGTTATAATCTTCCAGAGTCACATACGCTTTACCAAACGGGTCGATGTTGATGTTAATTGAACAGCACTGCTGAAGTTCGTTTTCAGCTTTATAGTATACCGGATACTGGCTATTGTTTCCGATACCATAAGCGTGTGTTACGGTGTCGCCGATTGATAGGTCATAGTCTGAGATAAAATGAGAGAGCTGTTTCTTCAGCTCAGGTCGCTGTACTCTGTCCATGCCATAATCAGGGCGAACGATTGATTTGATGTTGAGATGGTTCGTCATGAAATCAGCCAAGGCTTCTATCATTGTAATAGCCTTGGCATCATCGTAAACAATTCTCATAGGGTATTCTCCTTATCTTAATAAGCACAGAATCTTGTTCCGTCAGGTGCAGTCATAATATTGTTGTATCCAAGATTCGATTCGCCCCAACCGTCCGTCATTTGTGCCGATGTTTGGTCGATAATGGCGTCTCTGTATTTCTGGGTCAGTCTGACACCCTTTTTGAGCGTAAATGTGATGTTCAAAATGAGTTCGCCATTTTCGTTCTTGGGTTTCATAACAGCGCTGACGATGTTGTCTTTCAGAATACCGTCATAGTACTGTTCCATATTCATCTTGTTCCAATTGTCGCATAATGTTTTGGAAATGATGTTTTCATGGGGCAGGTTGACGTCGTGGTCAGCTATTGATCTGCCCTCGGAATCGAATACGGTTTCAGATACGGATGTCTGGTATGTAAATTTTGACATATTTGTTTTCCTTTCTACAACGGTCCCGTGTTTGATATTGTTATGAGCATACGAGACCGTTGTCTAGTTTTGATTGATTGTTTAGAACCCGCCTATTTCGTAGTCAGATTCGGATGAACGAGTTTCGTGTTCTCTGCTCTTCCATCTTTTTTCGTATTCAAGCTGGTGCAAGTCATCGGGCGGGGTCGCACGATTTGCGGCAGCGATGTTGATGACCAAGGACTTGTCGTTGGCAACAGTTATCATTTCGATTTTGTCAGCAAGATGCTTGAATACCGTTTCTTCATCATCACTCATGAGTTCAAGTCTTGTTCCACATCCAAGAAGAGTCTGGTCATTATCGTTTGTCAGATATATGTTCAGAATCTGGTTGTAAGTTACGAGTGTAAGAAGATCGTACAAAGTCATATTTCCGGTTCCTTTCGTCGAAAAAGTCATGCAGATTTTTCTGCAAGTTCTGTCTGGGTTCTTCTCAGAACATAGTCAACAAGGTCCTGATAATCGCTGCGCTGTGCTCGCAAAGCTGTCTGTTCTTTCTTGGCACTCTGGCGTGTGCATTCGATAAAGCACTTTTTGATACCGTCTGTCGGGTGGCTTTCTATCATCTTGCAGTCACCACGCATGATATATCTTACAGGGGTGACCGAGATATAGTAGCCTCGCGGTTCGTTTCGATAAGAACACATACTGCAGCCGCCGAGTGAGTAGTAAACATTCACTTCCAGTGCGTGGATTCCACGGTCATTGTCTTTTACAGGAATTGCTTCGATAGTTGTGCTTGTCATGATAAGCTCCTTTCTTTTATGCGTGTGCTATAACACCGTCAGTCCATTTCGATACTATTTCAGCCATTTTATTGGCAGCATCGATTAGTCCAGTATCTGTTAGCACAAATTCGTAGGTATCTGAGTCGATAGTTGGATCGAGGTCGGGGACTTTACAGCCGATATGTTCGATTTCTGTTTTACAATGAACATTGTATTTGTTGTTCTGAACATAGAAGCCCGCGATTCCCTTATGCAGCCAGATATCTCTATTGTCAGATTTATCGGCGAATTCGCAGTTGCCTTTGAACTGAACAACGATTTCCTGTTTATTTTGCACCATGCCTTTAGCTGTGTTAGACGCATTGCTGAAGTCTGAGCGTGAAAGAGGTGCTTTATGAGATTGCAAAGCAATCTCATATGTCTCGAACTGATTATTGATATCAGCTTGATTTATTTTGAAAGCAATTTCCATGTTGGTCAGCATGATTCACCTGCTTTCGGTCTTGTCGAATACGACATCACAGTTTCTGTTTTTCAGCATTTCACCGATAATCAATCTATGACAGGTTGATTCATCATCGCAAAAACATAAAAGAGCGATTTTTCTCCCAGCCTTGCTTTCGATTTCGATCTTGTCGAGCCACGCCTGTGCCACAGTATTGTTGATGATTTCGTCAGTAAATATCGGTCGATATTCGCTGTTGAATTTTTCCAGACCCCACCCCCCTGTTCGCTTCCAGTCAAGATATTTGAAAAACAACGACTTGCTCGGACTAAGGTCAGGTACATGTGTTGCCTTTTTAAGCAGACCACTCTTAGACCTCTCCAACGACGCTATGCTTCTGACGATGAGATACACATCATCGTAATCAGCAGGTCTGCACTTGCGAATGCTTGTTATTCTTATCATAATATATTGATTTCCTTTCTTTTCAATTTTGTAAGCACTCCGACGAAGCGCTAGCTTCGTATACAGAAAGAGCATATAAACAAAAATGACTGTCGGATATTTTTCGACAGTCATTGAAGTTTGTACTGATATTATGTAAGAGCTCTTATGGTATTCGCCTGTTTTACAGCTGTTATGTAATGTTTGTTCGCTTTACCATATTTGAAAGCTATTGAGTCAAGCCGTTCATCAATCGTTACGTGATTTCCTCTAAAGTCGATTGTCAAATCAGCCTGATTCAGTATGCGGTCATAGATGTTCAGATTTTCAAACTTATGACCGTGTGCTCTGATTGCTTCAACGATACCATCTGTTTCAAGAAAATCTGTTATCATGTCAGCACCAATATATGGGTGTTCTGTTGCATTATCAGGTGTTGTTCGTTCATAACCGATATCGTGCAGGAAACCCATGACAAAGCAAGCTGCTTGTTCCTTTTCGGTCATGCCGGCTTCTTTGGCGAGTCGTTCGCATTCTCTTGCTACTCCAATTATATGGAGCAATTTGTTTTCTGAAATTGCCATATTATTCCTTTCTATTAACACATGAAGATTTCCGTTTACCGTGTCCGTCCAGTTCATACCCAGCCATAAGGTCGTTGTAAATTTCCATTATTCGGGTTTTGCTCGCATGGATATGCACCACGTCCGGTTCTTTATCTTCATGATACGGGCTGGAACGAATGCTATGATTGCTGACTCGGTACTTTACTTCGTTCACAGTGAAGTAATAACTATCCTGTGTTAGACTAGTTGAAATACCGTTCTGTTCACAGAATACGTCGATCTCTTTCATCTTCTGTGCAAATTCTCTTGCTTCCGATTGGCTAGGTTTCCATTTTCTGCGATACATCAAGTCGCCTCTGCTTTGAAATTTTAAGAGTCGTTACAAAGCAGACCGACGGAGCGCAAGCTCCGTAATATCAAAAAGACTGAATATAATAATGGTCATTTTGTTCAGTTGCGCATGTTGTTGGTGAAGCACAGTTTTATAGCATATATAGTAGTGCGCCATTTTTGTTACAAAAGAGTAACGAAAATGGTGTAAATATTGTAACAAAAGTGTTACAATATTGGTGCGATTTTGGCGCAGACAAATATCGCGCCTAGAGAGTGCTCCAAAAGTGTTACATTATTGTTACAATTTTGGAGCATCATAAAATCTGCTGATTTGATATCACAGGCAGATTTTATGAGCCAAAGGTCGGAACGATCTTTGGCTAATCCGGAGAGGCAGCAAAACATGGTGTGACATTTTGCCTCGACGGTGAGGGGTGGTGCGTGACACACTTGATTCACAATCAAGCGCCAGCCCGAATAGGAGAAATGCTCCGCATTTCGACGCTACATGGATACGGTAGTATCCATGTCAGAGCAGTTTCAGATAGTCCGGTGGACTGTCTGAAACCTGACTGCCATCGGCAGTCAGTAAGAGCTTTCGGCGCAGCCGAAAGTGGCTTTCGCGAAGCGGAAGACAGCGGCGTCGGCTATGCCGACCACACAGCCCCTCCGGGGCTGTGTGTCACCGCCTCTTATGCTCTTCCCTAATTTTAGCCGTACTCCGAAACGTCAGTTGAGGTAAACGGCGTGAACCCGCATAATAATGCGGTTAAATGAGTGCGCACGGCGTGCGCAAAGTCTGTTTCAGAAGTGTGCGTAAATTGCGCATTTTGCGCAGCAGTGCCCTTAAATGGCTTTGTTATGCGGCGCTTATTCCGTGTTTTTGCGCAAGTTTTCATGTCGAGTGTCACACGTGCGCAATTTGCGCATTTATGGCAAAATCATGTTCCAAATGTCGGTTTTGCCGTGCCTGACTGTCCGCAGAATTACTGTTCCAAGTTCTCGGAGCAGTCAGTTCCTCTGCATCTGCCATGTGTTGTCCAAGTTGTCTGGGCAGATATATGGTTCCCATATCGGCTCGAAAATTGTTTCCTGTTTTTGTCAGATTGTGAGTCTATGTTGTTGAGACACTTACAAAATGTGTGCGAAATACTGGGGGTCTTGAACAGAGAATTTCCGTGTTGGTGTCACACAAAATCGGTTGGTTCGTGGCGCGGATTCACGGTCAATATCGTCTTGTTTGAATGGAACGGCTTGATGCTTCAGATTTTATCTGTGAGTCTGTGCTCCAAAATAGTTACTTTATTGTAACAAAAACGGTGCTGAAATCGTAACAAAAGTGGAGTACAGATTTTAGTGCTCCAAAAATGTAACAAAAGTGTTACAATAATGGTGCTAAAAAAGTTACAAAAGTGGTGCTAAAATTGTTACAAAAATGGAGCACTAATTTATGCTTAAGTCTGTGCTCCAGAATAGTTACTTTATTGTAACAAAAATGGTGTCAAAAATGTAACAAAAGTGGAGCACAATTATTGAGAATTATAGTGCCGCGATTTTTGAAACGGTCGTTGGCAGTAATCTTTTGTCCATTTTATGGAAGATATTGCTTCCTATCTTGAAATCTGTTCTGGTTGATCGGCTGTTCGAAGCCGACGATAGTCGTTGTTTTTATTGGTTAATCAGTTAGCGCTTTTTACATAATATGGTTATGAAATGATATATCATTCTTGGCGATGAGTTTTGTTTATATTTCGGTTCGGGTGTATATTGGGATACCCGTAGGGTATAACAATATACATTGCTGCGGTGAGCAGCTATTCCCTCTTGACAGGTTACGATGAGGTTCTTTCTGTATTCATGAGGTCAAAAGAAAAAACCGCACGCGTTAGCGTACGGTTTATGGCAGGTGAAACGATAATGCTTTGATTATTTGAGCGTTAGCTGCTCCGATTTTGGTTCAAATTGACTCTGATATAAGGGGTGAACCTTTTCAAGGTACCAGTCTTTTTCATCTTTGTCTTTGAATATGGCAGCTTTGAATTTCACGCCGACCAGAGGACGACCTTTGCCTGGTCCTCTTAATTCTTCGTAGTCCCAGATAAGAGCGAAGTCAGATTTGTTAAGCTCGTCCAATGCGACTTTGATCGTCTTTCTGACCAGATCATAATTTCTGGCATATTCGTTCTTCTCGATCTGGAAGAAGTCGCGAAGTTCTTCACAAGTAAACGTCCACTCCTCTTTCGGATTTCGTGGGTGCTCCCCTATTTCACATACGATGTACTGATACAGTCTGGCAGCATAATAGCTGTTGAATGAGCAAAGAGTTCCAAGAAGAATCTGTGAGTAATGTGATACGAGCTCTATAAGAAACGGTTTCAGCTCATCGTTCAACTTGATAGTGAGTTTTCCGTTTTCGTATTCAGCAGCGCTTATCCATTGGAATGCTTTCCACTTACGTTCGCTTGGATTATTTGCGTCCTGCACATAGATTTTGACCACACGTTTCAAAAGACTGGTGCAGATGTTCTCCAAATCTCGGTACAAAGCGTTAGGTCCGATTCCCATGAAGGACGCGAGTTCGGATACAGCAATCGAATAAGTCTTGAAATCTTTGTCTTCTTTAACGACCTGAGACATCGTTATGTATAAAAGCTGCGCCTCACGGAGCGTCATCTTCTGCTTTCCTTTTATCAGGTCGTTTGCTGTAACGACATAATAATCAGGATTTAATTGCAGCGGATAAATCTGTTCACTCATTGCCGTTTCACCTCAATGTACATATTAGCACAAAACGACTTCTTTGTCAACAGATGTTTGAAAAAAAGCATAATTCGTTTCTTACCAACAAGAAGTCGTTTGAAAGCACCGAAGCCGACCAACAAAAGGTCGTTCTGATGCTCCCCTGCACCGCCAACAATAAGTCGTTCAGAAGTCGAACTGTGTAGAAACGACCAACCAAAAGTCGTTTGAAAAAGGCTGAAGCGATGATAACTGCCAACAATAAGTCGTTGAAAGGCTGTGCTTATTTCGCATAACAGAGCCGTTTGTTGGCATTGTATCAAAAAGTCGTTTAGAACCGGAGTCTGACCAACAAGAAGTCGTTTGGACGCAAACAAAACGTCGTTCTGTTCTTACAAGAAGTCGTTTGCAGCCAACAATCGGTCGTTTATAGCCAACAAAAAGTCGTTCAACGTTGAAAACTTTGCTCTATTTGAATGGCTCTATAATCAGACAAATTCAACTTTTCAACATTTTTTGACGTTCAATAAGTAAAAGAAATATATAAATTATTATAAAATAATCAAAGTAGCCTGACGGCGATAGGTTGAAAAAAAATCTTGATAATAATTCAAAAGCCAAGGATTACTGAAACTGAAGCAAGCGTAGATATTGAGGAACGAAATATCGGAGCTTGTATCAGTTTCAGTAAACTCGGAGCGAATGCGACGTATTCTGTAAGCATTCCACGAATGCGGCAAGATGCAGCGAGACGTTTGAACTGGAAAAACTATCGGACGCGAAGCGTCCGATAGGCTGGAAGGAATGTTTTCTTGGCACTCCCTTGCTTTGTTCAAGCAATTTTTCTGGGTGTTGTGATATCATCTCTGATATCAAGGTTCGTGAATCTATTCTGTATCACGCGGCAAAGATCGGTAAAAGCAGAATCCAGATGAGGTGGAAGCCATGTATCGCTTCTGCACAGAAAGATGAGGTCATATTTGTTCTTCATAGAGCAGTCCAGAACTGTGGGCATAATTTTTCTGATTTTCTCGTCAGAAGTATCGAAGCCATATACATCAGCCGAGACGGGGTTTGAAATCCAGATAAACCCCAAGTCTTTATATTCATCGGCTATGAACCGCAGCCAGTTGCCGCAATCAAGACAAGGGTTGTCGTTGTAGAAATCATCATGCATATCTATGTGAGTGATGTTCAATTTCTCATTAACATCAATATGGTCATGAATAAAATCGTAGATCTCAACATGGCTGTTGACGATCATCACAAGAATATCAGCAGGCTGCCTCTTGATGAGTCTTATCAGCTTATGATATTCAGTGGTATTGAGTTTTACTGAACATAGGTCTGGATTTAGTTTGTAAGTTTCACTCCAAACTTTTTCAGATTCAGTTGCTGTTCTATCGATTCCCGTTGGGTATCGTTTAAACTGGTCAATAGTCGCCAGCTGAAAATAATCGAAGTCAATGCTTAACACGTTCATAGTATTGTCCCTTTCGTCGTGATTATACAACATTTTGAAGCAAAATGCAAGTAGAAAAAAGGCATGAACGTTTTCACGTCCATGCCTATACTATCAGACCGCAGCAGGCGCGGTTGCGAGCGCTTCATTTACACGCTTCTCGTAGCCACGTACTGCTCTGCCGGTGAGCACTCTGTATACCTTACCCTCAGTTGTGTTTGCGGGCTTATAGTTCTTGAGAGCGTCACGCCAAGTCTTCATTTCGTCGAGAGTGCTGATGACGATTTTACCGCCATTCATGCAAGCCTTCTTGTAGAGGTTGTGTGCAACAGTATTGTCGTCAACAGCCTTGAGAGCCTTTACAGCAATCATCTTAGCAACGAAATTCTCGGTAGCGATTATAAACTTGTTCATCATGGTAATAAATTCCTTTCACTATGTGTTTTATTGTTTTATTTTTTCTCCGACAGTCGGCAACGACTGTTAGCGTCAGAGAAATTCTTTTAATAATGTTTCGATGGTCGCAAGACCATGAATGGTAATCTGACAGACGACTGTCTGTCAGATTGATAGACGCTCAGAACTTAGCAATCGAGGTTATGAGTTCGTCAGCTACGTTCAGCTCTGCAAAGAAGAACTTGATTATAGTAATGACAAGCAGAATTGTTCCGCTGATTGCAAGTCCCTTGATGATTCCTTTGAAAATGCCACTGTTCATGTTGATTTTCCTTTTACAAATGGTGTATTTTTGCTGTTTAATAATTCTCCGGCAGTCGGCAACGACTGCTTTTGCGAAGCAAACCCTCAATCTGACGACCGAGGGCTGTTTGTTTTAGAGCATATTTGCACGGTAGAATTCTTTTCCAGATTTTGCTGTAAATTTGCTGTCCTTGATTTGAGTGTAAATCTTGTTACCCTCTTCCCTGCTTACTTCAATCAGCTTATCTATAGACCAGTGGTCAATTACACCGTAAACGTAGCTTCTGGAGCAAACAGCAATGTAGTTCTTGCTGTTAGGCTCAGACTTGATGAAGATGATGTCTTTCAGAACGTTACCTGTGAAGCAGCCGTAGAGAGTAGCACCATCGCCGCGAGAAACATAGAAACTAGCCATAGCATAATCAAGGTTGTTGTTTCTGATATCCTGTTCATTTGAATACGGAGTTGTTTTGATGTCGAATAAGGTTGTCATAACATTTATTTCCTTTCACAGACGTGCAATAGTTTTGTTTTAATAAAACTCTGGCAGTCGGCAACGACTGCTTTTGCGAAGCAAAAAAAATAACCCACGGTCAGACAACCGTGGGTTTAAGAGTATTGTTTACCAATGTGGCAGGATATGCTGAAGTGTATCAGTGTCAGTTCTATAGATGAGCACATACTTCCCTGCTCTGCTCAAATTATCAATGTTTTTCCCTGTCCCAGCTGATTTGCCGTCCCAAATAGCTAATCCACCGTCTGCATCCTGTGCCATTATTTCATCTTTGTAGCCAAAGAATGCTCTTCCTGTCAGCCCGGTTGGTACGATAACATGCTTCACATTCCAAGCAGTATTGACCAGGTTTCTGCAGCGAGAACCGGAGCAATATACTGTAACGTTTTCATAGCCCTTTGTGTAGAAATATTCCTGCACCAGAGTATCGATTCCCTGACAGTCACCTATCAGGATATTGTAACCTTTTTCAATCATGATGTTGAGCTTTGTAATTACGACAGAAGGAAGTTTTGTTATTTTCTTTGCAGAACCGAACCCTGCTGTACCAGATATAAAGATGTTCATAATCATTTCCTTTCATAGAAAAAAAGTTTTCATGTCATTCTGGCAGTCGGCAACGACTGCTTTTGGCGGAGCAAAAAATACTCCACGGTTAGATAACCATGGAGTATATGTAGTTTACTTATATCTGGATTGAACGATGTTTTTGATTTCGCTTAATTCCAGCTCTCCTTTGATATATTTTTCGTACAGGTCTTTAGTAAAATCAGTTGGCTGAGCTGAATCGAGTGAAGACAAAGCTATTGCATCATCAACAATTTTTCGTCTTTCTTCCTGTGTCGTTTCACTTATCATATATTTCATATAAATTCCCTTTCTCATTTGCGTTTCCGGAGTAGAAAAAGTAACCTACGGTCATTTGACCGTAGGTTATATTCAGTTTTTATGCTCGGGACCGGGTATCTTGACGGTATTATCAGTATGAGTTATCTCCTTGGTTCTAAGTTCCCTGAAAATGTTTAGCGCTAATTCGATATCCTTAGGGGCAACACCCTCTTTCAACATCTCTTTAACCATTTTGCTTTCATTATTGCTTTTAATGCACATGAATTTATCCCTTTCTTCTGATTGATCCTGATAACAGTATTTGAGTCTGTTATCAGGATATCAGTCAGATATTAACAGTCTGTTAAATATGCGAATAAAGCTCGCAGTCCAGAGTATCAAAGTCTTCTTGACTAAGTATGCCGGTTTCGCGCAAGCAGTTCAGATAGCCCGCAACATATGCAAAATGGTCGTGATATGACTTTTCAAAGAAGCCGCTGACATAATACCACAGCATAGAATATTCACCCGAATGAGCCTTAGCAAAGTCATAAAGTTTCATGTAAAACACCTCTCAAAAAACAGTCACGGCAGAAGCCGGTATATGCTGCTTCCCTTTCTCAGATTAAAAGTTTTAATAGCGTTCCGACAGTCAGCAACGACTGTCAAAATGCTATTACCACTTCCCTGTTATTGAGTCATCTCAGACACAGGACAAATCTGTCGTCTAAAATCTCTTCCATTGTCTTGCGGACGATGGCTGCGTCTAAATGTCCACAACCACAGCCAACCATTGGCAGCAGCACACAGTTCCAGTTGTTCTCATCAGCAAGATGTTTGATTTCACAGCAGCTCTGTTTGATAAGTTCTATGCTGCTGTCATCACGCCAGTGGTTTTTTGTTGGGAACGATACCATTGCTTTATCTGATCTGCCGATCATATAGCAATGGTTTCCGCCTGCGCGAAGTCTTGTTCCGAGTTCACGAGCTAAGTTGTATCGAATATTGGCTTCTTTTGCAATGCCTGCGCCCATTACTGCCTCGCCGTTTGCCTTAACAATGCCGTTTGTGGTCACACATACGGCATCGCCCTGTTCGTCGAATATGTTTTTAGTGTATTTGGTTATCATGTTTCAAAATTCTTTCGTTCTGGTTCATGTAAGAAAAAAAACAGCCGGCTGAGAGGTAATTCAGCCGGCGCAAGCTCTTGTTTTCGTTGTCACTCCGGTACATTGAGTACAACGCAGATCCTGTCTGCCGGAGGTGAGCTTGAATGTTTTAGAACCAGTCCGAACGGGCGCAAGACCGTTTTATTCATTGGAATCAGTCTGAATTTCGTCACTCCCCTGCCCTGCTACGTCATCGCTCATATCATTCTGCGAACTTGTGAGTTTTTTCTGAACATCTTTCCAGCCAAAAATACGCTTTGATAACGGAAGCTGCATTAGCTTTTCTATAAATTGGCTGTTCTTAAACAGCGAAGCCGTTAAAACCTTGCGTTCAGCGTCTGTTCTCTCAATCGTCAGTTTCTGTTCGGCTATCAGAGCATCTTTCTCTTTCAGTCTTTCGTTGAGCATTTCGACCATTTGCTTCAAATGGTCTGCGTCAGATTGAGATTTGGCGAGTTTAATAGCCTGATTGTGCATTTCTTCTGTTTTTTCGTCCAATTCAGTGCGCATACGGGTGTTTTCATTCTGCAAATACGTATACGCTCCGTATTCGCTGCTCACCTGCTCCGTATGCGGTGTGTATTCATGGTGTATGTCATACGGAACATGGCTGGAGTGCTCCATATTTAATACGGCATGTGCTCCGTATGTGACGTCTGTGTCAGCAGAATCGGACTGTATGAAATTTGTATTTGATACGGAGTGCTCCGGAGCATTGCCTTGGTCTGCTTTGTATGCAGATTGTATATCTGATGTATCAGTGTTAGACGAAACTTGTATGGAAACTGTATTTGCAGCGGATTCGTTTGTGTTGCTCCGTATTTGTTCCGTATCTGCTCCGTATGTTTTTGGTGTATCAGAAACGGATGTGCTCCGGTTTGCTTCGTTTTCGGATACGTATGTACCTTGGAGCGCTCCGGATTTGGAGGGCAGGGAAGGGAAGCGGCGAAAATCTTCACGTATGATATCTGCGCCAGGTTCTTGTATATAAGTCATGTTGAACTTAATATACATATATGGTGCAAGTTCCTGCTTGAGCTTTCCTGTAGCGCGTTTGTAGACAGTTTGCTTCGAAACGCCGAGCTCATCGGCGAGTTCTTTCATAGTCAGATCCATATCGAAACCTCATTTCCTCGCGTTTATGTGACTTATTTATATTATAGTTTAAGATCAGCCGTTTGTCAATAGGGAAGTAGAAGAGGGGAGTGGTGCTCCAAAATTGTAACAAAAATGGTGCTAGAATTGTTACAAAAGTGGAGAACAATAATATGTGCGCCATAAATGTAACAAAATTGTAACAAAAACGGTGTAGAAATTATTACAAAAGTGGACGCAAAAGAAAATGCTCCAAAATTGTAACAAAAACGGTGCTATAATTGTTACAAAACTGGAGCAAAAAGAATCCGGCATTGCATGAAGCAACACCGGATTATGTGAGCGTCTTCTCACGCAGTATACCATTATTCACCGACATGAGCAATGGTCCGTACATCAGGTGCAGGTTCACCGTCGGATACGATTGTTCAGATTATTTGTTCACGCATGTAATCTGTAAAGACATGGAATGCTTTTTCAGACAGGTGATGCTGCCTCGGACAACCTGTATCCGTCGAACGGCTAAGCCTTTTGGGTCTATACCCGGCTCCGTTCTATATCGTTTAAGAACAAACCGACGCAGCGCAAGCAGCGTTGTTCGTCCTGTTTATTTAGAAGTCCGATAGTCGGCAACGACTGGTGTAATCAGAAAAGGGCAGGGGAGTATCCCTTATTTTAAGGCACATTTTAAGGGAAATGTCATATTTGTAAGAGAAACTAGCCCTATCTTAGCTAAGATAGGGCTAGTTTGCGGCTATTTCATCGTATTAAACATCGCCTCTGCCGACGTTGCTAATCAACCAACTTAAGAAATACCTGCCGAGGCATGCTTCTAGCAGTATAGAGCCAAGAGCATACAAGACAAGAGAGAGCATTGCTGTTCCGTTATCGGAAGCAGCGAAACCACCATTCGTGGTGAATGTAGCTATATTACTGATGATGAGCCAGAGTCCGGCAATAGTGCCGGTACCACATAAGCAGAATTTTAACATAATTTATTTCCTTTCTGAGCATAGTGCTCTTGTTATAATACAAGTATACACTAGATTCCTAATAATTGCAAGCATTAAAAGTAATTATTTTTTATAATCACACCGACCGTGGACAAGCACGGTAAAATATACAAGCAACACAATACGAGGATTGAGCGTTTCTATATCATCACAGATTATGTCTGTGATGCAATGTCAGAATAGATCTGTTTATTCGAAAAAAAAAATACCCCGACCAAATGGTCAGGGTATTATAAAAATTGATCATGTCTTGAGAACAGCTAAATTGGGAGCATATTTGCTGTCGCTTATTTTAGCCCAGAATGCCGCATAAGCACGTTTGTCCTGGACTGGCGTATCATATCCCACTGTTCGACAAAAGTTCTTTATAAGCGCATTTTCGCCCAATGAGGGTTTTTCACGGCTGAATAGCGTGACTGTATACTTGTCATCGTCCATTGACTTACCCTGATGACGCTGAACAAACGCTACAACATCATTTGGCTCAATTGCTTCTATTCTACTAGCAGGGACGTAACCGACGCACTTATTGCATATGTACACATCGTAAACACTTTTGCCGCCAACATTGCTTACTTTACGAAGGGATACAGAGTGCCATCCAATGCCGCAGAAGTAAGAGTTAATCTGCCAAAGATTTTCCTGACGACTATCGCCGTTATCATCATGCAGATTAACACCCATAACCTTAATGCCTTTCATAAATAATTCCTTTCTCTGAACATAGTTTTGAAAATCAAATCCTGTTTTGTTTGCAGTCCGCCGCCGTTCTGACGGCGGAAAATGCTCGTTAGAGCACTATGCGGACAAAAAGATAGGCAAATTAGCAGGGCAGTGGAGTGGGCTGAATTATTACAGAATATGTACTGATTTTGCCCACTTTGCTGAAAAATAATACCAATAATATATTATCGACAAACGGCAACGTTTGCAGAAAAAAAGAAACCCTGAGCTGCAGCTCAGGGCAGGGTAGGGGAGGTGAATCGGAAAAGATATGTATCAATCGTCGGATTTATCCGTATCGATTCCGGATTCTTTCAGCTTGGCTATTTCGTTCTGAAGGCGACGTATCTCGTCAATAGCTTTACGAAGTCCGTCGCTGTTGATAGGCAGATCACCGATGGGGCTAGTCATAAATGCAGTTTCTTTCATAGTTCGATTTCCTTTCAGTTCTTTCAACGCATAGAACGGTTCATATTGTACTGAAGTGTGCGAAACTCCTTGGTATCCGTGCGCGTTCCATATTTGGCTTTAAGCTCTGTGAAGTCGTGCTGTGAAGCAGCAACAAGTATTTCTTTCAACAGGGATATGCCTTCATTGTCTGTTTTATCGAAAGCTAAAAGTCCTGTGAGTTCAGTTTTGATGCTTTCAAGCGCGTTCCAGTCGTTGTCGCACATATCCTCTTCGATGAGGATTCTGTCATATATGGTTCCGATATTGAATTCATTTTCAGGATAAATATCGATTCCGCCGCTTATTGCCTTGTATGTGGACGGAATGTCGTCAATATTGCAGCGTCCGTCGATATGAATTGACATAACATTGTTTGTTTTTCTCGCATATGCTGCTATGCTCTGAAAAACAGACATCAAGCTGTCAATATCAGAAAATGCGTCTGTAGATTCGAATTTGTAGCTACCTGCTGATACGCGGATGCTTCCGTATGATATAATGCTCATAGTTCGATTTCCTTTCATCATGCAACGCTGCTCATAACAGCGTCAAAAATCAGTCCAAGGTCAAACATCAGGTTCTCAAAGCTGTAATGGCATCTTCTTGAACCAGAGAACTTGACATGGTACACTTCGTCTCTGTCAAGAGAAACGACAACAGGTACAGTATTGATTTCAAATCGGAGAGTTTTACCCGGAGCAATGCCTCTCGCGATATAGCGTCTGAGTTCTGCTATGCTGTTTACCGAGTATACATACATTGTTTATTACCACCTTTCTCATTTTAAAGAAACTCCGTTACTGCGCAAGCAGTAATATCAAGTGGCGCTTTGCTTTCAGCCTTTCGTTGTCAGACGCAGCAATTAGTGTCTCTTGATTACTTTCCATGTGAAGCCAAAATCGCTGCGTTTAATCTTGCACATATCACCGTTTCCGCGATGAAAAACGATTCCTTCGATCATGTGCGTCTCAAGATATCTGTGTATTCCATCGTAATCTCTGGGCACGTTGTCGAGAATCTTTTCACCGTGTTTGAAGAACTGGTCATGGTCAAGCTCGTACGGATTAGTCTGGAAATGCGGACCACAGAGCTCGTAGGTCTGGTTCTCCTCAAACCCACAGCCGGAAGCGATCTGGTTCTCGAATGCGAGCCTGTGCCATTTATCAGACGGATCTGTTTCAGATACCGGAAGCCAGCAGGGAAGATGTCCTGTTACAGCGTCAGCTTCGGGCTGGCAGAGGATCGCTCCGGCAGGAATAGGCTTGCCGCGCTTTGCGTCATATCTCTTCCAGAGCTTACCGTCTTTGAATAAACAGCATGTGCCGTCGAGCTTTTCTGTAGCAACGCCCTCACCTGCAAGCACCCATTCACAGCCCGGTGTTACATCGGGTGTGATTGTCTTAATACGATGATTTTCAAACTCGCGATTAAACAGTGTTGGTATTTTCTTCATAATTATCAACCTCTTTTCGTTGTGTGGATACATTTATTATAACAAATTTGGCGTAATAATGCAAGAAAAAAGCAATCGGATAACATTGTTATCCGATTGTAAACCGTAGTTTTTACGCCTTAGCAACTGCCCAGTATGCAGCATAAGCGCGCCTGTCGTATGCCGGCATCGGTATGTTTGCCTGATAGCAGAGTTTCTTCATGTAGGCATACTCTTTGCCAGATGGCGTTTCACGTTCGCTGAGTGTAACATACCACTTGTTTACGCCTTTCTTGTTGTAGCACTCGATGAAAGCCGTAAGTTCTCTTTCGTTGGACATCGGGTTCTTGAACTGAGTCTTGGGTACATAACCAACGAGCAGCCCGTCGATACGTACTTCAACAGCTCTTTCGCCGTTGAACGTCACCTGCTTGAGCTTAGCTGTTTTCCAACCTGCGCCAAGGACAGCGATGATTTTCTGACGGTTAACGCCGTTGTCATTAGAGAATGTTACACCTGCGACTTTGATTGTGTTCTTCATAAAATATTCTTTCTTCACAAAAACTAACGAACGGCAGCACATCGTGACTATTGCCACTCCGCGAACTAACGCCGCCATTCGTATGTTTTAATTCCGTTTTATTATTGCTCCGGAGCCGCGCACAGCGGCTGAAATGCCAGACATTGTCTGGCATTTTCGTGATTTAATCAGTGTTGACCTTGCCGTGAAACTGTCTGCCATTGATTGCACAGGTTGCTCCAAAATGATGAAAACCATTGTCTACGATCATGATTATATCGTAAGCAGTAGGTTCACGTCCAAGCAATTCAACGAGTTTTTCGGTGATTTCGCCGTAGAACTCATAATGAGCATAGTCTCCGGCTCTCTGGAAGTTGTCGAAAAGGTCGGTGACACGGTTATTGCCGATCTTTTCACGCAGATCATTCCATCTCTCATACAGCTCCTTTCGCATATTAACAGAACATTCTGTTATGGGTTGCATTGTAGAAGCGGGGTAGTCCCAGCTATAGCCGTGTAATTTATCGTTATTCATTGTAAAGTTCCTTTCTATACTTGAAACGATCAGCAATGCGCTGCGTGTATCACGGCACATGCTTCGCGATGATAAGCCATTTTCGCTTTGTTGTAAATGTCATGCATTAGTTTGTCAATGTCGTTCAGGTCGTCAGCTGTACCAATATCTTTGGTAAGACATGAGTCACACTCGTTGCCGATATCGAAGAACGTCTGGTCTGAGGCACGTTCGAGCAGGACTCTGAGTGTCCTGAGGTGCTGATACTGTTCTCTCGTAAGCTCTACGTAATCACGGCGGCATTCCAGTGCACGGAGTTCAGATTTTTCATATGACGCAGGCAACACTACGATATCTTCGTCATTTGCTGCATTACGGATATGAAAATGTCCGTCGTCTTCTGTCTGCGCTGTGATAAGACTGTGCAGACTATAGCACCACACATCATCGATATCAGAAAGCAATATGCCATTGCGAACAGCGAGGAAAAAGCGGGATGTTTCGTTGATTAAGGTCATGTTGATCATTCCTTTCACAAAATACGGTCAATCGTTAGAATCAGTTCGTAGTTCTTCGCGAATCGTCATTAACGTTTTTCCGAGATGATTTTCTCCTTTTCCACGACAAACGCCCCAGAATGTATCGTTCCATTCGTTCTCTTCGACTATTTCACCGTCAACAGCCTTGAGTTTGACTGCAAGGTCGGGATGCTGCATAAATTTGCAGCGAAGAACATACAGCATGATATCGAGGCTGATATCGAACCAATCGGAACGACGTTCGCAGCGAAGAGCAGACGCTCTTTTCTTGGCAGCAAAACCGTCAAGAGCAGTGAATTCGTCAAGCCGTGAGGGGAATTTCAAAGCCTGAAAAGCACTTTCAGCACTTTTCATCGTAACAAGCCGTCCGTCAACGTTTATGGTAACGGAACAAGGGTACATGTTGCTGAGAAAATACAGGTCGTTTCTAAATTTCATAGCGTAAAATCCTTTCATAAGATGTAATCGAAACACCGGCATTGCACAAGCAATGAATCAGCTATGCTGGTATTTGAACATTTCATACGCACGCTTGTCAAGCACTGTCGGAACAGGTAGGTTTCGAATGTTACAAAACCGAGTCATATCGAGCTGTTCAATTTCGCTGGGTTTCTGAACAGGGGAGAGTGTCGCACAATAAACGGTTTTACCTCTCTCTTCAAACGCTGTTATTTGTGCTATGAGCAGTTCTTTGTAACTAAGAGGATTGTTGAGTTCTTTCTTCGGAATATAGCCTACTTGTTTTCCGTCTATCCAGACCTCGACAGCACGTTTGTTATTGAAAATCGTCTGATGAAGTAAAGCATAACGATACCCGAAACCGAAGTTTCGAAGTATCGTTTGTCTGCTTTCACCGTCAGGATTTGCGAACGTAACACCTGCTACGTTGATGTCATTTCCCATAGATATCTGTTTCCTTTCGGTCATACTCTGAGAATGTCAGCTAAAGCTCTTACGGAACGCTCATACTGAGCTGAAGTCACAGCTTCATTTTCAATGTAGCTCTTGAACATGTTGAATACAGCGTAAGAACGCTTAGCTGCGTTTTTTGCGTTGGCAAGTATAGAGGATATAGCTGTCTCAGCTTTCTGCTCACGAGAGATCTTATCCTCTGTGGTAAAATGATAATCTGAATTGATGTTAGCGTCGCAGATAGCCTTTATGCGAGCAAGAATGTCTTCACGTGTCATGGTTGTCAAATTCCTTTCATTTTTTAGGCATTCTGGCAGTCGGCAACGACTGCTCTTTACATTTTTGGTGCTCCAAAAATGTTACAATAATGGTGCGAAAATTGTAACAAAAGTGGAGAACAAGAGCAAGTGCGCCAAATATGTAACAAAAGTGTTACAAAAATGGTGCTAAAAGTGTAACAAAATCGGCGCAAATGAGAAGTGCGCCAAAATTGTAACAAAAAAGTGACAAAAAAGGCGCAATTTTGGCGCACTGGGTATTGACTTATTTCCTAGAATATGCTATAATATAATTACGGAAATCAAGGAGACTTGATCAAAAAATATAGAAAGGACAAGCTGAATGCAGAACAAGACAACAAGATACCATTTCTCAGCGCCATCCAGTGATCAGCAGATCGCAGAATGGGCAGCTGCACAGCACAGCTTTTCAACCAGCATCAGGATGCTGATAAAAGACTGTATTGCAAAATATGGTATGGAAGACGTAACATGCAGATCGATGATGATCGCTGATGATGTGACTGTAACGACAGGACCGCAGGGTGAACTTATTGCTACAATAAGAGAACCTGCGCCGGTGCAATCTCATCAGGTCGAAGCTAAACCTGAAAAGCAGGAACGGACTGTCAAAGCTGAACCTATTGTTCAGACAGAAAACAAAACAGTTGAACCTGAACAGAAACCTGATGCTCCTAAGCAGAACGATGACGTAGGAGCTATGCTTGAAAGTATGTTGATATAAGGAGATAACACACATGGATAAAATCAAAATCATAGCAGGTCTTGACATAGGCAACGGTTATGTCAAAGGTGCAACAAAGGCTAATGACGCCGATAACGTAAATATCGATATCCCTAGCTGCGTAGCCGCTGTACCGAATCCGACTGATCTGCCTGCGACAGATATCAAGAACGAAATCGATAATATTTTCGATAGAGCAACCATTACGTTTGACAGTCCGCTGGTAACAGGGATTCATGCTACCACTCGTGCATATCTCGGAAGAAGAGGCGTTGAGAGTGGTAAGTCGATCACAGCATTCGACATCGAAAGTCATGTTTCTAAAGCAAATCAGCCTCTGTCAGCCGTTCTTGTACTCAGTATCATTGCAGGTGCGGCTCTTCAGAATTATTACAGGACAAAAAACGCTCTGCCGACAGAAACGATTCAGGTTGAGGCAAAGACAGCTCTTGCGCTGCCGATAACTGAGTTCAAAACATATCGTGACAGTTTTTCTGAGGGATTTACCAAGACAACACACATCGTATGTTTCCACAATTTCGAGACTCCTGTCAGAGTAGAAATCAAGTTCAGCAGAGTATCGGTTCTCGCAGAGGGTGCGTCTGCACAGATAGCTATTGTCTCTAAGGGCGAAAAGTTCATGAACGCTCTTCTGCAGGACGTCAGATCGAATGGTGTAAAGCTTGACGGAATTACAGCGAATGATATTCTCGGTGCGTCCGGGACCCTGGGCATCGATATCGGCGAGGGAACGGTTAATTTCCCCGTATTTACAGGTACACATTTTAATACTGATTTCTCGGCTAACATATCAAAGGGTTACGGAACTGTACTTGAGAACTCTCTTGCTCCGCTTCAGGCTGCAAACAACGTATTCCACGACAGAAAATCTCTCGGTGAATTTCTCCAGACAGCCCCGTCTGCGCTCAAGCGCCGTAAGTACGACAGCGCAATGTCTGTTGTGAATGCCGAATCTATGACGCTTGTTGACGCAATCGTAAAAGAGTTCACAAGCATTCTGAACAAAGCGAACGGTCAGATTGAAGTCGTCTATGTGTACGGCGGCGGCGCGAGTCCGCTGAAAGAACAGCTCTATCCTGCACTTATTAAGGCGTCTAAGAGCTTTTCGGCAGGCGATGAGTTCCCCATTATGTATCTTGATTCGAGATACTCTCGTTTCCTCAACAGAGAGGGTCTGTTCCAGTTAGCTGCGCGCTGATATAAGTCAATTACTCCCATCGAATAAGCAATATCCGGTGGGAGTAAATATATAATTTCAAAGGAGTTTTTATAGTTATGGGTATTGATTGGGAAAATATCTTGGGTGACAAGGTTGACCTCGGTGACGCCTATGACAGCATGGTTTTTGGGACATCTTTGAATAATGACAACAGTGAAAGTGAACGTCCATATTCATTGCCAACTTTTGATTTGGATGAATGGATGGAGCAGACTCAAGGGAGAAAATATCAGAAAGGAGTTGATAATAAAGACTGTGACGAAAATACTGTTGCTATCTCTATTGTCTTAAAGATGTATGCTGGCTTTCTTAAAGCAAACAGCAGCAATCTTCCTGAATCTGATTGGGGAAAAGCGCTTGCGTTCTTCATGTCAGAAGAGGGCAGGGTATTCATGTTACCGGATGAAGGACAGGCTTCAGCATTAGATGTTTGCGTCAAAGCGTTTCTTCCATCGAGCAATATTGTGACGAATGTGTTTAATGAAACACAATTTGGCTCTATTACTGATGGTGACGAAAATATTGATTGGATTGCAGCGGCACTCTGCAAGTATTATCGCCCGTATAAGCTGAACAAAGCTGTATCAAAATTTTGCGTGATTTATGATTTTGTTATAGATTGTGCGAAAGCTGAGTTCACACGTGTGTTTTTGGAGAAATCTACTTCCCAAATCGTAAAATTATCGGATATTTACAGAGTATTGACTGAGATAGATTACGAAAGTGTAAACTGGTCAGCATTTAGCAAAGCCATGGATGACGCAATGAAAAAGGCTGAATACATTGATGAGTCCTGCAACTTTTCATGCAAATATATATTCTTTAAGAATAAAAAGCATGTGGATAGATACTACAGTTTATTATGGCAAATGAATAAACTGGATTGCTATCATTTTTCACTTGCGTATCTATTATCGCTGAATTCGGATTGTTACGAACATTTCGATAAGCTGTTTGATACAGACCGCGATATAATACTGTTTGATGGTTTACATGAGGGTTGGCAGACAGGTTCAAGCAGAAAAACAACATTGCTGGCATTCAACCTCTGGAGTACGTATGTTGATAAAAACAGCCGTGACAGCACACCTGATAATATCTTCTGTGATACCAACGCAGTATATTACATGGAAGCTATCAAACTCAGGTATCCGGAGTATACAATCAGAGAAAAAGCTGAATACAAAAGTGAATCACCTATATGGGATACAAACGAGGATTTTCCAATATAACAGGCGAGTAAGATACCAACAGTAAAGGCAGTCTGGAAAAGGCTGTCTTTACGGATTTTAATGACATCTATGTTTCGACAAGAAAGGAATATGACAACATGTGGCGCTACGCAAATACTGAAGAAATCGACCTTTTCAATAAGCAGCTCAAAGAGAAGAGCAATGTTCCCGCTGTAAAAAAGGCAAGCATTATAGCATCTGCTATCATCATGGTGATTATGGCAATTGTGATGATTTTACCGCTGATAACTCCCTTAATAAAGGTGATGATCGACGTGATCGGTGCTATGATAACCATTGTGGTCATAATTACAGCATTCAGGAGGAAAATACCGCAGTATAACAACATTTATATTTACGAAACAACGGTGCTGGAAAAGACTGTCAGACCCAAAAACTCAAAACGCGTTATGGCGGAAATAACAGACGGTGATACTGTTGAAAAGAAAGAAATCGAAGTATCGTACAGTCAATACAGGTGGATCCAAATCGGTGATAAAATAAAAATCGTCAGGGCAGGGGAGAATGCAACAAAATTATATGTGCTATAAAAAAGAACTGCACGCTCGAAAGAACGTGCAGTCTTTTGCATTCATAGGTTGTTTTTAGATATATTTTATCAGCCAAAGGTGATGATATAATCACCGCCGTGGCTGATATTGTTGAACGTCAGATAGCCCTTTTTGTCCATGGTGGATTCATCTACCAGGACGAGAGAGCCTGTCTTGGAATCATAGCGATAGAGTGTTGCGTAATAGTTTGCATATTTGGTGGTATATCTCAGTCTCACAGAGCCACTCCAGCTCCATGCAACGTTTTCACCGATCGTGATCTGAGTGGCAGCAACAACGTCCTTTTTAGACAGCAGTCTCTTGCGTAAAGAATCGGGAATATTGTTGGTTTTGTAAATGACACGGAGATTGGTCAGTTTAGGCGTCTTAATATCGTTTGCATGAATAGTCCAGAGCGTGTTGTTTTTGGCTTTGATAGTCACAGCCGTATAGTTTGCTCTGATATCAGCCAATTCAGCCGCCGTAACATAGAGAATGGCGCTTGACGCGTTCTTGTAACGCTGTGTAATCGAAACAGCTGAATCAGACGCGGCGTCATCGTTCTTCACAGGCGTATCTTTAGACGAATCTGTTTTTGTGTTTTTTTCGTTCTTTTTGGCGTCATCAATGCGCTTATTGATGTTGTCAAGCTCAGCAAGCTTCTTGGTGATTTCGGCTTCAAGTTCGGTCAGTTTTGCGTACCAGTATTCATAATATGGATCAGTGGGGGAAACGGTAGCCGAGCCGGAATTATTGGAGCTAGATGTCGAGGAAACGAAGAATCCGGTTTTTCCGGTCTGCGGACCTGTATAAAACTTACCGTCGTTGACGCAGAACCAGATAGAACCTTTAGTTTTATCGTAGCCTCTGGAACTTGCTGCACCCATCAGCTTGCCATCGTAGTTGTATACGTTATTTTCGTGGAGGTAGTAATAAGACGTCTGTCCGTACAGAGATGACGTATCAGGATTCGAAGTCGTATCCGGAATAGCCATCTTAGCCGTATATGCGGGGTAAGCACTCGCATTTACGCTTGTATAATACTTTCCGTTTACGAAACAGAAATAAGGCGCCGCTTCGCTGTGTGTTGAAGTAACAGCTTTTACGATATAGCGGTCGCCGGTAGAGCAGGCAGCATTAGCATAATCAAGGTTCGGATAATAGCATACGCTGCTTCCGTTTGTTACAATATATACGAACTCAGACGCGTAGTGATAACGAGAGTTGTAATAAATGTAATCATCGCTGGTATAATCGTATCTGGGGTTGTCATCGCCATAGCTGTTGGAGTTGGAAGTAGTGGTTGCTTCGTAAGGCTGCCAGTCACGAAAGTCGGCACCAAAGGCGATAACAGGGGTGATATTCGGGACAACCATGCCTTTGAGCCAGTAATAATCGTTGGTGAGAGCCTTGTAGTGAGTTCTGTTAGAAGTGTTTCCGTCTTTCAGAGCAAACCACCAAGAGTTATTTGACTTGGATGTAACATCAACATGCTCGATATTATCCCAGTCAATAGTGTTGCCGTCAACAATGATGCGAGGGAAACCATCGAGGTCAGACTTGTTGGAAATCGATGTTGTAACAGAGCCGGAAGAGGACGCAGTCGTGAGATATATTGTCAAATAATCGCGGCTGTTTGTCACGCTGTCAGCGTCGAATAAGTCGGACTTATCGTAAGTATAAGACAGCAGGGACTTTGCTTTTTCAAGTAGAGCTTTGTTCGCCGTTTTAGTTGTTTTCTGTTCCTCAGTGTCAGTGTTTACATATTTCACATAATCGCCATTCAACAGACCGTTGATATAAGCAACATACGGTTTGAAAGCGTCGTTGATGAGAGTCTGTTCCTCGGCGAGTATCTTCTTCATTGCACTTTCAAGGTTAGACTGGCTGTTGAAAGTGAGGATCGTTGTGCCATTCTCATCGTCCACCTTAGCTAGATGATCGTAGATAGTATCGTTGAACGACAAAGTCACGCCGTCAAAAGCAGCATTCGGCAGTGTTTTCACCTGATTGACCAGTTTTGCAGCTTCATCAATGCGAGACTGAGCAACAGCCGTTCTTGCGGCAGGATTGGATTTGTAGCAAGTCATGTAAAGTCTGCGGGGGATACGATTCAGCGAAGCACTGTCAGTAGCACCGGACGAACCAGACGAGGAACCGCCGCCGCTGCTCGGCCACCATGACCAGTCAGAACCCCATGACCACTGACCGCCATTTACCCAAGGGTCAATAGTGGTATAGTATGCTGACGCAGATGCGGTGAGTGCAGACGCAGTCATTACAGCAGCCATCGCGAGCACAGCAAGCCTTTTTGTTTTCTTCATTGGATTTTTGTCCTTTCTCTATATGTCAAGTCAAAGTTGTCGTAGGGGCAAGAAGCCCCGTAAGATTATTATAACACACAAAGACATAGTTGTCAACACTAACATAATCAAAAATGCACGTTTATGTGCAATTTGAGTTCAACAACCACAATAAACTATACGAAAATATAGTTCAAAGTTGGTAGGAGACAAGAGCATAAGGGAAAATGTCACGCATTTTGTCACGGGGGTGGTACAAACCTGTCACAAAGTTGATTTTTGAAAATCAAACTCTGTACCACACCATATTTTACCATTATGTTTCCTACAATTTGTGCATTATTATAAATGTTTTTATTGGTGATTATAGTGCAGTCATTTTGCACAAAGTTAATCAACAATTTTATTTTTTAAGTTGGTTGAAAAACTAATTTTCTTCGTTTTTGATATGATTTTCAAACTCTCTCGAAAAACTTTTCAAAAAAGTTTGTACCATTGTGACATTTAGATATGCTAACGGTACAAAGTTACTCTTTCATCTCAAACTTTGTACCGCATTTGTACCACCCATTGTGACAAACAAACCCTTTATTTATAATATATTATATACTCTTGGTACAAAGTCACGGGTTATATAGTATTAAATTATTAGTAATGAAATGATAAATATGTGCATTATGACTATACGTGTTTTATATTTTTTCTATATATATAAAGGGTTTCAAAAAAGTTTGTACCAGTGTACCAGAGCCCATTTTCTGTGTGACACTGCACCTGTGATTTCAAACAGTGAATGACCCCTGTTGCGGGTATCAGAACAAGAAAAAAAATCTCCTCACAGGGTTTTATTCCTGTGAGGAGTCTTGTGAAAAAAAGATATGACTATGTATTGCATGATATTTCAAAAATCACTGTCCCCAGATTTGGGTGCAGTGAAGAACTCATTAAATAGAACCCTGTGGTGAATTATTGAAAAAAATATCCACAGAATAAATCTGTGGATATTTTTTGTGAAAGGATTTTATGAGCGATTTGACAGGTAATTGGTTGCAGATACAGGAGTCGAACCTGTTGTCTCTAGGTTATGAGCCTAGTGAGATGACCGTTTCTCTAATCCGCTGTATCATTGGAATGACGGGTTTTACACCCGTATCACGGCTTGACGCCGGATGTACCCTGACTATACCATTTCAATTTGTGATCGGAGCGATTTGTCTTTAACTTCGACATGAATCGCCCCGTAAGCTCGGCTGCGGGAATTGCACCTGCTGTCTTTCCTGACTTCTATTGCCGAGATGGGGGAGGGCTTGACGCACCCCTTTGCTTGACGTTATCGCCGCGATAGCTTTTCATATTACTGCTCCAAAGCTATAAACGAGACACAGATGCTTGTGATCTTTCATCTGCTGGTCGGGGAGCTTTTCAGCAAAGCGTACCAATAGCTCTGCTTAATCCTTACAGGCGTCTGCGGGCCGCCTGCCACTCCGTTATTTAACAGCTTGACCGCACTGTGCATAGAGCGCTCACTCTTTTTGCAAGAGCTTCTTACTATCATTTACAGCTCAGGTCCCTATGCCGACCTTTGCACCAGCTTGTGCAGGCTGATTATCTACAGTTTGAGATTACTGTCAACTGACGGTTTATCCGCTTGCCGTCAAACGTCAGATGATGATGCCGCCGCTGCACATTGCTCGGCGACGGACATTCGATGATTTCACCTTCCGTCCTGCTGTCCGGACTTAATGGTAGCGATAGCTGGACTTGAACCAACGATCCCATGTGTATGAAACATGTGCTTTAGCCAACTAAGCTATATCGCCATAAGCGACTTATCACCACCCCGGCATGACGCAAGTCATGCCAGAAAAAAGAAAAAACCCGTGGATTTTGTCCACAGGTTTTTTCTGATGAAAGGAGGATGTTATGGCATTGTTGGTACAGACGAGAAGAATCGAACTTCTGTCTTGCTGTCCTTGTTTTTAAGGTGCGCACCGCTGCTCTACCACTAAGCTACGTCTGTATATAGAACAGAACTATCCTCTATCGCCTCAGGGCGGCACGATAATATGCGTACTACAGTCTGCTTCCGATGTTCCACAGTCGAGTTAAACTCGCTGGTCCGATCTCTGTAAACCAGCCGTATTACATATCACCGCATTCGAGCGATAATTCTGTTTAATAAAAGACCGGCATGACGCAAGTCATGCCCGAAAGAAAAACCCTGCACATATAGTGCAGGGTCGTTTCTTAAGCCTGAGCAGGCGCCTCTGCGGCAGCCTCAGCAGCAGCACGAGCGTCCGCCCTAGCCTTTGTCACAGCCTGAGACTCCTCGAAAGTGATGTTCTCGACAAACACTACGGTGCTGTAAACGGGCTTGCCGTCCTTCTCGTAGTTGTTCATGCGCAGAGAGCATTCAGCGCTGATCTTGTCGCCCTTGTGAATGAGTGCGAACGGACTCTTTGCATAGTCCTTGACGTACGCTTCCACCGGAATCATCTGTGCGTCGCGCTTGCCGTCCTTGTTCTTGTAATTGTTTTCAGCGGCGATGGTGAACTTCACCTTGCTGGAGCCGTCCTTGTTTGCGAAAACAGCGGGGTCTGCAGTGAGTCTGCCTCTGAGAATTGCGAAATTATTCATGTTCATGGTTATGTTCTCCTTTTTTGAATAAAATAGTGGGCGGCAGGCACGCCGCCCTAAGTTTGAAGTGTCCAGATAATTTTCGTGTTTTTCAGCAGCTATAGTCGCCAGACATTGAGACAGCTTATTTCAGTCAATTATCTTTTATAGAAAACCCGACAGTTGGCAACAACTGTAAGCGCTTTCCTTTTAAGACAATTCTTATCCCGTATGTCACTATAGTCGCCAGACAGGGAGTGACATGAATCAGACAAAATCGTCTTTAAGAAAACACCGACAGTCTGCAAGGACTGTAGACCTTTCTCTTTTGAAAAAAATCCGGCAGTCGGCAACGACTGCCCGTTTCTCTTTTGATTTTGAAACAGTATAAACTAAAAGCCGATACAAAAGTACACATAATTGAGCATTTTTGAAATGATAGGCTTGACAGTTCGATATTTATATGATATAATAATATAAAAGACATCACTGTTTTGACATCATTGTTTCGACAACATGAAAGGCATATTGCTATGACATCAAAAACAAAATCAAATAAAAAAGATGACCGTTGTCGTTTCACCGCGTCAGTCGATACAGACACCTATAACATGGTGCTGCATTGGGCTAAAAAGAATGGTATAACCATAAACGAGTTCTTGAAAAATGCGATTGATTTCTATGTCGCATATCAGAACAAAGATTATGATATACCTACTCTTGAAGTTCAGAGACTGAATCAGCTTGTGGATACGACAGCGGTTTTGTCGTCTAATGTATCAGCTCTCGAAAAAATTATTACGTCCGGATTTGACAGTCTGATTTCTCTCACCAGAGGGGATAATTATCTTCTTGATGAAGACGATGGGGAATTGGACGAAGATATTGATGAAACGAGGTGAGCTGCTATATGGGTCTGAAGATAAATTACAACAATCCTTTGCCTGATGAATACGAAAGAGAGATGCCTTCTGGGTTAAATCCTATGGAGAGACATGACTGGCGTAAACAGAAAGTAATGGATCTTCGTCGGAAGGGACTTGCGACTGTAGCCGCAGATGGAACATGTAAGTTTGTAATAACACAAGGAAAAGAGGAGTTGAATGTAATCGCTGAATCATCGAGTCATGTTGAATCGACTGTGATATCAACTGCCGGTGAATCAAGTGATACTGAGATTGAATCCTCAGTTGAAAAAAAGTCTAGTTCATTTTTGAAGAAGACTACTAACATATCTAAATCGCAGACTGACGAATGTATTCGTAATATTCCTAAATCAGTTATGGACGCTCTTCGTTCTTTGTTTCCTTGTTCGGCGAGCAAGGCTGATTTGGTTTCAGCTGCTGTTTACATTGTAACAAACGGTGCCTGCGAGATATCGGACAAAGCTATGGAGCTTGTCGAGAATTATGAGTCTGATGATAAGTTGGTTTCGATCAACGAAAGACTTTCTCATCTTGAGAGAGCGACAAAAATTCAGACGACTTTGCTTCAGTCGATAGAACTTTGTACTTGTTTCAATACTTTCGACAGGCGCTACGGTTCTACTCAACCTAGAAAAAGTCCTAAAAATACCGATTTCAGGGAGCAGGACAATCTTGATATGCTGGAATGTCTGCGTGAACAGGCTGTTGATCAGCAGCGGATAGATGAGCTTGAACGAGGTCGCCAGATATACAATCAGACCAAAGATAAGAATGATTAAGGAGATAACATGGTCGGAATCTTATGTGAGAAACCCAGTGCTGCAAAGAATTTTGCAAAAGCTCTGGGCGGTTCAAAGGGTCGGTTTGCTGATACAGATTATCAGATAGTAAATGCGCTCGGTCATTTGTATGAGTTTGCTCAGCCAAATGATATGGTCGATGATTCCAAAGCAAATCGTTACAAATCATGGGACGTGAAGAACCTGCCGTGGAATGAGACAGATTTTTCGTGGAAAAGAGTCAAGAAAAAGAATATCAACGATGTTCTTAAGAATATCAAGACGATTCTGTCCGGTTGTGATGAGATAGTCATTGCAACTGATGTTGACCCTACAGGCGAGGGTGAGCTTCTGGCTTATGAAATAATCGAAGAGCTGAGGCTCAACAAGAAACAGATCTCCAGAATGTATTTTGATGACGAATCTGTTAACGAAATACAGAAAGCGTTCAAAACTCGTAAGACGATATCGAATTTCTATGGAAACCCTGATTACAAAAAGTCACTGTATCGTGCTAAGTTCGATTTTCTTACGATGCAGTTTACGAGAATTGCGACAACGTGTGGCGACGGTAAGTCGGTTGTACGGCAGGGGAGACTGAAATCGGCAATGGTCAGCATAGTAGGCGACGGTCTTGCCGCCGTTGCCAATTACAAGAAAGTTCCGTTCTATCAGAATCGGTTCAAAGACGAAAACGGCAACGTTTATACGAATTCCGATGAACAGTCATATCCCGATAAACATCAGGTTCCGAACATTTATACAAGCAGTCCGGTAATTGTTGACAAAACTGAGCGTAAATCCACTCCGCCAAAGAAGCTGCTTGATCTGGCAAGTTTATCTGCTATACTGGCACCTAAGGGTTTCAAGGCGAAGCAGGTTCTGGATACATATCAGAAGATGTACGAGGCTCAGATAGTAAGTTATCCCAGAACCGAAGATAAAGTTATTTCACCTGAACAGTTCAACGACCTGCTTCCGCTTGTGGATAAAATCGCCGATGTGGTAGGTGTGGATAAGAAACTCCTGACTCACAGAATACCGAGAAGCACACATGTTAAGACCGGCGGTGCTCATGGTGCTAACAGACCGGGAACAAACGTTCCAACGAGTCTTGATTCTCTGGCAAGCTACGGCGCACCAGCCTCTGCTATTTATGAACTTCTTGCGAAGTCTTATCTCGCAATGCTCGCCGAAGATTATATCTACGATTCTGAGCAGGGTCATCTGGTGAAATATCCTGCGTTTGCAGCTAAAACGTCTATTCCTGTCTCAATGGGCTGGAAAGCCGTTTTTGACGACAAAGACGAAGATGAGCAGGACGATGGCAGACATCTGGGTAAGAATGCTGAACCGTTTGTTTACGAGGGCTTTCCACCTAAGCCTCCCGTGCCGACTATGAAATGGCTGATGACTCAGCTTCAGAAGCATGATGTAGGCACAGGTGCTACGAGAACAAGCACTTACGCAGATGTAACATCTGAAAAATCAGCATATCCACTGCTTGTGGATAAAAAAGGCAAGATCACAATGGCAGAGTGCGGTGAAATCAGCTATAAACTTCTGCCTAATACGCACATCGGCAGTCTTGCTCTTACCGAAGAAATGCAGCAGGATATGAGAGATATAGCTGCTGGCAAAACAACAGCTGAAGCGTGTCTTGCAAAAATTGCAGGATACGTCAGAGAAGATTTAAGAACAATGACCGCGAACGGTCAAACAATTCAGAAGAAAGCAGGTAATAACATGGCTACAGATAAGGAAAAGTATGAGGGTATTTGGTCCGTTACAGGAAAGACTATTCGTTTCACACGTGAGTGGGGCGGTCACAGATTCACAGATGAGGAGTGTGAAGATCTTCTTAGCGGCAAGGAAATCAATGTAAACGGTTTGGTCAGCAAGAGTGGAAGTACATACGGCGTCAAAGGCAAGCTCAGCGAGCTTGAGTACAACGGTCATAAGTATGTCGGTTTTGAGAGAACTGGCTTCGCTGATAGTGCAAACGGCGTTCCTAAGGCATGGTGCGGTCATACGTTTACTGATGACGAAAAGACTAAGCTTGAAGCTGGCGAGGTTGTTCATGTTGAGGGATTGGTCAGCAAGAAAACAGGCGGTACGTTCAATGCTGACCTGTCGTACGATAAGAACGAAAAGAAAATCGTTCCGCACTTTTGATTCGGAAATTTCTGCGGTCGTGTTATAAACATGACCGCAGAAAATGTTGTATAAGGAGCACAATATATGGCAGTTAAACAGTCGTACGGCATCAAGACTCCGATGCTGTCCACAGCATTAGATACAGAAATAACGCTTCAGAAAGACGGCGTCGGTCTCAGACCGTTGCCTATAAAATTCGTTATCATTACCGTCGTATCAGGCTGCGTCTGCGTCGGTGCAGTTCAAAGTGATTTGGTTGCTGTTGGTAATATAGTGCAGAAATTCATTTTCGTGTGTCTGTGGATAGCTATGACTGTACTCTTGTTCATGACGGACAAAACAAAACGCATGAATTTGATGAGTATCGTTTCTCTCATAAGTTATCTTACAGTACCGTCAAATCGCAAAATCATTACCCGCCGCAATGTACCTGCAACACCAATGCTTGATATGTGCAATATTAAGGGTATAGACGATACAGGAACGATAAAATTCGCTGATAAGCATTTCGGATATATGTACAGAGTAACTGGAACAGCGTCGGTGCTGTTGTTTGACGAAGATAAAAACAATATTATCAACGCTGTTGATAATTTTTATCGCAAAATTGATCCAAATGTTGAGCTGATATTTATTTCTCTGAAAGAGTCTCAGAAAGTTTATAATCAGGCTGCAGCAGTCAAAACACGTTATAATCGGCTCAAAGTTTCTGATCCGGATTTGAAGGATCTTTGCAATAATCAGCTGACAATGCTCAGGGACGTTGTGGGTTCGAAATATCAGTCAATACATCAGTACATGATCGTAAAAGCTGATTCGCTGGAAACCTTAACGGCGGCAAAGATAACGCTTCAGACGGAGCTTGACACATCAGGATTGTTTATCAAGAGATGTATTCCGTTGTACGGCGATGAAATCCTTGATGTGTTGTCAACAAGTTACACATTTAATCCGTACAATGATTCTATTGAAGTGTTAACACGAAATACAAAGAAAGGCGGTGACGGCAAGTGAGAAATATTTTCATGAAGAAACTCAAACAGGCGTCTGAATCAGAGGAAACTGCCAAAGATGTTCATGATAGCAAGGCGGTTGTGAAAGATGACAGTTTGAAACGCAGTGAACTCATTGATATCAAGGTGGAAATGCTGGACGATGATGAACCTGAAAAGAAAGGCTTGGCTAAACTTTTCGGTTCTAAAAAACCTCGCAAGGTTTATTCATATGAAGATAATCCGCATTTACTTGCTCTCCGTCCGCATGAGTGTTATATGTTCTTCTCTGATTATACGAGAATAGACGACAATATGTACTCCTGCATTCTCGCTATGTTTCATAACAACGGTGCGACAGACCGTTTCGGACAGTTTTGGGGGCTTGGTCTGCTTCCTCATAATCTGCCTAAAACAACAAAGGTAATCAGATTTGAACAGGTGAACAGGCTTACAGATGAGTGGGTCAATCAGCATCAGACTCGTTCGGAAAAAGTTGCGGAGGCAAATGCAGGCGAGCAGGGCAGAGGCGGTACAAATACGACCCGGCGTAAGGCAGGCAAAGCGTCAACTGATTTGGAGACGATTGCTGCCGAACTGCTGAACGGTGCGTCCTATCTTCATGTTCATTATCGTCTGCAGGTTTTAGCTCCAAGTCTGAAAGAGCTTGACGCAGCTATAGACCAGATAAGAAAGGACTACATTGACGCTTTTTCGAGTCTGACGTTAGAGCCTTACCAGGGTGAGCAGAAAAAAGAGATGTCAACGCTGCTCAGAGATAACGACACTAAACTGGGTACAGGTTTCTACTACACGTCTACTGAGTATGCGGGCAGTTACAGCCTTGTGACGCATGGCATAGAAGACCATGACGGAGAGTTCGTAGGAACGATGACAGGCGACGTTAATAATTCCGCCGTATTGTTCGATATTGACTACTTCCCGAAGCACATCGTTCTTGCCGACGGCGTGTTTGATGACAGGTATCAGGATAGAGTACGCCGCAGCAATGTCTGGGGTTCAAAGATAGCACAGGCGGCAATTTTGAACAACCATAAGGTTGTTCACTTTCTGTTATCACCTGTGAACATGGACATGGTTTCTCCCAAATTCGAAAGCTTTACAAATTTCGTAAACATGACACAGGGCGACCTTAATATGTTCGAGTTTTTTGGTGATCCAGAGGCTGAATTGACGCTTTTCCCAAAACAGCTTGAAAAGATCAAGATAATGACCGAACAGATATCTCCGCCTACTGAAGACGATAAAACCGTCATTCGTGATTCACTCAGCGAGGCTTTGACGCAGTTCTATAAAGATAGTCATATGTGGATCGACAATGCTCAGTATAATCGTGAGAAGATAAGACTCATCGGCATTCCGCACGAACAGGTTCCCAAGCTGGAACAGTTTGTTATGAACTTGGACCAGAAACACAAAGCTCTGTTAGCGGCGTCGATTGTTGATAATGAACAGGTTCATGCTTACAGCACACTGAAATCCATATTCAGGTCCATGCTTACCAGCAATGGCGACTTGTTTAACACGATTACTAACAGCGTTTTTGATACTGTTACTGAAAAGAACAGAGTCATCTACGATTTCAGTGAACTTCTTCAGCGTGGTTCTGGCATCGCTATGGCTCAGCTGGTGAATGTTGTGTCGTATGCGCTGTCGGGTCTGGACAAAGGTGATTTAGCCATATTTCACGGCTGTGACAATATCACTTCTCAGGAAGTCAAGGGATTTCTCAGACGAGAGTTTGATTTCTTGTATAAACGCGGTGGCAGGACCTGTTTACTGTATGATGATGTAGCGGCATATATGCAGGATCTGGATTTCAATCAGGCAATAAGAGCTGACTATACTATCACAAGCACAATGACTCCGGCTGACGCAGCACTTTACGAATCCTCGTTCGGCATTAAATTGCCAAATACGCTGAAATCACTCATTACTGCACCTAAGTCAGACAATAATTATCTGCATAGAGGTGTTGATAATATCGTGTTCAAGCCTGATTTGTATGTTGGCGTCAAGCATGACCGTTGAAAGGGGTGTATGATGTGATAAAAACAAAATTTGCAAAAGTTGTATCAATGGCTCTTGCAATGGTTTTAGCAATAGATATGTTCACCCCGTCAGGAGTGGGACTGTCAGTTCGGACATATGCTGCGTCGAATGTTCAAACTGATCGTGCCGATGAAGGTAAGAAGAACATATCTGATGATATTGACTTCTGGAATGATATCAATGTCGATCATTCGTTTGCTCATCAGGTGCGTATGGCTACCAACTATGCTAACAGACAGGTTTCTGCCGGTAATACCATAGGCGGCGGCAACGGTGTTGACGATGTTTATGGCAGTTCATTGGACATGAGTAATATTGCACCTTTTTTCGGATATTCATCAGGAGAGGTCGAGTATGATGAATTGAACAGTCCTGAAAACACCAGGTCGGCGGCAACTGATAGAAAAAACGGTGTTTTTTATTCTGTAGACAGCGTTGCTTCGTCAGTGGTGACAGATCGTACGTCATCTGTTTCATGGTTAAATCTTGGCGCGGGCTATGAGTATTATTCGTATGGCTTGCTGCTTAATCTGACAGGATTGGATTCGGTTGGTACAAGTGCAACTGACCAGACGCGAAATCTGTATGGACTCATAGCACAAGGGTCATATCTCGCAGCAAGTTCTGTGAATATGATATTTGAAACATGTTTCAAATTTCTTCAGGCTACGAATCCGTTTGTCTTTTTCAAAGATATAAACGTTGATGTTGGTAAAAATGAGCTTTCAGCAATTGACGCAGAAGCGGCTGCTGTTCGTGGTGGTGATTCTGCTGCTGTAAATTCTGTGGCAAGTTTTTTCGGAAAGATATTTAATATGTTCACCAATTTTGCGTGGACAGTATCTATTCCGTTATCTTTGCTGTTTATTATCATTACGTATTTTCTTACGAGACGCGGTCGGTATTATATAGGTAGCAATCTTAAGAAATTCGTTGTCAAAGTAGTGTTCATTGCTATGGGCATACCGATACTTGGTTCAGCTTATACACAGGTTCTTGATGGGCTTGCTGACACACAATCGGCTTCTGACGAGTTTATTACTCAGGCTGTAAGTTATACATTCGTCGATTTTGCAAGCTGGGTGGCAAGCAGTCGATTGGATCCGCCTGCTGACGCAACATTAGGTATATTCATAGGTTCTCAGAATAGATTGAGTAATTCGGTTGTTGATACAATGACTATCAGGAATCTTAGAAAGACATGCAATGCTATCAATGTGGCGAGCAATGTTTTTAAGTTTTCGGGAACCAATGGTCTGACGACATCGAAAAATTCAGGAATCCTTATCAAAGATTACATATACAGCACCGGCACCGGTGCAAATTTAGCTACGTCTACTGCTTCAACTGCGTCAGAATCGTATTCGAACAGACAGGCCGTAAGCGATTTGCTCAAGTCTTATACAAATGGCACTAAGTATACGGCTACGATGTTTGAGTCAAGTGTCGTTGCATGGATGCAGTCCAAAAAAAGTTCTGTCATATCTTATGGTGATATGTTTGCACTATCAGCAGATAAGTACTCATTTTCGCAGAACGCTGAGCGCAAGATTCATTGGCTTCAGGGAACTGTTGATTCAGGTACCATCAAATATGACCCGACTGACTCAGCTAAGACCAGTACCTATGCTGATGTAGCCAGGGCAAGATTTGCGACCAGTAATGATTTTGCAGGTGTTGGTTATAACATATGGAATAACGGAAAGTTGTGGGGCAGAGCTATACAACATCCGAGTGGAACAGTGATGTATTCCTTTACAGGTATACCAGCTGGTGATTCCACTTACGGTATTGATTGCTCAAAGCTCACAGGATTTTCTACTATGTCTATGTATACATATCTGACATCAGAGTTTACGCAGACCGGTATAACAGCCTATGGAGATTCTTCATCAGGCTATACTCAGGAAGCACATTATGCTATCAATCTTATAGGTGGAAACGCATTAATGCAGTTTGCATTTCTGTCAAATATGGTTGCCGTACTGCTTGGATATTTCTTCCTTGCTGTTGTGTATGTATTCAGGACTGTCTTTGATATATTGTTCAAGGGATTCCAGATCATGGGACATGCCCTGCTTGCAGCTGTTGGTTTCTATAAATCGATAGGAACTTGCATATGCATGGTTGTCAATATGATAGCACAGCTTTTCATAACCGTGATTTTCTTTTCATTTATGACAGACGTGCTGTTTATGTGTACGTCCATATTTGATGAGTTTTTCTTTGGCTTATTTGATAAAGTCACTGGTTATCTTACTCTGGGTTCTAGTGATCAGATTGCGTCTGCTTATGCAGCTGATGTTCTTGTGACATTATCGTCTCTCCTTTCTGCTTTTGTCATAGTGTTCTTTGTAAGTTTTGCCATAAAATGGCGTTCTTATATAATGTCCATGATCAACAGCATGGTCGAGAATGTTATCGGCACACTGCTCGGTGTAAATCTCAGCGGTTCTTCCGATGGCGTTATGGGTGGTATGGCTAAGGCTGCGCTCAATGACGCTGTCAATGTTGCAGGTGTTGCAGCAGGCGTCGGCGGTGGTGTTGCACTAGCTGGCGGTGTTCAGGATATGATAAACGACATGGATTCCAGAAACGATATTGATAGTGATAGTGCCGAGCAGATTGTAAACGATAATGCTCAGAGTGCAGTAGACGCGGCTGTTAATCCCTCTGTTGGTTCTGGTTTTGATGGCGGCTCTGGTGCTGAAGAGGGTGACAGAGAAACTAAGGCGATCGGTGAGGACGCTCTTATGAACGGTCTTGACAGTGATTCTGATGGACATGATGTTTATGCAACTGGACATGGCGGCGCTGGTGGTCGCATACGTGGTGAGACTGAGAGTACAGACCGTGCTGATTCCGAGGGTGTATCTGAGGTTGATGCAGAAACTGATGAACAGGAGTCTGAGGCTCATTACGGTGGTTCGTATGAAAGCTATGGTCCTGAATACTCAGGCAGTGCTTCTGGTTCTGCGTTTGCTGGACCTGTTCCGATGTCTGGTTTCGGAAGCGTCTCCGACATTGCGTCTTCTGATGTAAAAGATAATTTTGAGCTTAGCGGCGATACTTCTGATACAGAGGAGCTTGGGAATAATCGTGCGAATAATGCGGCTGATTCAATCGGCAGTGTATCTACAGCGGCAACTGGTGCAGTTGTTGCAAGCGACAGCATGACAACAGCTGAGGCAGAGTCTGGTACAGAATGGACTCAGGATGACGCTGAAAATCAGATTTCGTCTGGTATCAGTTTCGATCCGACCAGAGGCATTGTTATGACATCTGTAGGTGAGGACGGTACTTCTTCTGACGTTGCAATAGGCATGAACGGTTTGAGTCTTGGCTCAACTGACGCCGACGGCAATAAGACTGTCAATACTGTCAGCACTGACGGCATTACCACAGCTTATACCGGCGCAGATGGTTCGGCAGAGACTGTTACCACGACATTCGATGGGCTTAATTCTAACGTTACTGTTGAAAGGACAGACGCTGACGGAAACAGCGAGACTATTACAAGCGGTCTTAATGGTTCTACAGTTGAGCGCGTCGAGATGACAGCTGACGGAAGCACGAAGACTACAACTATCAATCCCGACGGTACTTCTACCGTTGAGACCGATAATGCAGAAACAGGTTATCATTCTGTTAAGACTGTTGCGGCTGATGGCTCTGCTGTCGAAACAGAAGATGTCAATGGTGTAACGACTGTTACCGAGACTAATGCTGACGGTGTTGTTACCAGTATGACATCCACAAGTACGAATGCTGATGGCAGTGAGAATATGACAGGCTATGAGCTGAATAATGATGGTTCTGTCACCAGAACTGTTCAGGCAGGCGGTATCAAGACTGTGACTACTGAGAGCACGGATGGTACATCTGAACAGGTACAGTCCGTCGTCCTTGATAATGGTACGACAGCTGAAACCACAACAACGTTCGACGCTAATGGTCGTCAGACGGGTGATACAAGCACTGTTATCAGATCGTCTGATGGTAAGAGCGTAATTTCAGAAAGCGTAACTTCTACCGGTTCTGATGAAACAGGCAATTATACTCTCACAACAACCACTTCAGCCGCAGGAACTATTGATCATAAGGATTACGGCAACGGTCATACTGTTGTTACTGAGACTACTGCGTCTGGCGATGTTGTCACAACAGAGGCTCATGCCGGTACAAACGGTAGTGTTGCTTATACTATCACAGAAACAGACGCTTCTTCTGGTGAAACCAAGACAACCAACATTACCAACAGTGGTGTTGGTATGACAGTTACAACTGACGCGGACGGCAATGTGATAGGAAGAGATTCCATTGAAAGAGGCAGAGACGGTTCTATCAGCTATGTGACTGCGTCCGGAGGTTCGTTCTCTATGGCTGAAACAGGCAATGGAGCAGACGCAAGCAGAACAGCAACCGTTACGTATTCTTCCGGTGGTTCTGATATTATTTCCGTTAATAAACAGACTGGCGATACAACTACAACTTCCGTTGATTCTACGGGTAGTACAAGCACAGTAACAGTTAATGCTAAGACAGGTGCAACAACAGTAGACGCTGTTCGTGCTGACGGTTCGACTGTTCAGGCAATGACTGACGCAAACGGCGGTTATACCGAAACCGTAACACAGGCAAACGGCGGTGTACGCACAACTGTTCGTACCAGTTCAGGCGAAGCCGGGGTTGAAAAGACCACGTATTCAGATGGCGCAGGCAATACCTCTTCTGTAAGAATGGAGGGTGATAATGTAGTTTATCGCTCCGGAACATCTTCTGATGGTTCTTCTTACTCTCAGTCTTACGATAAGACTGCCGATAGCTGGACAACAACTCAGAACCTTGCGTCCGGTGATGCTGTCACAACAGTTAAGCAGGCTGACGGCTGTTATTCTCGTAACATAGAGTATGCAAACGGCGCGTCCAGAATGGAGACTCTTGACGCAGTAAACGGCACAATGTCTGTATCTACAGTCAGTGCTTCGGGTATCACAACCACGACAACGCAGTCTGCGGCAGGGGTTGTATCTTCTGTACAGACAGGCAGTATGGGAATCGATGAGCATATTGACAATACAAGCGGTGTAATTTCACGTACGCTTAGTGTTGCCGGTCAGCAGTATTCTATGGTGACACAGCCCGATGGTTCTTCCATTACATCGTTCACGCTTCCTAATAATGCGGCATGCTCTTATACTACAATGTCCGATGGATCTCAGGTAAGCACGATTCGCCAGGCTGATGGATCGAGCAGAACGGAAACAGTTGCTTCTAACGGCAGCAGTTCTATCGTTTATACAGACAGCAAGGGCAGCGTGGTAACAGAGTCAAATGCTGTGACGAGACTCAATGACGCTTATGCTTCGTCTGTAGCGTCGTTCAACTCCGGTATGCAGTCTGTTCGCGAGGGTATGAGCGCATTTAATCTCTCCGGTACTTCTACTCTGAGCTCTGCGGGAATATCGTCTCAGACGATTTCTCTGGATGGTCAGGACTATAACATAACTAGGATGGCTAACGGTTCGTGTGCCGCGTCTTTCCAGATGGACAATGGAGCAAAGGGTGTTTATGGTGTAGGTGCTGACGGTTCTCAGATTTACACCGTTCGTTCATCTAATGGTTCAAGCAGAGTAGAAACTGTTTACTCTAGTGGAGATAGTTCTGTGATTTATAGAAACTCGTCGGGTGATATTATTACTCAGCAGTCTGAAATCACTCAGCTTGATAATTCGTATGCAGGCATGATGACGATGTTCAGCTCCGGTATAAATGCTGTTCAGAAAACAATGGGTTCTATGGGGGTTGACTCTGATATCAGTATTGGTTCCATGAGGACCGGCAGTCTGAACGCATTTGAGATTCCTGCACCCACTGTTAATATGACTATGACGGGTATTTCTGAGAATGCAGCGTTTGCTTCTGGCAATACATCAGGTATCATGCCCGGTACTCCCGATGAGGTATTCAATGATATGCTTTTCAGGTCTATGACCGAGGGTATTGATATGGACGCTCTTATGGCGTCTGCCTCTGTTACATCTGGGACTCAGGCAACCGGTCAGTCCGGTTCTTATGGCAGATACGACACTTGGAGCGGTGGTTCTGCAACCAATAACAGCTCCGATGATAAGTAAGTGAGAACAGAGCAGGGCTGCGGTGTTCAGCCGTGGTCCTGCTTATTCTTTTTGAAAGGGTGAACAAAGTTATGTTTCTTGTGCTACTGGAAGATATACCAACGCTTGCTAGTTCTAATTTGATAGCAAGTATTTGCACAAATGTTGCAAATACAGTTAAGGCCGTCGGGTCATATATCATTTTGCTCATGGGTCTGGTGCTGATCATCATGGCCGTGATACAGATAGCGAAAGGTTTTGTGTCAGGAAAAGCACAGTGGCTCATCACGCTCGGTGGTTTGCTGTTTGGCGGACTGCTTATATTTGGCGGTTGGAGTATAATAACAGGTTCGTTCGGTGCGACCGGCAAAAACACATTCGATTCTCTCATGGGTGGTATGACGCCTACAGCGGGGACGGTGTTGAGTAAAACATCAGGCATGACAGGTATCGACGCAGCACAGAATGCTATAGTTGTTTTGCAGGACGCCTTTTTCGTACCTTTTGCAAAGGCTGTTGCTGTAACAGTTGGCATTATTCTTACTGTTATGGCTGTTATTCAGCTTTCGAAGTATTTTATGGCAAAGGGTAATTCTCAGATTTCGTGGAAAAAGGTCGCTGTTATGGCTGTTTTAGGTTCTGTGCTGTTTACAGCAACACCTACTGATAATTCAGCGGGCTGGACGTGGATTACTAATATAGCTGTTGGTATCACACGTGATACAGTTGCAGGCGCAGCAAATGGTACTAACACCAGTCAGACAAACGGCTATCCGAAACCCGTAGCTGTGACTACAGCGTCAACATCTGCGTCTGAAACTACTCCGACTGACGCTCCATAAAATGTGAAAAATATTTAAAAATAAGTTAATTGTCCACGGCGTGGTCAGTTAAGCGATTAAAAAGTACAGATATTTCTGCATTTTAGAATTACCACGCTTGACAAGCCGATAGTTTTGTGTTATAATACAATTAAGCAATTTGAGGCGTTTGAGTGTAATTTTGTATCGGGAAAAGCCGAAATGCCACATCTTTGACCGATATGGTTGGCTTTGGACGTCTTATTTGCGTCAGCTGAAAGCTGAACGACATCTTTGACTTTGACATGAAATGAGGTGACATCAATGTTTTCTGCAATCGCAAGCACTCTGAGTGCGGCTGCAATGACCGCAATGGCTCCTATGCTGGAGGGTGAAAAGAAATTCGATATTATCGGATTCCTTGGCAACACTACCGGTTACGTTAAGAACATCGGTCATTACGTTATGATGCTCGCAGGCGCTATTCTGATCATCGTCGCTGTTATTCAGATCGTTAAGGGTCTGGCATCCGGCGGAAGAGGTCAGGTGAACTGGGTTATGTCCATTGCCTGCCTGCTTGTCGGCGGTCTGCTTCTGTTTGGTGGTTGGAACTTGGCTGCGTCCGTTGCGGCAATAGGTGCTGACACTATGACAGAAATCAGTGACGGTACGTACAACGACGCAGGTGTTCAGGGCGCAAAGGACGCGTCGGGCGGTTATAAGACTTCCTGACGGCTGCGACTGAATCTCACCCTTGCTCTGGGTGGGAGATAGCAACATTCTTGAGCGAAAGGGCGTAGATTTTTCTACGCCCTTATTTGTTTGAATAATTTGCGTGGAATATTGATATAGAAAGGCGAGTACATATGACTGTTATTAAAACGCTTTGGCAGAATAGACGTCATTTCAAACTGCAGATATTTGGCGTTACTGTTTTGCTTGTTGTTACTATTTTTCTGATAAATTTGCTGACAATCAAAACGGCTTATGACAAAAATGTCAATAATTATATGTCATCGACTGTTCAGTATACTTCGTCGTTTACGATGAGTTTGTCGGGTACGACAGGCACCATTGAAAAAATATATGTGGACAGTACGAAAACAAGGTGCTTTATTCTTGCTCAGCTTAATAGTACGTCTAATATCGCAATGGACGCGGCTAATTATCAGATGCTTCTGACAAATACTAATTCCGACGGCGTTGCCGAGGGAAAACCAAAAGAACAGCTTACAGGTGAATTTTATATGTTTGGTTCATCTGGACGTATTGGCTTGTATATTAAGTCGGATATTCCGTTTGAGAACAGAATGAAGAAAGTTTCCATCAGAAGTTACAAGCAGTATTTGGGCGATACTTCGCCGTATTATGTGTCTACACCAACTGACGCACAATATGACCAGTGCCACATTTTCTTTAATCCTGGTGGAACATCTGCAACAACAATGCCTTTTTTGGAAACACATGCTGACGGTACTGATTTCAGTATGAGTGAAATTTATCGCCAGACTGATACTGCAAATGCGTACTCCGATACACGAGCAAAGTTAACGACCTGTATCAACGATATGCTCACAACAGTTCAGCAGGTGAGTGAATACAAAACTCGTTTGTCTTCGAATTATGATGTCGCTGTTCCTGAATCACCCACTTGGTTCAAGGATGAGGGTTTTGACGTATCTAAAACAGTAGATGATAATGGTGATGTAATCGAACAGCATTGGGTTTATATGCCTGCAACCATTCTTGAAGGTGGATTGGATTTTGATTGGTATGCAGGTGATGTTGACAGTGGATATTTTCATCTTGTTACAGACAGCAATGATATGGACCTGCGTGAATATCTTCTGGCTCTTTCCAGTATGCCGAATCGAATAAAAGCGGATCAGTTCAGAGTTGAAACGTGGTATTATAATGATGGTACAGAAGTTGCTTTCAATAAATCCATGATGACTGATTATGAAAAAGAGGTTCAGAGTGTTATGGATAATTATGTTTCTTTGCTCAACAAGTATCTTGATCTGAAAAAATCGTATCAGACTGATTATCTACCTGCTCTTCTCAAGTCGGAGTTTGAGTCTCAGACCATCGGTCAGGCATACACCGTTAATAGAATTGATAATGTTCTGTTGACGTATTAAGGGTGGCTGACATGGATAAGGCAATGAAGAAAAAACTGATAGCTGTTGCCGTGGCAGCAGGACTTATTGTCCTGCTGCTATCAGCTATAGCTTTAGTACAGAGCGTTGTGACAGATGTTGTTGACAAACCCGATGAAACATCGGGTGCGCATGAGATGATTATCACTGATGATTCTTTGCAGGAAACAACAGGTGTAGTTGATGTAACTGGCAAAGACGTGGAACCTGTTGATACAGACATGCTGTTTGCTGATTTCATGACTGTTGATGATTTCAATATTTTTGGCGGTGATACGCTTTCCGGTATAAAACAGCTTACTCTATCATTTGATAGCCTCGATATCAGACCGGGAATAACACCTGGTATGATTATTGATACATCTCACTGGTACTCACTTCTGGAGCACGAAATGCTTGACTCTGGTGAAGTTGGGTATATGATTCTCAACAATGATTTCTGGACGAACGATGAAATCCAGCTTAATAATGAAGCGACGGCTCGCAATGGTGAAATCGTTCTGTGGGTTCGTAATTATGGTTCAACAGCAGCTGAGATGCGTGATTGCGTCGTTTATAAATACAAAATCAATTACAGAGGATGCAGCAAGATTTTTACCGAACAGCCTAAGCTCAATTATCTGAACAAATATGTTCTGGGTTATCAGGGCACATATGACGGCGGTCAGACTGATTATTCGTCTGATGACGATGGTGAGTATGTTCGTCATATTTACGGTAATGTAAATTCCTGTCAGGTTATCTTTGACTCAAGCATGAATGAAGGATTGTTCGCTGTCACTGTTTTTTGTAATGAGTTTTACGGTCCGGATTTTGGTATAAAGGACGGTGATAATAATGGCTGATGAGTATGTTAAGACAAAAACTCAGCTCGACGGTGTTGATGAACAAGAGGAACAGGCTATAAAAAATGCTGTGACAAAATCCAAGGGTAGTTTTGCCAGCAGATTGTTCAATAAAGGAGCGAATGCCGGGGCAAATTTGGTCAAAGGTGCAGCTGATGTGGGAACAAAGGTTGCGGCGGGTGGTCTTGCCGCTGTTCAGTCCGTGTCTGCAACATCATTAGCTGTTGTTCTTAGTACTGTTCTGGGTCTTACGTCTGGAATGACAGGCGGTGATGATTATCCGGTTGCTTATCGTGACGATGCTTCTGATGATGTCTATCAGTGTGTTGACCATTATTCTGAAGCATATGCCGGTCTTTTTGGTTCTCTTGACGACCAGCCGTTGCCTGATCAGGACAACAACGTTTTGCTCAGATTGAAAGAAATAAACGAATGGTCAAAGGCTTATGTTGGACAGAGCGTTCCTGATTCATTAGTGTGTGATGAATCGACCTGTGTGTTTTATGGCAATACCGGATGCACCGACCCTGATCACCCTGTGAAGAGAGTCAGCAATGGCGAGTACACGTATTATGATACAGGCGGGCGTATCGATTTGGCAAATGTTATGCGTATTCATGACTTTTTTCGTGAGTACGGATTAACAGATGTTCAGATAGCGGCTATATGCGGAGTCATGACAATCGAATCCCGCGTCGATTTTACATCTCTGGAAAACTATAACATATCAGGCGAACGTTATAATCTTGACCCGTCGGCAACGACTTCTGAGTTTGGGTTTAAGCCGTGGGCAGAGGGTTTAGGCAGCTCTCCTATCACAACTGCGTCTTGTATTCATCAGATAAGCAGCAATACATATACCGGACCTGACGGTGGTATGGACTATGCTTCTTATGCAAGTGAGCATGACGCTATCTGGAAACTCGGTATAGGCATCGTCGGTTTTACAGATGGACCGGGTTTTCAGGTCAACACGTGTATCAGAAATTATGCTGATTATATTAACGATCGTGTTCGGCTGATACAGCGTCTTGTCGAGGGTACAAAAGGCTGGCAGGACGATCTTCGCAAAAGAGCCGCTGACGCATATACTTATGCGTACGGTGCTGTTGGTACTTCGTTGAGAGGCACAGCAAATAATTTTGACGTTGCTCCATCTACTGCTTATGATTACAAAAAGGCTTGGAAAGAGTATCAGAAAGCAGAAAAAGAGCTTGAAGAGGCTGTTGATGAGTATAACAAGCTCGCTGATGAATATGTCGCAGCGGCTAATGCTATACGTGGAAATGGCTGGGAATATCATAGCTATACAGAAACACCTGTTTCAGGTGATGTTACCACAGCTTATCATATCCGATTTGAAAAGCATGATATCCCTAAAGACCATGTGAAATATACAACCGATTATGGTTCTGGCAAGTTTTACACAACCTGTGAGCTTGAAAAGCTGAAAGAGACCGGACCGAGTGAAGTTACTATCAATTACACTGAGTATAATGGTGTGAATGAGACTGATATCGTATATCCACAGATGGAACCGATTTATGAGGAAGACGATAAAGGTGCTTTGTCAACATTCAGTTTAATATGCAATTGCCCACCAAAACCGACACCGCCTAACAAAACGGTCAGTGATCCGTGTCCGGGACACCCTGAGGGTGAATCTTGTCCGGGTCATTCACATACTGAGCCTGATTATGAAGACCCTACTTATCTAGCAGAATTAGCTGAGTATAATAAAGCTATTGCTGAGCATGCTACGGCAGAGTCTTTAATCAGCACGGCAAATGGGCTCGTTGCGTCTGTTCAAGCTCAGTACAAGGTCGTTCAGGAAAAGAAGAAGATTTATGACATAAAGCTTGCTGATTTCAATGCTAAGTCTCAGGCTCATGCCATATCTGTTGTCAAGTTCTATAATGCTCTTCAGGATTATTATACTGCGGCAGAGTTTGATATGGAATCAATGATTCACGACGCTTCTTTCCGTAATACATCGATTTATGATGAAACGTTCTTTTACACAAGAGCCGCGTATGAATATAAGTTTGACGCGTCTCTTGATGGAGAAAAACTTACATACAGGCGTTTGTTTTCTGAATTGCTGAATGACGGCGAGGCTGACGCAGATACGGGTGAAAACCCTACTATTAAAGAACTGCGGCTTTATTATGAGCTGTGGCAGAATTATGCAAAATACGCAACTAATCTGCCGCAGAGCGGTAAGTATATCAACTGGTGGACGCCGGAGGTTCAGCTTCTGTTCTTAGTAGGCGGAAGCTATCGTCCTGAGCTCAACAATGGCAAAGGTCTGAAAATAAGCGATGAATATCGCTTATCAACAAATCCCGAAAATTGTCCCATCTGCTCCAAAGATGTTCCTGAATATGATAATGTTGGACAGTTTTATTATAACTGGATGTCTACATGGGCAGGCGATGATTATACGGGGCGTGATATCACAACTGCTACTGAAAAATTCTTCCATGAAATGATATCAGGTGGATTTGATGACGGTTCGTTACAGCTCAGGACAGAGTATGCATATGCATATTATTACATGTTCCAGTACGGTTCACCGTATCAGAAAGCTATAGCGTATACATCTGTTAACGGTCAGGCAAACGATATTATGGACGAAATGATAGCTGAGGGCAGATGGCAGACAAATTCTTCTAATACTTTGTCAGACACAGCTATGCCGCATAATGACAAGTGGAAGAAATATCAGACTGCGACTGTTTCAAGACAGTGGGAGATAGATACGTCTACTTCAATGTCATCGTCTTTGTTGGCAACGCTTGGCAAAGAGCAGTCACATTCTAAGGTCAATTTGCTTGAGAATATCTGGAACGGCTGTCGTTATGTCAATGTCATCGATAATTCGACAATCGGCAATGCAGCAATTTATCTGACGGACAATCCGTTGATTTATGCCGATAAATCTGACCCGTATTATATTATGAAATACGGTGATAAGGAAAACTCGGCAACAGAGCCCGTTTCATCGCTTTATAAAGTTGTCTACAATGTCATCAATCAGAGGCTGTCTGATAACGGTAAACCTACGATGGGCGGCGATGATATGATGACCGACGGTTTCACCTTTGTGAAAACGGCTGTTTTATGGTCTGGTTTGGATAAAGAGTTTGAAAATATTACAAATAAGGACGAATTATCTAAATATCTTCAGGAATCGACCAGTTCTATATGGAACGGCGGGGAGACCTACAAGACTTCGACAGCTGTGGGCAGCGGCAATACGAAGATATGGGAGCAGCGTAAGCTAGGACCGTATTATAACAGCGGTGGCGGTGTTTATTATAAGTACAAATGGTATCTTGTACCACGTGTGCTCAACGATACACCCTCAAGTAATACAGGAACAGGCTGGTATGACGGTATTCGTGAAGACGAAGAAGCCAATAAGCCAAACGGAGACCATGACGAAGATCTGGACAGCTGGTATGTTCATCATGTGGACGAGCATGATGTGAACAATATGCCGTCTGTATATAAAGGTTATAGTGAAAACGGTTATGTTCGTGACAAAAACGAGAACGGAATGCTCGCAGACTGGGTGCGTGTTGACTGGGAGTGTTGGGATCCGGAGTGTGCTGTGTGTCACGGAAAGGGTGGTCACGGCGATACCAGCAAACTTCTTGCCGGTGATATTATCATAGGACCGACTACGGTAGGTATGTGGCTGGGTGAAAGCACTGTTCAGTCTATGTATCCTACTGAAATAAACAGTACTGATAAGCTTGTATATGTTGGCGGAAATGATGCCCAGAAAATTAAGAGTATGTCTGACAGCACTGGCTTTACATGGAGTAAGCCTTGCTCTTTGTATGTAAATCATGATACAGAGTGTATTCACACGCAGCCTACTACAAGTCTTGAAACTGCCGACCCATCACATTGCGAGCCGTATTATGCGGCTGATAAGTGGACCGTTTATCGTTTGTCTGTTCCGAATTATACAGACGATTATCGTTCCGCAGGCGTGACTTATAAATACAGCGGTGATGATGAGTGGGAAATCTGGTATAAATATCGTTACAAGGGTATGGAACCGTCTGCTGATACCAAAGAATATCTGCATAAGGTACGCGAAGATGTGAATGGTTAAAAAGATTGAGAGGGGTGATAAAACACCCCTCTTTTATTCGAAAATGCACATATATGTGAGGAAAACGCTTGACAGCTATTTTGATGTGTGATATAATAGTTGTATAAGAAATGACATTATTAAAGAGGACATCATTGTGAGACTTTTGCCAGATAGAAATATCAAAGCTAATTATAAAAAGCGTTACGACGCTAACTATGAAAAGCTGATGGCATATCGGCAGAGGAGAGCCGAGCAAAAAGCCGAAAAGAGTCCGCTGACAGTGGATAACATCAAACAACGTGCTCTTGGAGCCGTTGTTTTTGGTGTGCTTGTGTTCATTCTGTGTATGGCTGGTACATGTTTGTCTGGTATATATGAGGATAAACAGGCTGAAATAGCTTTGCTTGAGTCGCAGATAACAGATGTTGATACTACTATAAAAGAATATCAGGTCATCAATTCTGAGGAAAAGTATCAGCAAATCGCAGACGCTATTGCTTGGATTGAAGATTTGCAGACACAATATGTTACTAATGACTTTAGAGATACGTTTGACGCGTATGCTGAACGATATCTGGGTGATTATAATTCGAACTGGGCAAAGGATATCAAAACTGTTGTTGACCCCGTGTGGAAGGGGTATCTTGATAGCTCAGGTGATTTGCGAACATCTGTTAATATGCTGTTCATACTCTATAGCAACGCTGCTCCTGTTATGGCTGTTCGTGTAAGTTACAGTATAGACGGTTACGGTAATTTAGGCACAATGACATATTGCAGCAAGGCGGTGTTTGTATGAAGAAATTTCTGAAAATTCTGGTAATAGCCACAGTTGTCTTGACTGTGTCGTTTGGCGGTGTGCTGATACAATCGGCTATATATGATAACAAAATTGTTTTACTCCAGCGTCAGCTTGATAAGAAACAGATCATAGCCGATGATTTAATAGCTAAATCTCGGCGGACTGATATGCAATCTGTGACGGACAAGAAAATCATAAGCGGAATTTTTGAACGAATATTCACGTTTTATGATTTAGAGGGCTTTGAAAAAGCTCGCAGTATTGCCATCGATTACAATCTTCCGACAGCTTTTGTAAACAGTTTTTATGATACGTCTGAGCTATCGGGTATATATGCTGAATCGATGCTTGATATTGTATGCAAATACAATTCGGCTGAGATATATTTTCTTGATAGGGAAGAAGACGTAGGATATTATTATGCGACAGTGAAACTTGATACGGTCAAGTACGTCAATAGTCAGATTGAATTTGGCTTTTTTATAGCTATACAAGATCATGGCGATGAATCTGAGCGTATCAAATCATTGATATATTACAACATTGACTGACATCATTGAGAGGACATTATGGAAACCATGCTTAAACTCAGCGAAAAAAGATCGGAGAGGAAGTCTAAGGTCAAATCCGAGCCGACTAACGCAAAGAAAAAGCGCGATTGGGTCGCAATTGTTCACAAAGGCTGCCGTGTATGCATGTTCAGAACATTTGAGGGCATTCTTGCCGTTCTGGGTGTAACGATTATTTCTATGGTTGTCGGCAGTCTGCTGATACCTAACCTGACGTTCAGCATAGCGTCAAGCGTTGGAATCACACAGAGTACCGATATTTATACAGCTTGTGCTGTGTGGCTCATTCCGTCCCTGTTTTTTCTGATACTCATAACAGCCGCCACATTCTGTATTCTTCGCAAGTATATTGGATGGCTTCATAAGAAATTTTCTAAAGTTATTGCTGACGGCAATGAACGTGACGAAATAGTGAAAGGTGGTACGACATGATAGCCGCATTTGCGTATGATAAAAATACATCACCTATTAACATGATGACGCGGGCCGAAATTGAACGGCATGAGCCTGTTCAGTACATGGCGAGATGTTCGTTTTCCAACGTTTACTGGGACTTTGATCGTGACAGAAATTATGCGCCTCATCTGGTTTTCGAGGGCGAGGTGAATCGCATGGACGCTATTGACACAAAATTCCCTGGTGATGTTGATACGATTTATTTCGGTGAAAAGAATAAGCCTGCTATCCGGTACAGATATGATCTGAACGAAGACCAGTGTGCTGAGCTTGCTAAAAAAGGTTTCTGGTCAGAGGACAACGTTCAGTTGCCCGCTATTTTTACAACAGCTGTGTTTGAGCTTGAAACTTATGCTGTTGTCGAAGAAGTTATGAATGGCAAGAGCAGCCGGAATGTTCCTATTCTGAATATTGAACTTGTCAAGCCTTACGAAAATCAGTTTGACATAAGTGCATATGAGCTTGTCGGACGAATCATGCGCTGTAAACCTGATGAACAGAAAGTTGTTCAGAAATCGGTACCTGTTGATGTACAGCAGAGCATTATTGATGAGATTGAGACAGCTAAAGCCAAAGAAGCTGAACAGAAGCAGCGCGACCAGCAGGTTAGTTTCAAACAGCTCACACCAGAAGAGCTTGAGATGCGGAAGAAATCAGCTAATATCGGTGCGGCGGTTGCTGCAGAGCGTGACGCATTTAAGAGCGCAAGGGATGCAGGTAATGCTCGTGCAGAGGCAGCGCGCGAGGCTGAAAAGGCGCGTATTGAAGCTGAACAGAGCGAGATGGCTGATGTTGCAGCGGGTGTTACAGGCAGCGAAACTATCAAGGCAACTGAAACTGATGTTTCAAAACTTACAGGCGGCGTTGAGCAGAACAAGTTTGAAAGCAACAGCGCCATTTTTGATGCAGATTCAAGTGAGAATGATACAGAGATGCCTGATAAGGCGGCTGATTTCATGAAGAAACTCGGAGCTGTTGATATGGACGAATCTGTTGGAGCAAATGGCGAAAAGAAAGATGATAAAAGGGGCGAGTCTGGTTCGGGGGCTGCTTCCGGAGCGCAGGGTCTTGGCGTTTATACGTTTGAGGATCAGAGCACAGCTCAGTTTGAGATGAGAGCTGACGAGGGTAAGGGTAATGAAAAGCCTGAAGAGTCTGAAGAAAAATCTGACTCGTCTGATGAAGCACCTAAGTCTGACAATCGCGACGTTGATAATCGAAAGGCAAAACTCGCTACATCCATAAGTGATACAACAGTGAGCGCCGAAAAGTCAGACGATAAGTCTGATAGAAGTAAGTGACACCGGTAAGCGCCTGTTACAGCGATATTCGTTGTTTCAGGCGCTTTTATTGTAAAAGAGGTTAAGTTATGAAAGATTGGGTTATATGGCTGGGACTTCTTGGTATAATATGGTCAATATTTTACATTGTTCAGTTTTTTCTTGCATTTGGTACTGCGTATCGTTGTGCTAAACGAGGTGCTGATAACGGAGTGTCATTGTTTATATATCTGCTGAGTTTTACTATGGTGGCTTTTGTTCCGGGATTGGGTCTGCATTATTATATCAAATATATGAGACCTGTTGTTATTCAGAGAACTGTGCAAGCACCTCCTGCACAAAGCCCTATAATCATTCAGCAGCCTGCTCCTGTTCAGCAGCCGCAGCAAAACGTTATCAGGGTGATCGACGCAACACAGATGCAGAAACAGCAAGAAGTGCAGCAAAAACAAATGGATATGCAGGCTTATGCTTTGTATCAGCAGCAAATCGCTAGACAGCGTGTAGCGATTTGCAAGAACAAGACTGCTGTAAATATGAAAAAAGAGCCGCTAAATATGTCTGACAAGAAACAGGGGTGATTAATATATGGGTTTAGCACAGGGTATAGTCATTGTAAATGAATATACGATAAATAAAGGCGGAAAAGGTTCCAGGGGAAGCACTCCCGGCGATTATGTGACAAACTATATGTCCAGAGGAACAGCCACGGAGACATTAACACCTGTTAAGCTGACTGAGCAGGAAGATTATATTACACGTTATATGACTCGTAAGGACGCGGTTGAGCTTATTGATGACAAGGATAAAGTCAAACCTGAATTCAAGAGCATACAAAAATACGGCGGCGTGGCATTTGGCTACGGGAGCATATCTCTCTCAGACGAAAAGCTCAAATTTGCCAGTAAAGATATACAGGCACAGTTCGATAAAGGAAAAACGGTTATGAAAACTGTTCTTTCTTTTAATGAGGAGTATTTGCGAAATAACAAAATCATTCCCGATGGATTTGTCTGCAAAAAAGCTGGCGATTATCGAGGCAACATCGACCAGATGAAGCTGCGCATGGGTATTATGCATGGTTTGGACGCTTTGGCAAAGGATTACGATGATTTGCAGTACGTGGGTGTTATTCAGGTAGATACGAAACATGTTCACTGTCATCTTGCTATGGTTGACAGAGGCAACGGTAATATTACAGCTGATGGAACTCAGAAAGGGAAGTTGTCGGCTGGTCAGAAAGCGAAGCTGCGGCGTCATATTGATATGTATCTGGATGAAACGAAATCCATTCAGCGTATGAGCAGCAATGTGACTATGGATAAGCGGAACACGGCTATTTTTGTAAAACAGGTTTGTCACAGAACAATGGAGCAGAATGGAATGTCTCAGCTCTTATTGGCTTGTCTCCCCGATGATAAGCGTTTATGGCGTGCGTCAACGCACAGTAAATCTATGGAAAAAGCTAATGCTTTGACCAGAGATTATGTTCGTGAATTATTTGCACAGCCCGATTCAGGTTACGACAAGGTTCATAAGAGCATACAGAGATATGCAGAAACACGTCGGGATAAAGAAGATTTGTCACACGATGAATATCAGACTCTTATTCGAAACGGCGAAAAACGCGTTGAAGATGAGTGTGTTAATGCTGTTTACGGTATGCTTCAGAACATAAACAAGCGTGATAAGCACACACATACGCCTATGCTTGACCTGATGGCAATGCCTGCACAGGATATATCAAAAGATACGGACGAGTTCGGTGAGTTTACTTACAAGCTGAGAAGTTACAGTACACGACTTGATTATCATAAAAAGGAGCGTGACAAGGCTCATAAAATCAGGGAAAGCTATGAAGAGGCGAAAGAAAAAGGCGTTGTGTCAACTGACGCTCAGCCTTTGTATGATTTCTTCAAATTTGAGGAAGAGTATAATGAAAAGCTGATGTGTAAGTATCAGCATTTTCTGCGTTTTCTTCCGCCATCTGATAAATATGATGAAGACTTAAAGGAACTGCTTGATTACAGACAAAAGGTCAATGATGTCGATGGCATGTTTCATGACAAGACTATTAAGCGTATGACCGGCCGCAATGCAGAGGAATATGCTGAGCGTGTGTATGGTCAGAGTGGTGGTCGTTATATGACGACATGTCCTGAAGTAATTGAGACTCGACTTGAGCATATGCGTTCGAATCTTGAGAAGAAAGACAAGGATTTCGCATATAAGATATCGGTTGACGCTTTGACTATAGATCTGGATTCAGATGAACCTAAATTTAAGCGACAGGTAAAATATCCTTTTGACGAGGTCAAAGCATTGGATATTCACCATTTGAATTACGATTCTTCCACCGATATGAAAGTCAGTAAGAAAAATGCGGCTGTTTTTATTGAAATTGCCCGCAGACGAGCTGAACTGGCAGAAGCGGCAAAAGCGTATCTAGTAGCGTCAGGGCAGCGCAGTGAACTTGAAAACATCAATATGCGTGATATCCGACTCATGGCAAGAGTGGCTGATCGTATGGAAAAGAAACCTGAAATCGAATCCAAGCGAGCTGATGAAAAGGTTGTGAAACCTGTGCGTACTACAAGTTTGAGTAAGCGTTTTGATATGAGCATTCCTGTAAAGCAGAGTCTGATCGAACTGCAGATGAACGAGGACGACGATATCACATACGGTCATCGTAAATTCAGATAGCCTTTTGTGCAATTTGTACATATATTGCTATTAAATATACATATCTAAAAAATATTGCATAAAAAGGCATAAAAAGTATTGACTAAAGACCGAAAATATGCTAAATTGTAGTTAAGCGATGAGGATCCGCATCGCGTGACATCTGTGTCAAATCGTTATCTCTTTTTTAAGGGTGTTTCGGTTTGAGTTGACCCATTTTTAACGACATCATGGAGGTACAAATCATGGCAGATTTCAGCAAGGCATCTGGCAATTCGATGAAAGACGTTGAGCTCATCGCTGTTGTAAGACCTAACAAGACAGCTTATAAGAAAGACGAGGCGGGTAAGCCCACCAGTGAACCGCTGGCTCATTACGTTGACGTTATGGTCAACAACTCTGGTCTCAAGAAGGGCGAGATCAAAGAGGGCAAGGGTCAGGAGCAGCCTAACCTTTACACCAAGTCTGTTTCTTATACAGACAAGAACGGCGAAACGCAGAAAGGTTTTGATCACGGCGTAAGATTCACGCCCGGTCAGCTTGATACGATCAAGAAAGCCGGCGAAGGTAAGTCTCTTACAAAGGAAGACGGTACTATGTACATTCCTTTCAAGGCTGATTTGATGCCGCTGACAGAAACGGTCAAGGGTAAGGACGGCGATACCAAGAAGATGGTCGGTTATATCCCCAATACCAAGACTGTCGAACCCAGCGACACCAAACTGACTCAGAATCGTCTGGATAAGCATTTTGAGAACACCAAGGCAATCGGTGAAGTCAAGGATGCCGAGAGAGCGGCAGCTAAGGCTTCTAAGGACGCAAAACTGTCCGCTGACGCTTCCAAGAGCGCTCCGCAGTCAGATAAGGGCAAGGAGAAGGACACTTCTGCTGAGTTCCCTATCTGATGTGACCATCAGTCATATCCGCAGACCCGTTTCAACGGGTCTGCTTTTTTATTATTTGTGATATCGTTAAAAGTGCTTAAAACAGACTTAAAATACACATATATGTGAATAAAAGTATTGACAGGCTCTACGAGGTGTGATATAATATATATATGAAACCAAAATATATTGGTGTATGACATATTTTGCAGACAACTTTGTTTTGACATTTTTACGAGGGACAACATGACTGGATCACAGATTTATAAAAAATTAGCAGCCTGCCCTGAGTTCGCTGCGCAGTTTCCAATGCTTTCCAACTATGGTACACCGGTAAAGCCGATGACACGTCAGTTGATTGGCAGAGAGAAACAGCTGCGTCAGCTCAAGGCAGGCTTGCTGCGTCCTGAGCTTTGTAACGTTCTTTTATTGGGCGAGGCGGGTTCAGGCAAAGCTCTTGCTGATACGACGCTCATCCCTGTAGCAGATGGCAGAGGATATGTGGCAATATCAGACATAAAAGTAGGGGACTATGTTTTCGATGAAAATGGCAGCCCTACTAAAGTCCTCGGTGTTTTTCCGCAGGGACTGAAGCATGCGTACACTGTTACGTTTGAAGACGGTGCTAAAATCGTATGTAACGATAACCATTTGTGGAACGTATGCTATTATAGACGCAAGCGTGCTAAAAATGGCGAATTTGAAACAAAGACTCTTGCTGAAATCATAGATTATGAAAAAAAAAACAGTGATGATTTCGTTTGTTTTGTTCCCAGAAATGGCGCTGTTCAGCGTGACCCGAAACCGTATATGGTTCATCCGTATGTTTTCGGTGTAATTCTTGGCGACAATATTGTAAAGAAATCCATTTCTCTTTCTTTGCAGTGTGACGACAAGGACGCTGTTCAGAAATTTGCTGAATATACAGGCTATTCTAAGTATGTAGAGTTATGTGATCGCAGTAGTCGGTCGCATTCATGCTGGAATTTTGTTCGTACTGAAGATATGGACGGTACTCGATTTGTTCAGCTTCGTCAGTTTCTTGAGGAACACGGTATTAACAGCGATTATGTTTTTAATCCGACACAGAAATGTATTCCTGACGAATTTCTCCTCGGTTCGATAGAACAGCGCTATGAACTGCTCAGAGGGTTATTGGATGCAAATGGTACCGTGACGAGCGATTCAAGCATTGCTTATACAACAATGAGTTCTCGTTTGGCATGGTGTGTTCAGGAATTAGTTCGTTCATTAGGCATGAGAGCCACGATTGAAAGCTCCGCCGACGGACGTTATAGAACAGTGATCGACGCTTTTTATGAAGAAAAGCTTGACTTGTTCTATTCTTCTGCCAAGAAAGAACGGCTGACACAGCGTTATAATACATTCATTAAGAATGAACCTTTCTGCAAAGACGTGGGAATATCTTACATCTGTGATATGCAGACAGAGGTCTCGATGACATGTATTTATGTTGATTCGCCGTCGCATCTGTTTCAGGCAGGAAAAGAACATATAGTAACGCATAACACAGCTCTTGTTCAGGGCGCAATGGCGGCTGACAGCTCTCGCTGTTATCTGGAGATCGATGTTTCAAAAATGATCGCAGATTTGCGTGACAATAATGAGATGGCTGTGAAAATCAAATCTCTATTTGATGAATCAGCAAAATTCGTCAAGGAGTCTGGAACAGAATTAGTTCTGTTCATAGACGAGTTCCATTTGATTTGTATGCTGTCTGACGCAGCTGTTGAAGCGTTGAAGCCTCAGCTCGCCGATTCTGGTACAAGAGGCGTTCGTGTAATTGTTGCTACGACGTTTACTGAATTTCGGCAGTATATTTCGGCAAATCAGCCGTTGGTTCAGCGTTTGCAGCGTATCGAAATTCTTCCGCCGTCAAATGAAGCGATTGTATCTATTCTAAAATCATATGCCAAAACCTACGGCGTAGCAGATCAGATTCATGGAACTTATTTATATGAACAGATAATTGAGCTTAGTAATCGCTATATTCCTGCGAATTCTCAGCCGCGTAAATCCATTCTTTTGCTTGACTTGATGGTGGGCTGGTATAGAGCTGAAAAGAACATAAAGATGGATATCAATCTTCTTTATGATGTTCTTAAATATTCGGAGGGTATCGAACTTAATGTAAGCGTTGACGCAGTTGGCATCAAGAAACGTCTCGACAGCAAAGTGTTTTCGCAGTATCTGGCAACAAGTGCTGTGGCGTCAAGACTTCAGATAACAAGTGCCGATTTGAACAACAAGACCAAGCCGATGGGAAGTTTCCTTTTCACAGGCAGCACAGGCGTCGGGAAACGACTTGCAAATGATGTCAAAATTCCGGTATACACAGAAGACGGTTCAGTCTTCTGGAAACGCAACGGTGATTTGCAGGTAGGCGATTATGTGTTCAATCGAAACGGCGAACCGGTCATGGTGACGGAAGTTTTTCATTATTCCGCTTGTGAAATGCTTGAAGTCGAGCTCACAGATGGTCGCAAAATTCTTGCCGACCCTGAACATTTATGGCTGTATAAATCGAGATACGGAAATGGTGCGAAAACGTGGAGAGTAACAGACACGCAGAGCTTGATGGCGAAATATAGGACTAAATACTATTCAAAAGGTCGTCAGGCTCACACTATAAAGTTTGTTATTCCCATGAATCAGCCTGTGCAGTGGGCGTCAATAGCATATAAGGCACATCCGTATGTTGTGGGAGCATTGATAGGCAATGGTTGTTTGTCAGAGTCAGGCTTGTCTATTTCATCTGTTGATGAGGAATGTGTTGCTCATATAGCTGAGCTCGTTGGCGCTTGTGATTATGTACAGTCTAAATCAAGCTATACATGGCATTTTTATCATAACAAATACGTCAATGGCAAGCAGAACACACGCGTTCAGACTTCCGATATCTTTTCAGAAATTCCTGAACTAATCAACACTCATTCACGTGAGAAGTTCATACCTGAAATCTATAAGCATGGTTCTGTCGAGCAGCGCTGGGAACTCATCAGAGGATTATTCGATACCGATGGAACAATTGGCAGAGGACATCGGTTCTGTGTATCATATAGTACTTTTTCAGAAAAGCTCGCTAAAGATATACAGGAAGTTCTTTATTCATTGGGTGTTTCGAGCAGTATTTCGTGTCATCATCGCGTTGGTAAGAATGACGAGTATGATGTTCATGTAAAAATCGGCAACCAGGATAAAGAACAGTTCTTCTATATTTCTCGCAAGAGGGCTATAGCAAAGGAAGCAGCCGCATCTGATGAAACCAAAACTCGTATCAAAAAGTTTGGCGATGTGATAGGTATCAGAGACATTCGTAAAACAGATATCAGGTGTGACGCGACCTGTATCATGGTTGACGACCCCGAACATCTTTATCAGGCTGGCGATTTTATCGTAACGCATAACACTGAGCTTACAAAACAGCTTGCTGAAATACTGTTTGCTGATCCGAAACGACTTATTCGTTTTGATATGACTGAGTATTCTCAGCCCGAATCAATTGAGCGTTTCAGATCGGAAGTGACGTCCAAAGTATGGGCACGTCCGTATTCAGTGCTTCTTTTTGATGAGATCGAAAAGGCCTGCGGTGATGTTACGCGTATTCTGCTGCAGGTGCTTGACGATGGTCGTTTGATCGACCAGAATAACAGGGAAGTAAGCTTTTTGAACACGTACATCGTTCTGACAACAAATGCCGCGAGTGAAATTTATGAAACAGTCGGTAGTTATGTTAATGACGACAGTATGTCAGAAGCTGACCAGATAAAAGCTCTGGGAAAGTACATGAAAGTTATCAGACGTGCAATTGTTGAGGGTACAGGCGGCAACAAATTCCCGCCCGAACTCCTTGGTCGTGTGGACGCTATTTGTCCGTTCATGCCGTTGTCTGAGGCAACGCAGAAGAAGATTCTCGAAAAGAGAATGGATAAACTGCGCAAAGAGGTTGAAGACAAGCACAGCTTGAATTTGCAGTATGACAAGGAGAAGATACTCAGATTCATTCTTGGTGATAAGCTTGATACAGAAGCAAGCTCCGGTGGTGCTCGTATAGTTGCTACAAAGTTTGAAGAGAGCGTTGTGATCGAGGTTGCACGTATTATAAATCTGATACACAGCGAAAACAGCAATATCATTGACGCTGATAATATCAGCGGCATTTATGTAACAGTTGAGGGCGATATGGCTATTGACAATAAGAATTTGTTGGAAGGCGATGCTAATATCGTAGCTTATCCGATCGATAAAACCGGAAAAATGCTTGATATAAGACGATAAGGAGAACTGACCGATGGCTAAGAAAGAAATTAAATCAACATTGGGCGATTATTTTGATGAGTCTGTACCCAGTGCTATCAAGCGTACGATTACGGACAATGCTCCGTTTCGTATAACAGAAAATGGAAAGACATTGTATGTGTGTATGCTTCTTGATGCCGTCAAGATCGGCGGCATCAACAAGAAGTCACAGAATAATGCTCAGATTGGTGGAATGATCGAATGTGTCAAAGGTTCAAAGATCGACCTGTTTGTGACTGCCGAGACTATTGAAAAGGGTGAACTGCTGTTCATACCGACTCCGACTACATTCGACGGTCTTTCCGATTTTGGGCTGTTTACGGGCTGTGGTGATTATGAATTTGTAAAACTCAACAATAATCTTGAAATTGTTGAACGCACGGGTATATTTGGCACATACACCGATTTCCGTGAAATCAGTGTGGGGCATGCTTTGATTACTGATTTCATTACACTGCCTGCGTCAGAAACTGAAACATCTGATGGCGCAAAGAATGATGGTCAGAAGATTGCGTCGCAGGTATCTGATAAAGTTAAATCTGCGGCGACGGCAATTGCCGATAAAGCGTCTTCTATCGTTCAGTCAGTTGCCGAAAAAGTTGCAGACAATACAGGGTATCGTGATATGACTGGTGGAAAGGGACCTGTTGAAGCAGCACCGCCTACGGCGGTGCCTGCGAATGGGTCGCCAGCAGCTTCGCAGCAGGCGACTGTTGATTCAGCTTCCCAGACTGCGTCAGCTGAAAATGTAGTTGAAGAAGATATCGTTTATGACGAAGAAACGGTCAGAACAGCAGTTGTTCGTACATTTCATGCCGACAATCTTGACTTGCCGGTCAGCTCCGAGCCGTTTGACCAGTTGTTTACGCTCAATAATCATCTTATCAAATTTGATGTTGATCCGCGCGATACTTATGTAAATGAACATCTGAACAAAATGGCGGCTGACGCTAATCGTGATTTGAAAAAACTTCGCGCTGATAATTTGCACAAACTTCGTGAGAAGTATTTCATGCTGATGTCGCTTCGTGTTATCGAGATTCAGAAAGAACTCGATGTCAACAATCAGGATACAGAATATGGTTCTCAGAAATGGGCGCTTGAGGCTACTCGGAAAGACAGTCTGAGTAATGTTGATGAAAAAATCGAAGCGAAACGTAAGTCTCTGGAAGATGATTATACGGCAAGACGCGATGCATTTTGCAACGCAGCCGCTTCAGCAGCAAAGAACGATTTTAATGCGCGGTATCAGCGTTCACATGATGACGAGATGAATCGTGTCGAGGGTACAGTAAAAAGCGAAATCCAGAGCGATTATGATCGCGATTTACAGACATTGTATACGGCTCGTAGAAATGAAGCGTTTACACTGCTTGATTTGAATATCACTGAGGTTCTGACGGATCTTGCTGATGATTACAAGAAGATGTTTAATGAGGAAAATGCTTTCTATACCAAGTGTGCAGATGAAATGAGAGCATATGCTAAGGAGCTTCACGCTGAAGACGCGCAGCGTCTGGCTATCGAGGAAGAAAGAAACCGCATTTCCAATGAGGTCAATGACGCTCGTGCTGAAGCGGCTGCTAAGATTGACCTTATCAAGAAAGAATACGAGTCCGCACGCAATGCGGCTGACGCAAATTCAAATGCTCTCATTGAACAGGCTCGTACTCAGAATAATATGCTTAAGGAACAGATGTCTGAGCGCACAACAGCGTTGGAAAAGGATAAAGATAAACTCCAGCAGCAGCTTGATGAAACTATCGACAAAGCAACTCGTCTGCAGGAAACCATCAAAGCCGACTATGAGCATAGAATCATGCAGGCTGAAGACGACAGGGATTCTTGGAAACAGACGTTTGATTCTTACAAAGAACAGCACAAGCACAATAATCGTATCACAGCAGTTCTTGTTATTGCAATTACGATTGCGGCTCTTGCTGGCGGCTTCGTAGCAGGCGGCGTTTATTGGAACAGGACTGTTGCGGGTGAGCTTACCGATAATAAGGTGCCGACAGTGATAAATGTTATCGAGCCGACTAAAACAAACAGTACTGATGAAGCGACAACCGAGGTAACGGTTGAAGCGTCTGATTCAATGGAAACAGAGTCTGCGTCGGTATCTTCTATAAACAACAACTCGTCTTTGAACGAGGGTTGATATATACTATTATAATATGAGAGAGGATGATGTTTGATGGCCAAGAAAAACTGGGATATACTCAGACGTCAGGCGGCTACTGATACACTTCGTAACCGTGATGTTTATGAATCCCAGCAGCTTGATCGTACTAAAGTCGGAAAAAAGCAGTCGTTTTTCACACGGCATCTCATTGCAATCGCTGTTGGACTTGTTACGGCTTTGATGGTGTGGGCAATGTGGTCATATTTTGACGTATCTCAGCTTGATAATCAGTCGGCTGAGGACGTTAATATGGCAGTTGTAGTTACACAGCCTGCGCCTGATGAGTCAAGAGTCTTTTCCGATGTGGTATGGGCTAATATGCTGCTAGTTCCCGATAATACTTATGCCTCATTTGGGTATACATACGCTGATAAAAAAACCGGCGTTAAATATACACAGGCTGAGTATGAAACGTGGTTGGACGTTCATCGGCGAATCGATGCAGGTGAGTGTTCTGAATTGCTTGTTCAGAATAATGCTGACGGCACAAGAACATATACAGAGCGTGACCCAATGGACCCCGCTCCGGAAGAACCTCGTGAATTTACACCCGCTCAGATACTGAACTTCTTATCATACGGTATCTATGAAGATTATCGTTATGAAGATTTGGGATACTGTTGCAGAGAAGCTTACAGCAATACTTTGCTGACGCAGGCTGAGTTTAATTCGTTTGCACCGTATCGTGATGATGCATACGTTCAGTCATTGATAGATCAAGGGCTTGTGACACGTCAGGTTGTAGACGTGACAGCTTCGAACGGGGCTATCCAGAGGCGGGTTTACTATCAGGATACAGCTGTTGATAACAGCATTGTTCCGATTGTTCCTACAGAGGACGCAGGTGTTCGTTATACAACGCCAATAGAGCTTAGCAATGTCGAGTATGCTAACATGGTGCTTGTTGCTGATAATACAGCTTCTGATTTGGGGTTTGCTTATCGAGACAAGCGTACAGGAAAATTTTATACGCTTGTTGAGTATGAAAAACAGCAGCAGATATACAATGCTGCAATGGCTGGCAATATTCTTCTCTGGATCGATGCAGGTGATGACGGTTATTTTCAGTTTTATGAAACACCACCTGAAATTGCAGGGGACACGCCCCGTGAACAGTTCAACAGTTATAAAGAGCCCATGCTGATGAAAATGAACATGCGTGATTTGAGTCAGTTTTGGGGAGAATACGGTTATCCGTATTATGACCTTTATACTGAAATGTTTTATTCTCAGGCTGAATATGACGTTTGGAACGATGTTCAAACCAGAGTTGCTAACGGCGAGCTGTTCATACCTCAGAAAACACAAAGCGAGATAAGACGTGATCGTGTTGCCGTCACTGACGTAATAAGCGCTCATCTTGACCCATTGCCTGAAAAGCATACATATTCTGATGGATTTGCAAATGTGTCATTTTTGAAAGCATTTGGCTCTCTTGCCGCAGGACTTATCGTATATGCTTTGCTGAGAACTCTCTTGAAACGAAATCTGGACGCTCAGAATTTGATGAACGATACTTCAGATATCAATCAGTACGAAAATGACCAGCATATAGCGCTTCCTGAAGAAGTTCAGCGTAAGTTTGACTGGTTCCCTGACGCAGGCGCACATTCCCCTGTTCAGGTATCGTCTATGATATCTCATATGATGATATCGAATAAGGGTCTCAACAAGATAAAGCTCGCCAGACGTGCCGATAAGGATATAAAAGACGCTGACGGTGATATTCAGTATTACAGGGGTGAAATACTTCTTGATGACAAGGGCGAACCTGTTGTTGATACAGTCCCTTTGATCGATACGAAGTTCGCTGACGCTTTGTACGAAGCATCAGGTGCTCCTAAAGAAGTGCAGAAGACGTATGATCCTACAAAAATCCCGTATAATCCTGATGGCAAGGATCGTACGAAACAGATGGGAACGCATAAAACGGTCGCTGACGCGATAAATAAGACGTGGACGTTTCCTACATATGAGCCGCAGCGACCTGCAGGAGCTTATATAGTGGATACTGAGCCGGTCAATACGATGGTTTTAGCAATAACGCGCGCGGGCAAAGGTCAGACTGTAATCGAACCGACCATTGATATGTGGACTCGCGAAACTAGACCGAATAACATGGTCATCAACGACCCGAAAGGGGAGTTGCTTGTTAAAAACTATGTAAGAGGTACGGTCAGAGGTTTCCAGATAGTTCAGTTCAATCTTATCAATGCCATGAAGACGGATATTTACAATCCGTTAGGCATGGCGGCAGACGCTGCTCGCGAGGGCGACTTCACAAAATGTGCGATGTATGTCGATAACGTTGCGTCTGTATTCTTCCCTGTAGACGGCGCCGATGACCCTGTATGGCCGAACGCGGCGAACAATGCGTTCAAACGTGCTGCTTACGGTCTGATGGACTACTATCTTGAGGAAGAAAAGGAGCTCAGGCGGCAGGCTGAACGTATCAACCTTGACCCGAAAATTCTGGAGACAAAGCTCGACCAGATGTGGGGCAAGGTGACGCTGTATAACTGCTATCAGCTGTTCGTACAGCTGACATCAAAGAAGCTTAAAAACCCCAGTGTTGAGTTTCAGAATAACGCCAAACTCGCGAAAGAGTATCTTGAATCATTCGGTGAAAATGCAGATCAGGCGCCGCCGCACCCTAATCCTGAGGTTCAGAAACTCATTGCGGCGACAGATGAAGAGTATGACAAGATGATGAACGAAGTTAAAGTCAAGTCAATGCTCTGGGAAGATAAACCTGAAACTGACCTGCTTACGCTGTATTTCTCTGCTACAGATTTGCTGCCTAGGAACTCAATGAGAAATCTTGTAGCGAATGCCAACAACGCGCTGAAATCAATGGCAGGAGCAGAGAAAATGTTGGCATCTGTTTATGGTATCGCAATAACAGCGATGTCGTTCTTTACAGACCCGACAATAGCAACTCTGACTTCCGGAACGCCTAGCCAGAACGTTGATCTGGCAGGCATGTCGTTCCCGCGTCGCCTCGGTGTTCGTTTTCATAACGATTATATCAAGGCATATCATCTTGCTGGACAGCAGGTCAGATGGGACGCATTCGAAGATGAGCTTTTTGAGAAACCTTTGGGTAAGGATTTTGAGCATGAAGACTCAGTGACCCGTGAGGGTTGGGCTAGATATTACTTCAAAGGCATATTCCCTAAGGATGTAACGTATCTGCGCATGCAGATAAAAAATCCGAGTACAGGAATGCTTATCAAGGAGTTTTTCTTTAAGTTTGAAAAATCGTATCAGACAACGCTTGATGGTCGGTTTTTCATAAAAGATCCTGTTCTGGGAACCAAAATCGTTAAGAACGGTATATTGACAGAGCTTAAAGGAGTAAGACGCAGGTCTACCGGCGAGAAGCTGTTTATACCGCGCAAGACGACATTCAAGCGTGATTCGGTCGATTTCACACAGGAATCACCGGAGAAAAAGCGTACTAACGCTAAAGCAATAATCAGAACGATGTGCCGGTATTCAGAGAAAACAAAAATGGTCTTTCTTGTGACACCGCCACATCTCATGAATTATGCTAAGCTTATACTTATACTCATAAAACAGCTGGTTGACTTAAACTTCGACCAGTCGTACATGACAAAGAGCAATCAGAAGCCTTAATGATAATATGGGGCATCTCGTGTGAACCCTATTGTTCAGGGGTGTTTATGTGATTTTATTCTCATAAGCTAACGGTATCAGTTGAATAAGACCTGTCATCAAGCCTTACAAGGGGATATGACTTTATTTTATGGACGAAGCAGCTGACTAAGAGACCCTACGGTCCATACGTTTTATGGATAGCAGGTAATACCGTGCCATGTTTGTATCAAAGATACGAAAAGGGTGTAACGACTATGGTCGAGAGACCAGTAGGACGGGTGACGAGCTACCGTTCGAAGTGCCGAGCACATAGACACGTTTTATGTGAACAGATAGTCTATTCCCACTTTATAATAAGTGTTAAAGTATGACGAAAGTCAGGGTATATAGCTTTATAAAACAAGATTCATGCTGGATGAGTTGGGAAATCTCCAGTCTGAGGGTCACGGAATAAGTGGTTTCGAGACTATGCTTTCTATCGGATTGGGACAGGAACAGCAATTCACGTTGATATTGCAGACCCTGCAGCAGCTCCGTGACGTTTACGGTGAGTCAGTCGATAAGATCGTCCAGGGAAATACTTCCAACATAGTATTCCTGAAATCGACGGATGACGCTATGCTGGAAACGTTGGAGAAGATGTCCGGTAAAACGCACAAATCCTTTACCGATTCTAAGACGATAACCCGTGATATGCAGAAGTTGATGATGCAGAACGAGGGTAAAGCGTCGTACACAATGACAACGAGAGAAGTGCCTGTTATTTCTTACAATGATATGGCGTTTATCTCTGAGCGCAATAGTATCATATTCCGTGCGGGCGATAGTCCTGTGTGGAATCGTAACGAAACTATCCTGCCGATGTCGTGGCGGTTGTTTAAGAACACTATCACACAGCCGGGCAAGGATTATTCGCTTCAGACCATTCCTACGCTTTCGTCGGCTCTTGAATTTGATATCAGACAGAACCAGCCTGATTTCATCAAGATGCTCGATAAACGTATCGCTCAGGCTTGTAAAGCGGCAGAGGCAATGGACATATATAAGACCGCTTACAACTATACCGATACGGAATTGGCTAAGCTTGACATTGACGCTTATTCTGATGAGATCATGTCGCTTATCAACAGTATGCTCAACGATAGTCTGGGCAAGAATACCGAGGCTGTTGGTGATAGCGAAGACGAGTTCGACAGCGATGAGATGGTCAGCATTGATGACTGGGACGATGATATGCTCGATTCCAATTATGCTGATAGTATCGACGAAATCGGTTCGTATGGCATGATTGACAATAGTCAGTTAGAAGATAACGATGATGTTCAGCGTGAGGCAGCCAGACGTCAGGCACAGAAAGATGAGAGAGACCGTAAGATTTTTGCGGGTGGTTATATCTCAAGATCTATGCTGGTAAATCCTGACGGTTCCGTCAAATCTCATACTTTTGACAGAGATTTCTCTGAAATATTTGCCAATAATATGGGAGAAATTTTCCGTGACACAGACCATTTCAACGAAGTTGACAGTAATCTTTACGGTAAAGACGGTCAGCTTTATATTACCAAAGCCGATAACAGCGCAATCATTGCAAAGATGAATGCGGCGGCTCAGGACGAAGATACGAGAGTATATTCGGAAGAAAATATTAGCGATAACGACCTCAGCGAGTTCAACACGTATATTATTACGGACGCGTTTTATAAATTCCTCGCAAATCTGGATACATGGACATTTGCTAACGGGGTATTTGAAACGGAAATGGCTCGTCGTATGAATGGCTGATTGTCAGAAAAAACAGGTGTTTCGTAGAGAGACACCTGTTTTTATATCGGAAATGTTATTGTTTACACGATTGAATTCTTGTTTATCATACATTTATGACAATATAGCGTTGCTAGGCAATCAGCAAGACTGTTATGAGCAGTTGTACTGTTCCAATCGTAACTATAGTATTTTGCACACGTTGTCAACTTTTGCCATTTATAATCGCCGTATTTATTGTTCCATTCACCATACACAGGTGCAAATCCTCTCATTACATCTATTATTTCGATTTTAGGAATGATTAGACCAGATGATTCAAGAAAATCAAGGTCAAATTCTGTATTATAACCAACAATGACTGATGCGCTGTTGAGTATCTTTTGTATTTCAACAGCTTTTTCACCGACGGTTGGTGCGTCAACGACCATTTTAGGGGATATACCATTGATATTTTCAGCGTCTTTCCATTCTTTATGAAACAATGGACGAAGATAGCTGTTGAAAAGTGTTTCACCATGTTCGTTGACGATTGATAACTGGATTATTTCATCCGAAGACGCTGATAATCCCGTTGTTTCAGTGTCTATGACTATTAACCCTATGTACGATGAGAAAATTTATGTCAAGTTCATTCTGGATACTGTTTGTAAAAATATTTGAAAAAAAATTTTATACAATAGTGTGACAGTGATTTGTTATAATAATGCCCCTTTGCGGCGACGGTGTGACAAAATCTGCATTTTGAGATGCAAAAAGGCATTTGACAGGCTATCGATTATATGTTATAATATTATTGAAGACGGAATGCTCGTCGGAGCAAAGTACCGGACGCGTTTTGCAATAGTACATACGTTCTTGAAAATTTTGATGTTAGCATATACAATGATGTCAAAATAAGACGGGTGTACTTGTACATCCGTCTTATTTTTTTGACAGTTTTTTCAGACATCAGTGTTTTGACAGAAGGGAACAGACATCATGGCAAAAGCAAAACTGCTCAACGACGCACGTCGCAAGGATTTTGAGGTGCGTTCAGGATTGGATATACTGAAGCAGTATATCCCTAGTAAAGATTACACCGATTCGCTTATAGAGCATGTGGGCTCTGGTGCGCCTGAGTTCGATATAAGCGACAGCAAAAAGATTGATGAAAATCGCCCAGACGCTCGCAAACAGATGATCGAAAAGAGTGCGGCGATTTTGTCATATCTGCGCGACAATGGCTACGATTTCTCTATCGAAGCTGACCGCGAAAGTGGACAGATGAAAGCAAAGATCGCAGATTCAAACTGTGAAATCCGTCTGCTCGACAGAGACGAAAATAATCAGCACATCGGTCGCGTGTATGACAAAGGCGTGTCGTATTATTATTCGAGAGGAACAAACTCTCAGAGTAACAGCGGCGTACCTATCAATACCACACCGGAAATGGCAGTTGACTTGGTCCGCTACGGTCTCGGTGAGCGCGTTAACCGTATCAACAATGAGGGCGTGAAGTCTGTTGTTATTGACGAACCTGTCGGTACAGCACAGGTCGGCGGTAAGAATGGTTATAAGTCGCATACTTATACTACCATTGCAACCAACCCATCATTTACCACTCTCTATTCTCGTGAAAAGGCTATACCCAGCCCCGATTCTTCGAGATCCGGTACAATGTCAGGCGACATTTATATCCGTTGCACCCCTCGTAAGGATTCAGGCAATAAGATTCGTTTTCGTGACGATAAGGACGGACAAACTGCTTTTGAAAAAGCTGAGGCATATATCGAAGACAGCCGTTCAAAGGCTGTCGAGAATTTCAACAGCTTGTTCAAGAAAGACGCTGTTGATAAACTGGCTCAGCTCAAAGCGGCGGGTGAGTTCGAGGGTGTTCCTGAGTTTTCTGATAACAAGACCGTTGCTGACATGCAGAAGAGTTTTTATCAGGGCCGTCTTGACATATACAGCAACGCAGAACAGTATTCGGACGAAGCAGCTAAGGCAGACGCTCTGAATGCTCAGGATATGGATCTTGACAAAGATATTGACGCATTGTTCGGTAATAAAAGTCTTCGCTCAATCAATCCTATCAATGTAGCGTCTTATATGGATTCGACTAAAGGCTTGTTTACGAACGAAAACAATCTCGTGTCCGCACTAAAAATCGTACAGAAAGAAAACGCTCCGTATTATCTGGAGGGCGATGATTTTGCAAGCAAGGGTTTCAAAGAAAGAATGGTTTCTTTCAATGCCGACCCTGTGTATGATTCCAACGGTAAACAGACTTATCCCCGCAATATTGACCCGAACGGCAAGGACTACGATAAGCTTTCTCCGTTTTGGCAGAATATTGGCGAAGCTGTTCGTTCCGGATTGTCCGAAACAGGTGTTCGGGTCGAGTCGATAGATGTTGATGAAAACGGCGTCATTCATTATGAGGGTAATCGTCAGGTTGGCTTGACCATCAATGCCGAAAAGAATGTAGGCAAAGTTGTGGGAAATATTGGTCAGGTGTTCGAGCCTGATACGAAGGAATTCAATGACGACGGTTCTCCAAATTTGAAGAAGGGTCTCATTGAGACTAAGTTCAATTCTGACGAGAATTATTATATAGCACCGGGATATACGGCTTACGTTATTCCGCCCACAGGTCCGCAGGATTCTCGTACATATGAAGAGAGAACTCGTTTGAGAGGCTATGAGCAGGAAATGACTCATGCTATTCGCAGCACTCTCAGGCACGATATCATTGCTAACGATAATTACGACAATACGGCTGGATTAAATAACGTTTATCATCGCATCTACGGCGACAAGCTGAGTCTTGATTTTGAAAATCAGATGACTCAGGAAGGCAAAGATGTTGGTATGATAAAAGCCATCAACGAAACTTCTCTCAGAAGGGTTCGTTTTGATAATTGCTACAAAGACGGTACCAGCATTCTTGCTAAAGTCAATGCTGAAAGAAGCCAGATGGCGAAGCGCGGATACAATCTGTATACAGATAACGTTCGTGCAAATATGGCTGTTATGGACGCTGATACATCGAAAGGCATCTTTGACCCGATAAATACGGGTACTGGTACTAACCAGGGTGTTGTTCGTTATCTGACCAGTGACGCCGTTGTCAACGCTGACGGCAGTATAACAAGAGGTAAAGCGACCGATTGTCCTCTTGTTGAGCACGAAGATTTCAGGTTTTCTCGTTTCAATCCGCCTGACAGAAGCATCATGAGCATGATGAACGCTATGAATCAGAGTTCAACTGCTCGTGGACGCGATGTGAATCTTGCTGGTGAGAAAATTGACAAGATAGGCGTCGGTACGGCACATATGGCTCTCGGCGGCTACACGCAGGACGACGCATTTGTCGTATCCAAAGAATTTGCTGAGGCAAATATGATACGCGGAAAAGACGGAAACATGCGCCCTCTTAATATCGGTGATAAAATCTGCGACCATTCCGGTAACAAAGGTGTCATTTCATTTGTAGCGGACAGAAACGCTGATATGAGCTACTTTGACCCTGATCCCATTGCCGAGGGTATGACCGAGCAGCAGTGCAAGGATATCAACAACCGCAACAATACAAAGGATTTGCAGAAACGCGTTATCAACGTGTTCAAGGATAACCCATCTCTTGATGTCATCGGTGCTCCATATACTGCTCCATCACGTTTCAACGGCGGTACGGCTCGTGAAATGATAGAGAGCCAGAGCAAGGCAAAAGCTGCCGGAATGCCGACTGAGCTGAATATCGAGGGAAGACATATCGACGGTGGTATCGGTTATTGCAACTGGATTATCACGGATATGCCTGTCGATGAAAAGACGCATATCTATGAGCATGACGGTGACGGTGGTCGTAAGGCATCAGGTCAGTTGGTTTGGGGTCTGGCAGAGCTCGGTGCTAATAATCTTATTGACGAGATTTACAAGTTCAACAATGAACCGACTATAAAGACTCGTGAAATGATGCTGGTAACGGGTCTTGACCTGTCAGAAACCGGCGAAATTCACAGAGGTTATGCGCCGCATATGACCGGCAGGTCTGAAGACGGTGAACCGATATATGAACAGCGCAATGAATATTCTGTAAGGGATATCGCAGCACAGTGCCGGTACGTAAAAAGCGACGGAACAAACGAGCTGCATAACAAATCGTTTAACGAGGCGTTTTATAAAACTATGAGCGAGGACGGCGGTCTCATGAAACTTCCGTTCCCGATCGAGATGGCTTCCGGCGACTTGACCCCTGAAAAGTTGGACGAAAATGGCAAGGGAACAGGGGAGTATATGCTTCCTATTCTGGCAGGCAAGTACAGAAGCGGTCGTGAGACCGTGGATAACAAACTTGTTATGCACGAATATACGTCTTATTATAAGCAGATATTCGACGCCGCAGGGAAATACGTTGAGGCTGAAAGGTCTGGATCTGAAAAGACTATGCTTGAAGCAGAGTCTGTTGCTCAGAGAGCTTACAAGGCTATGGCCGGCAATATCACCGAGCGTTATTTTGAGGGTAAGCATAACATCTTCAAAGACGAAGTGATGCGTAAACAGCTTCACGGTACAGCAACGGCTGTCATTTCGCCTGACGGTTCTCTCGATCTGGACGAAATTTCGCTGACGGCAACTACAGCTCAGTCTATCGGCGTTAATGTGGACGATCCTAATGTGTCTACTGATCCCATTATTGTATGGCGTGACCCTTTGCTTTCTGGCGGCGGCATACGTAATTTCAGACCTCGTATTATCGAAAACAGACCGGGTATGCCGGGGTATGATGAGAGGAATCCTCTTAACAATCAGATAGGCATAGCCATGAACCCTTCGTCCGCTGCGTCCTTTGAGGGCGATTTCGACGGTGACTCTGTTGGTTTGTATGAACCTCAGACTAAAGCTGGTATCAAGGACGCCAGAGAAAAACTCAGTTTTCCGTCTCAGATTCTCAATCGTGAATGCATCAGCAGCGATGATAAGCACGATATGTATTTTCAGGATGGTTTGGACGTTGCCGCAGGTAAATACTATGACGGCTTGAACGGCGGCGATGTTGCTTCCAGAATGGAGAAAGCAAGAGATATTGCAAACGAGGCTTATGCAAATGGCGACAGGAGCGTAGGCAAGGGTTCAGCTAATCAGAAGGCTTTCGAAATGTTTAACGAGGCGATGCATGACGCACAGAATGCGGCATTTGGTCAGGACGTTATAAGCTATGCGTCTCCTGAAGAGCACATCAAGTCTCTTATGCCGATGATAAAATCCGGTGCAAAGGGCAGTGCGAAGAAGATCGTGAATGGTTATGCACCTTATTTCGGTGCGAAGTTTACCATTGATGAAAATTATAACGTCAATGACTTTGAGGATCTGGGCGCACCGTATGTAAGCGATGATGATCGTAAGGCAAGTTTGGCAGCAACTCATGCAAAGGCTTATCTTACAGGTGTTGCCGGTAAGTTCTCTCAGCACGCTGAGATGATGGCTCTTAACAGTCCGTCAGATGAAAACGAAATGTCCGCCTCTGCTTCTGCCACAGCGCTGACGCACCCCGTTACACAGTCTGTAATGCAGCTCAAGCATAATTCGGGCAGTGAAATCACTCATAAAATCGACATGACTCAGAACGTAGCACCTGCGCTGTGGGCTGGCTATGAGATAGAGAAGTGTGTTGACCAGAACGGAGAACCGTCATGGGGTGTTAAAACTGACAAAGATGGCAACAGTATGCCTGCTGATCCCGAAAAATGGAAACAGATGTTCCATGAATTTTATACTGATAAAGCTGGTATGAATGTACCTGACCCGAATCCTAAGTATGTCGATACAATGGCTAACATCATGACTGTTGAGGAAAACGGCAAACGGTACGTTAAGGGTTTCGACAGTAAGACCAAAGAAATCCTGCCGACAGAACAGCCTCTTACCCGTATGGCTTACGAGGGTAATTTCAATACTCTTTGTGCATATGCTGACAAGAGTAAGAACGGCGGTAAACCTGCTGAATTATTCTCAGGTACTATATGCGGCGTCATGGCGCCCAAAACTATCAGAGATAATCTGGCTGAAAAATCCAAGGCAGACATTGATCCTAGCTATTCACCTGTTTATAAGTCTTTGTCTGCAAAAGATACCCAGTTCAAAAACGGTGTAGAAACACCGTCTGTGGATATGGTTGACAGATACATTCAGTCACATGACGGCGAAGATATCCATATGTCGGCTGTTCGCGAAAACGAGGCTGATATTAAGGCGAAGGTTTCTCAGCCGTCAGTAGTTGCAGCTAATGATGACAAATCGTTCACAGCAATGAGCTATGACGAAAAAATGAATGTATACAAATCTGTTGCTGAGAAATGCCACCAGTATACGCTTGACAAGAGCAAAACACCGCAGTTTACTGAGGCTGAAGCGCAGGCATATAACGAAGCAAAACAGCAGAGCATAAGCAGGTCTAAGTCGAATGGTACGTCTGCTGATCCTGAGGCATTTGCAATGGCTGATATGTACATGAAAGCCCGTCGCAGCGTTGCCTTTGACAAGCTTTCGAACGAAGAGTTCGAAAATGTAGCAAAATCAGTTGCGGGTAAATACGTAGAGGCACGTATGACTGACGGAAAGAAGCCTGTTTTCACAGACGCTCTTGAAAGGGAATGCGATGACCGTCTGGTAGAGCAGAACAACAGGGTGAGGAATTTGCCTGCTGATGAAAGGGTCGCTTTCGTACAGGCAAATCCCGATCAGTTCCGTGAGCGTATCACGTGTACTCGTATTAAGGCTGAGATTGAGGCTGCGTATGCAGCTGAACATCAGTCTGAACAGGCTGTTCAGACCGTGAAATCGTCTGGAAAGACTCAGAAACAGGCTCCCGCAAAGGACTATTCAGCGTCTGCTTTACCCAAGGTCAAGAGCGGTGGGGATAACCAGCACGGCGATAGCGACTATGGTGAGTGAGTACAAAAAGCCAGATAAATGTGAATATTTTAATCCATTTTTAGCATTTTATATTGACTTTATTCTGGTTTTGTTGTATAATAATTGTAGGCAATCATACCCATGTTTCACATGGGTATGACCGTACGACAACTTTGACTGACATCTTGATAGTGACATCTGTGACATTCAACAATGGAATAGCTGACAGAATTTGATTTTGATATCGTATTTGTTGGCGAATGAGCGTGAGTGTACATGTTACACTCACGCTTTTCTTTTTGCAAAGGGTTTTGTTAATGATAGATTTTTCCAGAGACGCTGATTATGCGTCAATCAAACAGCGTTCGGTTGAAAAAGATTCTGAAAAGAAAAAATTCAGAACCGGAGAACGAGCTATTCGTGTGAATTACGATTTTGCTGATCGTGATAAGCAATCGGAACGTGATGATAAACAGGCTGTTTATCAGCCTGAACCGGCAAAAGTTGAACCGATATCGACCCAAACGCAGAAGTTTGACAGGAACATCGGAAAAAAAACATACTACAGCAAGAACGACGATTTCGAACTGACGAAATGAGGCGATGAATATGGCTGATGAAAATAAAATGAGCGTTTCTGATGAAAAGAAGCTGTATGAACAGCTGATCAATGAAAAGAAAGAGGTTCTCAAAAGAACACAGGAAACGGTTGAGGATGACACCAAATATGGTATTCAGCCGAAAAGTGCTATTCCGATTCAGCGTCTGCATCATCTTGGCGTACCAACCAGCGTCATTCAGAAGGGAACCCAGGCTTTGAGTGAAGCTGGAATGATGCTGACAAAATCTGACAAAGATATTTGTGAGTATTATTCCAATTATGATAAAAACGTTGAGCAGAACAAAAGCCAGGTGGCAAATGTCATAAAAGCTGTTGACCGACAGGATGAAGACGCAATGAGAGCAATGAATGATCTGAATGCGACAAAGCTGCGGTATAATGCGTATAAAGCAAGCGTAAAGCAATCAGAACGTCTGGCAAAGGCTAATGAGCTGACGAAGACTGTTGTTGATGATAAAAGCGGGCTTTCAGGTGATTTAGCGGATTATCTGAGTCTTGATAAGTGAGATTGAGAGAGGTATGATCTTATGAAAGAAAAAGAAAGACAGGAAGTTTATGAGGCGTATGAACACGCAAAGAAAGACGCTAATGCCACAGGAATCGATGCGTTGACGCGTGATGTTCGCAGGACAAGCGAAAGCGCGGTCGAGGGTGCTAAGCAGGCAGGAGATATGGCTGTCAATGATATCGATGACGAACTGACTGCAGGCGCACAGAAGATTCAGAAAGACGCTAACGACGCTGTGCAGAACGTCAAGAATGACGTTAAAAAAGAAACCGGTGTCGGAACCAGAGATCCTCGACGGTTTGACAGCGCAGAAAAGCTGACGGAGAACATCAAAGCACCGGAAAAGGACGATGATATCTATGTGTCCCGCAAGAGAGCGCGTTATCAGTGAGAGGGGAGTGACGGCTGATGGCTTATTCGAATCTTGCTTCGACTTATTTATCAGAAATCGAAGCATATGTTATGGCTAATGAGAATGGCGCTGATGCAGTGAAAGCCGAGTATATGGCTAAGCTCGATTCTGTGTCCACAATGGGCGATTCTCAGAAAGCAACAGATGATTACTATAAAACTTTATTCGAGAATTACGGGAACACGAACTATAATATGTTCGATGAAACCAGTTCTGATAGAGCAAAAGACGTTGATGGGAATCCTAAATATACTTCTTACAAAGAAGATTCAGACGGTCTGTATATCAATATCGAAGGGTCAGCGTCTGAAAGAGGATTGTACCATGGATACAATGTTCAGAAAGCAGAGGGCAATCTTGATCGTATCAACAACGGTTGGAAGGACAGCTATCATCTGGAAAATGTTGTCGATGACAAAGGCAACGTTAAGAGCTACGGTATAGATTACTATATTGAGAATGCTCGCAATGACGCTGAGCGCGAAATGCTTCAGTCTAAGAAAGACGGTTTGCTTGCTGAAAAAGACAAGTGGACTAAAATCTACGATGATGAGTCTGCTATAAGCGACCGTGCATATATGGAGTCCGAAATAGCCACTACGAAGTCATATCTCACGTGTGGTTTCAGAGACGGAGACAGCGACGCCGTAGAGAGGAATTCTGTAAATCTTGCCAAACTTCAGGTCGAGTATTTTAACAAGTACGAGTCCAAGGAGCTCACAGGCGATGAGCTTGCGTCACGGCAGGAGTTCATCAATGAATTGCGTAATTCGCTTGAGAAAGATAATAGTTCGCAGTCAGTAATCGAAGATATATTCGGCAGGGACGAAGTTGGAGCATCTAACGCAGCTCTGTCACCTAAAGAAACACCTAGCCCAACGGCGAAAGCATATGAGACTAAGATAGATTCCGAGATGTCTCGCACAGAAAAGATGGAGTTTATCGATGATTTCGAAAAAACAGGCTATTCGACAAATATGACCGGCGATAATGAGTTCCGTGCAAACAAGAACAGATATGTTCAGTTCAAGCAGGACTGTGACATGGAGCTCAATAGCAATGACAAAGAGTGGCTGATTAAGTGTTATGAGAGCGAGGGTGTCAATAGCGCTGATGAAGCAAAAGACCACGCAGCCAGAAAGCCCGTTATTGATCAGTACAAGAAAGATATCATAGCTGATTTTGAGAGTACATCTCCTCGTATCAATAGTCAGGCTGACGCAGAAGCGTATGCGGCAAAGAAAGCAACTGTAAACTCATGGAAAAAAGAGCTGGGTCTGGATAAAGAATCGGAAGATGATAAGTCAGTTTCATCTGAAACTACGATTTCAGACGCTGAGACACCAAAAGCCGATGCACCGGACGCTGACGAAAAGCCTGATCCTTATGCATTCACACCTGAGCCCAAGCCTGATGGTATGTCCGACGCTGATTATCAGGCAAAATGCAAAGCTGATAAACAGGCTCATATCAACGATGTTAACAGCAAAATGGCTGACGCAGTCATTCGCGGTGATTACAGCGTAGGACAGGAACGCATCGAAATGCTCAAAGCAGAGGGCTACGATTATACTCAGGTTCAGGCTATTGTAAATGAAAAAATGGCTGTGTATCAGGCACAGACCGCAGTAACTCAGCCAGAACCTGTTTCCGAAAAGGTCGAGCCTGTTTCTGAGAAAAACGAAGCTGAAGAAGTGGCGGAGGTTTCCGGCGAAAAACGAACGGCTGTTCCACCAGCTAAGTCTACGGCAAAATCATCAAGGCGGGAATTATCTGATGAAACAGAGATATCAAACGACGATACCCTGACTAGGGGCGAGCATGAGTCAACTTTGCCTGAGGGGTCTGAATCTACAGAGAAAAACATTTCTCGCAGGTCTTTGAGTGAAGATACAAAAACAGAAGAGAAATCGGCTGAAAAGCCTATTGGTAAAACTGTGAGCGAGCAGGAGTCAAAGGATAACGTGTTTGTTCAGAATCCTGCTAAGATCAGTCCGTATATCTCAAACCCGAAGATGGTTGATCCGTATATTAAGAATCAGTCAGAGGGTAACGTATATCTTGATCAGTATGACGCATTCAATCCGAATGCGAAGGACAAGACGGTGAACACAAGTCGTTTTGACCGCGCAAGTGAACTCGGTCAGGTATCTGGCAACAACAGCGAGAAGTCAGCACAGTATGACGAATGAGGTGATTGATATGGCAGAAACAACAACAATTACACAGAGTTCAATCCCTGCGACTACGACGTTTGCGGAGAAATATGGGTCTGATATTGGCGATAATAAGATCGTCAAGTTAGCGTCTGGTATCGGGGGAGCCATCGCAGGTGGTTTCCTCGGTAAAGCTATCGGTAAGAATAAATCTACAGGCATCGACAACCCGCTTGCAACAGGGTTGGGTGCTTTAATAGGCGGTGTTGTTGCTTATAAAGTTATTCCTGAGATTACCACCGATGTTCAGCGCGGCAATCAGTATATCGATCAGCAGGTGTTGGACGGAAAATCTGAGGGAAATTTGTGGGATAGATTCAAGTCTGTCAGCACAAATCTTCTCAATTTCGGCGGTCAGACGAATACACCGTCTGTTACAGCCACAAATGAAGATATCATAGACGTATAAAATGAGGTGACATATTATGGGTCTTGGCGAGGGTATAGGCAATTTTATCGGTGGAACAGTCAAGAATGTTGGCGGCTTTTTTGTTGACGCAGGTAAAGCTATAGGTGCACAGACGACTGAATTAGCCGAGAAGTGCGATGGAAGAAAGGCCAACGAGGTCAATTTCCGCGAATCAGCCGGTAGTTATTCAACCATTCTCAATATTGGCGGCGCAATAGGCGGCGCTTTAGGTGGTTGGAAGCTGGGCGAAAAATTCGGAACAGTTGGAAAGGTCGTTGGCGGTGTAGGTCTTGCTGTAATCGGCTCTAAGCTGGGTTCTATGGTTCAGGAAGTCGGTACAGATGTTGCAGCCGCACAGGACTATTCCAGAGAAGCTGAAAAGAAAGGCGCCAAAGGCAACTTCGGAAAAGCTCTTTGGGGTAATCTTACGAATTTCAAGGGACAGTCGTATGACGGTGCTATCGGTTCGGAGCAGACTGCGGAAGCAGATGGTCCTGATATTTGAGAAAGCAGGGTGACATGGCTAAGAAACAGTTAAAAGTCAACACCATGTATGGTGCTGATGGGCGGCTGAGAACATCGTATTTCGATGGTGAGTCAGCAAAGGTTGCCAAAAAGAACGTTAAATCGTTCAACAAAGAGCTGTCAAAGTACGAAAAAGCGTATGTTGATTATGTTGAGCTTGATATTGAAGATTCGAAGATGTCTGATATCAATACTCGGTATATTCTTGGTAAACTTGGCGTTGCCGAAAAGTATGTTGATTTCGTATCAAAAGATGATCTGGCAAGGCAGCTCGGTGATGAAACAACAGCTATAGCTGGTAATAAGCACAGCCAGAAGCTCGGCGTCGGCGCTAAAATAGCCAGTAAGTTCCAGCCGTTTTTTGAGAAACAGGCACAGAAGCACACCAGCCTGCAGAAATTGTCAGACAGGGTGACTAAGGCAGCAAATAACGGCAGAATGCCGTTGACCGCCGACTCCGCTGCGATGATGCGTATAGCTTTTGATAAAAAGTATTACAATGACTGCCGCAGACCGGGAGCCGATATCGACGCACTGCGTGAATCGCACAAGAAATCAATAGAGAATCTCACAAAGATGGCTATGTTCGATGGCGTAGAGAGGAATGAGTTATCTGCAAAGTTCACAGAAAAGCTCATGAATCAGATGCAGGTCGATGAATCGATTACCGATATTTATGATGGCATGGCTAACGGTTCTATTCGTCTTGCAGATGCAAAGCCTGTTGTCAACGAAGACGGTAAGCCGATTCAGGTCAAAGGACGGACATTGTTTGAGCAGTCTGCAGGCTTTGTCAGTGCGGCAGTAAATAAAAACGGTGAACATGAGACGCTTGACGCTTGGTCTTTTGAAACGCGTGAACCTCAGAGCATTGAGTCCATTTTAAGCGATTATCAGGACAAACTTGACCGTTATTTTTCTGGCTGCGAAACTGAGGCTGATATAAAGCGTGTTGTCGCCAGTGATTCGTATCGTAATCTTGAGCGCAATGCGAAGACGTTTGCCGCAGCAGATTGTCCAGATGACGCGGCTAAATTCAAATATGAATTTGCCAGATATAATCTGGATAGCACCAAGAGGTGGGCAATCGAACATGGCGGCAAACAGCCGTTTGCTAGTCTATCGGTTCCTGTTCCGTGGGACGAACGCACCGAGGGAAACTCTTTTGTCAAGAATTATTCTGTTGATGATTATTACGATATCAATGACAGAAACGATGTTCACGACAAGGCTGTTGTCGATGCAGCGTTGTTATCTGAAAATGAGCTTTCCGAAAATATGGCGCAGGAATGCACAGCTAAAGCTGATGAAATGAACGATGGCGACGCTCTTAGCAAAAGGCTGACAGTTCTGGAAGAACAGTTCAAGGCTCAGAACGAACAGATGGAAGCTCTCAGAGCAGAGAATGAGGCTCTTAAGGCTGAATTGTCTGCGGCTCAGAGTTCGGTCGAACAGAATATATCGTCTAAAATACAGCCGATTATGTTTGACGAAAATAAGCCCGAAAAGCTGGAGCCGGTTGTTGAGCCGTCTGCTGATTCTAAGAAAAGCATTTGGGAGAAAGCGTCGGCTGTCATAAACGCAGCTAATGCAGTCAGCATGATCGATAAGATACGTGAACACGTTCAGTCGGCATATGCAAATAAACCGGCTATTCTGGATGTCAATGCTGTTGATACTGAAGAAAAGGCTTCTGAAATTCAGACTGCAACCACACTGGCTTTGGAAAGCAAGGAACAGGATACGGCTCATACAGTTCATGACGAAGTCAACGAAATTGTTGAAGTTGAGTCCAACGAAAAAGAGGACGCAGATAAAACTAACGAAGACGAGGAGCCTGAAGAACAGGACGAGTCTGTCTCAGAAGTCGAATCTGAAGAAAAAAATCAGAATGATCATGATGCAACACCTGTTTCTAGTAGATTCCAGAGTTTGCCGGAGATATCTTCGGCTGGCAGGCTTGAAAATCAGAGCGAAGCTCAGAACGAGGGCTTTGGTTCGTAAGAAAGGCGGTGGTATCGATGGCACAGTCACGTGTTAGCGTCATGGAAGAGCGCATCAAGAAATTTGACGCGTTATGCATGAACGTTGATGAACAGGAACAGCTTACCAAGTTGAATGAGGCTGAGGTTCTTACTCTGAAAGAGCGTAAGAAGAAAGCTGCAGGTTTTGTTTGGAGCAGTTTCACTGCTGTTGGACTGGGCTCACCGGTTGGAGCTGTTAATACGGTTCGCAATGCTCAGCAGTTCAATAAACAGCAGGAAGAGCTGAGCAGAATTAAGGATGAACGTGATAAGCTCCGTCAGCAGGCGCAGGGGCGCTATGAGAAAGCAGCGGCGCTGAATGACAATGTTAAATACCAGCAGAAAGGAGATATGGATTATGAGCGATGAGATTAAGACAGCTGATGCGTTGCCGGAGAATAAACCGAAGAGCTTTACGATAGGCGTCGGTGAGGCTGATCATACGGTGCTTAAGGGCGCCAATATCGAAAATTCCAACATCGGACATATCGGCGATAAAATTGAGGTCAAAGATGGCGGCAAAGTTATGACAGCAGAAGCTGTTGCGGCTGAAGCCAAACTCAAGCAGGCTAAGGCTGATGATACAAAAGATAAAGTCGGAAAGACGCTCAAGGACATTTTTGTTCCGGGGCATAAGGTTTTCGGCGATATTGGCACGGCACTTGACAACGCAACCGGCTGTAAGAAAAGCACGTCACGCTATGACGCAGCTATCAATGAGCTGGCTGGTAGCAAGAATGTACAGATAACTAACGACAGCGAGCTGTCGAAGTAATTTTTATAGAAAGAGGTATTATTGTTATGACTAACGAAATCGAAGTAAGATCCCAGAGAGAACTCACAGAGGTCGAAGAAGACAAGAACGTGCCTGAGACTATCGACGCTTCCGGCTCGACAGGTGGCACAGGAAACGGTGTTTCTGTTAATGCGGCAGGGTCTAAGATCACTGTCGGTGTAGGCGAGGTCAACAACGCAAGAGGAACCGGCGCACAGATTACTAATATGCAGGGTGATATTAATTTCGGCAACGTATCAGCGCCCAAGGCGAGCCGTTTTGACAAACTGCCACCTGCACCGGAGACAAAGCGGCTTGATAACGAGCAGGAGCTCAGCCGGTAAATGCCTATCAATCTGTAAAAACAAAAGAAAGGAACATGTTCATATGAAGATAAGAAAAATGATGACCAGCATGATTCTTGCTGCATCAATGACATTAGCACAGATACCGTTCAGTGATTTTGTAGTGATGGCTGAATCGTCCATCACAGCTAATTCCAGTCGTGACGACATAGCCACGAAAGTATTTGGTGTAGAACTAGATAGTTCGAAAGCCGCTGTAATGTGCAACACAATCAGACTGTATAATGGAACGTTTTCGACTAGCACTCCTAATGGAACCGTTAGTGGTTATTTTACTAATAGTATCGTAGCTGTTGATCCAAGAATAACAGGTGAAATCACTGTAAAAAAATATTCATACTCAACAACATCGTATAATTATAACGATCGGGTGCTCACATGGGGCGATACTTCTTCTTCTGATGGTAGACGTGAAACCCATGTATATAATTCTTGTATTATATCCAATAGTAATGCTGGCTCTGCTACTCCCTCTGTATCTTATGCCTTAACATACACCCCGTCAGCAGAAGATATAGCAAACCACGTAGCAATTATGGAAAATAAAAGTAATGACTGTGCTCCTATTATACGCAGTCTTATCTCTCCTCCCGGACACTTTCAAACAGGTTCTATAAATGCGCAATACTACAAAACCCTGCAAGCAGGTGTGCCAATCTCTGTAACATATACAGATACATCTGTGGGTTTATGTTTAGGTGATATAGTCACATATATAGAGAATGGCTGCAAATGGGTTTCAGACCCTACATCCAAGTTCTCCTCGACTTCCGTCAACAAGACATATCTCGACGCTGATTTCAGTGCTGGCTTTATTACCGATTCCGATGGTGCTGTCACATACTCTTCGTCTAACACCAACGTTGCAACGATTGCATCCAATGGTACTATCTCAATCAAATCTGCGGGTACTACTACCATTACTGCTAAGACAGCGGCTACGTCAGCTTACAATGAGAGCACTACTTCGATGACTCTGACTGTTGGGAAAGCAACACCGTCGCTTTCTAATATAAAAGCGTCCAAGAATTTGGCGTATTTGCAGACTTTGAGCAAAATTACTGTTTCGGGTACCGCAAAAGTAGGCTCTAAGACTGTTGCCGGTACATGGAGCTGGTCTGATTCGTCAATAGCACCGAATGTCGGCACGGCGTCTTATGGTGTTAAATTTACACCGAGTGACGCTAATATCAATCCTGCTACTGGCACATGTTCTGTTACAACGGTTGCAAAATCAGATTATGATTTCACTGTATCAGCATCAGCCATTACATATGGCGATACTCTCAGTGCGTCTATGCTGACAAAATCGTCATCTGTTGCAGGTACGATCACATGGGATTCTCCCTCTGCAAAGCCTGCTTCTGCAGGTTCCTATACTGCGGCATGGACGTTCACACCGTCTAATTCGAACTATGCTGTCAAGAAAGGCACAACGAGTGTTACGGTCAACAAGGCGCCGCTTACTGTCAATATCACAAGCATTGGCGCTCTCACATATGGTCAGACTCTTAACAATGCGGCTGTGCAGGGTACGGCTGTTTATAAGGGCAAGACCGTCCCCGGACATTTCTCATGGGTCAATGGAGCGACTACACAGCCTCATGTTTCTGACAGTGGTTCGACCAATTATCAGCTCCAGTTCATACCTGATGATTCGAGTTATGAGACGTTTTCTACGACCAGAACAGTTATTGTAAACCAGGCGGCGGCTATTACAAATCCTTCTTCAGTAGCGCTCTCGGCTACACCTATAACATATCTGCAGCCTCTGAGTTCGTCTGTTATATCTGCATCATCTGCTCTGTCTGTTGCCGGTCATTTTGAGTGGGTAGATAAGTCTTTCACACCCAGTGTTTCTCAGAGTGGAACTGCATATGCCGTTAAGTTCATTCCCGATAATGCGGCTGATTACAAAGAAACTACCGGTCTTACTTGCGTTATTACTGTCAATCCTGCAACACCCAGTATGGCGGGCATAACTCTTACAGGAACAGGCATCACATATGGGCAGACTCTTGCTGACTCTACTATCAGCGGCAGCACTCCTGTAGCGGGTCGTTATGAGTGGGCGAGTCCGAACACTAAGCCGTCGGTTTCTGACAGCAATTCGACAGAATATGACGTTGTGTTCATACCAAGCGATGATGTGAACTACAATCGCGTTAACACCAAGGTTAAAATAACTGTCGCAAAGGCAACACCTGTTGTTACGGATTCCATGAAGTCTTCGATTCATGCGTCCGCAATCACATATGGCGATACTCTTGCGGATTCTACGCTTGACGGTACAACTCCTGTTGACGGTCGTTACGTATGGCAGAATCCATCTGAAGCACCTGACGTAGGAGACAGTGACAGAACATCTTATGCAGTCAAGTTCGTACCTACTGATACGATCAATTACAATGTTGTCGAGGGTCTTGCCTGCACACTCACAGTCAATAAGGCTACTCCTAATATAACAGGCGATATGCAGGTATCTATTCACGCAAGTGCTATCACTTATGGACAGTCCCTTGCTGATTCCGTGTTGACAGGTACAATGCCTGTAGATGGCCGTTATGTATGGGCGGATACGTCCATAACACCCAGCGTAAGCAACAGCAATGCAACTGAATACGAAGTAACATTTGTTCCTGACGATCTGGACAATTATAATGTTGTCACTGGTCTTAAGTGCAAGCTTACTGTTAACAAAGCAACGCCTGTCATTACTGACGATATCAAGTCAACGATAATCGGCAGTGATATAACTTACAAGCAGACGCTTGCGGCATCTGTCCTTTCTGGTGACACTCCGGTTCTCGGACATTATGAGTGGTCTGATTCATCTATTGCACCTTCTGTATCTGACAGCAACAATACGGATTATAGTATTGTGTTCGTACCCGACGATACGGCCAACTATACGACCGCAGCCTGCACTATCAGAATCAAGATAAATCCGCTCACTCCGACTATGACTGACGTTATGAGAGGGTCTATTGCCGCATCTGGTATCGTATACGAGCAGTCTTTGGCAGATTCTATACTCACAGGTGATGTTCCGATTCCCGGTCATTATGAGTGGTCGGATTCCAGCATTAAACCGTCTGTTTCAGACAGTGGTACAACGCCGTTTGAGATCACATTCGTTCCTGACGATAGCGTCAACTACACCACAGTTTCTGGCATTACAGCAACGCTTGAGGTTATGAAAGCGACGCCTGTCATTTCATCATCGGTTCAGGCTACGCTTAAAGCGTCTACTATCTCGTACGGTGAGACCCTTGGTGATTCTGTTATCTCAGGTGATGTGCCGCTTGCGGGACACTGGGAATGGCAGAATGCCGATCTTACACCTACTGTATCAGACAGCAATCTGACCGAATATGTTCTCATATTCATGCCTCATGACGCTGACAATTACAATACTGCGTCAACAACTATAAAGATAGCTGTCGATAGAGCAGTTCCTTACTTCACATCTGATATGATAACTGCGTCGGATATTGCTTATGGTGATTCTTTAGCAGATTCGGTTCTGACAACTTGTCTACCTACCCTTAACGGCGCTGATATCACTGGTTCTTTTGCTTGGGCTGATGCTGGCATCACACCCGACGCAGGAGACAGGGAATATGATGTTGTCTTTACTCCAGACGATATGATGAACTTCACGACGGCAACGATATCTGTTCCGGTTACAATTCACAAAATTGCACCGGATATCAGCAGCGAGATAAGATCAACTATTGCTGCGTCCGATATCACATACGGGCAGACTCTCGCTGACTCTATGCTTACTGGTGACGTTGTGATGAACGGTCATTACGAGTGGGTCAATCCAGATACCAAACCTACAGTATCTGACAGCGGGGCTACTCCATATGATATCATCTTTAAGCCTGATGATTCGAACTATGCAGATGTGATGATGACAGTTACCGTTAAGGTAAACAAGGCTGTACCTGTTATTTCTTCTGATATTCTCAGCGGCATATCTGCAAGTCCTCTGGACTATGGTCAGAAGCTCTCTGAATCGTATTTGTCCGGAGCAACTCCTGCGGCAGGTAAGTATGTATGGAAATCGGGTGATGAGATTCCCACTGTTAATGGCGAAAATAACTTTACAGTCACATTCATACCGTCCGATCTTGTAAACTATGAACCTGTTGATGTCGGCAGTGTTCATGTAGTGGTAAACAAGTCCGACCCGCAGCTCACTGAACAGGACTGGCTTGCTATCAGATCAAGCTGGATAGTTTACGGTCAGACGCTCGGTGATTCACCGATCTACAACGATTCGTCCATTCCAGGTCGTGTTACATGGGTGGACAGCACCATCAAACCGACCGTTGCAGACAGTCAGCGTTCTGAGTATGAAGCTCTGTTTGTTCCTAACGATACAGACAATTACAACATGGTGCGTCTGAAACTGAAGATAACGGTCCACAAGGCTATACCGCAGTTGCCGAATGATATAACGGATAGTTTGGTTATTCCTGCAATTAAGATTGGTCAGAGTCTCAGTGATTCTGAGATCATCTGCTCGGATACCAGTATACTTCCCGGTAAGTTTTCATGGGTCGATCCTAAGATGAAGCCGACTATGGCAGATAGTGATACCACGCCGTATAATATCACGTTTGTTCCTGATGATACCGTAAACTATGAAACAGTAGGTCTCGCGTCTACGATTCATGTTGATAAGCGTGATGTAAATCCCGATAACCCCGATAATCCTATCAATCCTGTTATCAATACTAAGGACAGCATTTCTGTTAAATCCGGTGCTGACGTGGTCTATGATATTAGCAAGTCCATTCACATTAAGGACTACACAGCTGTTATCAAGACGATATCCGATCCAAACAGTATCATTGACAGTATCGTCATTATTAAAGATAATACTGTTTCTTTCAAGATAAAGACAGGCGTTGCTCAGAGCTCTGCTGACCTGGTATTTACTATCACAAGCGATACCTACAAGGACTTCGACTTCACTTTAGCAGTTGTTGTTGATGAGTGTGCTCACAACGGTGCTACGCATCTCAGAGGCAAGATTGATGCTACGTGGGACGAGTCTGGTTACACAGGCGATCTTATCTGTGATACTTGCGGCGTAACTCTTAAGTATGGCGAGGTTATACCTGCGCTTAAAACCGAGTGCAAGCATACCAAGACACATACTGAGGGTAAGGTAGCCGCTACTTGTCAGTCTGAGGGTTATACGGGTGATATCATCTGTGATGACTGCAAGACTGTCGTAACAAAGGGCACTGTTCAGGCTAAGACAGCTCATATTGAGGGTGAGCCCGTGATTGTCAAGGCTGCTACAAGAACCGAAACAGGTATAAAGGCTTGGTACTGCACGTTGTGCGGTGAGGAAATTCGCACAGAGGTGATTCCGAAGCTTACTGGTGGTGGCTCTGGCGGTTATATTCGTCCATCACGTCCTATCAGACCTACAGTTGATCCAGTTGATCCGGTAACTCCTGATAAGCCAGATCCTACAGATCCAGTTGATCCAGTAACTCCTGATAAGCCTGATCCTACAGATGATCCGATTGACCCTGCAAATCCCGATAAGCCGGGTACTGACGAGCCTGACGAACCTGTTACTGACGAACCGGGTGAAGATAAGCCTGTTACAGAGGAACCTACCGTTCCAGACACTAATGAGCCTAGTGAAGATGAATCTGATGATGATAAGCCGGGTACAGAGGAGTCTACTGATCCGGATACTGACGAATCCGGTGAAGATAAGCCTGCTGGTGAAACAAATGACACTTTTGAGCCCGGTGATTTCAAGGATACATCTGATTCCGATGATGGTAAGCGCGACGATGCTTCTGATTCCGACGGTTTCAATTCTGACAATATTCCTGACAACGGTGTTGTAAAACAGGTCGGCATTGCCGCCGGTGATTATGAGCATACTCCTGACGATGGGCATATGCATCGCTTTGCAAGTTGGACAATTAAGTCTGGCAATCCTCATCCAGTTTACGATCATATTTGTGAAGATTGCGGTCTTATTGAGGAAGTTGCATCAGACACCGATCCTAATACCTGGTATACTGACTCAGATAATCCTTATACTGGTGTAGATACGTTGCCGGTAGCTGCGTCTGGTCTTAGTGCCGTTATTGCGGCCGCTATGGCTTTGTTTAGAAGGCGTAAAGATAACTAAGTCACAGAGTTATCATTTCGGTTTTGACTTTGCTTGGGAAGCGCGTTAGCTGCTTTCCAAGCTAGTTAAAATCATTACATGAAGAGGTATCATTGTTATGGCTAACGAAATCGAAGTAAGACCCCAGAGAGAACTCAATTTACAAGACGATTTTCGCATGACGCTTGACCGGCCTGTAACTGTGACAGAGTTGCAGACTGTTAAGCAAGAGCAGGCAGGTTCGAATCGGAATGAAGAAACGGAAATCATCGCCGCACAGGACGGCGTTAAGCTGGTTGCTGATTTCAGCCGCAGCAAGAGCGTCATGAAAAGGCGGCGCGGCAAGAAGAAAAACGGCAGTCGCAAAAAGAAAGAACGACAGGAGCGCGAACAAGATGCACAGAACGGTAAAACGCGTAAATACGTAAAAGAGATGCGGAATCGGGAGATAGTCAGGAAAAAGGCTGTCGATTTGAAAAAGAAAGCCGCATTGACGCCGTCTGTGTTTGACGATAGGGTCGCTATAGCCGCTATAAATGGCAGCCGCAGCTTTGACAGCTTAATATACGGCAATTTTCCGTCAGATGTCGGAGATAATTTCGACGATATTGCCGATAAAGTTCTTGATACGGATAAGTCGTGATTTTCAGAGGAAGTGAGTACTATATCTGATGAGAAATTATTTGACAAACTTGTCGTTAAGATAGACGATGATAGCAAAAAACGAGCGTACGATCTCAAAGAGCTCGATAAGATGGTGTTTGTGATATCGATATGCTGCGGGTTTCTGTTCGCAGCAGGTTCGACGCTTGTTATTATATCGCTTGTATTAATGTCGCGCGGTTGATCATAGCCCCTGTTTTTTTTAAAAAACAGGGGTTGTTTTTTTTTTTTTGCTAAAAAATAGCATTACAACAGCGTCGCAGCTTGACAATATCAAGATGATATGTTATAATTGTTATACAGAAACTACACATAAATGTGCACTTTATAATATATTGTATCGCTAAAACGACGATTGTAATTTAGCTTTTGACATCTTTGACTGACATCGTGGAGACTGACATAATATGATTTTTAATCTCGGTGAACTTTTCTGCGGTCCGGGCGGACTTGCATATGCGGCGACTCATGCTGATGTTGGCGACTCTGATTTCAAAATATCACACACATGGGCTAATGATTATGATAAAAATACCTGTGAAACGTACAGACGAAATATTTGCCCCGATAATCCTGATTCGGTATATTGTGCCGATGTGAGGCAGTTTGATTTATCGGTTCTTGCTCCAATAAATGCTTTTGCATTTGGATTTCCTTGCAACGATTTCAGCTCAATAGGCGAGCAGAAAGGCATGAACGGAACTTTTGGTCCGTTATATTCATACGGTATACGTGTGTTAGAAACACACAAACCGTTGTGGTTTCTTGCTGAAAATGTAAGCGGATTGAGCAGTGCTAACGATGGAAACGCATTTCAGACTGTCCTTACGGCTATGAGAAAAGCTGGATACTGTTTGTATCCTAATTTGTACAAGTTTGAAACCTACGGCGTGCCGCAGGCACGTCATAGAATAATCATTGTCGGGATACGGGACGATCTCAATTATGAGTTCAAAATTCCATCAAACGAGGGATTTGACACAATAACATGCAAGCAGGCGATAGAGAACCCGCCGATAGCAGCAGACGCATTGAACAACGAATTGACGCGGCAGTCGCCGATAGTTGTGGAAAGGCTTGGCTATATCAAACCAGGACAAAACGTTTTCACAGCTGATATGCCTGATCATTTGCGCTTGAAAGTAAAGGGAGCGACGATAAGTCAGATATACAAGCGTCTTGACCCGAATAAACCTGCTTATACTGTAACAGCAAGCGGGGGCGGCGGTACTCATATGTATCATTGGAGCGAAAATCGGGCGCTTACAAACAGAGAGCGTGCTCGTTTGCAGACGTTTCCTGATGATTATTATTTTGTAGGTTCGAAAGACAGCGTCCGTAAACAAATCGGTATGGCTGTTCCACCCATGGGTGCTAAAATTATTTTTGAAGCTATCTTAAAGACATTCGCAGGTATTCCGTACGAAAGTATGGAGTCTAATATCGGTTCTATTATTTGACATCATTGACTGACAACTTTGGAGAGACATCATGACCGTAATAAGCTTGTTCAGCGGCTGCGGCGGGTTGGATCTGGGTTTTGAAAAAGCCGGGTTTGATATCGCTGCTGCTAATGAGTATGATAAAACAATATGGGCAACATATACAGCAAATCACATTAATACACGACTCATAAAAGGTGATATTCGCAGCATAAAAGAGTCTGATTTTCCTGACGAGATCGACGGAATAATCGGCGGACCGCCGTGTCAGTCATGGTCAGAGGCAGGTTCGCTCAGAGGTATTGACGATAAGCGTGGACAGCTTTTTTATGATTATATCCGCATACTGCGTGACAAAAAGCCTAAGTTTTTTCTAGCAGAAAATGTCAGCGGAATGCTCGCCAACAGACATTCAGACGCTGTAAAGAATATCATATCAATGTTCGAAGAATGCGGATATAATGTGACCGTGACACTGGTCAATGCAAAGGATTACGGCGTCGCTCAGGAGCGCAAGCGCATTTTCTATATTGGCTTCAGAAAAGATTTGGGTGTGGCGTTTGATTTTCCTCGCGGCTCGACAGCAGATGATAAAGACAGGCTGACTCTCCGTGATGTTATCTGGGACTTGAAAGATACAGCTGTTCCTGCAGGAGATAAAAATAGGCACAATTCTGCTGCCGTAAATAATAACGAGTATTATACCGGCGGATTCTCGCCGATATTTATGAGCCGTAATCGGGTCAAAGGCTGGGATGAACAGGCGTTTACGATTCAGGCGTCAGGTCGACAGTGTCAGCTTCACCCACAGGCGCCTAAAATGGTGAAAGCCGGGAATGACACTTTTGGATTTGTCAAGGATTCAGAGAGCTTGTACCGGCGGCTGACAGTCAGGGAAGCGGCGAGAATACAGGGTTTTCCTGATAATTTTCGGTTCGTTTATACGCACCTGAACGACGCATACAAAATGATAGGCAACGCTGTTCCGGTCAATCTGGCATATGAGATAGCGACAGCGATTCGGGAGCAGTTGACGAGCGTTTTGAAAATTCGTTAAGACGAAAGAGAGGTTTATTATCATGCAAATGGCAGAGTATCAGCAGGTCAAAGATTTTACATACGAACAGTATTGCGATCATCTTCAGGCTAAATACGGCATCGGATTAGCCGATTATATGACGAAATCGTTCAATATCAATTCTAAATGTCAAAGGACGAAAGACGGTCTTATTGCACATCATAAGAAAGAGGATACAACAATGGCGATGCTGTCTATGAAAGTGATAGCGATGCGTTATCCTTTCGATTGGCAGAAGCGTGAAAATATTGTATACTGCGATTATCTTGAGCATTTATTGCTTCATGTGCTTATTTGTAAATACCCGTCTTCCGACGAGCCTGATTTTATGAAATTAGGTATAAACTACGTCGTAGATTTCATTGCATCGGAGCTGAATGACGTATACAGCGGCTGGGTTTCAAGATCGCAGTGGAGAAGTAATTGTTACGGTAAAATCATCAACGATAAAGCCGTTTATCTTGAGATCTTGAGACAGTTCATCGAGATTGAAAAGATGAACAGCAATTTCAGCGTTGATATGCTGTGCAAGAGTTATAACAAACCGATTGGTCTCTGCAAAAAGAATGAAGCGATATATGACGCTATAAGAGGGCTGTAAGGATATCTGTTCTTTGCGATTTTGAAGGAAGAACGATAGTTTGGTGAAGATAAAACAAGATACTAATTAGCTTATATGAAAATGAAATGGGGTTTTGTTTATGAATTCTGCATTATCAGCTAAATATAAAGAGGCTTATGCGGGAATGCTCTGGCTGATATTGCAGGGTATTATACTTGAGTCATTGAATTGGGTGGATATGGCTTGTGTAAATAGCATTTCAGCTGATGCAATTATTGCTGTCACCTTTGCACTTGTTATCTATAATTTAATTTATAATGCGCATAATGTATTCGCTAAGGGACTTAGAGTTATTGCTTCCCGTTTATATGGTGCAAATGACAGGAAAGAAATCGCATCTAGCTTGTCAGCCACTGTAATAATCACTCTTAGCATTACTATCACGATTACAGTCGTGTACTTAGTAGTCGGAAGATGGGTACTCGGGTTATTTGCTTTGACAGCGGAGCAAGTTGAGCTTGCAAACAGCTATATACTGGCTCGTCTACCTGGTTATATTACTTTTTCTATCACTAGTCCTATTGTTCGTAGCCTTGAGGCACAGGGTCAAATAGCTAAGGTGACAAGGTTACGTTCTTGTAATGTGCTTAATATTGTACTTAGTATTGCTCTATTGCAGCCACTTGGAGTATTTGGTGTCGGGTTAGCTTCAGCCCTCACCGAGTTGGTTGAACTTGTGCTTATACTTGCGGTATTTAAGCCTAAGTTTGCTAAACCAAGAGCAAGGAACTTTGTGGAAGTTGCAAAGATTGGCGCTTCGTATCTTCCAGAGAGTTTAATAAACCCGATAACGAATACTGTTGTTTCTAATCTGTGCTTAATTTACTTGAGTACAGAGGTTCTGGTAATTAGTCAGCTAGTAAATAAGCTCTATGATGGTGTTCTTAGCATCATGTATGCCACAACCCAGCATGCTGAGTTGACGGTTGGTCGAGAATACGGTGCTGGCAATGCTCAGGGTATTGCAGATGAGTTCAAGATATTCAAGCACTGCTATATACGATTACTCCTGATACATATACCAGTTACAATGTTGCTAGGTTGGGCTTATCTGTCCATTGTACACGTAACAGATATGACCTTTGCTCTTATATTGCTTTTCGTCAGAATAGCGTGTGAAATTGCTTATTATACTGAACTTCCTGCCAGACGAGTACTGTACATCTTTGGCAATATAAAGCCAGCAATGCTCACAAAGATGTTTGGTTTGACTATTCCTAAGTTAGCGGCTCTATATATCTCACTTTTATGTGGTGCAGGTGCTTTCAGCCTGCCTATATGTTATTTCTTCTGTGACTTACCATGTATGGTGGTTAGTTTAACAATTCTGCATAAGAAGAAATACTTGCAGGGTGAAAAAAGTGGGTTATTCACAATAGTTGAGAAGGACTAAGGGTTATATTATGAGGCAAATTACTTTAAGTAAATACAGAAGTACATATATAGCAATGTTTTGGCTTATGTTGCATGATTTGATATTTGTTGTGTGCTCTTTAGTTGATATATCATGTGCTAATATGATTTCAGGGGATGCTGTAATAGCTGTATCTGTAGCTTGTTCTGTACATAGTTTGATGTTTAGCTTACATAAAATATTTGCAAGGTCTTTGAGAGTTATTGCGTCTAGGCTCTATGGTGCTAAAGATGATGCTGGTGAGCGGAGCGTAACATCATTATCGCTTATATTTTCCGTTGCTGTCGCTATAGTTGTGGGTACTGTCGTTCTAGTGTTTGGAACAAACATTTTAGGTTGGTTCTCCATGACTGATACACAAATTGATTTGGCTTATTCATATCTTCAGTATCGCACAGTTGGGTACTTCATTTATGCTTTTGCAAATCCACTTATTAGACAACAAGAAGCACGGGGTAAGACTGGTGCTGTTACAAGGCTTAGGTTGATAAATCTCATTAATGTACCCGTGAGTTTGCTGTTAGCTCCTATCATGGGTGTAGCTGGCATCGGATTGGGTACTACAATCGCAGAGACGAGTGAATTTATCCTCTTACTTATTGTATTCAAGCCTAAGCTGGGCAAGCCCGATATGAAGTATGCTCCTGAGTTGCTTAAGTTAAGCCTTTCTTACGTTCCAGAGTGTATTTTCAATATGTTGATAAACAACTTCGCTATCAATATGTGCTTAACCTATCTCGATTCGGGTATTATGGTTATCAGCGAGCTTGTGAATAACCTTTATAACAATATTGTTGATGTCATATATATGACTACTCAGCAAGCTGAAATAACAATCGGTCGAGAATACGGTGCAAAGAATCAAGTGGGTATTGCTGATGAGTTTCAGAAGTTTAAACACTGTTATACAGTGATTTTACTTTGGCATATACCTGTGACAATGCTCTTAGGCTGGATTTATCTAGGGTTTATAACTCCAGTTTCTGACCTTACATTTGCACTTGTACTACTTGCAGTGCGAATGTTAAGTGCTTCAGTTTATTATGTTGGATTGCCAGCTATGCGGATACTGTACATATTCGGTGTTGTAAGACCAGTTATGCTGACAAGATTGTTTGGGCTTTGCATAATGCAGTTGCTGGTGCAGTGGATTTCTCTTGAGTTGGGTGCTGATGCTTTCTGTATTCCGATTAGCTACTTTGCTGCTGACTTAATATGGGGTATCATGAATGTTTGGCTGATTAGGAAACACAAATTTTTGAAAGCAGATATTGCTAATCCCGTAATAAGAGAGGCTGATATATGAAGCAATACTGGTTATTCTGTTTAGCAGCAGTTCAAGATATAGTGTTTTGTGCTATAGATAATGCTTTTGCTAATAATATTAGCCTTGACGTTATCATAGTTATAAATACATTCCTAATCATTCAATATTTCTGCCTCAGACCAATGAATTTAGGTACATATGCTTATCAGGCTTTACAGTCAAGACCAAAGAATTGCTTAGTTTGCACACTCCTAATGAGTATTCTTGTGAGTATTATCATTATACTGTGTGCAAAACCGCTCACGTTGCTTTTCGACCTGACAGCGAAGCAACGGGAAGCCCTAGCTGAAGTAATCATTTTATTTGGCTTTTGTACTCCTATACAGGGCACTTGTAGATTCTTGATGAACTATTGTGATTACAATAATAAAGCTGTCTTGGTTATAGTAGGTAGTTTTCTTACCTATATACCAATGCTTATCGGTGATTGGCTTGCTGTCGTTACTGATACGGGTGCCTTTGGGCTTAGACTAGCAACCGAAATTAGCTGGCTCTTATACTTGGTTGTACTCTTACCTAAGAGTGATATACTCAAAACAGATGATAAAGTTGACTTCAAGACAATTCGTCATTGCTTTTATACGGGTAAAGAGGACTGCATATCGCAGATGATTACCCGGGGTGCTACAATCTTCATGACTAGCATGGCTTCAACACTAGGTACAGCTGCTTATGCTGTGCATGCAGTTGCTTTGGGTATTACTGATTTGGGTGAATGTTTCCGTGAGGCGACATTAAATTATGGTTTAATTGAATTGCGGGAGCATAGAGATAATTTGTACAGTCAATCACTTAAAGTGCTTAAGAAGGTGTTTATCCCTGCCTTATTCCTACCTTTGCTTCTTGAAGGAGTACTAGTGATTACAACACATGGTAAGGTGGAAATTATAGATACTTTAGTTGCAACAGGGATATACAGCTTATCTTTTCTTGTATATCCCTTATATGATATATCGGCAGCAGCAATACGTTTAAGTAGCGTTAGAGCGTCATTGCTTTTGACTAGTATGTTAACCGCTATTTGGAGAGTGCCAATTTTGTGGATATTAGTACAGTGTTTCGGCGTTAGCATTCCTGTTCTGGGTACTATCTATGTAGCAGATTATGCTACACGAACTTTAGTTTACAGAATAATGCTTAAACGTGACAGTGCTAAGGTTAATACCGCAGATATTGTAGTTTAGGTTCGTCTGCGACCTACGTCTAAACCAGCAGGGTGCATCCTGCTGGTTTTTTTCTTAGTATCATTGGTTGTTGAAAGGATTGTTTATGTTGTTGCTTCTTGATGACTTAAAATAAATTAACCATTTTCTTCGGTTCCATTAACTGGAAAATAAAAGGATAGTCAATCTCTTTTTTTCTCAATTCACAGAAAAAAAATATCCCCTGCGTCTTTCGGCGCAGGGGATTGTTGCGTTTATCAGCCCTCAGTTGTTGCTTCAGGTTCTACGATTTCATAATCGGGAACGGTGATCGGAGCAAGATTGTTGAAATTGCTGAATTCGAGGAGAACATTGATGTGTGAATGCTTAGTTGTGTCAGTGCGGTTGCTCGAAGTAAACCAAGTAAATGATATAGACTTGATATTATAGTCTTTATCAAAAGTGTAGGTCAGATCGGATGTATATTGAATCGGTAATTTTTCATGATCGCCGTAGTCCATACTGAGTGCTTCATTTTTGTTGGGATTTTGCATCAACCCTGTAGCATTGACACATATTTCGTTATCAAACAAATTACATAAGGTTTTAGTGTAATCAGGAAGTGTGATAACTATATCGCCATTTTCCTGACGAACAAGTTCGCAGACATGGAGATCATTATCTGTCCATCCGTATGCACCGTCATCGCCGAAGATATAATCGGACGCTAAAAATCTGAGCAAACCATAGGAATCAAGAACGGCATTTGTCATTGTTGAATCAGTCTGTTCAGATGAATCGCTTATCCACTTGTTATCCTTGCGATATATCGTTTCGATTTTGTCTCCATTTATCGTTTTGTATCCCTCATAGATATCTGTATCAGTACCTGCGCCGATATCCGTAAATGTCGAGTTAACGTACACGTTGTTGCCGGATACAGCAAGAATATATTCATGCTCAAATTTGCCTTGTGCAACGTCGCTCAGCCGTATTGGAGCAGACTCATACATCGATCCGTCTGCAATTCCAGTCATCGTTTCATGAATTTCGAAGCTGTCAGCGTTTCTTATCTTAGCGCCGACTTCGTGGAAGAACGTGTAGTTGTCAGGCAGTTCGGGCCACTGTTCAACAGGTTTAGTCTCAGGCTCAGCGAGCGTTGTGAGTGTAGCGACAGTAGTCAGAGCAGGCTTATCTGTCTGTGCAGACGGGGCAGGGGAGTCAGAATCGGTCTCAGGATCGCTTTCTGTTGTGGCAACAGAAGCCGTATCTGTTGCAGAAGAAGCGTCGGACTCAACAGGTTCAGAGGATGTCGTATCGACTGTAGACGGAGTTGTGGCAACAGACTCTGTTACGGACTCTGTTACAGAATTGGAAGCGCTCTGGTCTGAGGTCTCAGAATCGATAAGACTCGGAGTCTGAGAAGCGCCGCAGCCTGTCAGAGCGACGGTTGCCATGATAGCTGCAAGAGCAGCAGCAGTTGATCTTTTCATTATATTACTTTCCTTTCCATTATTTAAGTATGACTCGCCTTACGAACCTGGAACTCAAGATTGCTGAGTTTGAGCATTTTCTTTTCGCTATCAGCGCCTGTTGTCTTGAACAGGAGACCAAGTTCGTTTGAGAGAGCCAGTGTTATGTTCTTATCAGTGTTGTCGAAATGCATTGTCAATACAGATACAGTTATCTGTTCAAGTATTTCGTTTGTTTTATCGTCATACACGAACAGTCGATCCATACAGGGATTATCTTCGTCAGGACGAGTCGCCCCGTGTCCACCGAAGATGGACATATTGGTAAACTCAACAGATTTACAGCCGTATGTACTGTTCATATAGTCGAGATACCGGCGAAAATCGCCGCTGTATGTCTGCATGATGTCGAATGCCATGACGTCGTCAGCTTCGTCTGCAATGACAAAGCTGACATCGTAATTGACGAGAGTATTGTCTTTGATTTCAGTTGTCGGAATATATGCGTCGAACACGCTGTACTTGGACTTGAACACAGAGAAGCTGTCATCAGGAATCGTCTTGTTATTCACAGTGATGACTGTATCAATGTAGTTCTTGAACGTACAATCATAGTTCTTTTCAATATTCTCCTTGAAGGTTTCAAGGGTTGTATTGTTGTTGTTCAGCGTCTCAATATAATCATCAAATGTCGTGTCGAGGTTTTCGAAATACATTTCCAGATCCTCTGTTGAAACACCGAGAGTATTTGCTGCTTCGGATATAGTTGCCTCGTTTACAGCGGGTATCGTTTTCGATGTCGTTGCGTTACATGCAGTAAGACAGCTTGCTGTGATTACAGCAGCCATGATTTTGCATATATTTGATGTCTTTTTCACATTTGCTCCTTATGTTGTCGTGTCAAAGTTGTCAGTCGATGTCGTCTGAATCATCGTTTTCAGATACCATCTTCAGATAATCCTCGTTGGGGTCATTAAGAATACGCTTGAAAACGTTAGACGGAGCGAATTTCAGAGAAACATATTCACCTATTCTTTCTTTAGTGAAGCCTGCTATATGACCTTTATGTGTTTTGAGCATAAAGGTTCCGAAACAGGCTAAACTAACGTTATTGCCTTTCAGAATTTCACAGGCGAGTGTTTCCATAAAAATGTCATAAACGTCTTGTGCTGTCAGCGACTGTTTGTCGGTCTCAGAATCAGATATCATAAGAGCACTTGCTCTTTCTATCATTTTTTCTTCAATACAAGTGATGAACTGTCGCTTTGTTATTTTTTTCATGCTGATTTTTGGCTCCTTTCTGTGCCAAAACAGCCTATGATTGCATAAATATTATAACATAAAACAGCAGTTTAGTCAAGAGAAAATGCTCATTTATGAGTATTTTCATATATTGTTCAGACAGAGATGAACGTTTTTAGAAAAAAACCGGCAGGTGTCTAACACCTGCCAGCCGAAGATGTGAGCATGGTCATACTTATCTCAGTTCAATCAACTCAGCAATGAACGGAGCGTCTTCACTGATTTTTTCGATAGTACTGCAGTCAGACCGTATTTCGAAATTATCGCGAATGAATTTCTTCAGATAATCGGCGTTTATTCGGTCGAAATCACGGAAGTAGTCCATACAAATATCGCTGATTATACCGGCGTGTTCGCCGTGGTCAGCATGGATCAGTTTATTATCAGGTCGAAAATACACCCACGATTTATCGTGAGACTTGTCATATTTCACGTATTCAGATTTACAGTCATTGTTATGCTGCATGAAATCGTAGATGCAATCTGTTATCTTGTCGATTTCTTTTTCACCGAGCGTACAGCCGTTAGGGAAGAGCTTAGCAGCGGCGTCTTCAAAGCAGCTGTCAGGTTTACGGTCGAAGCATTCATGGAATACAACGACATCTCGCTTTTCATGACGCATTTCGAATCGAATACTTACCAATATTCGGAGCATAGCACCAATATTGGTGTAGGTGAAATTGAGCTTTTCAGTCATTTTGACTCCTTTCAAGAGAATTTTTTTGTTGTTAAAACGGGACACATTCTCGAACATATTTGCGCTGGTCTTCTGTTAAAATGGAGTTTTCAACATAGGCGTAATGAGCGTTTAACCATTTTGTAGCGATGTTCTTGAAATACCTATCACCTCGAACAGTTTGAGCAGTTGTGAGGTCCAGAATACCGTTTATGTATTCACAGCTGATAAAACGATTTCGACTGTTTCCCGTCACCAAAAGCTGGTCGATGAGTATTTTACCTGTTTGATTCATTATTAATGGTGATGATTCGATCGATGCCTTGTGAGTTGTTATATCTTCAATTGTCAGGCAAAGCAGAAATTTATCACAAACATCATGATCTACGTTGAAAATAACAAAATTGCTGTCTTTAGATGCGGCTGTTTCAGGTTCTGTAAGTGCAGTGCAAAAATTCGAATTTGTCATATTCTTATATCCTTTCATAATAGTTTGGCAATTATACCGACTGGCGGCTTACGCCAGTAAAATTTTGAAGAAAAAATTTACCAATAATCGGAGCCATAGCTCCGATTATTGGTATGAATCAATCTCAGAACATCTTGCCGTCGTAAGCACTCTTAGGAAGCGTATTGAAATCGTACTGAGTCAAGCCGTCTAATCCGGTGACATTGGCATGGCTGCCTTCATGTATCATGAGATTGGAGTCTTCGTCTATGTGTACAACGATGCAAGGCTTGTTCAAGCCGAATGCATAGCCGCATTCCCATGCTGTTCCGGAATCGGAATAATTGCCGTAGTAGAGCATGACAACAATATCAGCTTCCTTTATTGCGGTCACGTCCATTGCAAAGATATTTTCGGACCATTCTCTGGTGCCGGCTTCCGCGCGGTCTTCATGCTCTCTTGGCGAATAAACGTCGAGACCCTTACGGCGCAGTATTTCTTCCGCCGCAGCAACGTTGCGAATCTCTTCGTTGTTGAAAAACGGTGATGCTAAGTAAACTTTCATGCTAAACCTCCGTTGTTGGATATCAGGTTTAAAAGGCTCTGTTTCGTGTGTATTGCAGCGCCTTTTCTGTTGAAAATGATGGGTATGTTCTTCTGATCGAAAGCAGTCGTGTACATCTCTGCCCAAGCGTCAGCAATTTCGTTGGGAACATCGTAGGTGCTGTAGAGGAACACATTCTTTTTCTGCGATAAGAGTTTGTTATACAGCAGCATTGATAAAAGAACCGGTTCATTATTGCGATTATACAACTGTTCAAAATCCTCAGCAAACAGGCATATATCGATGCCATACCACGTTTCGTCATCGTCTGCTGTTTCAATTTCACTGCATATTGTATTAGTCTGTACGTCTCTGTCAACAGGCAAGTTGCCGCTTAATGTTTTAGCCGCATTTGCACCTTCTTCTGAAAGATTCACCAGAGTATCATATGGACTGATTTTCTCAGGGTTCTCAGTATCATAAATCAAACCCTTATCTATGAGAAAAAGGATGTAACTGTCATATACTGCCATGTTGAAGTCTTTGATGATGCTCTGATCATGTCCAACGCTGTAAATTGAGGACTTGATGTTTCTGTCCCATAACATTGGGAATACTGCACAAATGACTTTTTTCATAGCAGGGGTGCTTTCACTTATCCATTTGATTTCCATTAGAGCCTCCTGGGTTTCATAAAGTAAGTTCCTCCGATCGTTTTTCTATATTACTTGAAATACTTGTCACAATAGATCTGAACAGCATCATCTGACATTCTTATGAGTGCAAACTTCAGCTGATATTCTATGCGGCGGGGAGATTCCTGTCCTGACAGTTTGTGTCCGATGAAATCTTCTATTGCGGCGGTTCCTTTCTGCATGACTGCTTTGATAAGTGCCATATTGTCTGAAATTCTGACTTTATCGTAGTCTATCAGCTGCGGCATGACAGGACCATTTGAGTCAAGGCAAAGGATCGATGCATGATAATCGTTTGCGAAGTCGATGCATTCGATCAAATCATCAGGAAGCATGTTACGGGTAATAGTGAGTATGTCGTTGATATAGATGAACCAGCCATGCTGTTTGCCCATTGTTTTCTTTTCATACACGGGCAAACCTGTTTTTGCTCTTTCAGCGTCGCATTCATCGTCAAGAAACTGTCGTGTTGACTGTTTGATATGCGCAGTGCTTATGGTTATAAGACTGTTTAGCTTGGGAACACATGACTTATCATCGGGAATCTGCTGTTCCGTGGAATTGTCGTTCCAGATGATCATCTGCTTTCTGAATTTATCAGAAAACCCTGTCCAGTACATCATGGCTGTAACAGCGCCATTCGACTGCGTGATGAGGAGATTTATATAACTGTCATAAACCTGTATCATCTTTATGGACGGAAGCCATGCCACTATGTTTTGGAACGTGGTATTTTCGATAGGGTCGCTGTTTTCCGATATACAATTGTAAAGGAAATTATATATCTGGTCATATTTGGGAGAAACTGTGACCTGATTGTTCATGTCGATAAGTATCATATGAAGTATTCCTTTCTTTTTACAGAACAAGTTCTCTAGGAACGCCGTTTACCATGCCAATAACTTTGGTGATACCAGCGTTGATTATTTTTCTCCTGCACATCATGCAGGGCTGTGGACTGGCATATGTGCCGTCTGCCTCTCTGCCAACAATGTAAAGAGTTGCCCCCTGACATTTGTACCGACCGGCAGATGTGATAGCGTTGTCCTCTGCGTGGATAGCCACGCAGAGTTCGTATCTTTCACCGCTGGGTACACCGAGCGCCTGTCTAGCACATGTTCCTGTGTCGCAGCAGTTAGGTTCACCTCTTGCCGCGCCGTTATAGCCGGTAGCAACGATTTCGTCATTTTTTACAATAACGACGCCGTAATTGCGGCGCAGACACGTGCTGCGTTTGAGCACAACATCTGCTATGCTCAAATAGTATTCGTCTTTGGATATTCTGTTCATCATCTTAATCATCTCTAAATACATCTAATGTATTCAAAATGACCATTAATAGTCACTGAGTTTCAAAATAATCAATAATCTGACCAAGTATAGCCTCTTGACCAGAATATGTTGCTATTGGGTTTATAAGGTCTAATACTAAGACCAGCATAATCAAGAAAAGCATAATACCCAAGGCTCTAAGCAGAAACTTCAAGACTGAAATAATACCCAAGCAAGATGTACTGATGAACTTTTTAATTTCAGCAGCTTCATTACTTTCCTTCGGAACTTTATTTCTCTTAGTCACTGAACAACCACCCCCTAACAGTATCAGCCAAACTGAATAGCCAATTAATAAACATCATGGATAAGGAGAAACCACCAGTGTTGATTGCATGTATCTCATAAGCTATGTAAACGCAGCCTAAAATAATGATAAACATTGCAATCAGCAGATTCTTTAGGCTAAATAGTTCGGAAATACAATCTAGGACCTCATCTTCTTCATCATGAGGATTTTCATTTATCTTGGTTTCCATAGTACCCTCCTGTGGATTTTCAATTGTTTCATTATCAGATGTGTTTGTTGTTTCTTTATTTCCACAACCAGCAAGCAGCATGGCCGCTATGAGAATGATTGAAAACGCAAGTTTGTGCATTTTATTCATTTTATTTTTCCTATTCTGCAAGAAAATGGTTTACCAAAGTCTTACTATTATTCCGTCTGGATTCACATACATGCCAATATATCCGAACCCAGAGCATTCGGGTGCAGTATGATTGTGGATGTAGACGCACTGCTGTTTTTCCCCAATATCGTGTCGGTCGTTTGCCCATTCATCAATATGGTCACTGACGTACAGTAAACAGTCAACTTTGAATATTTCTTTAGGACTCATGACCATTCGGTCATGAATAACATGATAGACGAGCATGTGGCGTGTTTTTTCCAGCTCAGATATCAGTGCGGCTGTTTTCTCCGATAAACATTCGTGTTTACCAGAAGGCAGAGAGCAGAGAACTGTGTTGTTATCAGCAAATTGTTGAATAACATCAAAACTCAATCCCCATTTTATCATGCGGAAAAGAGCTTCTTCTTTTTTCTGTTTAAGACTGGGTGTTTTGGTCATTGTTTATGTCCTTTCATTATCGGCAGGATTCACAATGTAGTCAATCGCTTGCTGCGGCATCAAAGATGTCACGTTCGACATATCAACACATTTTCGATAACATTTTCCTGCCGGTATTTCTACCACACGTCCGTTCTTGAGATGACGAAGATGCGCTTTTCGTTCCCACTCAGGCGTATGGTATTTTATCAGTTTTTCGTGATCAGGAGGCTCAGGTCGTGTGTCAGACATAATCTTTATATTGCTCCCGAGTATGCGAGTCTTTCGCTGAGGTCTGTTCTGCAATATAATGTCTGTACTGTATGTAATAGCAGACGCAACAGGCTTTGACAGCTTTTTTGCCTTTAGATAGCTGTTCATAATAAGTATTGCCGATGCGACAACTGCGTTTATAGTTTCGATATGAGCCTCAGCTAGTTCAGTCTGAACACCCATCTGTTGTGATGGATACATACCATACATATCGTAATATAAGCAGGGTATCATGTCTTTGAACAGACGATAAGTCGTTTTTGGCAGATGCTCATGATGAAGCACCATGTGACTGGCAATATTGAGAAACCCCATTTGACCTAGATTACAGATCTCTACAACATGGTAATCAAGCGAATCAGGCTTATTTGGAAATCTTGCCAGTTGAGCGTACGCTTTTTCGTTGAGTTCGATATGCTTATCTGTTTTCAGGTCACAAATGGTTTCATCAACACCAGGACTGATTCTTGACGGACAGTACTGTATGCAGACTATGCTGACAGGAACAGTCAGAGCTTCTTTGTCTGAAAGGTGGAACCGATTGTATTCGCAGACAACATAGCGAATACCGATGTTGAGATAATCGTACATAACCCGGTGGACACGGTAGAATACCGTGTCAGATATAATGATATCAAAGTTTTCGCTGTTTGACCACAGCATAGCTATGTCAGGGCTATCTTGGAGAACGGAGAATGCTTGATTTGTTAAATCGTCATTTTTCATGTATTCTCTGTAATCAACCGTATCAATGACTGCTGATTTTGCTTCAGACGACCATATGTTTACAGTTTGGTCGATATCCTTACAGCATGACAGGATATAGTTGAACTGATTTTCAAAGCTCGTTTTTACAGCAGCTATTCTGTTGTTGTAGAACTGGAAATCAGCTTCTGTTCCAACTGTTGGCTTGGAGCATGTTTTGCGAAGAAATTGAGCAAGTTTCTGATTCGGTTTGTTTTCAAGAGGCTTGTATTTCAAGTCATTGAACGGAATAGTCATTGCAAAATTCCATATCACATCGGTTTCGCCGTTTGGTTTTTCAGCGACAAGGTCATAATGCAGTGTTTTTATTCCGCCCGGCGATGTTTGCTGTTTGTGTATCTTATGTTTTTTCTGTTTCATGATGACACCTGCTTAAAATCTTTCAATTTTACCGTTGGCTTTGATGAGAATATCGCCGCGAGATATGTAGCACTGAGCATTGATGGCATCTTCAGCACAGCTGACGTCTATCTGATATGAATCGTCTCTATATTCAGGCTCAGAGGGAAGAGGGAGTTCGTCTATTTTTGCAGTCGCCTTTTCCAGTGCCTCTTTCAGATTGTTCGCTTCAACGATTACTGTGGACACCGCTGTCCACGACACAGGAATGATAAAACGATTGTCTTCGGCTGTGATTGTTTCGAGTTTAGCGAGATCAGCAGGGGAGAGGTTTGAGTTTGTCATTTTATAATCACCTTTCGTTTTTAATAATTATTCCGGCTGGCGGCTTACGCCAGTCAATTTTGGTGCTAATGAGAAAAAATGGTTCGGATTTTGCTTTTTCCTGTCCTTTATAAAGTGAAAGCAATGAGCTAAATCAACTTTATGGAGGAAAGAAAATGATTTACACGAAAAACAATGGCAAAAAGAACCCAATTCTCGATGGTAATACGTTTACTATTTGCTGTAAATGCGGCAAGGAGATTTCTGTATCTTTGAATGAATTGTTCAAAGCAAAGAAGAATAGCCCATTGTCAGCAGAAATAATATGCGCAGAATGTACGATGAAACTGTTAGACTCTCATCGAAAAAAAATTAGATGATATGTTTTTGCAGCGAAACAAAATTGACAGGCGCGGGGTTCCTGTCAATGGTTTCATATGACGCCGATGTCACAAATTGGTGTATATCTCACTGCCATTAGGTGTTTTAACCACGTCAATGCTCTGCGTGAAACGAGATTTCATTTCAGGGTCATGTGTGATGGCGATGATTTTGAGGTTGGAATAACGCTGCTGTATTGCTTCAAGAGCGTCACAGTATGCGTCAATTCCGTTTGAATCGAGGAACGGCGGTTCATCGATGAATAAGAAGCCGAGCTGTGTGCCGCTTTCACTGGATTTGATTTCAGCGAGAGCAAGTACAATGGAGAGCGCAGCTTTTACACGTTCGCCGCCACTGCGCGAGAGATATGGCAAATCGCCGGTAACGGTGTCGCAGACAATGATATCGAGAGTAGCAACCTCTTTCTTTGTGGTGAGCATTTTCTCGGTCTTGAGTTCGATGGACATAGTGTTGTTGGACATCTGTCCAAGGATATTGCTTGCTGTTGTCTGGAGAACGGGAATGATAGAGCGTATGATATTGTGCGGAATTCCGCTCTTGCTGAACGCTTTCTTGAGCCAACCAGCGTTGGACGCAACATATGCTGATTTATCCTTGAGCTGTTTCAGCTTGGAAAGCTGTCTCATATCGCTCTGGTACTGCTTGAGTTCGAGTTCCAGTCTGCCGATGACCTTGTTGTTATCAGCAATGTTCTTGTTCAACAGGTCCTGACGGGTTCTGCAGGCGAGTATGTCGGCGTCTATTTTGACGATAGCAGCCGTATCAACGTTTATGGCATTGCGTTCGTCTGTTTTCGTACTAATATCGCCGTCAATAAGTCTGATTTCCTGAACCAGTTCTTTGATACGCTTATTTGCCGCAGTCATTGTTGCTTTTGCAGCGGCGATTTCGTTTCCCTGTGCAGCAATATCGCCGATAGACTTTAACTCAGATATCACAGCGTCATATCCAGATATGTCTTCCGTAAGCGCAGATATCTGGGCTATGGCGTCATTAAGCTGAGTCTTTAAGTCTGTCAGCTTTACTGTAGTATCGTCTCTGAGTTTGCTGTATTCCGTGATCTGATTTTCACAGGTTTCCAGCTGCTGTTTAAGCAGGGGAATACTGGACGCCTTGAGAGCGCTATCTTCGTATGAGGACAACTCTTTCTTTTTCGCTTCAATATCAGGCATTCCGCTGCTGAGAGCGCTTATCTTATCTTCGATGACGCTGCGTTCAGCTTTGAGCTTTTCTGATTTCTGAATGAAATCACAGAGTTTTGTGTTGTATTCGTCCGTAACAGTCGGCTTATCAGCAAGAGCCTGTTGTGCGTCGGCGAGGAACTTGCACGTTGCTTTTTCAGCAATAGGGCAGCCGGATTCGTTGAGAATCTGAATCTTGTGGTTGATTTCGTTGAATTTTGCATCATACTCGATTTTGAGATTAGTCATTGCATGATTATTCTCAGAAATCTGAGTATCCTTTTCAGCGAGTTCAGTCTCAAGAGCTGTTATTTCGTTCCTTCTGATCTCAAGCCCAGCGATCTCACGCTTGACCTTATCGTAAAGAGCCGCCTTAGCATTGATATCATCAGCGGAAGACAATTCTGTTTCAACCGTCTTTTTGAGCTGTTTAGCTGAATCAAGCTTTGTTTCAGCGTCTCTGATGGTATTTTCAGCCAACTGTATATTGCTGTCAAGCTGATTTTTCTTATCAAGCAGAGTCTTGTTGAGTGCAATTTCCTCAGATAAAGACTTTTCTTTTTCGACAAGCTCATTGTAGCGCTTGACCTTTTCAGAATAAGTTTTTTCATCGGAAGCAATTGCGTATGCGTCAGCCAGAATAGTGTTCTGCTGTTCCATTGCGACAGAAAGCTGCTGACGCTTGGAATTGAGTGATGTTATGTCAGTTGTGAGACGATTGTATGAATCTGAGTCTTTCACAAGGTTTTCACGCTTGATTGTACAGATAAGCAAGTCGTTGCTGCAGTCTGTGAGCTGACGATTGTATGTTGCGCCATTAGCTGTTGCTTCGTTAAGATTCGTCTGGATCGCATTGCCGTCTTTCAGATTTGCAGTAATATTGTTTTCGTCATCGGTAATTTTGTTCAGCTCACGCTGACAAGTTGTACCGAAATCCGAAGCGGCTGCCGCGAGTTCATCGTAGATATTGAGACTCAGGATATCGCCAAGGATATCCATACGAGTATTCTTGTCAGCCTGCAGGAACAGTCCATAAGCGTCCTGCATGATCAGACCGCAGGATTTGAGAGTCATAGCATTCATGCCAACGACTTTCTCTATGGCGGCCTGAGTATCTTTGAGCTTTTCTTCGCTCATATCGACCCAATTACGGTTTCCATTGCTGTCTGTTACAAACTGTGCAAGGCTGAGAGTAGCTTTGCCTGATTTCTGACGGGTTCTTGTGACCTTGTAGACGTTATCGCCGATAGAGAACGTAAACTTGATGCTGCCGCTGCGAACATTCACATCATTGGTTATCCAACCGGTGATATCTCCCTCACGAGTTTCTTCATACAATGCATCAAGCATTGCGTCCATGAACAGACTGGATTTGCCAGCACCATTGTCGCCGTTTATTACGCAGAATCTGACGTCATTGTAATTGAACACGGCGTTTTTATAATTGCGGTAATTTTTAACCTCTATTTCGATAGGGGTGAATGTGCCGATATTATAGTTGGTCTTTTTGCTTGCAAGAAGCCTGTCTATGATAGGCTGTGCCAGATTCAGGCAGTCCTGTATCTGAACATCGCTGATAGAACCGTATTCAGACTGTTCATTCTTAAGAAATGCTGACAGATTATCACCAATGGATGCTGTGTTACGCATCGCTGTTTTATCAACAGTGATGTTGATATCCTCAGGAACAATTTCCTGAATATAGAACGCTTCTGTTGCTGCATATAACGCTTTTTCAAGCAACGCCTTGTTCAGAGCCATGTTGGTAACGTCAGAGCAAGTATAGATCACCCGGACGATATCGCCTGTCATAGGTACGCCGATATAAGGCTCAACATTGTAATCCGATGCAATTATCGCACTTAGCTGAGCGTCATCGAGCCGAAGAGTATGGAATTTTCTGGACGGAATTTCGACGAACTCTGAAGTAACGTCATCATGATCGGTGATGTAATGCATGTAAAAGCCGTGAGGATCTCTCTCATCATTGAATGTGAGAGCACAGAGCGAGCCTGAATAGAATGTATTCGGGCATGAATCAATCTTCTGAGGCTTATGAACATGACCGAGGCAGGTGAGCCAGTAGTCACTCTGAATGAGTGTGACAGGGTCAATAACCACTTCGTTCGTCGCAAAGATGTTAGTCCGACCGTTCGGCATTATAGAGCCAAGTACGGTATAGTGCGTCACAAGGATCGTGGGCAAATTGTAAGCGTCGGCTTCTTTCTTCAAATCCAGGATTGCGTCCCGGACTTTATCGCTGAAATAGTTATTTTCAGCTTCTTTGTCCATCGGTACATCGGATTCCATGCGGTGTGTCGTTTTGTCGAAAATAGGAACGAATGTGACAGCCGCAAGATTGTTGATGTTCTTGACGCAAGGTTCGTCTATAATATAGACCTGATCATTGTCGTGGAGAGCGGTGGAAAGCAGGTCGTAATGCATCTTTCCGTCATGATTCGGTGTACCGCGAAGAACGCAGACAGGTGCAATTGCAGACAGCTGATTGATGTAGCCAACAATCGCATTGGTTTCCTGAAGACCTCTGTCTGACCAAGTTTTAGCCTGATGGAACACGTCACCGGCAATTATGATGATGTCGGGATCGAGTTCTTTAGCTTTGGCTATCAGATATTCGATATATGCACATATATCGAGATACCTCAGATTTGTGCGGGATTTGGACGCCGGGGCAGGGAAGTTGCCCAGATGCCAGTCCGCTGTGTGAAGAACTTTTAACATTTTAGGTCCTTTCTTGTCATACCAAAGATGTCGTCAATGATGTCTTATTATAATAAGGAAGATGTATCACCCCTTTCAATGTCGGCAGCGGTTTTGTCAGATATTATCGAAATTAAATTTCTGTGTATAATCCTCTTGTTCAGCGTTGTTCCATACCATAGCCTGAAGATGACCATCAACGGGCTTCTCTATAAGAACACGCGGGAAAGACAGAACATTATCAGACATGCTTTCATCAGGTATGAACTGAGTGTCTATACCCGGATAATCAACATCACAGCTGATGTCGGTTTCAAAATGTCCGTCAGCAATGAGTGTGTTGAGCGAGAACAGTTTCGCATCCATGAGAACAAGAACAGCTCTGCCATTTTCGATGGAATATATTGAGAATATATCTTCTCTCCATTCGAGCACAGGCACAGCAGTTTCGTATTTTTCCGTCTCCATGAATGACCGAGCTCGTTCTGGGTCAGAAAAAGTGTACATATTTACGATTTTTTCATCGTTTATTTCGACAAGAAGCGTCATACATTGTCCTTTCTAACGGTAAGTTTTTCGTATATACTGTGCAGTTCGTCCCATTCAGTAAGTACCGTATCATATGTTTTAGCGAATGTCTTATTGTGAGCAACATGGCATGTTGATACAAGCACAGGACGACTGTTCATATCAGCGTTGAAGCTGCGTATTACATGCTCGCAGTCATCGAACATTATGCCAACACCGTGTTTTTCACAAAATTCAGCCTTACTTTCCGTTTCTGGCAGACAATAGCATTTGTCTATATCCAGATAGAAATACTTGCGCAGTAGCTGAAGTATGGGTAAAGCGTCCTGTTCAGGGCGCCAAGTTACGACGCAGTATTCAACCTCAGGATTGGTTCGCTTGAGGAGTTTGAAAGCGCGGACAGCAGCCGGACTGACGTACTCAAGCGAAAGCCACGGCAGTTTCTTTTCGAATTCGTTGTATTGTTCATCAGTGAGTTTGAATCGGTCACGAAAATGATATACAGATTCGTCCGGTTTATCAGGAAGCCCCATTGAGCGGAGAATAGCTGGTGCTTCGACTTTCACCATTAACGACGTACGATATAGTACGTCATCTATGTCTATTCCTATGAGCATATATGCTCCTTTCTTGTCATACCAAAGATGTCGTTATGTTTGTTTTGTTAAATTAAAACGGTCTATTGCGCGTGGACACAACAGACCGTTTCTATGACTGTATGAGCCAGAAGTTTTATTTCGTAACTCACTATAATAGTATAGCATATTATGTGAGAAATGTCAAGTTAAGGTATTAACTCACAGCCTTTGCTTTCTTTGAAAATCTGGGCTGAAAATTCTTTGACAGGTTCAGATTCCATGCCAGAGCCTTGTCGATTTTAGCCATCTGTTTCTCTGACAAATGACCCTTGTATTCAATAATACGGGTCTTATCCACAGCCACTATCTGTTCACAAAGTGCGATACGATTGATGGTTGCTGTAGAAATGTTTACGTGGGTAGGGCTCTCGGATTTAGGCTGAGTCGTTATGTAAACGACCTGAACAACATTGCTATGCTTGTTGATGTGATTTGCAGATACGATCACAGCATGTCTGTTAGACCACGTTTCAGAACCTGTTGATGTTGTATTGCCTTTCTTGACATAGTAGATTTCACCGCGTCTCGGATACGGCATGGGCGCAGTCATCATTATCTGATCTCCGGAAGGGAAGTCCCCAGCCATGTTTCTGTAGCGGCAATGGCAGCCTTAAGAGTTGTCAGATTAGAAAACTGCTGACGTGTAGACGGCGCGATAGAGATATCGTTGCTCATATCGACCCACGTAGTCGAATCGGATGCTATTCGGAAGACTGAGTATCCGAGATTAGTCTTTCTGAACATGAACTTCACGGTCTTTGCATGGTCGGGTGACTGTACGAACCCCGTAACATAACCGTCGGCGCTCTTTTTGACGCACTTGGGAACAGACGGTGGTACACGGTTGGAAGTCTTGGTTTTAGTGTGAGAATTCTTGCGTTTCATAACGATTGTTTTCCTTTCGTATGTAATAATTATAGTACATCAGACTATCTGTTGATAAGGTAAATATCGATACAATTTACCCTCTGAATATGATTTTGAACGTTTTACAGCCACAATCAGGACAGACATACTCAACAACATTGGTGATATTTTCGTCAACAAGCAGCTCTGCACGTTTTTTACATTTTGTGCATACTGCTGTAACTTTGACGATCATAGCGATATTGTGTTCAGGTGCTGTTTTCAATGTTGTTTTCATCATGCTGTCCTTTCATCTTTGTTGCTGAATTTTGATGTGTACCATGCGGTCGTAAGACCGCATGGTACATTTGTGCTGTATTGTCAGGAAACGGCTGTGTCCGTATCGGTATTGCTGGCTGTATCGTCTGATACAACTGTTGACGCAAATAATACATCGTCTTCATCAGGCAGGCGAGCCACGATGGTATCATAGCGGGTCTGGATAACGGCGTGTGTTGCTGTATCATAGGCAAGAACGTATTCGCACTTCTTTGCACGGGTCAGAGCAACGTAGTACATACGCTTTTCTTCCTCTTCCATCTGATTCTTGTTCTGGTAAAGCAGGATGACGTTGTCAAACTCCAGTCCCTTAGCGCTGTGAATAGTGGAGAATATGAAGTTTGCAGTATTGGTGCTTTCTTTCTTATCAGCGTTGCGCTGAGAAACCAGAGACTGTTTCAGAGCATTCTTCTGTATCTCATAGTTGATGAGAGTTTCACCAACGATTTCTGCAAGACGTTCATGCGTAATAACACCCGTGTTGAACTGCGTAATAGCGTCACTGATTACGCTGAGATTTGCCGCCTGCCATTCATCAAGCATTTTTGTTACGGACGTAAGAACGTAACTGTAGTTCTTTGACTGTGGCGTGATGTGCATACCAGTCAGGTTTGCAATTATCTCCAGACGCACCCTCTTGCAAAGGTCTGTAGCGTTAGACGTGGGGAGTGCCATCAGCTGAAGACGATTTGCGGAGACATACTTGCTGAAATAAGCAACAGACGTGTTCTTTGCAGGTATAATGCTTACAAAGGATTTGCCGGGGTACAGTTCTTCCAGTTTCTTCTGGATCATAACAGCGTCACGGCGCTTATATGACAGTACACAGATCTGTTCATTCTTTGCGAGCTTATCATCTATCCATCTCTGCATATCAGGTGATTTGAGTTTGCCGAGAATGGTGTCTTCCATATCTGAAATTCGGTACAGATGGCTATAGTTCACAACAACAGCCTCTTCAAAGCTCTGCTTGGTGATAGTATTGAGCTCAAAGGACTGGAGCTGAATATTTGCGTACTGATTAGCCTCGATATCGTTCAGCAGAGAATTTGCAAAATGAAGAATGTTCTGATTTGAACGATAATTTATGTTGAGAGGGAATGTTGCGAACAGACCGCAGCTCTCAATGGTATTCAGCGCCTTGGGGTCAGACGCACGGAATTCGTACAGTGTCTGAGAGCAGTCGCCTACCAGATAGAGGTGGTTCTTCAACTTGCATGTAAGGTTCAGGAAGAAGATGAACTCAAACACAGCGTTATCCTGCACTTCGTCAATGAGCAGGTGTTCAATATCGAACGGAATGGTCATTGTTGCGTACTCCAGATAGCAGATGATGATCTCCAGCTGGAAAGTTGTCTGACCGACTGTGTCAAGAATTTTCATAATATCATTATAATTTTCCTCAACAAGACGGAGCAGGGTAGCATAGTCATTGTTCTTTTCCACACGGTTGACTGCCGCAATAAGTTCAGGAATCAACGGAAGACTGTTTCTGTACAGTTCGAGAGAATTTGTGAACGTCGAACCCTCGCCGCGTCTTGCCAACGATGATGAAAGCTGATGCGTCGGGTGATTCTTGGTGTAGATTGTGTCGATCATCTTGGCAATAGTCATGGACTGGATACCGGGGCATCTTGCCTTGATATTGTCAGCAGCCGCGTTGGTAAAGCTCAACACCATAACCTTGTTCAAATCCACTCCGAGACTGTCAAGATAATCAAGACGAGCCTTGATTACAGTAGACTTTCCAGTGCCAGCACCAGCCTGAACCTGATTCAACGGACTGCTTGATGTAATCGCGTTGAACTGCTCGAAAGAGCACCAACTGAGGTCAATCGGTTTCTTGGAAGACCCAATGGTCGGAAGGGGAGTGAACTGAATCTGTGACAGGTTGTCAAGTGTATCCTGAAGCAGAAGACTGGTGTTCATCTTAGTGAAATTCTTGATATCGTCAGAATTGAAGCGCTGCTTCAAAGCGGCGTAGAGGTCCTTATACTGCTGTAGAGATACCTTATACTGAGCAATGTATCTGATGATACGACTCATGGGGAAGTTTGTGGGATCCTTATCGTAAGCAGACATTATTACGTCAACAAGGTTTGTCTGCCAGATTTCACTCTGTCGGCATATTCCAGCATGTGTGTTGTATGCTGAAAGATATGTCTGAAAAGCAATGATATCCGAAGAAGTAACACCGTATATCGCTTCGAAACTCTTCATCGGATTTTCTGTAAAGAAATGCCTGCTGATTGTGACCTGCTTGTTGTTCTTTTCAACATTCATTATCAACAGCACATACTTTATCGAGCAGCGCTTACCAGAGGACGCAGATGCAGACGCTGGCGTCTGAGCATTAGCCACAGCTGAACTGTTTGACTGTGTATTTCCGTTCGATGCCTGCGTTGCTAAAGGCTCAATTATCGAAAAGGAAACAGGAACGATAGCAGCATATGAATCATGGGTTGAGGATACGTTAAAGTTTGCGGAAAGTCGGCACCAAGAAGTGTCAAAGTTTAATGCACCGGGTATAAGAACCGGAATGTAAGAACCCAGAGGGTTAAGCGGATAGGTCGTGGTCTTGCTGTACTTGTTGGTATCGGAGCTGATGTCCCACTTTGGTGCAATACTGTTTATAGGTGTATTGGCTGACAGATTGACAGGGAACATTGACTGGTTGAGTAAACCAGCAGCCTTGCCCGATCCGGTAATATCCTTGCTAAAGAATTTGGCAGAGTAAATCTGCTTACTTGCTTTAGTCAAGGAGTTGATATCACCATTGATTTTAAGAGGCATAAGGTTATTTTCCTTTCATATTTTTAGTAAAAATCTGACCGTCGCACCGCAAGGTGCGTACATGGTCAGATTATTGATGTCAAGCATTAAGTACGAGACAATAACGATGATTTTTCGTTTACTTTTTTACAATGACTTTGAGCATATTTATGTCATCGAGAATCATTTTACATGGATTGTATTCGGCGGGACAGTAGATTGCTTTTGCGTTCTTGGCGTGGTTAATGATTTTAATCACAGAACGTTTGCTGATATACTCATTCGTCTTCTGTATAGACGTATGTTTCCTGTTCTTCGTCATATCGATAACCCTCGCGTTCTAAGTCTATATCCCACAGCTCAGCCGCAAGTTCATATGCTTCTTTAGAACCGCCCTCGTACTCGGAGATGGTTTCTGTCAGACCCTTGAATTCGCCAATGCCTATGTTATAGCCGGTGTCTTCATCAGCCCAGCGGAGATGTATGGTTACATCCGGATATTTCTCGGCAAGAGCCTTTATCACAGGTATCGGCGCAACCCATGCTGTCTGAAAGCAAATGGTGTGGTCGTTGATTCGGTTTGTATCTGATGCGTTCCACTTGGTACCCCAATTTCGATTACACCACTCATACCATGTCGGTACCCCATACTCAAGAATATTGTTGAGATATGTTTTACCGAGCTTGATATTCTTAGACTGTACATCAGTCATCGCTGCATCGAGCTCTGAGTTGAATGCGCTTGCCTTTTTCACGAGTTCTATAAACTCGCTGCGAGAAGCTTTCTTTTCGCCGTAGTCCTTTGTACCAGGGTTTATCGCTGTAATGATGCTGCTTAACGCAGTGTCAGTAATACTGCCGCAAGTGACGTCAAGACTCTTGGGCATTGGAATGATTTTGTTGAAGTCAATGCAATTCTGACCGTCATCTGATCGAATAGCATTGACGACTTTCTCAATTGCATCTTTATTGCCAGAAAAGCTAATTTCGTTTGCTACATAGTTAGGCATTGTTTATATGTCCTTTCTTTATTTCCGGTTCAAAACAAGTTGTATCAAAGCAGCAATATCTTCGTTAGGGAGTTCCAAACGGCACCATTCCGTATCGAGATAACCTTCTTCGCCTTTTGATACGGTCTTTGCAATTTCAAGCTCTACATGCTCTGCGTCCGGATGTTTATGCGGAAATACAATGCATATTTCGGCGCAGATGGCATCAGAAAGATCGATGTTACTGTGGCATAATTCATTGCGCCACTCTGTAGGCACACGGAAGTACGCAATGATGCGCATATCACCATCTTCCTCGTTGCTGTTCTCGCAGATGGGGTCAAGCGTGTCATAGTCATCGAGTGTTATCTTAGATATGTCAAATATTTTTGTGTGCATATTCATATTCACCTTGTGTGTAGTTGTATATATCAGTTGATAATCACAGGCTGTTTCCTCTTGTCGAAAAGTCGCCGCAGCGATAATCGGCGTCTCACTGGATATTTGACCGAGCATGTTAAGTCGGCACCTGTTTTCGCATCATACCTGATTTTCGATATATTCACGGACGATATTGAAAGCAGGACGAGCACCAAAATCAGGCACATATTCGTCGCGCATTTTCTGTAAATCGTCTGGGTCAATCTCAGGCTTGAGATTTATCGAATGACTGATTTTAGAAATTCTTGCAGACTCTGTAGCATAGATATCCTTGATGATATCTACATACGTATCAGCAGAAATCGTGTTGAAGTTGATGATGTGTTCGAAACGGTTGATAAGTTCCGCGTCGAACCATTTCTTCAATTCCTCAACTTCTGTGGTCTTAGAAATGGGAGAACCACTGCCAAAGCCGAGCGTTTTCTTGACTTCCTTGTGCGCCGCGTTAGTTGTGGCAATGATGATAGCCTTAGAGAAATCTACAGTAGTGCCGCGATTGGTCTGAAGCAGACCTTCGTCAAACACTCGCATGAACAGGCGCTGAACCTCTTTGTGACCCTTTTCAAACTCGTCAAGCAGAATTATCTGATACGGGTTAGATTCAAGGCAGTCAAACGGCAGCTCTGTCTTGGAATCGCTTCCTATAAAACCGGCGCTGGAACCTATAATGTTGTTTATAGCGGTGCTATGACTGTATTCAGTCATATTGATGATGATAGGTTTCTTACCCGTAATAGTTTCCGCTATTATTCGGGTTATTTCGGTCTTGCCGACGCCGGACGTGCCTGTAAATAGGAATGTTACAGGCTTTTTTCTGGGAAACAGTCCCTTTTCGTGATTCCTTATCACACGAAGTATCTGATCGATAACATCGTCCTGACCCTTTATGTGTGACAATTTCTGACGAAGGGCGTCAAAATCGGTGTTTTCCTGTTCGGCATTACCCTTCATCATCTTTATCGCGACATTGCGGATTCTTGCTTCGGTGATATTAGCCGTAGGAACAGCGGCAAGAGCCTGAAGAGCCTGCTGCGCAGCCTGAACGATATTGGGGTCAGGGTCAGACAGTTTCGCGGTCAGCTCTGACTCCTTGATTTTACGGGCGATGAGCTCATTTGCAATTGTCCGGTCGAACAGCGTCAGTGCGTTGTCAGGGCGGTGAGAGCCGATGCTTACGTACTGGTCGGCAATGGGAACAATAGATTCGAGCGCAGCGTCAGAGATGCTGAACTTGTCATTATAATGCTTCAGAAATCCCGGGAGACTGTGACGAAGTATTTCGACAGTCTGAGTCTGAGTAAGCTCGTCTACGATAATGCGGGAAAACCGCCTGTTGAACGCAGGGTCTCTGAACAGAGTAGTGCTCTCCTGAAGAGTGGTAGCGCCGATGCAGTGGAAATTACCACGAGCAAGAGCAGGCTTCAGTATCTGAGCAAGTTTCTGATAATGGTCGCTCTGAGATACCAACTGGTGGATCTCGTCTATGAAAAGAATGACCTTGTTTTTGGGGTCGGTCGCAAAGTCGATAACAGACTGCAGCTTCTGCTCAAGCTGTCCTATAAGACTGCTTCCTGAAACGATATTTGCAATAGGAAGCTCGTAGACGGTATAACCTTTGAGCTTATCAGGCACAAGAGGGTCGTTTGCCGCAAGGCGATATGCTATATCCTCAACGATCTTAGTCTTACCAACGCCGGCAGAACCGATGAGTAGCGCATTGGGCTTATTTTTACAAATAAGCGTAGCCAACGTCTGACGTATGACATTGTCACGGAACAGTATCGTGCCCGATGTCTTGAACTCCTCATTGTAATCAATGAGAAGCTCAAGTACTTCATCGTTATTATCGGCGGGCGGAGACATGAACGGTCCGAGAATACCACCTACGTTGTTTATATTGCAGCCATTGTTTCCCATAGGCGGCTTGGAACCGGTATTTCCAGTCAGGTTCGTAAGAGCCATTTTGTTTCCTTTCTTTGTTTCACTGCTTATGCCAGAATATGAGCTCTGATATTCGGGTCGTTATGTTCGCAGGACTTCACAAACGACATAGCGCAATCACATATGTAGCGCCAGCTCATATTTGCACACGGCATATAGTACAGATTCTTAGGGTGCTTGATGAACGAACTTCTTGCCGTCCATTCAAAATCGGTTATCATGATGCTCAGCTCGGCTTCGCGCTTCTTATTGCCGTTGATAAAGTGCCAAATCTGCTCAAAATCAGTACCACCAGTGACCTTAGGTACTTTCTGAAACTCGGCATAAATCTGAGAGACAGACTTTCCAGCACATTTCAGTAGCGTTGTCTGTGACATCAAGTGTGAAAATGTATTGAAATACAGGTTCACATTCAGCTTTTTGGCAAGCTGAATAGCAAGTTTTACACTCGCTTCGTAGTTTTCTTCGGAAATGCTGCCTGATGTATCCAGATAGAGATGCAGGTCCGGTCTGTATTTCGTAGAGACGATTTTCCCCTGAAGATTGTAGTTATCAGGGTCACGGCGGTTGGGCTTTGCGAAGCTCGACTTAGACTGCTTGTAGATGTTTTGGGTCATACGTTCAGTCTTCATTTTCGAGAGTATCTTACTGATATTGGCAAGATACTCATCACGGGTCATAATCTTGCTCTTGAATTTGCAGAGCTTTGCCTTGCGATTCTGAGGTCTGTTTGCAGCAGCTTTTATTGCCATAGCCTGCGTCTTTCTGAGCTGGCGTGCAATAGGTGCGAGCTTGTTGAGTGTGGTGTTGGACACCATTTTGATCTTCTTTGCGATGCTTATTGATTCATTGATGTCTTTTACTTCTGTTGCGATAGCGGACGGAGAAGCCTGCGCGAACTGGTCAACGTTGATGAACACTATGTTCTTAGGACAGAAGAGGTTCTCAAAATCGAAAGGCATGAGTCCAGCAAGTGTTGTTGTCTTGAAATATGACATCAGGTGCGAAATCAGCAGTCTCGCAAAGCAGTATTCGTCCAGATTATCAGTTTCAGTATCTCTGATCTTGAAACTTTCGGTCAGACCCTTGAGGTCCAGCTTCATGAAATCGGATACAAGAGCCAGACAATCCGGTGACAGATTGCTCTGAACAGCTGTTACCATTGACTGGAACCATGTCTTGAATTCGTCAAAGGCAACATCATTCATAAAGTATACGCCGAATGCTTCGAACCGGCAGTAATAAGCAAAGGTGGCGAAAAATTCGTTGTAATCAGACTTGCCTGCAAGAAAGTTTCTTGAAACAGGGATGATATCCGTTGCAGGTGTGTATATGGTCACAGGGTCAGGTTCATCTAGTCTTGCCTCAGTGCCGCATGACACGGCGAATAAGTCTTTAAGCAGCAGCTTCGTATTGCGATTGTAATGCAGAAGAGTTTGTCCGAATAAGCTGCGGCATTCGTCTTCAGCAGCAGCGTCAACAACACCGGTGCAGCAGCGCAGCATAAGAGCATTCAGATCTGCGTCAGACACCGACGATCCATCCAGCTGAATATCGACAGGGGTATTTGGAACAAGAGCGTTGCGAAAAACGGGGGAGAAGACGTCCGTCATATATTTGCCCAGATCAAAATTGCCTCTGACAGAGGGAATGTAGACCGGGTCAAGAGAGCAGAGCTTCTGATTGTGTACGGTTATCACAGCAATTTTCTCCTTTCTGTTTATAGGACACGCTGTCCGTTTATGTTTATTACATACTGAACGTTTGTGTTTGAATCAGCCACGGCAGGCACTGTGGGCTGAGGAGCAGGCTGGTTCGACTTAAGCAGCTCTTTATAGTTGCTGTGCTGCAGTGCGAACCGGACCATCTGGTTAGCAACGATAGCCTGCGATAAACCTGTTATAGTTGATATTTCTGATATCAGATTGTATAACGGTTCACGAACTCGAATCCGTCGTCTGTCTATTCTCATTTTTATCACCTCACATTTTATCCGTTATTAAAAGTGGGACCGTTTAGATTGATATCGTAGGTCACTGTACAGGTTGGTCTTTTGTCTGCATTTGTGCAAGAGCAAGCATACATTGTCAGTGTATCAGGCGCAGTTATCGGCGTATTACTGTCGCATGCGGTGGGATCTTCAAACTGTATGTGCTTAGCCGAAAAATCGAGCATATTGTTCACAACGGAAGACATCGGCGCACCTGTAACACTAGCTGTGTCCGATATAATGTTGTACAGTTCCTTGTCAACACGTATGTGATAATTAGGGTTTGGTGAATTGCGTTTTGTAAATACGAGTGTATCGTTCATGGTGTGTTCTCCCAATGCTGTCGTCAATCAATCAATCAATCATGAGGAGCATCGCTGTCTGCAAAATCATTTCTTCGAACAACCGTTTATTTTGCATTATTTCTGCAAAATCAGGTTCGAAAAGTTTTTCCTGTTTGATATAGTCGATAAGTTCTCGCATAAGTTTGTGGTCTATATCGACAATGCCGTATTTGATAAACACGGCTAGAATGGTTCTGGTGATTTTGTTCATATTGCGTGCTCCTGTGTTGATTTAATCATGATGTCGGATGATTTGAATCAACGGCGGCAATGAGCCGCCGTTAGTCCAAACAATGTGTTATCAAACGTTGCTGTACATCTCAAGGGCGTTGCCGATCTTAGTGCCGGAATTGAGAACTGTCTCCCAGTTTTCCTTGTCGTATTCCTCGCTTGTGATCAGATTCATGAGCATGGTCATATCTTCGGGGGCTATCTTGCTGACACGGGCTGCGACCTGCTGGATAAGATTTGCATTATCAGTCTTTTCGTATATTGCATATACGAGAGTTGCGGACAGCTCAGCCTCATTCATGCCAGCAACGTAAGTCTGCAGAGCTGTCATGTCAGGGCATCTCTTAAGGTCCGGATAGCACTTCGGCATCTTGGGTGTTCTGGACGAAGTGGCCGCAGTCATAGCGTTTACTCCGACGTGGATCTCGTTTTCAACACAAACGGAGAAATTGGTATATCCAGCATGACCGACAATTCCTTCCATAAGCAGGTTTGTGTTGATGCCCTCTACAGTTGCGGGAGTCGCCATGAGCTGAATAAGCTCGTCCTTATCAAACTGATTGAGCCAGTCAGACAGAGACATGATGGTTCTCGGAGTGGTTATCTGCTGCATACCGTCCCCGTCAGTGATGATATCATCAATACTGAAAGAAGCGCTATCGTCGTCGGCATCATCGCTGCTATCAGAGTTTGCATTTGCATTCGCAACTTCGATAGACTTGCAGAAGATAAGCGATGGGTTCTTGGTCAGAGCCGCACGTACGAACGGATTGAGATCATCGCGCAGTTCAAGGAACGTCTGTGTATCAGGTTCGGTTCTGTACAGAACGAATCTGGAGATAGACGCCTCATCGAGAGAGGTGATATTTCCCTTATCATTACCGGCGATCATTACTCGCAGGTTTGCAGGTAGCTTAATTGAGCCAATACGTCGCATAGTCGGGATAGATAGTGCAGCTGAAGTTACATCAGCGGTGGTTCGGTTGATCTCATCAAGAAACAGAATTGGTGTCTCTCTGGGGTGAGACTCAGCATACTCAACAGCGTCCATGATGGTTTCGTGAGGGAAGAACACCTGCTTGTAATTGCCGTCAGTACTTGCAGGAACCAGTCGTGCGCCGGTAAGGTCAGCCTTATCAGCAAGCTGGTTTACAGCCAGCGTAAAGCACTTTGTCTGCATCGACGCCGCCAGAGCTTCTGTCCAGCTGGACTTACCGATACCGGGCTCTCCGAGGAGCATTGGTATCTTACCTGCGTTCAGATCCTTTGTAACAAAGTTCGTGAGCATGGAATTGAATTTCATAAGTTTAAGTTCCTTTCAAAAATTTCAAAATAGTTTCTGTAGAAAGCAATCCGAGGGCGGACAACCGCCCTTAACGGCGGCTTGGAGCAGAGGATCGTCTGAAGATACGAATATCGAGACGGCGTATGGCGTTTGTGATAAGGTTGGAAATGTTATCCCAATAACTCAATTCACAGTCATATTCACCGTTATAAACGTAATACTCAACAACAGCCTCAACTATAGCGTTCACATCTTCGTCTGATAAGCCGATGTCATCACGCGACAGATGTTCGCGAACATCGTTACGAACATAATCAGACCAGAGATATCGGTACAACTCATCGCGTTCTGTTGAACTGAGTGTTTTAACGAATGAATGCATTTTTTCAGAAAGCTTGTTCATTTTTCGATCCTTTCCGCAACATTTTAGTTGCATTTAATACCAGTTTGTGGTATAATTATGAGTAGAAAATTTCCGACAACTTTGACAGACATCTTTGGAGAGACATCATGAAAGGCGTAAATCATATCATAACCGGTATTTCTACGGCAGTAATCGTCGATACCGGCATCAGAGCCGTGTCATACGAGCTCGAAAGTTCGTTTTACAACGACATGTTCAGCTTATTAAGCTGGCAGTTTGCTATCGATTCGCAAACGGCATTCGGTTATACAGCTTGGATCGTTCTAGCTTATATGGTCAATATCGTAATGTTTATTTTTGGCTGTTTATTGCCTGATTGCGATCAGAAGAACAGTATAATGGGGCGAATGCTCTATGTTCCTGTAGAGCATCGAACGTGGACACATACGATTTGGTTCGTTATGCTTTTTGCCTTTATAGGCATAGGAGCACCATGTTTTTTATGGCTGGCATACGGATACACGCTGCATTTGTTTTATGACAGCCTTTCAAAAGGCGGTATATGCTGGTTTTATCCATTTTCCAGATATAAAAAATGGGCGTCTGGCGCGCAGATAAAGAAAAATCACAAGATTTATCTTTACCGTACGGGCGAGACGTCCGAAACGATATTGATGATACTGATATCCCTTGCGGGACTCGGTATGCTCATATATGCTATTTACTTGTCAGTGGCTCACGGCGGTCTGCCATTTCATGGAGAATCGTTATTTGCTGCAAATCCAACGTAACTGAGCCATCGTCATCATGATGCACTATATTCACAGTTGTCGAAGAACCATCGATGTCGATATATGCGCCTTGCGGCACTTCTGTCAAGCTTATACCATACACTTCTCGTGATTTTTTTCCAAGCTCAGTTCTTGACGCCAGAAAAACAACGTCGTTGATTTGAGCAAGCTGATCATGCAACGCCATGCAATCGGGACAATCGTAACGAACGTAGATAACGATTCGACCTTTCAGGTCATCAATATCTATGTTCGTTTCTTTTATACTTCGTCGGTTGCACGTCTGCATTTCTCCGTATGTCAGGTCGTAAACACCTGTATCAGGATTTCGTACCATTCCGTGAGATATTGCGGTACTGTATGTTATCAGTATGTTCAGTAGATTACCGAGAAACGCTCCCGATATTGCGAAAAGTATCAATATAAATGCTTGCCAGTATGCCGCTTTTTTGCGAGCGCGATCATCTGCCTCTTGTTCATGTGAACGGCAGAATTTGTTTTGCCGTCTGAACAGAATTATACCAGCGATCAAGCAGGGGACTGCTATAACAGCCGAGTATAACGCCGCATCAGACAACGGTAGAGATTTGAACATTTGATGTCCTTTCAATGATGTCGGTCAAGGATGTCAGAAAAAATGTCAGGATTTTACCCGTGCAAACGCAGGAGCGGATGTAGCAAAACTGTTCATTACTTGATAAAGCAATAACGGTTTGCCGTCACGTGTTTCATCGTGTTTTTCGCGATATGGAAGTATTTCTGTGACAATTTGATAAATCATGAGGATTTGCTGCTGTTCGTCAAGACGTATTCGACGAGCAAACATTGGTATATCCAGCATGATGTTCAAACTTCGGCGTATCGAGCCGATAACAGCAAATTCGTATCTGGACATATCGTTATGATAATCTTCCGGTGTTTTTTTGAATCGCTGCCTGAAATTGTTTACCACAGCTGTTTTTAAAGTTTCATATTGAGGGAAATCCAGGGAAACATTTTCAAAGCACATGTCATAATCTCGTTTTATGAGATTTTTCTGTGAGGCTTTGAGGTTATCCCATATTTCCTGAAACTGGATGGGTGCGTTTTCTGTGGTATATATTGGCGGAAGAGTATTGTTCGTAAAGGTTACATAATGATGTATCAAGATTTCATAATAGCCGTGTTCTTCTTTCATGACGACTTTATTGACTGTGGTCTCGTCCAGCTGCGGGCAGGGGAACACAAGGTGCAAGCCCTTGCCTGACATTGAAATATCGCCGTATAAGAACGGCAGTTTCAACAATGTTTCTTTTATATCGTCCGGACAGGTTTTTTCAACGTCCAGAACAACGATTTTGTCTCTGACAGCGTCCAGGCTGTATACAAACTGCTGAGGAATTGCATTTACTATTCGGAGCAGATTGTCCAAGTCTGTAAGACATGTTTCATTCTTTGCGCCTATGATTTGACCCGTTCGTTCGAATTCGACTATATCAAGCGGCTTTTTGCCGTCAACATTTACAGTCCAATATGGCTTGGGAGCCAAGTAGCGAATAACGTTGTTGTCAATAAAATCCCATATCATATCGTGAATTCCTTTTGATTGTAATAGAAATTAACGCGAAGTCCGACCGGTTTTCGGACTCCGCGCATATTTCGTTAGGCGAGAGTGGTATCAGAGCTGAATACCGCTGGCAGCGCCGATAGGAACGAGCCTGTTGTTAGCGTCGTACATATAACCAGCAGGCGGTATGGGAAGATTGTTTGTGGGAGCGGGAGCCGGCGCAGGTGTCGGAGCAGGTGCAGGCACAGGAGTGGGAGCTGCCGGAACAGGTGCCGGCGCTGCATAAGGTGCAGCTGTCGGTGCCGCAGGTGCAGGTGTAGGCTGTGCATTGTTTGCCTGAACCTGATCTCTTACAGCGTCTACATCAGTGTCAGTAGTCGGCGGTACGATCGTGAAACCGTGCTCAGCAAGAGCGGACTCACTGCTGGTGCTGCCGAAGTAGCGGACAGGTCTTTCGTTCACAATAACAGTATCAAGAGACATACCCTTGTTCTGATTGGTCGAGAAGAATCTGATCATAACAGTTACAGGTGTGCCAGGTCTGAGCTCACCTTCCAGCGATACAGGCTCAAGCTCCTTGGACTGCGCGTTCTCGCGGCTGTATACGGCGGGAAGATTTCTGCTCTTATTGAGCGCCGTAAAACACAGGCCCTTTTCCTGTCTCTTATACACATCTCCGAGCCCACGAGACCGGAGCCTATCTCG